CGTGACAGTTCGTAGCTCATTTTAACTCCTTGTGGTTGGTTTCTTTCTTGTATAGGGAAGATAACCGGCTGGGGGAAACCCAGACCGGTTCAGACAGTACCGTGCGGATTTTCAGCCGGTCTGCCAGCTCGTGCGAAGCTCACGTCGATTTCCCACACGTTGTACTGTTCAGCGATAGGAACCGAGGCGTTAGGCGTGTGTTCCGGAACAAGCTTGCGCGTGGCAAAGAGGCTGATTTCGGCTCCGTACACCCACTTGTCGCCGTACTTCACGACCACCGTGCAACCGAGGTGGTAAAGCTTCTCGCCGGATTCAGTACAGCCGTAGCAAGGAAGATGGACGATGGAATGGGCGTACACCTCGCACTTGTTGTGCCGTGTGTAGTATTCAGTCGCGACACTCTGAATATCGGCGTGGATTTCATCGGTCGACTTGCTCAACGGATTCTCTTCATCGAGAGAAACTATGCTGGCTCGTAATTGTTCAAGCATTTTCTAACTCCTTTTCTGATATAAGAAAAATAACCGGTTAAGGGAAACCCGGTCCGGACTGGTCAGTGTTCCCAAAGTGTTCCCAAGATAAAAGAGGCTGCCGTGGACGGCAACCCCCTTTTAAAATTTATTCGATGAAAATATCGGCGGTGAGCAAGAAATTCACTGGGATATTGTCGTGATGGAAGGAAAGACGCTTCTTGCTCTTCGGCAAGGTTCCCCAGTAGATAAATTCATCGCCGACCTTGAACTTGTACGGGCCAGCTTGGAACTCGTGCTTGACTGGGTAACGCTTGCCCACGACAAGGCTCTGGGCGAAGGCTGCCAGCTTGTCCTTCTGAGCCTTGGCCTCGGCTGCCTTCTTGTCGCAGTCGTCGAGCCATTTCTGGAGGTAGTCGCTCGGAGTGAGGCCACGGGCGGCGTATTCCTTCTTGAGCCAGCGAGCGACGCTCTGGTTGAGTACGCCCGGACGATCCGACGCGCTGATGGCCTTGTACCAAACATACCCTTCCTTGTCCTTGTGCATCAAGAGCACGTCGGCGCACGGCTTATTGGTTTCCTTGACGATGAACTTGACCCAAGCACCGGTCACTCCGACGACTTCGGCGTAGTTGGGGTTGATCGACTTAACATAAGCGTCGACTTGTTCCTTGGTAGTACGGCAATATTCGCAGCTGTAACCCATTTTTAACTCCTTGTGGTTGGTTGTTTCTTGTATAGAAGAAATAACCGGTCCGGGGAGACCCGGACCAGTCGAGCCAGTTTAACGGTCGAGCATTTCCGCCACGCTTTCTTGGAGCTTGTCGTAGCTTGTCCAGTTGTTCGGACCGCCTCGGTAGTCCTTTTCGCTTTCTGCCGTTCGGTAGTACATTTGGCCATACCAGTCGTTCCAGCGAGCATCATCGCAGTGAACATAGACGTACTTGCCGTTCTTGCCGAAGAACGCAGACCAGTCGAAGTGGTTGGGTTCGAACTTGAGCGTAGCACCGATGGCCTTTGCCATCGCCTTGAGTTCCTTGCGGACGATGGGGATGAAGTATTTGCGGAAGAAGTTCGCGTGGGTATAGTCGCCCCAGTATTTTTCCGGAACATCGCAGTTCTCGAAGTCGTAGTCCTTGAAGGCAGCCACGGTCTTTTCGGTAGGGATTACACAACTTTTCATTTTTAACTCCTTGTGGTTGGTTGTTTCTTGTATAGAGGAAATAGCCGGTCTGGGGAAACCCGGACCGGCCAAGGGAGTTAGTATGCTGCGATAAGGTCGTCAGAGTCGTGCCACAGTCCGTCGTCGGTCTTGATGCTACCTTCGTCGTTGTTGCTTTCGTCGATTTCCACAACAGTGCAATACTTACGGTTGTCGAAGACGAACACACGGTCGCCGACATTGAAGTCGCTCGGATTGATATCCTCGTAATACTTGACACCGTGGTCGCTTAGGTAGCGTTCGTATTCAGACCACAGTTCGCTCTCGACACGGTTCCAAACCTCCTGTTCACCCCAACCAGCGTCCTTTACTTCTTTCTGAAGAGGCAAGCAGACCGAGGCGAGATAGTTGGCGACCGCTTTCATACCGTCGTCAGACACCACACGCACACGCATAGGCGCACACGCATCTTCCATATCTGAACGGTTGATTTCATAGGTCGAGTTCGTGTTGGGACTGATAAGTCCGGTTATAGGAAACCCCTTTTCGAGAAAATTTTCTTCTGAAAGAGCGGTTCCGAGCTGGTCAAAAGGAATGATGAAATCCATATAGTCTCCTTGGTTGGTATAGAAAGAATGGGCGTCTGGGGGACGCCCGGCTGGTTCTGGCTAGTCTTCACATTCGGTTAGGCTTATATCCCACTCTGCCCACGTTCCGTCGTTGTCAACATCGACCGAGAACCCAGAGACACCCTTGGCCATAATCGCCTTTCTGACATCGTCAACGGTATTATAGGGAGGCTTTCCGTCGTCCACTTCGTTACCGTTGATGGAATAGACGGCTCGGTAGTCGATGGTTCCGTCGTCGTTGACGGCTCCCCTTTCCTTCAGATAGGCGATGACAAGTTCGGCGAGTACCTTACGAGCCTTCGAGAGGCGCATACACATTCGAGGCTTGTTGAGGCCGTCTTCGCCGTGCCGGTCGTGCCAGCGTCCAGTAATGATGTACGCCTTCATTCCCTTGGTAATCCACTTGATTGCTGCTGTAACATTTTTAAGCATTTTGCAACTCCTTGTTGGTTTGTATAGAAGAAATAGCCGGTCTGGGGACGCCCGACCGGCCTAAGCCAGTTCCCTAGCCACAAGTCACCTTGTCGAGCCTCCATTCAGCCCAGCCAACGCCTTGCAGCACGATAATCAAGTGGGAATGGCCTACAAGCGCGTCCTTGAGGTCGTCGAGCGTCTTGATTTCGTCTTCTCGGTCGTCGCCGTCGATTCGTATTTCCCACACCTTGTCGGAACTAATGCCCTTAGTGTCGGACTTGCCTTTGAGCTTTCGGACGGCGTCGTATTGCGTCAGATACGCCTCGGCGGATTCGTACAGTGCCTTCTCGGCGGCCTTTTGGTCGGGTCGCAGCAACGGCTTGTCCAGCGTGTCTTGGGGCGTACCGTAGTCCTTGGGCGCATAATGGCTGAACTTGGCCACGGTGAATGCTTCTGTACCGGCGGAAATTCCAATTTCAAAATTCATTTTTAACTCCTTTGGTTGGTACAAAAAAGATAGACCGGCTAGGGAAACCCGGAACCGGTCATACAGTCCCTAACCTTCAGAGTAGGAGAGGAACTGCTTGAGACGAGGCGTGGCACGGCACCACAGACCGTCGGTGTTGAAGCCGTGACCCTTGGCAATTCGTTCGATGAACAGCGCGGAGGCGTCGGTGTAGCTGCTATTCTTGTTCATCTCGTTAATGACATTGACGACGGCCTTGGATTCGAGGATGACACCGCCACCACTGTTCCGTTCCTCGCAACACGCCGATATCGTTTCTACATCGAGCAGATTGTGTACGAGGAAACTCCAGTGCGTCGGATTCGGGCAGCCGTCGGAAGGTGTGACCGTCGTTTTTGCTTCAGGATAAGCGATTACCTTCAGAGGGGTGCGCGGCGTGCGGATGCCTTCTATATAGTTGCTCACGAGGTATCGAGCGGCCATCTTGTAGGTGAGGTTGACATATTCGGGTTTCTTAAACTGTGCCATCTTTAACTCCTTTGTTTGACATAAAAAGAATACGCCGGCCGGGGACGCCCGGAGACCGGCGAACATTCGGCTAGGCGTAAACCGGCTTTCCGAACAGACAGCACTGGATGAACACATTGTCCGCGATGGAGTCGCCGTTGCCGTTCAGATAGTCGGCGAACGATTCCTTTGCGTTCTCGATGAACCCATCGACGCCACGTTCCAAGGCGGCCAGATCGAGCGCGTACGGCGTTTCCTTTTCGTCCTCGACATCGTAGAAGGTCAGCTTTCCGCCACGGTACACGATGCTTTCAAGCACTTCCTCGTAGGTGATTTCGTACGGCTTACCCTCGTTGTCGTGCTGGATTATGAGAGCTGCCTTGGCGTTCTTGTAGTCTTCCTCGCTGTAATCATAGCGCAGTACGCCCGGATTGCTGCCGAACCCGCTCAGAATGTCCAACAAGGACGTTTCGCAGAGGGAACAGAATTTCTGAAAGTCGATATTCATTTTAAACTCCTTTTGACTGGTTGTTTCTTGTATAGAAGAAATAACCGGGTCGGGGAAACCCGGTCGTCGATGGTCAGAACCCCAGCGTAATCCACTTCCCCATCTTGCCCACGGTCGCTTTCAGAGGCGGCGTACCGTTCGGAACAGTAAATTTAGCCAAGGGATACGAGCCTCCGCAGTTGTCGTCCACATCAATCATAGCGTCGCCGTCGCCGTTCTTGATAAGTTCGCCCAACGCCTCATATAGTTCGAGCGCGGTCATTGTCGACCGTTCGTAATTCTCGCGATGCGCCTTGATTTCCTCGTCGGTGAGCTTGCTAATGTCCATTGTAGCCTCCTTACGGTCTGTATTGTCCGAGCTTCTGAACTTCGTGCATTTCTTCGGAAGTGTAGTCGTGTTCGAAGAAGTCACTGATTCGCTTCACATCTTCGGGGTCGCACTTGTCGGTTCCCTTGCGTGTGACCTTGGTGTAGTCGTCCTTGATTTCGGTATAGTAGAACGAGCTTCCGGTTTCCGTGCAGAGAGCTTCAATCCACGCCGTGCGGTCGTTCTTACTCCAAACGAGGATAATGGGGAACCACTTCTTTTGGAACTTGTTGTATTCTTGTCTAACTGCGTAGACATTCGACCAATCTTTCTTAGCCATTCTTAACTCCTTTGTTTCTTGTATAGAAAAAATAACCGGGCTGGGGACACCCGGTTATTCCAAGCCAGTCGCTACGGAAGCACGACCACTATCTTTTTCTTAGGGTCGATGCTGTCCACCACCCTTATATCGGCTCGTTTCTGCAATTCGTCAAGCGTACAGCCGAACTTCTTGCGGATTTGAGCCTTTGTCAACGGAAACGCCCACGCCATAGAAATCTCCTTTGTTGAAAATTATTTTACCCATTCAGAAGCTCGGTTCCAGCCGTTATCGCCAACTTTGTTAATCGGCTGGTCAAGGGTGAAACCGATAAGGCCGAGGATAGAAGAGGCAGCCACATCGCCAGCGAACTTGATGACTTCTTGGAGCTTGGGGTCGTTGAGGCCAGTGATGTTCTCCAGCTTCTCGTCACGACCGCAAGAGACTTCCAGACCGTACTGCCAGCAGTCGTATTCGTCAACCTCGCTCGGCTTGATTCCGCTCGTCGCTGCGACGCACGCCTTTGTCTTCTTGCCCAGCGTCTTCACATCAGGAACGAGGAAGAGGAAGACCTTGAAGTCGCCGTCCTTTGTGTCAACCGAGGGAGAACACGCTTGGACATCCTTGACCCACACGCCAAGCTTGACCTTGCACTTCTTGCCGCCGTCCAGTTCGATTTCCGTCGTCTTCTTGCTCACGAAAATCCATTCCTCGTCGCCGGTGTCGTGACGGTCGAGAGTCTTTTCGATGGGTTCCAGTTCTTTTGCGCTTTCAATTTGGAAGTATTTCATATTAGCTCCTTTGTTTCTTGTATAGAGGAAATAACCGGTCTGGGGACGCCCGGACCGGTCCGGCCAGTTCCGTTAGACGACTTCGGCGGTGTCGTCGTTCGGCTTGCGTTCTTGTGCCTTGTGGAAGATACCGCAGAAGATGTCGTCAGAGCCACGGACGACCACGGAAGCGGTCTTCAGACAGCCATACGCCGCCTTGATTTCGTCGTGTGTGCGGAGTTTAAGCTGGTCTGGGGTTTCTTTATCCACACTACCCCAGCCCATTTCGCCATCTTCCTTTTGGAATACGGTTTCGCCGTTCAATTCGACTTTGTAGATGTTATACGCTTCAAGGTCGCTTTGCATACGCTCCCAAATCGTAGCGGACGCCGATTCTACTGGGTCTTTGCCGTTCTCGTCAGAATAGAGACGAGTGCCAAAAAGCGTGTTCTCGGAAAGCGAGTCGCGAGTGTCGTTCGAGGTTAATACTACGAATTTCATATCTGTCTCCTATTGGTTGTTTCTTGTATAGGAGCGATATCCAGTCCGGGGAGACCCGGACCGTCCCGGTCATTCCTCGACGAACTTGGTGTGAGGGTAATGATCGGTAATGAATTTCTTGATTTCCTCTAGCTCGGATTCGGTGATTCCGATTTCCTTGATGTTACCGAACCAATTACATTCACCGTTCACGCAGTCGCACACGGCTCCGATATTGTGACGACTGAAATAAATTTCAAACCACTTGTCGTAACCACCACGGCAGCACTGCCAATACCCAAACACGGCTTGCTTACCGTCGTTGCAGAAACGAGAAAACATTTGTTTGAACTGTGTGACAAGTTTCATCTGTGCCATAAAAAGCTCCTTTAAAGAAAAATGGGGAGGTCGGCACCCCTACCGCCTCCCCCAGCGAGGATGGGGCTACATCCATTCCTCGCCTTGTCTTTTGCGAAGTTCGCCAAGGGTGTACTTGAACGGTTCCACGCTGCTGTCGCGTTCAACTCCGAGGCCGAACGGACGGAAGCGGAGTTCGAACACTTCCTTGAGGGAGACGCCGCCGAGTTCGAGGCCGTGGCCAATCGACTGGGCGCAGAAGACTATCATATTCTCTTCGATGTTCGATTCCTCGATACTGGTCGGAACCGTCTTGCCGGTCTTTTCGTCGGTCTTGTATTCCTTGAAGAAGCTGTCGTCTTCGAGGACATAGCAGACAAAGGCCGCACCGCCGAAGAAGCGAGCGATTACCTTCTTGTTGTCGCGGTCGACGCCGTCTTCAGAACCGTAGGGGGTCTTTGCGATAGCTTCGATGATGGATTTGGTGAGCAGTTTCTGTGCCATAGGTCTTAACTCCTTTTGAGTGGTTGGTTGTTTCTTGTATAGGAGAGATAGCCGGACCGGGGAAACCCGGCCAGTCCCAGCCAGTTAGGCTACACCAGAGTGCATCCGGGAGTCGGTTTCAGACGGCTCTCGGTGATACGGTAGACCGTGTCGAGCGCAGAGTTACGGCCATAGCAACCGTAGATTTTCCACACATAGTAGCCAGCTTTCTTAATCTGGTCGATGGCTTCCTTGAGAGCTTCGTCATTGTAGTCTGACGCATACAGTTCCACCCACTTGTCGGCGAACCCAGCTGGCGTCTTGCCTACCCAGCCTTGCTTATTGAACACGAGGCGGCTATTGAACTGCTTTACGATTTTGTTGACTTCGGCCTTGAGAAGCTTTTTAGTCTTGTCTGCCGTGTTTTTGATAACCTTTACCATATTAACTCCTTTGTTTCTTGTATAAAAAGAATAACCGGGCGGGGGACGCCCGGTCGATCTTAGCCAGTCTGCTTGCCGTAAAGCTCGGCGTACTGGTCATAGAGCGGTTTTAAGCCGCCTTTTACCCTTACCCTATCTATTTGGGTGTTGATTAGTTGGACTTGCCCAAACAAGGCGTTTATGGTGTCCGTAAGGTGGTTAAAAATAATGCTGTGGTAGGGGTCTTTGCCGAACAAAGAAACCAACTTGTCGCGAGTATCCTTTAGTTCTTGGATTCGCTGAACAATTTTAAATTTATTTGTTGACAAATAGGTAATGTTTTCGTCTTGGTCGTCATTCAATGCCATAGTAAAATCCTTTAAAAAAGGGGGAGTGTCGCCACTCCCCCACTTGGAGTTAAGAAAATTTATTCCATATCGGCTGCGGAATATTCTTGGAACATCAGCACACCACCTTCCACATCGCATTCGTCATACTTGTGGTTCAAAATTCTTTCCTTGGCCTCGCCCGTGGTGATTCGGTGGGAACTAGCTCCCTTGAAAGCAAATCCGTAGCGGTAGCCACACGGCTTGCCTTCGTTAATCCATTTCACCTTGTCCACCATAGTGGTATTGTGGGTGGAATGGCAGAAGGAAGTTTTTCCGGGTGCCTTGAAGAAATGCACAACCACGGAACCATCGTCGCAAGTCTTGGTCTTGATGTAGTAGCCGTCGGTCGGAGCCGTTTCAACCGTGGGCGACTTGGTGACGATGGCCTTGACACTCCACAGAGCTTCAATCGGATTCTCCATTGCGGTGCCGTTCGCCCAAGCCAAGCCGAGCTTGGTGCCTTCGAGCGTGACCTTGGGGGTGGCGAACAGATAGGCTTTCTTGCCGCTCTTGAGCAAGTCGGCGAACACCTTGAGTTCGGCCACTGTCGGTTCCTTGAGCGGTTCGGCCTTGGGAGCCGCCTTTGCTGCTGCCTTGGCTGCCTTTGCTGCCGCCTTTTCGGCTGCCTTGGCGACCATATTCTGACGCTTGGCGAGCGTCTTCTCGTTAGCCTTAGTAAGCTTTACCATTCCCATATCTTAACTCCTTTGTGATGGGTGATTCGTTTCTTGTATAGGGTAGATACTCGGTAGGGGGAAACCCGGTCCGGTCCAGTAAGTCCTGAGCGGATTCCCACCCCCAAAAAGGGTGGCTCCCATCGGTTTGGGAACCACCCCTAGCGGAGTTAAGGGAGTGCGTTCAGTTCGTCTTCGGTGGGTTCTCTCCACACCCTTTTAGACCAATTCACCATAGCCGTGTCAAGCTTGCAGTTACCGCAGACCTTGACCCACTTGGTAATGGTCTTTTCTTCGGTCTCGGTCGCCTTGCGAAGGCCGTCTCTCCAAGCGGCTCCGCTGAAATGGTAGTCCTTGGGGATAGCGGTGTCACTATAACCCTTGATATAGTAGTGAACCGCTCCGCTCGGCTCGCGTGTGATAGAGAAATCACCATAACGGCACATACAGAATTGAATAAAGGTGTGCCACTTGTCCAAGTCTTTCAAGGTCTCGGCTCTCTCGGCCAAGCTCGGCAGAAGTTTCTTGTAGAAAGTCTTTTCGGTGACTTCCGTGCCTTCCGCCTTGTTCGCACTGCAAATAAATTTGTAGCCTTGCGTAACTTTGTTGCCACAAAAATAAACATTTTCCACATTGGAGTGCCAACCCCTATAAGAACCGCACCACAAAGGCGTGCTAGAGTTCCAAGTGGAATTTTCCTTGTTTTCAAGCCTTGCAAACCAATCAATCAAATTTTTGTGCTTGCGTTTCAAGTCGGACAAGAACCCACGCACATTGAAAATGCTCTTGCAAAATTCACGCAGTTCCGTAACCGCCTTGTCTTCGGCTTCGTTCTTGGCTACTTGTTCGGGAACCAATGCGGAGAGCATTTCCATAGCCATTTCGCACTGACTAAGGTTGATGCAATTCACTTCGGCCATTTCCGTAGGACTGCTGAAGCCGCAGATTTCGGGGTAGGTGTCGCGAGATTCGCTAATGGTGCGGACTCCGCTCTGAAAGCGGCCATTGGAGTGGTGGGTCTTGTATACCTTGCCGTTTAGGACTCCGACAATGCCTTCAGGATTGCTAGAGCCGTGGTCTCCGCTGAAGACCATCACGTTCCCTTCTCGGTCAATGGCCACCGCCTTCCAACCATACACATCGTGGGGAAACGGCTTGACTCGTGCGCCTTGGCGGAAGATGTCTCCGAACTTACGCTTGCAACGCTCGTGAAATGCGATAAAGTCTGAACTCAACATATCTTAACTCCTTGTTGTTGTTTCGTTCCTTGTATAGGAACGATAGGCAGTCCGGGGAAGCCCGGACCGATCTGGTCATTGCACTAGGAAAGCTCTCGCTTTAAGCTCACTAGAACCAAGGCCAAGCCGTGCCAAGTGTCATCGTCCGAATAGCGCGATTCCCATTCGTCTCCGTCCTTGTAAGATACCCCTAGAGCTATGTTCTTGTTGCCGTCCTTGCGGTGGCAAGCGAACAGCTCAACATCGTGCTTGTCGAGCTTTGCGCTAATCCTAAAGTCAACCCCTTGACACGCATACGAGACCTTGACAAATCCGTATGTGCTGAGACCGTTAACCAAGTTGCTAGTGCGTTTCTCAAAGTCAGCCTTTGCAGCTTCAATCGTATCAATGGCGTCTATCATTTCCATATTAACTCCTTTGCTTGTATAGGAACGATAGCCAGTCCGGGGAAGCCCGGACCGGTCCAGTCATTTCCGCTTCTTGAACCGACCGTAGAGATCGGCGTTGTTGTGCGAGGCGGTGACGATGGGCTTAACTAGGGGCAAGCCGCTAATAAAGCCAGCAGTACGTAAAAACTTGGTTCTACCAAACTGGATGAACATAGATGCTCCTTTAGCCGCAGATGCGCTTCTTGGACGGTTTGACGATGCGGATGGTGTTTTTTGCCATAGTGGTTCCTTTGTTATGCGTAGATTCGAGCTTCGAAGATGGCGAGGCCGCAGAGCGGTTCGTCGTCGCTTCTCAAGGTGAGAGCCGAACGACGTGCCAACGGATGGATATCGACCGTGAGCCACACCAAGTTACCGACCGACCAGCCTTCGATGCTGTATTCGAACTGTCCGTCGAGCTTGGCCGTGTGGGTGTACTTAACCGTCGTGCCGTTCTCGTCGTGGCAGCCGCCTTTAACGATTCGGTCGTCGAGTTCGTCGATGTTCGACGGAGTGTCGTGAATCACATTTTGAATAAAATCTCGTGCCTTCTGTCGAACGATGTCCCACGCATTCTTCTCGTTGGACGCTGTCGTCGCTTGGGGCATATTGTCGATATTGGGGTCGTCGTAGTCCGGTGTTCTGAAGTGGTATGCTAACAAAGCCATAAGGTCTCCTTTTCGATATAAGAAAAATAAAAGCTTGGGGGAGGCCCGACGGAGTTCGAGCCAGTCCCCCGGTTTGGGAGTTAAGAAAAACTAATCCTCGTGAACGTCTTGGCGGTCAAATTCGTGGACTTTCTCGGCCACCCAGCGAGAAATGAATTTTTGACAAGTGCGCAGAGCTATCTCCTCTTCGCTGTCAATCACCTCGTCGTCGAGCATAAAGCCGATGACCTCGTCGATGATGTGGTATGCGCCGCCAGCCGTGTCCGCCGTTGGGTAGGTCAGATTGACCACCGCCGAGGTGATACCCCCTTCGGCATCGCAAGCGGCTGCTGGGTCGGCGTAGTTGTAGCGAGGCGGCTCGTACCAGCCTTCCTCTTCGACCGTGCCTACCTCTTCGTGGTCGCCGTCGCCCAGCCAGCTGAACAGCTCGCCAAGAGCGTGCTCGATACAGTCGGCGTTGGCGTGCTCGGCCTCGGCGATGGCTCGGCAGTGTTCACGCAGCTCCGTGCCGTTGCTGATGGTTATGACATAGTTGTCCCAGTTGTCTCGGTCAATCCTAGACGGATAGGCAAGCTCGGTCTTGCTGAAGCCGTAGTAAAGTCTCTGTGTTTCGGTTGTGTTTGACATATCGCTTAACTCCTTTCTGATATAGGTACGATAGGCAAGAAGGGGAAGCCCGGCCAGATCCGGTCAGTCCCGGACCGGACTTCCCCCAAGAAACACCCCCTTTGAAGGGGGTTGGGAGTTAAGCAAATCTTAGGAGCGCAACACTAAGCGCAGTTCGGAGAGCAAGCCAATGGCCGCCCAAACGGCCTCCACCTGGCTTTCCATAGCGTTTTCGTACATCCGAGCGTTCGCCTTCTCGGCCTTCGTGAAAAGGCGGTTTGCTATATCCTCGTTTGATACTAGGAACATAGCACCATAGCAAGCACGGCGGACTATTTCCTTTGCTTCCTTGCTGCGTTCGGTTATCAAAATGTTCGAGCCGTCGCAGTGGTGCGTAAGGTGCGCCAACGTCAATTTATTGATAGGCGTTTCGCCGTTGACTTCCTCGTGGTCGCCATCCTTGAGCTTTTTCAGCATTTCAATCATATATTCACGGACGCCACGCTGAAAACATTCGTGCGCTGGTTTCGTATGGTTCAATACCCATTCGTAGGCTTCGGAAACGGTCATCATAGCTTAACTCCTTTGTTGTTCAGTTCTTGTATAGAGGCGATGGGAGGCTGGGGGAAACCCAGCCAGTCCCAGCCAGTTCCTAGACCTTGTAGACGAGGTAATAGCAGTTGCTGATGCAGTGCCACTTGTAGCCGTAACGGTCGAGGAACTTGGTGAAACGGTCACGGAGCTTGTAATCCGTCCCATAGTGGAGCGCATAGTTCAAGGCTCCCTCGGCAGTCATACCGATGACCGTCGTCGCCCCAAGCTGCTTTGTGAGGCTATCGACGACCTCACGGCCATCCGTAAAGCACTTGCAGAAGTCCAAACCGTCGAGGCTGATAACCTTGTCGGTGCGGAATTCGACCTCCCAGCGACGGTCGAGGGATTCCTTGCCGTTGTCGTAGGTGCAGACATCGCAGACTCCATTCTTGATGCACCAGTTCAAAATCTTTATGGGCATCGGTTCACGAGGCGTAATAATTTTTTTCATCGTCTTAACTCCTTTTCTTGTATAGAGTGAATAGGACGGAGGGGGAAACCCGTCCTACCTCGGCCATTTCTTGTCGAACTTGCCGAACTCTCGGAGGTGTTCTGCGCCTTGGTTGGGGTGGTATGCTTCGACCTTGTATTTGAGGTCGAACTTGAGCTGGCTCGCCACCCTTGCCTCGTCCTCTTTATCGACCCAGCAGCGGAGCGGAACCGTGTAGGTGTGGAGGCCGCTACCCTCACCGCCGTCGATGTTGATGAGCATATCCGAGCCGTCGAAGCCGATGGTCATATGCTCTTCGATACGGCGACGAGCTTCGCTCGGCTTGGTCGAGCTGGTCACTCGGCAGAACTTCATTATCGACTCGCTCAAGACGATGACTACATCTTCCTTGACGAGGCTAAGTGCGTTCGTGCGGTAGGTAAGTTCCCAACCGTGGAACCATTCTACGTGCGGTATCATACTGACGGCGTTGTGCGCCCAATCCTTGATTTCGTTTGCTGTAAAACCCATAGCTTAACTCCTTTGAGGTCGTTTCTTGTATAGAGGTGATGGGAGGCTTGGGGAAACCCAGCCAGTCCCAGCCAGTCCCTAGACCATTCTCGCTAGGGTCGTGTTCCGTCCGACGATTACATAGCGTTTGCCGTCGTCGTCTTGGAGTTCGGCACCGTTCAAGCCGTTCACGCCCACGGACACGCTCACGGTGGCTACACCCTTGTGGCGGATTTCGTTCAGCTGGGCTTCGTCCCATTGGTTGATGTTGGTGGCTAACCCATCTCGCTCCAAAGAGCGGAGGTACTTCTGCGTTACTCGGTTTGACATAGCTAACTCCTTTGCTTGTATAGGTGGGATAGCCGACCGGGGGACGCCCGGACGGATCTGGTCAGTCCCCTATCCGGGAACCGCCCCAAAATGCCGCCTCGGAGTTCGGCGGCTTGGGGTTGGTGCTTACTACTTGCGGAGGCTGTCGGCGGCCTCGTGGAGCTTCTTGGAGGCTGCTGCGGCTGCCTCGGCTGCCTTGTCCTTGGCGGCGGTGGCTGCCTTGTCCGCTGCCTTGCTTGCCTCGTCCTTAATCTTGGCGGCGGCTTCCGTGGCGGCGTCCTTGGTCGCTTCTGCGGCTTCAGAGGCTGCGGTGGTGGCGAGGTCGGCGGTGGCCTTGCCTACATTCTTGGCGGCTTCTGCGGTCTTTTCTCCGCAAGCGGTGAGGCACACGCAAGCGATGGCGATAAAGATAAATTTTTTCATTTGGTTGCTCCTTTGGTTAAAAATTACCACTTGATTTCGTCCGCCACATAGGCGATGACTTGCTGTAAAGTTTCTTCTTTGTCCTCGTCAACCTCGTAAAGGTTGATTTGGGTGTTAGATGTGTTGGCGAAGATACCCCCCTCGCCGTCCGTTTCCACATACGCCTTGCCGTTCTTGGTGTAGAGTTCGAAGGTCATTCCACCATCGGAGTGACGGCTAATGACGATGGCTCTATCCTCGGTGCGGAAGCAGTGGATATTTGCCTCGCCGTGGAACTCCTCGCAAATGGGGAGGTCTTGGGCGAAGAGGGAAGCGGTGGCCACGGCCACCGCTATGAGTGCGGTCTTGATGGGTTTCATTAGCGGTTATCCTCCGTCTTGATGGTGGCGAGCTTGGCCGCTTCGAGGGGGGTTGCCCCATTGCGCTGGGCGGCGAAGTAGGTCTTTTCATCGATTTCGATGGCTTCACACGGAATGAGGGTTTCGATTACATCTGCCATTGTCTTAACTCCTTTGGTTGAGCAGTTGTTTCTTACATACGAGTAATCACCGTCGAGGGGAAGCCCGGCCTCGTACAGTCAGTCCTATCCCCGGACCGATCAGAAAAATGGGGTGCAGACACCTCGTCCGCACCCCTTGGGAGTTAAGCAAAGGCAAGTAAGGGGGAGCACCTTGCTCCCCCTAGGGAGTTAAGCAAACTTAAAAGCGGTGGGAGCGTTTCCCACCGCTAGGGAGTTAAGCAAAAAATCTAAAATTGAGAAATTAAAGAATTCAAGGCGATAGTAGTCAAGGCGAACACGCCCAAAAAACCTATTAAAACAGATACCGCCGAACCACTTTTAAAAACCTTAATCGTGACCAAGAAAGCCACCACAAGACAAACAATAATTTTCCAAGTAAGTACCATAAATCCCCCTTTGGGAAAGGGGGTGCAATGCACCCCCCAATTTTGAATTTTATTTTTTCTTGCCGTGGTAGATAAGTTCCACCGCCTTTTTAGCTTCGTGCATCGCATTTTCAATAAGTTGGGGGTCACTCTTCAAAGATTTTGCCCAACTTTGCAGATAAGCGATATTATTTTTATCGGTGTCTGCCGTGTTCCAACCCTTATCGTGCATAATGCAAGCCGAAGTGATTTCAGCGACAAGCTCTTCTTTGGAGTAAAGGTGGTCGCCAAAAACATTTTTTATATCTCGTTTAAGGCGATTTTCCGCTCCAGTTGAGTGAGCCAGTTCGTGGAACAAGGTTCCGTAATAACCAGCTTGCGTTTGAAAAGTATCCATCGGAGGCACATTCACAAGGTCTGCGCTCGGTCGGTAGAAGGCGCGGTTATGAATATCGTGAGAAAATTTAATTCCTTCTCGTGCGATGTAGTCAAGAGAAATTTTTTCGGCCTCTGCGATAGGATTGTGATTCTTTTTCGCATATTTTTCGGTGTACTTGGTCGGACATTCGACTTGCGTACCCACACGCCACACCTTGAAAGTCTTGAGGAAATAGCGGTTGCTGCAAATCTTGCGTTCCTTGATGACCTTGCCGTCCTTGTCCTTGACCACATTGCCGTCCTTGTCCTTCTTTTCAACCCACTTCTCTGGGTACTTGCGAATGACAACGATGGTCGGTTCTTGCTTGGAACCATCGGCCTTCGGAATGAAGTGACCGCCACGCTTTTCAAGTTCCTTGGCCGTCACGAACTCGCCTGGTTCGTGGCCGTTCATTGCGCACAAGATAGTGTTGAGGAACTTGTAGGGAGTTCCAGACGAGCCGATGTAGCCACTTTCGCTACAAATCCAAGGCTTTTTCCAAGGGATTTCACCTTGTTCCAAGGCGGCGATAAACTTGTCGCTCAGTTCCTTGTAAATCTTTTGGTTGATTTGGTCAGCCGTAATCTTTTCTTTTGCCATATTGCTTAACTCCGTTTTCTTTCGTAAGCCTTATCGCTTACATAGGTGTGATAGGAGGCTGGGGGAAGCCCGTGCCGTGGCAGTCAGTGGCTTCTCTCCCTTGCCCCTAGGAAAGCCGCCTTTAGGCGGCTTTGGCGGTTCCTTGGTTATGCATTGCCCATAGCTGCAAAGAGCTTGGCAAGGTCGGCCTTTTCCTTCTCTTCGCTCGTCAAGAGCTTCCAAATACCCTTTACTTTGGCGATAACCCAGCCGACAAGCTCAAAGCGGTTTGTCATTGTGTCAAAGTAGATTTTGCCGTTTGGGTCTACATAGGTGCGTAAAAATGCACCTTGACGGCCTTCTTTTTCCCACTGCTTAATAGCCAACTTGCGGATATATTCCGAGTTCATTTTGATACACTTGGACATTTGCTTAACTCCTTGCTCGTAAGCACCATTGCTTACACCCTAGGCATACGCAACGAGGGGAGACCCGGACCGATCCAGTCAGTCCGGAAGCCCCGGATATAAAAATCCAGGCCGTCTGAGCGTCTAAAATTTATATCCGTATATTTGCCCATAGAACCATTTAAACGGCTCCACAATACACGAAAACAATAAAAACGGCTCTATTTGTGTCGTCCATAGCCTTTAAAATTATAAATCGGTGCGGATATACCCCCAACACGAAAAAACGGCACCAAAAACGCATTTTAGAGCCTTAAAAATTAACCTTTAGCGGATAAATAAAACCAAAAAACAAAAAGCCCAAAACCATAGGTTTTAGGCTCAAAAATTAAATAAAACGGAAAAAGGGGGTTTTACCCCCCTTGATTAACCCTTTTGGGAAAGTTCCCATTCGCGGTGCTTACGTTCAAATTCCTTTTCGGTCTTTTCAATGTAAGCGTCACGCATAGCGACCAATTCTTCATCGGTGTAGAACTTGTCATCGTAGAAGAATTTTTCCTTGATGTCCGTGCCGTTCACCAAAATCTTGCAGTTTTCAAACTTGACTTCAATGAACTCACGCAAAGAAATTTCTTCGCCGTCCTTGTCAAGGATAGCGTTGCCGTCGCCGTCCTTGAAAACAGACTTTGTTACGAGACCTTCAGTCCAAAGCTTGAAGTCATCGGACTTTGCCCACGGCAACAAAACATATTTTGAAGTGGGGTGGCCGTCAACAATCCATTTTGCCTTGGGCTTTTCCTTGCCGTCTTGGGTCGGATAGGCCGTGAAGTAAATGGTCTGCATATCCATACCGAGGTAAATCAGTTCCTTGTAGAGGGGGAACTTGTGAGGCTTGCGATACTTCGGTTCGTAGGTAGCACCCTCGAAGCCGTTGCGGTCGAGCTTCTTCTCTTGCATCTTGGTGTAAGAGAGAGAACCGCCGAGCTGAATCGGATAGGTCTGTTCCTTGATGACCGAGCGGTAGGGGTTCGGTGCGCCAACGGTCGGAATGTTCAGACCCATTTCGTCCATCTTGGCACACACTTGGGGGAACTTGGACAAGTCGCGAGCCTTTTTGACCATATAGGTCGTATAGTCACCGCTGTATTCCATACGAGCGAAGGTGTTTTTCACGATAGCGTCTTCATTGACCTTGAACATCATAAGCTTAACTCCTTTTGAGCTTTCGTAAGGCTCCATTGCCTTACATCATTTGGATAGTCGGTTAGGGGAAACCCATTTGAACCTAGGCAGTGGGGTAACCGCCTCTAGGCTCATTGGTCTTGGGCAACCGCCTTTCGACATACGAGAGATTCGCCGTAGGGGGAAGCCCGGACCGGTCCAGTCAGTAGGTGCAGACTTTCTGCGAGCCATTTTCGCCGTAAGGGGGTTCTCTAGGCTCTTTCGTGCTAGGGTGTTACATCTGCCCACCGCTCCCCCATCGTGGGACTGCGTGGCTCGTGGTGGCGACCGCTGACCCATACCCCCCACGGCTGACCCTTGACCCCATACCTATCCACCCCCATCAGTTAGCCAGGGCTAAGTTAGTCTGGGCTAATTTCGCCGTAAGGCACGTTTGAGCAGTAGTTTCTGCTTGTGGTTTACGCTCGCGGCCTGTGGCAGACCAGTTCATGCCGGTGGCCAACTGGTTCCCACCATTTCCCAGCCAGTTGAGACCGGGTCCGACCAGTTCGGACTGGTTGCCAGCCGGTTCCCACCGAGGGGACTGGTTGGCGGACTGGTTCCAGCTGTGGTGTACAGGATATGCCGCGAAAAATTAAAGAAAAAACATTGTCACGAAAAAATAGTTTTTATAAGTATAAACTTTTGGGTATGGAAAAACGCGTACTATATAGGGGGGGTATGGGTATTTTAAACTAGTTTAATACAGACCCCACCGCCGTTAAAAACAAACCACGATGTGGCCGTCTGAAAAAATTTTTTTTGGGGGGGGGGGCATACGGAACCCCTTATAGGAGTAATATGAAAAGCTCGAAATGGACACGAGAAACCATAACCAATGTACTGAAGACTTGTACAAGCGTAAAAGACTTTAGACGACGCTATAGTGGTGCGTTCGAGATAATGAAGCGCAACCATTGGGATGATTTGAAGTCGGTACTACCTACGTACCAGAACATTCCCGCGATTCAGCCATTTATAGGAACAAGTAAGCAGAATCCCCAACCTTGGACGAAGGAACGTATCGAAGCTGTAATAAAGACCTGTACCAGCGGCAAGGACTTCCGGCGCAACCATTGTTGTGCCTATGACGCTATGAAGCGTAACGGGTGGAAAGACCTACTGGACTTACTGCCAACCCATCAGCCAGGTTATATACATCCGGCCTCTCGTCCAGTATATACCAAGGACTATTTACGAGATCTTATCTCTAGGTGTAAAAGCCAGTTTGAGTTCCGTAACCAATATCGAAGTGCATATGCAAAGCTGCATAAAAGGGGTTGGGACGATCTGCTATCTGGGTTGCCTTATTATCCAAGAAGAGAAGATGAACAACCTATATGGTGTATCTACAAGTGGACATTTATAGAGACCGGAGCTGTCTACATCGGTTTAACAAGCAATTACAAGCGTCGAATATCTGAGGAATATAAGAAACGTGACACCAGTCCTGTTAAGCGGTATCTTGACGATACTGGCTGCACGTTCAAGATAGAGAAGCTGAAAACTGGTCTATACAGCCACGAGGCCGCCGAATACGAGCGTAAATGCATAGAAGAGCACAGAAACGCCGGATATACGGTCATAAACCGTCATCCCGGTGGGAGTATTGGTGGATATGTAGGCGAACGGCGAGTTGACACCCGGAGTGACGAGGAAATATTGAACGAGATATTTTCTAGGTTCAGTACATACAGCGATTTGCGTAAACACGGTAAGAGGTTGTATACCATCGTATCGCAGCGTAATCTATATGAGCAAGTGTGGTCACGGTTACCAAAATTCTCAAGCACGGTTAAATATTCGATAGACTATTTAGCCAGCATAATAAGAAAATGTACCACATTTATAGAATTTAAGACGTCATATCCAAAGGAATACAAATATATGTCGCGCCGTGGGTTGTGCCATATGCTGAACCGGTTAGACCGTTCGGTAAAGCCGGAACTACCGGATGGGTTTGACGAAGTCATCGCCTTAGTGAACGAAGGTACACTGACTAAACGTTCTGCCGCGTCTAGGCTAGGTATAACCACGAACCGTCTAACTAGACTGGGGAAGGGATTATTGAAGCCAGTTGAGGAAATTTCTGCGCTGAGGCGAGCCGAGAGGGACCGCCAGAAATCTGTTGAGAAAGCTGAAACCAAGCAACGTAAGAAGGCGGCCAAGCGAACCGAGCTGCTTGAAACTGTAGAACGCAAATATACGACCCTTGCAGAACTCCGTGCAGACAAGAATCTCTATTCCCAAATAAAGCGATATGGGTTATATAAAGCCGTCTCGGCTACTTTAGAGCATAAAAGGCGAAGCGAAGTGACTCGTTCCGATGTAGAACAGGCTATAAGCAAGTGCGGTACCTATGCCCAATTCCTGAAAGAATATCCTTCAGAATACGGGACTGCACATCGGAACCACTGGGACGACTTGTTGGAACGGTTACCGCGTAGTTATACCAAGGCGGATGATATCACGGTAGACCGCATCAAGGACTGTATCCGTCAATGCAAAAGTAGGACCGAGTTTAACAAGAAATTCAGAACCGAATCATATACGGCAAAGAAAAGAGGCATATACGATGAACTGGTAAAGGATATGCCAAAACAAAGTGGCCGATTAAACGCCCACCCCCTTTCTAGTAGAAAGTGATTAATTAAAATTGGTCCGTTTCTTTGGTTCGGAGATAGAATATGGGTTCTTAGCCTTCATATTCTACGGCCAGCTATACGATACCGCGTCGTCGAATTCGACGAACCCGTGGATTCCGGATGCGCAAGTGTCGTCGTTGTCGGCGAACGGTTGTAGCGGCTTCAGGAGGCGGTGGAGTTTCGAGAGCTTTATCTCCTTATGTTCCATATCGTAGAAACCGGCCACGACGGCCTCGGAGACCCTTATCTTCTTGGACATAGGTTACCCTTTGTACGGCGTTGGATATTTCCAGTATTGGAGGTCTTCTAGGTACTTCCTGAACTCTTCCGGGGGTAGCGGGTTGTCCTTCATCCGCCGGAACGGCAGGGAGTAGATTTCCCGCATCTTGTCGAGGATCTTCTGGGAGACGTGGTGGTTGGTTCTGGGGTCGATGTGGCCGTGGCATTCGCCGAAGTTGCAGATGCAGTCCTCGCAGATGCATTCGGCTTGGTATTCGCAGTCGAACTCGTTCCCGTCGGGCGAATACGTGTGGTAGCCGAGGCACGGCAGCGAGAGCAGTTCCAAGGCTTTCCTCTCTGTGTACGTCTTCTTGGACATATGTCATCTGCCGTAGTTGATGGCCTCTTCCGGGGTGAGGAAGCCGTGGATGCCGGACCCGCAAGCGTCGTCGGACTTGTCGAATCCGTACTTGGGCTTGACTGTCTTGCCGACCTTGTACTTGAAGCTCTTGTCGTGGAGGGAGCGGACTGTCGTGAAGAAGTCCGGCTCGTATGTCGCCGAGAGTTTGCCGTAGTCGAAGGTGTAGAACTGGGTCACGACGGCCTCGCTGACGCGGATCTTGCCGGACTGGATGTCGACGTGGCGTTCGGCGTGACGAGGCACTTCGAGCTTGGCGATGATTTCCGTCCTGTTAGATCCGTAGGCGTGGAAGAACGCCTTGAGCTTGGAATATGCAAACACCTTCTTGTAGAGGGTCAGCGGATTGAACTTGCCGTAGCCGACCGACTTGGTCGGGAACAGGTTGAGGTTTTCGTGCGTATAGTTCTTTAGGTCGTTTGGGTTCTGGAAGATGCACTTGTTGCAATCCATCTTGACAATGTTGGACGCTCCGTCTGCGTAGAGCAGCTTGACTATGCTGTTGGTCACGCGGACGCTATCGAGCTTCGAGCCGATTGCGTTGAAGTGTACTATGGAGCTACCGATTTGAATCGGCTCGGAGATTTCGCAGTCCTTGAAGTACAGAGCGTTACTGTGGTAGCCGGAGTGCATACCGTTTATGTAGAACCTGTTGTATGAGAGCATTTCGTTCAGTACGCCGGTTATCTTGCAGTCTGCGAACGTGACCTTGCAAGAGTCGGCGATAAAGAAATCCTTCGGCAAGCCGTCCGCTTTCACCACCTCGACGATGGGGAAGTTCCTGACCGTCAGGTGAAGCAGTTCGTTATAGCCGAGACCTTCCAGATAGAAAGACGACGGTCTGGCATCGGACACGACGAACACCGCGTCCCTGCCGTTACAGTTGGAGAAGCCTATGTGTTTCTTGGTGCGGATGGTCGCGCCGTCGAAGAACTTGCAGCTCCTGAAGACGCAGTTCTCGTTGAGGCAGAGGCTCGCTGCGGTGTGCGCATTCGGGTTCGCCTTGTCCAGCATAGTGTAGAACTGGCAGCGTTGGAACTGGATAACCCACATCGAGTCCTTGTCGCCTTCGAGGGAACCCTTGAGGAGGGTCAGATATGCGCCGGTTTCCGGGTGGTGCTGCTTCGTCAGTGCGGAAACGTCGAAAATGCAGTCGTAGACGGTCAGTACGTTGGCCGACAAGAGGAAACTGACCCCTTCCTTGGACAAGTATTCGTAATCCTTCACAAACTTGTATTCGCCGTTCTTTACGATAAAGTCGGCCAGTGACTCGTATGACTGCGGCGTGACGAGCGTGTACACGCTGTCCTTTTCGAGCTTAATCTGCTTCTTTTTCGACATATTTCCTCTGTTTTCTTTAAATATAGCAATCCGGTTTGAGTTTGTAACTGTATATGCTATATTTCTTTTTGACGTATGAACATTTTACATTTGATAACATTGGGTGCGGCGGCGTTCAACGTGGTAAGGAAGGTCCTTGGGAAGAGGAACCTTGCAGCGAACTTATACGGCGACCGCATAACGTCCATCGACTCGTACAAGCTATACCGCAAGTACCGCATCAATCTGAATCGGAAGTATCTGGCTGTTGCAATGGGTGGCGAACTGTTGTACTCGTTCCTCACGGTCTATGTTCCGGACGTTAAGGTGAGGCGAAAGGGGTTGCCAGACGGCGACTACTATTTCGACGTGGCATTAGCCGCCCATAAGGCCATAGTGGAAGACCAGTTCGGGAATAACCGTTTCGGGCAAGGCAACGTCCTGTTGCTGGTCGATACCATACCGGACTACGCGATGATGCCGTGCCGCACGCGTAAGGGGTTCAAGCGAATCAAGGACGAGTACAGCACATACCAACTCGCGCACTGTGTGGGCGGTCGTCCGCAGCTTCGCGGAATGCTGCTGGATGTGGTCAAGTTCATATACAACAAGTCCGTCATCGACGGAGTGATACCTAGGGACTGTGTGACGGGGCTGGACTGATGAAGCGGATATTTCCCATTGTTGCAATAGTCCTCACGGTTGTGAACGCTGTCCGGAAGATTATGGATAAGCGTCAAATGATAACCACGCTGTACAGCAAGAACTGGGGCGGGATGTGGGGCAAGAAGCTTCGGGAGATGAAGATCCCAATGGAGATCTTCATCATCGGTCTCCGTGTACAGCACGATGACCCGACGATCATCGACGAAAAGTTCTATACTTGGTGGGAAATCCAGATGCCTAGTACGGCACCGGGCGGACGCTATGAGTACGGACAGAAGATAGAGGACTGGGGAAACGAGCAGATCGTAGACGGAAGGCTGGGCAAGAATGTCCGCGTAGAGCTTTTCGACCGGATTCCCGGTCACGCGACGGAGAAGGTCAAAGAAATACGGAAAGGCGGAGGCGGCTATGTGAAAATGGCCATAAGGGACATATACTCCATACCGTATTTCGCCAAGACGCACGGATATCCGTCGTCGTTCGTCTATGGCGTGATGAAGGATTTCGCGGTCGGCTTGTACCGCCGTATGACAATTGACGGACTATATCCGCCCGACGTGTTTGTGTAGTGGAGTAGCTATGACACTGTGCAAGGCGTTTCAATATCTGGTGTACCTTGGGTTCGGAGTCGGGGCGATTCGCCGAGCGGTAAAAAACTATGGCAAATTGATCGCTCGCCACATCAATTCCCGAAACCAGCCGTTAACCGTAGGTGGTCGCTATCGTACCAGACTGGTTTTGGCTTTCCAGAACAAGCGGACAAGGAAGGTTATCTACACTGACCACGGGTTCGAGGTACGATATAACAACAAGTACGAACTTCAGTACATCAAGGACTCGTCGGAAACCACGATGAATACTGTACTAGAGAAAGTTGAGTTTCCACTGCGCTATTTCCACTGCGTTAGGTACGCGAAAGAGTACGCCGTTAAGTTCGTTACGCGCATCCCCCACGACAAGGAGGAATTCTTCGTCGGAGAGAACGATGCCGGCGTGCGGATCAAGCCTCCGTTTTCGGCGTTTCGCATATTTAAATCGAAACTGGTGGTTGGATATTATGTGCATCCGGCTATAATTCGTGATTTCTTTAACCTGTTAGCAAATATCGCTCGTGAACTGTACCTCAGAAACTGTGAGCGTGTGAATAACGACCTCACCAGTAAATCCCTAATGAGTATCTAATGATTCGCAACGCCAGTAAACGACTGTATATGATAGCTTGGGTGGCGTTCCTTTGGTTAGGAATAGCCAATTCGATTCGAATGCTGAAAACTCGCATATACCATTTTCCGATTCCGGGGAAACACAATACACGCAAATCGAAGCGCGATGCCTTCTTTATATGTGTCAGACGATGCGGAGTCGTTAAATTTATCGGGATATACAAATGTGACCACATTACGGAAGCCCAGCGTAACGACATAATATACAGTGTCAACAATAGTCTAGCTCTGGTATGCAACCGGTTAGGAACACTTTGGAGAGTCTTTGTTATGTGTCCGCAAGGAAAAACTAATCTTTCCAACGTGACTCCCTCCGATATGACGTTTGGGATGATGCAAACGCTTCGTCAGATGGCAATAAACAGCCTCAACGCCGAACTGCTTGTCCGTATGCCGGACTGCGGTGTAGACACACGGCCATCGGTCCGTGGTTATGTGGACTTACGAAATGATCCAGCTCGTTAAAAATGTGCTCGTAGTAGTCGCTATGGCGGCAGCAGCCCGGAAGATATGGAAAAGGTGGTCGTTGGCGACCACCGATCCATCCAAATTTTCCAATATAGCCAGAATCGAGTATCTGAGAGCGAGAATAAAGAATATGCAAGGTCTTTCGCCTATGGGCATCGCGATGGCCATACAGTGCGGTCGACTAATGTATGAGGCCGGTATGGTCGACCCGGAGGCCGAGAAGCGTAGGCGCAAGAGGAAGAAATCTAATAAACGCAAATCTTCCCGTACTCGGATTCCGGGATGATGTCGATGTTCAGCTGGTAACAGCCTCCGGTCGTCGTCAGAACGGACGTGGTCTGCAGCAAGTTGATTTCGGAGCCGCCGTCGACCTTCCACTTGATAGGCATAGAATACTTCGTGCCTTGTATGTAGATGGCCGTAATGTCGGACGAGGACTTGAGGCGTTCAATGGCGGCCACGCCGTCTGCGTTTCTGCTGTCGACGCCTTCGCCGAACATCCCAGTGATATAGCGTCTGCGGAACAGCTGCGAGCGGTTCAGGTCAAGCGTCATCTTGAAAGATTTCAAGTTCCGTTCGTAGTCGATTCTTTGGTTCTTAGGGTTCCATTCATACTTTTCGCTTTCCACCTCGAACGACATCGAAACGACGGCGGCTGGGTCAATCATAACCGAGTCGCAGTTCATAAAGACAATCTCGAAATCGACAATGTTATCAATCGACATCCTACGGCTCCTTCGGCTTGATGGAATCTGTACAGACTATATCAGCTCTCATATAGTCGTTGGACTTGTACATATAGGTTTCCGTCGGGTCGCTGCGCTTGACAACGCGCTTGCCGTAGAACGGGCTGTGCATCGTCTCTACGATGTATTCCTTGATGGGGTAAGTCTTGCAGATACCCTTGCCGGACTTCGTCACGTGCTCTTCGCCAAACACGCCGTTCTGGGTTTCATAAAGGCAAATCGTGAACACCTCGTTTGCGCATACCGGTTTCGGAGTGGGGTCGGAGAACGCGATGATACCGGCTGTCACGGCGGCACCACACGCTGCGCCTACGATAAAGGCAAGAACGGTATTACTGGACATATTATTTTCCCTTCTGGATGTGGTCAATGATTTCGGCAGCGAAACGCTGGTACGGCTCGCCGTAGTTCTGGGACGTTCCGGTCAGTTTCACATAACCGGGGAGATTCTTGACGAATTCTTCGGACTGCAGAACAAGGCGTTCGAACACCTCGGCACTGGTCATACCACGATGACGGAGGCGTTTCGACTGTTCATCCTTTTCAACCGGGATGAAGAACGTGTTACAGATGTTCAGACGTTTCGCGAGGTTTATGCTCGGTTCAAGCGGAGGAATCTCGACAAAGACCAGATCGTCGGTTTCGTTGTCTAGGAGATATTCAGCGAAGCAGTCGGTGAGATAGGTTTCGAATCGGATATATGCCTTGCGGTAATTTTCGTCGAACAGGCGTTTCTTGATTTTACGGATGTCAAGCGTGTTGTCGCTGTTGATTACATCGTTGCCGAATTCTTCGGCCAGTTTATGGCGAACCTTCGGCCAGTTATAGAGTTCCTTCTTCGCGACATCGTCGGACTTGACGACACGGTAGCCGAGCGAACTGAGGTGGTTACATACGGTTGACTTACCGGCACCGATTTCGCCGGTCACTATCACGAACTTACTTTTGCTTGCCATTGTACGCCTCGTATACCTGATAAAGGATGTCGTTGTATGGTTTCAAGTTGTCCGGCGGAATCACCTTGTAGGAAGTCGCGTCAGACCAGCCGAACACCATCGCGAACTTCTCATACGAGACCAGCTTCGCGACCTCGCGCAGATAGGTGGACGACACTTCGTTGAAAGCTTGCGCCGTGAGGAACACGGTTTCCTTGTGGCGGCTGATGTCGGCGAGCACGTCGTTGTAATACTGCTGCGCCAGTTCGCACATCAGGTCGGATCCGTTGCGGAGACCGCGCACGATGTAGTTCGGACGGGTACCAAGGTATTCGAAGTCGACGAGCGGCGTGCCGGACGGCAGCAACGCTACATACACGTTCGGAATGTCGGCTGTGATGGTTTCGATCCACTTGATTCGCTGTTCGGCGGCGATATTGTAGGTCTTCGACGGGTTTTCTGCAACCACGACGATGAGCTTGTCGAAAAGGCGAGCCGCCTTGTGGATAATGGCGAGATGGCCGATTGTGACCGGGTTGAACGATCCGGGATAAATTGCAACTTTAGACATTGGATTCCTTCCGTCTCTTATAATCTTCGATTTGTTCATTGAGCGACTTTGCGCTGCACAACAATTCACCGGCGGCCTGTATTCCATAGTCGAAGCAGCCTTTAGGCCAGTCTTCGACATTTCCGTTACCGTCAATATGGATTTTCTGGCCATTGAACTTGAAATAGAAGCCGGTGTAATGGTTTTTGCATATCTGGACGCGCACGTTGTCCAGCGCAGACGAGTTTTTGATTTCTCCGATGGGTTGACCGTCCGGAGAATAAAGGGTTACTGTGGGGTCAATCTCGTTGTCGATACGGATTGCGAGACGGCTCGGATTGAATACTTCCAGCTCGTAGTGCGGATGTTTCTCGTCAGTCACCGTGACAAGGTCGTCGATAAGAATGATATGGTCCCTACCCTTGTAGCTCTTAGCAAAATCTTCGGCCACCGATACCTTCGTGTAACCGTATTGAGCCATCGCGCCGGGCTGGAGCAGCCTTTCACGGAGTTCGTCGATGTTTTCCGGAGCATTGACCAAGTTGAGGGTCAGCAAGTTGTCCCAGAGAGTATTCGCGACCCTCTCGATCGCGTCAAGCTTCGTGTAGACGCGGCCATAGTGTTCGGCGTCGACCTTGATTGCATCTAGGATTTTCAAGAGAAGGTCGTTGTCGATGTCGCTGAGGGTCTTCCAACCCCAAGTATAGATGAATACTCGGTAGTCTTGGTTGTCCTTTGTGCGGTCGGCAATGAGCTTCGCGATCTGGGAACAGTTGAACGTAAGGAAATTGCGCGACTTCAAGTCATCGAGAACGGTTCCCTCGATATCGATAAAAAATTTAAGCATTGTCCGTAGACTCCTCATTCGCAAGCGGTTCGTCGGGCTTATAGTCTTTCTTGGCTATGTTGGCTCCGACTGGATGGATAATGGGGTCTTCGTGATGCAGCGGATATGACGGCGTGTCTGTCGTATTATTCGTGTCCATTTAAACCTCTTTTGGCTTCAATATAGCAATTTGCAGCGATTTTGTCAATGACGTAAATAAAGTATTGACAAGTGGGTAAAAAATTCCTATATTTGGCGTCGAGGTAATTATGCAAATCAACATTCACAAGTATTCAAACGATTGCTTGAATATGGCTATGCAGCTGGTCAAGGAAATCAACGGCTTCGGTTACGAGGCATACGCCGTGGGCGGTTGCGTACGCGATATGATTCAATACGAACTCGGACAGACCGTTACAACCAACCTCCACGACGTGGATATCGCCACGAATATGCCTATCGAAGAATTGCAGAAGCATTTCAAGACTCGCAGCAACAACGGCGAGTCTCACGGTACCATCTTGGTTCTCTACGGCGATGAATTGTATGGGTTCCCCTACGAAGTAACCCAGTTCCGCACTGACGGCGACTATTCCGACGGTCGCCATCCGGACAGCGTGACTTTCGCCAAGACATTCAAGGAAGACGCGTCACGTCGTGACCTCACCATTAACGCATTGGGTCTCGATGCGGATGGGAACGTAATCGACTACTTCGGTGGTGTGGACGACATTAAGAACAAGATCATCCGTACGGTCGGAAATGCTAACGACCGTTTCTCCGAGGATGCACTCCGCATTATTCGTGCGTTGCGTTTCGCGGTCGTGTTCGATTACAAGATCGATGACGACACTCGCAGGGCTATGGGCGACGAGGCATACCGCGTCAAGAAACTGTCTGCAGAACGCATCCGCAAGGAGTTCGTGACCGTAGCCGAGAAGGGAAACTTCGCAGTATTCGTCCAGCTGATGGAAATGAACCACGTTCTTCCTTATGTTTCGGCTCTGGGCTTGATTACTCCGTCCATCCTGACCGACTCCCTTCCTAAGCTGTACCGTTACAACAAGGATACTGGGGTGTCTGCTTCCGTCAACAAGGACAACTTGGTTCCCTTGCTTGCGATTAAGTCATTCGACCCGGAAGAGACGTTGAAGCGGCTCTGCGCGACTCGCGACGAAGCTCGTCTGTACAAGTATTACCGTTACTTTATGGATTATCTCGAAACGATTGAGCCGTACGGTTGGACTTGGACAAAGCTGGTCGAGTTCGTCGAAGGCGACTACAAGAACGTGCTTTGGTACGGTGTACCTTTCCACTTCTCCGACGACTTCTATCAGCAGCTCGAAATCGCCAAGTTCCTTTCCCAGAACAAGCCGGACTTCAAGAAGATTTCCGAACGTCTCAAGGAATCGGGTGTCAAGGAAGGCAGCGAGTTCGGCGAGAAGTATCGCGAAATGGTCGAAGCCGAGTATACGAAAAAGGCCAATATGTTAACCAAGGAATTGATTACCACTATTGGCCGCAGTACGGTCCACTACAAGTTACACTACGTCGATTAGGAAGGTCTCGGCTTCCTTGAAGGAAACGAACGGAAATTTTTCGTGAGGAAGTCCAAGGGTATTGCATATGATGCGATGCCCTTTTCCGTTTTTATCAACCCAGTTCGTGTCAAGGCAGCCGTGCGTGTGTCCGGCTTGCCAGATAGTGGTTTCCGGAAGCTGTTCAAGGAACTTTGCTCCGTCAAAACAGTACCAAGCCGTCTTGTAGGTATCGACGAATTGCGGCTGTATTCCCATCTGCGTAGGGAAGAAATGCGTAAGCATAACCTTCGGGGCGGCCTTTACTAGGTCGTCCATCTTAGCTTTCTCCGACTCCCAAATCTTGATGGGGTCCTGACCCATATAGTTCCAGTGACGACCGTCATACCACTCGTTATGCCACGTCCCTACCGTGTCATAGGGTCTCCCCTCGTATCGGTCGTAGGTGAAGTCGCACATACCCATCGTACCGCCGAATCCGTCCACCACGTTACCGTCCAGCAGATGCACGTTGGGATAGGCACTCAGCGCAATCTCGATCCAGGCCAACTTGTCTTCGGTGGTTTTCCAATTCATAAAGCCATCCACGTCTCCGAACGACCCACGGACGGTTAAGTCGTGATTTCCGAAGATGATGTAGACTTGCTTGTACTTCTCCGCTATAAATTCACAGAACGCGACGAACGTGAAGTCATCGTCGGCGATATCGCCAGCGATAGAAACCGCTTCAGCCGGAATGAAATATCGGCCATAAAGTTCCTCAAACGACTTGCGTAGAACCCCCTTGTTCGTTGTAAGGGGACACCACGCGTCCAAGTGGAGGTCTGATATGAAGTAGGTGAGCATTATTGTCTCTGTTTATGGTCGATATATACGATTACGGCCAAGATGACAACCATAACCACGTTAGGTAGGCTCCAAGTGTTGAAAAGGATGTAGCCAAGCAAGTTGGCCACAATCCATACAACTGCAAACGCAAGGACAAACTGGTCCTTTTGTTTCTCGTTCTTAAACATCATCCGGGTAATCCCTAGTTTCGAATTCGTGGATGTCCTTGAGACCTTCCTTGAATACCGGGACTGCGTTGTCGAAGATGACATCCGGGAGGTTGGCGATGTGGGCAACCAGCGGATAATGCATAGCCTTTATCTTCGCACGGGTGCAGAGGACGGTTCCTTCCGGTGCCGTACGCGCCTGATGCTTAGGCGGAAGCTGTTCGATTTCTTCGGGAGTGTACGGACGCGTAGTCACGATGCGCTTGAAGTAGGTACCGCGAGCGTAGTTGAGCAGAGTGTCCTTCCAGAAGTCGTAACCCTTTTCGGCGAGCATAGCAATCTTCTGGTCGCTGTTCTTGCTGAGAAGCTGTTTCGCGCTGTAGAACTTGGGCTGCTGCGCCACGTTGCTGATGGAGTTCTTGATAGCATCGCGTTCGCGCCAGATCAAGCAGTTGGCCACCTCGTCGCGGTTTGGTACGCCGAATACACGGGCGTCGAACGCAGGGAGCTTTCCGCTGTAGCCGGTAGAGACCAACCAGTTGTAGAACGCTACTGCTGCAGTGGACGCGGCGAGGGTAGCAATCTTCTGGCACTTGCGGTTAAACATTTCCGTATCTTGGGGAAGGACGATCGTGATTTCGTCAGACTGCGTGTAGCCAATGATAGCGTGGAATTCTTGAACCAAAGCCATAGTGGCCGCGTTCATAGCGTCCACAATGCGCATATCGTAAGGCTTCGTGAACTGTTTGGTGAACTTGCTGAAGCAGTGGCCGTCGACACGGACAACTGGATAGAATCCAGCCGGAACGTCGGTATAGCCGTCAAGGCGCATCGGCCATCCGCCCGGAATACGGACGCAGTGGCGCGACGGCCAATGCGGGTACTTTCCGGGGAAGTTGTTGCCGGTGAAGAACGACTCGTACAGCTTCATACGGTCGCCCAGAGTAAGGTTGTCCCACGGAGACTGGTTATTGGAATCCGTAGGCTTTTGTTGATTTCTTGTGAATAAGTGCTTCACATTGTTGATAAGTGCTTTAAAAAACATATTAGTCTCTCACTGCGATGGTAATTTTGATGTTGGTGCTCGCGAATACGCCCTTGATAATCTGGGACACCACCGTCCACTTGAGCATATCGATGCCGCAGCCAATCTTGGGCATATACAGAGTGGTCAACCCGTTCATTTCCATATAGGAACGGAGCGAGTTCAAGGACTCGGTAAGCGTCTCGTAGGTCGGCTTGTAGAAGGAGCGATACTTGGTTATAAGGTTGACGAGCACGTTCTTACGCTTCATCCCGGCACCCTTGACGGCAAGGATTTCGCCTACGCGCAGCTCGTTCTCTACGCCGTCCGGATTCGTGGAACACTTGTAACGACAGTATTTTTCGGCGTCGAACATATCCCGGTTGATGATGGGAGCCACGCCGCTGCCCCAGTTGAGGTCTGCAGCGATGCAGTGGGCAACGACGGTGTCGGTGTCGTCCGGTGCGTTTCGGATATCCATTTTCTGTTCTACGTAAGTCATATGGCCTCGTGTGACATTGTGTTACATTGTAATACTCCAGAATGGACGTATTTAGATTTCGAATAACGTATCAAAATGGTACTAACACGCCCGAAACCCGATAAATACTGGCTTCCCAGAGATTCGTAACAAAAATATAGTTTTCTGGAGGTCATTTGTCAAGCAAATCTACCGAGCCAGATACATAAACTTCAATTAAATTCGATTGGAATATTCGAAACGATGGAATGGTCTACTTTAACAGAGAATCTTCAGTTATATTCTGGGTTCATCATTGCTTTGGGTTCATTTGTTGCCACGCTGGTAGGCTTCGTGCGACCGCTGCGTAAGTGGTTCGTCGACAACTTCACCAACAAGAACGAGATGGGCAACCGGATTACGAAGATCGAGACCGAAATCGGTCAGATCAACGAGTTCATCACCGGTTTGAAGGACGACCTCTACTCCAAGTTTGAAACCGACCGCAACGAGCAACGCATTATGAAGGAAGCGACCATCGCTTCCACGCGAAACGACCTCACGGCTATTTATAACCACGCAATCGAAAAAGGCTACATCGGAGACTACGACAGAGAGAACTTCGAGAAGATGTACAAGGTTTACTCTGACCTAGGCGGCAATTCCTACATACACGAGGTCCACGACCAGATTTTGAAGATGCCGACCAAAGCCGCCGCTAATAAACGTAATACTAGGAGAACTAGTTCTACACGGAGGTAAACTATGAGCTGCGCTTGCCATCGGCACGTAATGCCGGTTCCGCACCCACCTCCACACCCGTCGCATCCGATTCCGCATCCAGTCGGCCCCGGCTGTGGATGTTTTCCGCGACCGCATATCCATCAAGCACCGACTTTCAGAAAGCGTCCGCCTATGCCGTGCGGTCCGTTCTACTTTATTCCGAACCAGCCGCCGATTCCGTTCTTCGGCTGTTGTACGCCACCGCCTCCCCCACAGAAGGGACCGTGGGAGTACATACCCTCAAGACTCTATCCAGACCCGTTCCACCATTGCGGATGCCATTGTCACGGGCCTTGGCCTTACTTCGTCCCTAACCAGCCTTGGTTCCCGCCGCCGATGCCGTTCCCGACATACCAGTGCGCACCAGACCACGGCTGCTTGCCGCACAAGTGCTACTCGATGCCGTTCCCGGTACCTTACTGGAGGTGGTTCTAATGCCTAACTTCAAGCCACCATTCGGACTGAACCCTTGTCCGCACTGTCTTCCGGTTCCGCCTCATCATATGAGGTTTCCGTCTTGCGCTCCGCATCCGGACTTGTTGCATCCGTTCCACTATCCGGGAATGGCTTGCCCACCTCCGCGTCCGGAACCGTACTACGGAACCTTGAAGATTGTCGAGGCCGTTCCGACTACCGACCACGAGATGACCGCCGTGCGTTATGCCGATGGCCGTTACGATATGATTGCTAACGGTTACGTTATGGAACCGGGGACGGTTACAAATAACGGTCCGCGCTGTCTGCCGTGGGACGAGGATAGGGGAAACTCCAGCAATTCAGAAGGTATGGACTGCATCAACTACGAGTTCAACAACTCTGACTGCGGTGCTACTTTTTAGGTCTTGGTGCCTCACCGAACATAGAAGCGAAATCAAGGAAGCTGTCGTCGATGGCTTCCGGTTCGTTTTGTGCTGGGAGCCGATGGATTTCTTGTACTGCGGACGGGGTCTGCATCAGCTCGCTCACGTCTTCACCGCTCTGGATCTTTTCAAGGAGTCGGTAAGGGTTCTCCCCATTGAGCGTGAACGCTTCCGGACCCATATCGGTAACGAACAGCGTATCGACGAACTCGTCCAGTTCCGGGTTAGGGTCAACCGAGTATCTGGGTGCATTCTGGCGAGAGAAATTGGCTACGCGAGCCATAACCGGGTTGATACCGCCGCTGTATGGGTCAGACATAGTCGCCATCTGGTTGAACCGGGTGGTCGCGTCAACTGAACCGATGCCCGGCGTCTCTCCGTAGCCTCGTCCAAATAATAGCACGCCTGGTGCGTCGATACCTTCGTGTAACGGTTTCTTGTTTTTCATCTGATCCATATTGGTTTGCATCCTTTAACTTGAGTTTATATAGATATAAACTACGGTTAGTTATTAGGGACTATACTATGCCAGAAATCGCTCAAATCAAGCTTAATTCCGCTTTGAAGGATGCAGTGGACGCAATGATTCACGGTACCGGACTAACTAGCAAGGATAACGGCGAGAGCATTGAAATCATCGACCTTAACCAGCAGCACTGGGGTGAGGTGACATTGGCCGGAACCGATGAAGAAGGCAACCAGCTATACAAGTATGATTCGACTGTTCACGGCGACGACATCACCGGGAACTTCGACGTGGTTACTAACTACATCCACGACGATATGGCTGAATGCTGGGACTATCAAGAAGTTCCCAAGGGTGTGTTCCGTGAATCGATGGAGAATATCGACCCAAAGTTGCGCAAGGCACTGGTGGAAGCATATCATCTGTGCCATAAGAGTGCTAGACTTGAAAGTGAGTCCAGTTCATCCAAGAAAAAGTGGATTAACCGTATCTATGTCGCCGCTGAACCGTACACAAAAGGTTTGAAACGCGACAACAACTGGGAAAACGTGTGGCAACTTTTCGACGTAATCAAGAAGGCTGTACCGGAAGTAAGCTTTGACGTTGGTACCACAGACGGTGGCTATGTTACTAACAGCGACGGTATGAAGTCCAAGGTGTATAACATTACTGGCCAAACTCCGGAAGGATTCCAAATTAACGGACAGCTGGTATGTTCATTCTGCGGTCCGTCGGACGACCCAGAATCTTGTTACGATATGTCCCTTATTCTCAATTAAAAAGAAAAGGCGGTCAATCGACCGCCTCTCTTTTTCCGTTCTTTCAGCGACTTACTTGGTCTTCTTTGCAGAAGCCTTAGCAGCCTTAGCGGCGGCCTTGAGAGCCGTCACGGTAGCCTGAAGCTTTGCAGCCTTGGCGTTGGCCTTCTGGAGCTTTGCATCAGCCTTGGCAGCAGCCTTGGAGGCGGAAGCCTTAGCAGAAGCGAGCTGCTTGGCGAGCTTAGCGTTGTCGCTGGTGAGCTTCTTCACAGAAGCCTTGAGAGCCTTGGCGTCGCAAGCTGCGCCGCAAGAACATACGGATTTCTTTTCGTTAGACATAGGGATTATCCTTTATTTATGTTTGACAATATCGTCACTTGGAAATATAGCATTGTTGCGTAAGATTGTCAACAGTTCGTCGAAATATTCTTTCGAATTTGCTGATAAGCTTTTTGGATGCAGCAATACGCCACGTTTCACGTCGAGTAAATTATATCTTTTGTATTCATAAAAGACGACGAACGATGCTTTTTCTAAAGAAAAAACAATGTTCATCGATTCGTCGTACATATCGCAGATCGTTCCGAACGGCTGGAAATAGTCAACCAACGCCTTTGCCACGTTGCAAGCGTCGTACAGAGACTTGAAACGGAGCTTAATGCGACCGAGCGGGCTGATATACACGTTCGATAGAGCGGTCAACGACTTAAAGAATCCATCAATGTTCGGGTATTTCCACTTGGACGGCCTTGAAAAACTGTCGTGCCACTCCGTCGTCGGAACTTTATTCACGAAATTAAACATTCGACAAAACACGACATATTCATCGCCGTCCTTGCGGACCTTGGCTTGCAAATATTCACGGTGTCTACGAGTCAACTCTTTACCGAACTCCGCAAAGGTCGGCTCGTATTCACTCTCGGTATAGCATTGGTTTGGAGCTTCGCTAATCATATCAGCCTACAAACGGTGCTTGGTCGGGGAAATGCTTGATAATGGCTTGCTTCGTGGCCTCGATGCACTCTTCAAGACTCTTGCTGCCGTCGATGTACTCGATGGGAGAAGAGATAAGGTGCTCGGTATCACGGTATGCCTGACGAATCTTTTCGAGACGGCCCGGTTCCTTCTTCAGAGCCGGTTCACGGTCATAGCAAGTTTCGAGCGGAGTTTCCATAAAGATATACAAGTCCGGCTTCTTGAAGATGTTGTAGTTCGTGTACAACGCTTCACAGAAATTGTAGATGCTTGGCGAGAAAGCCTTTGCATAAGCCAAACCAGACCAGAGATAGCGGTCGAGCATACACGGCGTGGTATTGTATAACTGCTGTTGCGCGAGTCGGCCTTCCAAGAACAACACTTCGCGCTTTGCGTCTTGTCCTTTGTACTCGTCAGAATTGAGACGGTCAGCCTGTTCAGTAGTGAATACCGGTTCTTTCGTCCAAGAGAACCAAGGCATCTTCTTAATCAACTCTTTGGAGACCGTGGTCTTTCCGGAATTGTCTACGCCTTCGAATACGATAAGACGGCTGGAACGGATAAACCCGGAACGGCAATGACTGAGGACATTGACCATCGGGAACATCGTAATGAGCTGCTGCTTGGAACGGTTAAGAATATCCACAGCATCGTCGACCGTTGCCGAGTCGAAGTCCTCCGGGGTCATCTTGATAGACAAGGTGCCTTTGATATTGGATTTGCCGTCAAATTCCCAAGCGGTGTGGAAATCCACATAGCGGTCCCCATCGGTATAACCGCCGAGGTGGTACCCATTGTACTGGAATCCGAAATTTCCGACTCCATCGGCAAACGTATCGATTCCGATCTTCGATAGTGATTCTTTCAGCTTTGCCCAATCATCTTTTACTAAAACTGGTGTGCTCATAGTAACCTCTTGTTTCCCGGAAATATAAAAAAGGTTGAGTTTAAACTCAACCTTTCCGCCAATTTAGGAAACAACAGGCTATTTAGCAATGGCGATGTCCACCCAAAATGTTGTTTTGATGTGTTTTATGGCTGCTAATTGAACCAGATACGCCTATTGTTAAATATAGCACATAAATCCACTCATGTCAACATCAGCAACACGTTAGGTGGACATAGCCTTAGCAATCAGGTCTTTCCAATTATCCACCATTTGCAGCTTAACATTTACCGTGCTTGTGATATCACAACACGAAATCTGCAAATATCCGGGTAACTGAACCGCATTGCATTTTTCCGTATAGGGATCAATTTGGCCTTGGACGCTGGGACACACAGTCACCGTGGTGACGCTTTCAAGGCGGTTTCCACAAACCAAGGACGCATAGTGATGCAAGTGTCCGCAGAAATAATATCCAGCATACTGCATCATATGACGAGCCAGAGCCTCATCAAGCATATTGTTTTTCATAAACCTATGATAAAGATTCTGAATCTTGAACGGCTTGTGTGTAAACAACAGCGTACGGTCGCGATTCCAGCCTCGGTTGGTGTTAGCAACATATGCTAGGTCGGAAATCGCTTCGTACGGCTCGCCATTACCAGTGTCCATCGCGACAATCGTGGTCTGTCCGATACTGAACAACTGGAGGCATTTTCCCGGCTTCAAAAACATCTGTTCGGACGCGCCAGCAACGCCAGCTTCAACCGCCGCTTTACCAAGCAATTCTCGGTTGTCGTGGTTACCCGGTGTTACTACGAGTTGCCCACCACTGCCAAGCAGACGCTTAGCATCCGTCAAGATTTGCATATACAGCGAGAATTTTTCGGATTCAGACAACTCGTGAGACCAGCTGGTACAGTTGTTATCTGGGTCTATAAGGTTGTCGTCGTCGACCAAGTCACCAGTAATGACGACGGCGTCGTATCCGTCGGGACCGTTCGGACAGTTTTCCTTGGCGTGTTTAAGCACAGCCTTCCACTGTGCTTGTGTGTCAAGGTGTCCGCCATAGTCCGAGCAGAGGTGTATGTCGGAAAGTTGAACGATATTTTTCATTTACTAACCCTTGTAGACGGTCGGCACGACCTTGCAGAGCATACTGTTCGCGATAACGAACGCAGCGTCACGGGTCTTGGGGCTGTCGTCTTCGAACGAGGCCGCAGATGCGCCGTCAACGAGTTCGATGTCGGCGTTCGGGAACCAAGCGCGGAAGATGACAAGCTGGCTCATATTGCAGATGTCGGTGCAAGTACCGCAGATGCGGATGCGCACCTTCTTACCGGCGAGCAATGCGGCAACGGCGTCTTGGTCGGTGGAGTCGATGTTGAAGAGTACCTTCGGCCAGTTGATGTAGCCGAAGTTGTGCTTGTCCACAAATTTGGCGCACTGGTCTTGGAGAGCCTTCATAATGGTGCTTTCAATCTGCCAGCCTTCCGTACCGTATTCGCAGTGGAGCGGCAGCAACTTGCCTTCGACGGAGTCCGCGTAGGTTTCCTTGAAATGGGTATCGCGAGTGGCGATAACGGTTCCCTTCCACTGGCGAATTTCTTCGACCACAGCCGGGATGACCTTCTTGGCGGTATCGTTCTTGAGAACGCCGCCGATAAAATCGTTCTGCATATCGATCACCGCGAGGATGTCGATATCGTACTTCTTGTTTTCTTCGTCTGCCATTGTTAACTCCTTGTGTTAGAGCAGTATTTCGTGGATTCGGCCAACTTGAGCGCGTTCACGATAAACCTCGCGACGCTTCAGGAATGCCTCAAAAATCTTCTTATGGTGGAACGCGAGCGGAATGTTCTTCACTTCCTCGATATCGACCCACATCGCATCCTTTGCGTCGTCGCTTGCAATCGGCTGCTGGAATGCGCGGCCAGTCAAGTCGACCATAAGGCCGACATCGTACATCCAGTAATCGTCAAACTTGGTATTGCGCGGGTCTGCCGGAGTATAGACGCCGAGCTGAATTACCTCGCTCGGCTCGATACAGTCGAGCTTCGTCTCTTCCTTTACTTCACGGAGCGCAACTTTCTCGATGTCTTCGTGCGGTTCTGCAAAACCACCGGGGAAGCACCAATAATCGTGATAAGGGAAGCCACGACGACGGACAAGCAAAACCTTGTTCATATACTGCAAGATAGTCGTGGCCGTTACGGACGGCTTCGGATATTGCTTCGGCGCATATGCCTTGAGTTCGGTTTCCTCGATCTGGTCATATTCCTTCTGACTGTCCTGACCGAGCAACCTCAAACGACCGAGTTCCATCGCGACTACGATTGGAACATCTTTACCATCGTACAGAGGATTGAATTTCATAGCACGACGGACCTCGGTCGAAGAGACACAAGGAACTTTCCAGTTTACATACTTGACCCGGAGGTCGGAATCCTTTGGTACGGGAATGGCAATATCGGACTGCGTTACTCGAATATTGCATTCGCCATACGAGCGAACGTCGGGTCGGTCAACTACGAGGAAGTTACAACGGTTGAGCAACCAGTCAGATTCGACCCATTCACGATGCTTGAGACTTACCCATTCATCGTAACCCATAACCAAATTGATGTTGATATTTTCTTCTGTGAGACCCGGATAGCCGTCACCCTTGATGGTATCGGCAATCAGCGTCTTCAACGTCGCCGCCATACGTTCCGTCTGCGGAAGGATGGTCAGCGGTTCAAGATCGCCCACAACCTTTTCGACAATTCTGAGTCGGTTGTCGAGCGGGATGGAATATTTCTTTTCGTCATTATTCGTCACGTACACGATAGTGGCGAATTCTTTAATATGGTCTAATTCTTCTTTTGGAACGGCTTTCCCGTCGAGGTCGTAAACGGTTTCCTGATGGGCAAGCGTCTGTACATAATTGACTAAGTTGCGGATGATTCCTTCGTGGCCGACGGTCATCGGGTCGAAGGCACCGCCATAAATGAACATATTAAGTTGTATCGGTTTCATACCCTAAATATAGCAAAAGCCGGTTGAGTTGTCAACCGGCTTTAGTGTGAATTTTCTTTAATTTATGCTGCTTCGCCGTAGACGTGGAGCTGGCATTCTTCGAAGCTCAAGTCGTCAATCGACTTGTAGTCGAAGATGTCCATAATGTTGTCCACGGTCTTCTGGCTATGGCACATACCCTTGCTTGCGGTGTCCGAGACCTTCGCCACGTCGACCCACGGAGAACGGCTGTCGTTCGCGATGCGGATGGTCTTCATCACCATCGAGAGCGGATCCTTCTTCATACCGAGAATCGTGGCGCAGAGGAACGTACCGATGCCGAAGGCAATCTTGATGCGTCCGTTGAAGTGACGTGCAATCATAATGGCCTTGTCAGCGTCGAGGCTATCCGACCAGCAAGCCACCTTCGTCGTCGGGTCGATTCCGAGACGCTTGTAGTGCGCGATAAGCAATTCACCCCACTTAATCGGGTCGCCAGAATCGTGGCGAGCACCGTCGAACAGCTTGGCGTAATACTTATCGAAGTCACGCAAGAACGCGAGGAATCCGTAGTTGTCGGAGAGAGCAACGCCGAGGTCGCCGTGGAATTCCTTCGCCCAGTCTTCGAGGACACGCTGCTGAGCAAGGCGGAGCGGAATGTCCTTGATGCCCTGATAGGTGGCGTAGAGTTCGTGCGCGAACGTACCGATTGCCTTGGTGTCGCACTTGATGGCGAGGTACACGTTGCTCGTGCCTACGAAGGCCGGGCAATACTTCTTCATCGTGCGAACCATATATTCGTTCCATTCGTCGCTCACGCTGCGGCGGATGCCGAAGTCGGAAACGGTGAAGCGGAGACCTTCGCGCCAAGCGGCGTTCCACTTTTCAATGACGGCGTCAAGGTTGGCCTTGGCGACTTCCCAGTTGATTTCTTCGTCGTCGAAATAGAGGTGCTGGACAATCTGCAGCACATAGATTTCGAACCAAGAGACGAGATGCTGCGGACCCTTGGAACGGATGACGATGCAACCCGGCTCGTTCTTGTCCTTCGTGACGGTGATGAACTTGCGGTCGAGCTGGAAGCGGCTGAGATAGTCGATGTAGTCAGCCGTGATCCAAGGCATAACCTTGGCAATTCCTTCGAGTTCCCACGGCGTGTAGCGGAGAGAACAGAGGTGGTCGAGTTCCTTGATGATATCGTCGTACAAGTAGGAGATGTCCACTCCCTTGGTGCGGAGACGGAATTCCCATTCAGCCTGAACCGACGGATAGCGGTGGAAGTAGAACTGACACATCGAATACTTGTATGCGTCGGTCTGCGAAAGGTGATGGATAACCCTGCGGTCCGGATGCAGACGCTTGTAGGGTTTGTTGATGGTCATAGTCGGCGTCGATTTCGGCACCTTCTTGACCACCGTGCGGTTAGGCATCTTTGCCTTAACGATTTGGTCTTTGGAAGCTTTTACTGCCATAGGTTAATCCTTTATCTTAGAATTTGAAACTTTCATCATACTAGTCGTCGCACTTCCAGTCGAGTTTCGACGACCCGTCCCTATGCTCTATCGTGCTGAGGGAACAGTTGACACCAAAGGTAGAGAAGTTGATCACCTCGGTGCGCTTCGGCCTAGTCCACACGACAAGCGCGACGATGGCGACTATCAACAATAACAAGAACATTTTCATTCGGTTCTCCTATCAACATTAAATAACCACTTACAAACACTTTGTTAACATAATATCAACACTTTATCTACACATTCCGCTAATATAGTTGTTCCAGTACCGGTTGATCCAGTCGATGACGGCATCGGCTTCACTATCAGACACATTAGAAAGACGCAATACTTGGCGGATGCTGTCATTTTCCGGGGTGTACCGGTGTAGCGACAACCCGCTGACGCCCAAAACCGACCACATTCCACCAACGCCCAAATGGAGTCCCGGTCTAGTAAACACAGCCGGGAACGCTGACATAGCCGCATAGATGAACTTCTTGCCATCTGTGTGGGACTCACACACGAACGCCAGACTGTTGTGCCTTGGCGGATTCGTATTGACCAGCGATACGCAGTACATACGATATGTATCGCGGGTATTCCACATCATCCGCAAGATACCGAAACAACGCTTGCACAGTCGGTTCACGGCGTTGTTCAGTGACAGCGCGACGATGAACCCGACCAGTATGTACATAAACGCGCTGTGCATTACTTAGACTTTGCCTCGGCAACCAGCTTGTTTGTCTCTTCGTCCATCTTCATCAAGGCGGTCAACTCCGGCTTGATGCCGTCTTTTTCGAGCTTCTTCAGACGGTCGATTTCGCCTTGGAAGATGCCGATGGCCTCGTTGACCTTCTCTTGGAGTTCGTCCACGGTGAAAACGTGGATGTGTTCCGGAACCGTGTCGATGGGTCCGAGACAGTTGTCTTGACCGATGATATGGATGACCGCGCTAATCTTGTCTCCAGACTTGACGAAATAGGTGTCGGTGGGAGCCGCGCCTTTGCCAAAGCGGTCTTCATAGATGTGCGGCTTCAAGACGGCTTGGAGAATAGGAACATTGAACTTGAAAAATCCACGGAAAGCATAAGGCAAGCTTTCTTCGCCCAGCTGCAGCTGGTTCTCGATAGCCTTGGCCAGTTTTTTCTTGTCAAATTTACGGAGAGCCTTCAGCTGTTTCCCAAAAAGTTCTTCGAGCGCAGCGGAAGTATAAAGGGTCTTTTTCTCGGTATTTTCAGCCATAAAATCCTCTAGGGGTTGACAAAAATATAGGAATTTGCTAAACTGTTGTCAAGTGCAAGGATGTAAATTATGAAGACAAAAGCATCAGAAAGCGCGTCGCAGCGCAAAGAGAGGGTTGCCGGGACCGGCAACGGTGCCACCTTGCGAACTAGGGTGGTACAACTCAAGTCGAAGTATTGCAGAAAAGAGAAGCACAAGGGACAGTCCATCGCAAGAGCGATGGATTTCGCTTTTAATGGACGCTCTAAACTACAAGTAGCTATATTTGCAGTATGAGAAGAAAGCAAGTTAAATACGACCTCACCGAGGTTGACGTTGGCCGCGCCATCAAGGAAGCCAACCTTTTCAAGAATATGGAATACGCCGAAGAAGTCGGCATCGGTTCATCCGGGTCTTGCGACCTAGTGTATTTCAACGACGGCGAAGTGTACGCCATCGAACTCAAGAAACAAGTGAACATCAAGGTTATGGCTCAGGCTACGCGATGGCTGGAAACCGCTTCCAGAGTGTACGTTGCGTGTCCTTGCACACTGAGCCAAGACGCTCGCCAAGTCCTCCGTACGATGGGTATCGGCTACATTATGGTTTCGGAATTCCAAGGAATCCTTGACGACAAGCCGCAGCTCCACGCCAGAATCGCACTGCAAGCGGAGCCGCTTCCCGGAAACTTGGATTTCTGGCTTCCGGAACTCAAGCATATGGACAAAAAGCTTGAAGCCGGTACGCAGACCGGCTCCAGATCGACATCATTTTCTCGTTTCATTGCCCGTGCGAAGGAATACTTCGCCGAGCATCCAGAGGCCACGCTGAAGGACATCGCAACGAAGGTCCCCAACCATTACTCGTCGTACTACTCCTGTATGGGCGCACTGAGAAAGTACGCCAAGTGGGGTATCATCGAAAAGTGCTGGAAAGACTAGAGCTTCCAAGCGACGGCGTTCACGCCTTCTTGGATAAGCTGCTTCTTCAGCGAAGCCAACGCGCAAGAACTTTCCGGTAGACGGTTTGTCTCAACCACCAGAAGCGGACCGTACTGTCTCGGCGTCGGACAGAAGATGAACGAAAAGATAAGTATCGGCAACAATACCAACGCCGTGTCGAAGGTATAGGTAGCCGCCGTAAGTATCTGTGGGTTGCCGGTGCCAGCTACGACAAGTCCCGATACTAACGTGGTAATCATATCGACAATCATCAGAGCCAACAGCAGCTCCTTTGCGATACCGGAGCGGTGGATCAGTTTCTGGTAATTAGCGCATTTTCCCAAAATCACCGGGTCAACCACCGGTCTTGGCTGCTGCATTGGCAATCGCTGAGACGATGCCACTGTATTTGTTTGCGGTTTCTGGGGTTTCTGTAGATTCAGATGTGTTTCTGCCATTTCGACGTTTCTCCTCTTCAACCATATGTTTTAGAACTTCTCTGTCCATTTCTTGCTCGACTTCCGATTTCAATACATCGGTGCATTCTTCAAACAGGTCTGGCCGTTCGTCAATCAGTTCGAGCTTCAGTTCGTGGGCGGCACCGGTGTAATGGTCCAAGCCGTGTTCAATCGATATCTGGCGGTCTCCGTTGTGGAATGCCATCCCCGGATTAGCGGTGTGTTTCGTAACAGACACCTTATGGAACCTGTCCTTGATAACACGGTGAACGCCTTCGTGCTCCAGCTTCTTGTCAATGTACTCATACAAGTCATCGTTGATACTTAGGTGGGTATCGGTTGACTCGTCCAAGTCGATAAGAACCATACACCAGCCTCGGATGTTCAATATATCCGGTAGCTCGTAGTACACGGTAGATATTGCGTGGGCGGCGACCAAGCAATTCTTGCTATCATACGAATAAGGCGTTATGGTTTTGCCTGACCATAAAGCTGGCTGGATGCGCCGTCCAAGAATTTTGTTAGGTATTTCCAGATTCATTATCATTAGCAGCCTCGGTCTTTTCTTTGCGATATTTGTCGGCATAAGTACCAACAACCTTAACAAGGTCGTAATAATCGTAAAGTTCGCTGATATTGTGGAACAAAGTATTCGACTGGAACTTATTGGTAACTTCACCGACAATCTCGAACCATTTGATCGGATGGTCTAGTGTGTCCCTGAAGTATTCCGCCTTCTTGAGGAACGCAACCTTGTCGTTAAGCTTCGAATATACCACGGCTCGCTTGCCTTTCTTGGCGATAACCAAGTCCTTGAAGATAATAGGTTCGCCAACCGTCGTCGCGCCGTCGACCGTGATGGTGTCTGGAAAACGGTCCGTTGTTTCGCTCAATGATTCAATGAATGCAAAATTCTTTATCTGTTGCTTGGTAAAACCGTCATCGTCCAAATCAGCGTTCCACATTCGTGTACATTCTTGCACTGATTCAGTGCCGTATTCGGGGTCATCGGTAATTAAACAGTGGTAGCCGTCTGGAACGTCGACAACACGGAGCGCATAACCCCTATTCAGCTTATCCATCTTTTCGGCAACATCCTTGGGAATGTACGAATTGTACAGGTCTTGTACCAAATACATCACTATCAAGTCTCGTATCTCCGACACTCCCATAAACGGTAGTGAAATCATACCGTCGTTAGGCACGTCCTTGAATTCGGTTTCGTGGAACTTCTTGTAAAGGTTCCACCACTCGGTGTACAAAGGTTCGCATTCGCATCGGAGGGAGTCTTCTGGATAATGCACCCAAACATAGTCCTCGGTCTCGCCGTTCGACTTAGTAATAGGACTCATCTCGAATGTCAAGTTGTCGCATCTACGGTATCTGCAAATTATGTACTCAAGTGCGGCCTTGGTCAGCTTCGCGCCACCCAGACCCGGTCCAATCAAGAAATGTTGCATAAAACTCCTAAAAGAGGTATCTGCGGTATTGCAAATACCTCTTAAATACAGGTTTAAATCTCAGTCATATCAACTGGGTTGGTGTCGATCTGCTCGGCGGTGAGAACCATCGGAATAAGCACCTTCTTGCCAGAAGTCGGCTCGACTTCCTTGTACTTCACGTACGGGTTCATCTCGAAGTCGGAATCCTTGTCGTAGTTCTTCAAGATTTCGAGCGTGCAGCAAGAGTTTTCGACGAGGCCATCTCCGGTGGACTTCGTTGAGTGAGTGAAAGAGACACTTCGTAAAATACCCTTGAACGTAGTGATGGTTTCGAGTTCGGTTCCGAAGTTGGCATCGATGTAGATACCGTACTCCTTGAGGTCGCGTTTGTGGCTCCACACGCCGTTGGTATTGTCGGTAACGTCTTTGAGCTGGTCAACGCCGCATTCGTCGGTGAGTACGCGACCGATTTCGCGCACCTCGGCAGGGATGCTCACCTTGAACTTGAGCTGTGTAAGTGCCGTGTCCTTGACGACAACTGTTGCTTTGCTGTTGAGAATGCCGGTAAGGGTAAACAATGACATATATTTATCTCCATTTGTCTGTTTCTGGAATGCGAATATAGAACTAAAAATTTTTAATTGCAAATTTTATATTTATCCATTGACAAAGTCGTCAAATTTTGTTATATTTAGGCTATGCTCAAACTAATCAAGTATCGAATCGATCTCATCAAGTATACGCTCGACCACCGTCGCGCCTTGCAGAATATTGCGAAGTCTCTCGGCTACTCATTCCCCCTGCACGACCTCGACAAGGTTGTAATGTATCTATTCTTCGGCAAACGCCTCACCCAGAAAATCCATCGCGCTTGGTCAAGCCACCATTACCGCAACGGAGACATCAAGGACAAGGTTCAAGCCGCTCTGGACTGGGAATCGGCACGGTTCACCAAGCCGGACAAACCACTCGACGCCCACGACACGTGGCTCAAATACTACCCCAACGTAAATATGGCACCCACCCTCAAGAAGTTAGGACTCTACCATGAAACGCATTAAGCACAGAATTTACGTGGGCGGCCCGTTCACGTTCAAGTACAGTGAAGTGACCCCCGAACTTATCCGCAGCGACTTCCGTTACGGAATCGTCGGCGAGCCATTCATCGAACAGCACAACGACATCGAAGACCTCGGAAACGTCGAATACACCGGCCCGTTCTACTATTACAAGAAGGGTCTCAACTCCGAAGCAGTGGTCGAGTCCGAAGTGGAAGCAATCCGCCGTTCCGACATAGTCTTCCTCGTGTTCCCCGAAGACGGCCAAGCTCCCGGCACAGTGGCCGAACTCATTTTCGCCGCGACGCTCAACAAGCGCATCGAAATTTTCTATGTCCCCACCGATGAACAGACCGAAGAAGACGTGTCTTCGGATAACCTCGCCACACAGATTCATCACCAATACTGGTACCCGTTCCACCAAGCGCGTATTATCAACCCGAACATCACCTTCCACAAGTGCAACAGTACCGAACACGCCAAGGACTGGTGCGCAACCCTTATCAAAACAATCAACTAAAGGACAGAAACAATGACATCGGAACAGCTCGAAATCCTCGCGACCGCGTTCGGCCTCCTTCAGGGAATCCTCGTTATGCTGAACAAGCGTAGCAACTGGATTATCTACGTTATCCAGCTCGGCTTCCTTATCGCATTCTCCTACGTCAACGGACTGTACGGCGATATGGTTCAGAGCGGCATTATGGTCGGTATCTGCGCATACGCCTTTATTCAGTGGGGAAAGCCAGAATCTGCAATTTCCTACCTGAAGCCGTCCCACGCGATTGCGGTTTCGGCCTTGATAATTGTCGGAACTCTTGTCGGTTATGCCATACTGGCACAGACCGACGACCCGCTGCCGCATCTCGACTCCTTCACGACAGTGACGACATTCGTCGCTCTTGCCTTGATGGCTCTGCGCAAGATAGAAGCCTGGATCGTCTGGTTCATCAACGACATAGCCTATATCGTCGAATACTATATGCTGCCGGACCAAGCCGTGTATCTTCTCGCTCTGTACACCGTATGGACGCTCTTGGCAGTATTCTCTTTTACCAACTGGACTCGCGAATACAAAAAGCGTGGAGGTAACATATGAAAGAGAAAGATTACGGAACAGACCAATTCGGAATACCGTACACCAAAAGTGACATCAAGATGAATTTCATCGTAGGTCTCGGTATGGCACTCTCTTTTGTCGGCGGATTGTTGCTAATATCTTGCCTATAAAACATTCTTCTCATAGTGGTACAACGAAAAAGAACTCCGTCCAACCGGGCGGAGTTCTTCCGTTATCCACACTAAAACTAGAATTTCTTCGCGAACTTGGTTAGATCCATATTCAGTGCGCTGATTATGGTATCGTCCATATCGTTGTAGCGGTACATACCGAGGCGGCCTACGAATGTGACGTTTTCAGGACATTCTGCAGCATACTTGGCGTACAGCTCGGTGTTCTTCGTATCATTGACGGAATAGAACGGCTCGTTGGTCTCGCTCATATCCGCCGGATATTCGTAGGTGACATATGTCGTGTTTGGCTTAACCGCCCACTGCGGGGCATCCTTCCACATAAAATGGCGATGCTCGATGGAACGGGTGTACTTCCGGAATTTGGTCGTATAGTTACAAACGGCAACACCTTGGTAGTTGTCGGTCTCATAGGCAACTGTTTCGAACTTCAAGCTGCGGTAGTCGAGCTTGCCATACTTGAAATTGAAGAACTCGTCGATACGGCCAGAATAGAAGATATGGTCGGCAATCTTGTCCAGTTCGGCGCGATTCTCGATATAGTCGACACCAGAATAGAACGTGGCTTTGCCGTACATCATATTGATCCAGTTGGAATAGCCAGCTGCCGGGATTCCTTGGTAGGTATCGTTGAAATAGTTGTTATCGTAAACCATACGGAGCGGGATTCGCGTGATGATGTATGGAGGCAATTCGCTGCACGACCGACCCCATTGCTTCTCGGTATATCCTTCGATCAATGCGTGGAAAATCTTAGGACCGACCAAGGACAACGCCTTTTCCTCAAGATTCTTGTAAGTTTCCTTGATGTAAGGTGCCGTCTCTGCTTTAAGCTTTTCCTCAACGTCCCTCGGTCTATGCAAACCGAAGATTTTCGCGAACGTGTTCATATTGAACGGAAGGTTGTACACGTCGGTTTTAAGCGTTGTACCTCTGCCTAAACAAGAATCAAGCACTTCATATTCGGCAATCGCGACCGGGCTGTTGATGAACGGAACAAAATGCGCGAACTTGTTGGCGAATTCCCAAGCAGCTTTGTCCGACGTATGGAAGATGTGCGCCCCGTACTTGTGGATGATGATACCGTCACGAGTTTCGGTAGCACAGTTACCTCCGATTTCGTGTCCGGCTCGGCGTTCCACTACGCACACGGACAGTCCCATCTGTTGGAAGCGGTACGCGAGCACGGCATTGTACAACCCAGCTCCGACCAGCAAAATGTCATAATGACCAGCAAATTGACCGTTTACCATAAAGACCTCAATCTAGCATATTTGAAAAATGATTTGGGTGTCCATCGACGCATTACCTCTACTACATCGTCAACAGACTTGAATTCTTTTTCCCAGTTCTCGTCCTCGCAATATATGACGTACTTGTCCTCATATATCTCGACTTCCATATACATCTTCTTCTTGTCCTTGAAGATGTTGAAGCCGTCCGGAGAACATTCGATCTGGATAGTGCCTCGGCCAGTCGGGGAAAGCTCCCATTCCTCGAACCAGCAGAAGTTCGACGTGTACCGCATCGCGAATATCAAGTCGAACGTCCGACTTAGTACCTTGTCAGAGAACGGCGGTGCGTCGTAACCGTTCCAGTCCTGTTCAAGCTTCCTGTATTCGTCTATGCGGTGGTTCATCGTGGCCAGCCATTTGTCCATACGGCGAACCATATTGATCCACAAGGCAAGAATCACATAGGCGACGAGCACCGGCCAGTGAAACGGAGTCAACATATCAACCCTTCAGAAGAGTTTCACGAACCTTGGTTATGGCCTTCCCAAGCAAGTTCTGGCCATTCCAGTTCTTGTCGTCGTGGAGACGAGCGTCACCCATTCCGAGCTTGATTCCCCAGATGCCGTCATAGGGAGATGCTTCGACGAAAGTCTTGCCATCGAACTTCTTGTCAAGGAGACGACGCTTGATGTCGTCGTTCTGGGAATACTTGGCGAGGTTCACTTCGTACATCACGTCGAAGCGCACCTTGTCCCATTCGGAGTCAACGTAGTTCTTGACTTCTCGACCGAGGTTCTTGGCTTCCATAGGAGTAGAAGCGGCGAGAATCTTCTTTGCGGTGGCTTGGTCATCGAACTTGATGGCTTTTTCCCACATAAAAGCCTGTTCGGAACAGAAGAACTTCTGACCCTTGTAGGTGAACGAAGCACGGAAGAAGTTGCTAGGCCATTCCGTGTAGAAAAATGCGTATTTATCGGTTATGTCAATCATAGCCGAAAATATAGTATTTCCGTAGTGTAGATGCAACTATTCGAACGCGCTTCGGAGAAATTCGACCAGACGCTGCCACCAAGACTTCTTGGGAGCCTCTACAGGCGTCGCAGCCTTGTCGACGATTACTAGGTCGCCTTTTGGGGTTTCCTCGACGTGGTAGTCGTGCTTAGGTTCTTCTTGAGCCGTTGCTACCGGTGCGGCCTCTTCTTTGGGCGGTTCTTCCTTGGGTTCTTCCTTCGGCGGTACCGGGTCGGACGGCTTGGTGATATTGTCGAGCACGTCCTTGATTTGCAGCGTCATTTCGGGAGGAAGGTCATACTTGTCCGGACGGACATTGCTGTGACAGAAAATCCCACGGAACGCGACGGCCTCTTCAGCCGACCCGAACACATCGCCGATGTAGTCCTTGAACTTCAGCGGGATGTTGTGACGTTCGGACAGATATACGAGCAGACGTGCGACGGCTTCCTTCTGACGCTCCGTCATCTTCGCATAATAGTCATAGCCACGGTAGGAGACCGAGTCTACCAGCGAAACGTCGGTAGTGTATGTGTTGCCGTAAGCGTCGAGGTACTTTCCGTCCTTGAAGCGGAGCGGACCGTAGTTAGAGATCTCGATGCCGATGGACTGTTTAGACATAACCGAGTTTCCGCCTATCGCGGTGGCACCAAGGTGATAGCTCCAGTAGTCATCCGGAAACAGCCTGTAGATGAATCCTAGGCGGTCTACGACGTACTGGACGGACATATGGTTGTCGGCCTTGGTAAGGGTGGCAATGTCGCCCGGAAGCACGCCTACGGTGAAATGGAGGCAGATCTGCTTCTTTTCCGTCTTTGTCTGGTAATAGTATGACTTGAACGAGGTGGAAATCGGAGTAATTGCGAAATCGTTGCCTATGCCAATCTTGGTTCCGGCGGTGAACTGTTTCGCGGTTGAATCGATTAGTTTGAGAGCGAATTTAGACTCGCGTTCCGAAATAGTTTCTGGTGTCATATCCACCTCGCATCCTTTTAAAGGAGTTTATACGGCAGAAACTAGCTCAAAACGTATAAACTCTGAATAAAGAAACTTGGTTACGCTATGCTGACTGATATCGGATGCAACTTGCTAGACGCCTTTGACAGGATTTTCGAACGGACTGGAGAAGATAACCCCAATTCGATATTCGAAGCCAAGAAGAAACCGGCCTCGTCTAACGCCGCCGTCCCGCCAATTTCGGCTGGTGATGTCGGCGACGTGTTCGGACCCGACTCCCCGTCTGGAAAGGAAAACCGTATCAAGCTCGCCCAGCTCGTTTACGGTGACGGAGAACCGTTCACCGTTGAAGCAAGTGGCGATATTCCGTGGACTCTGGTGTTCAACAAGGACGGCGACCAAGTCGTTACCTTTGATGAAGGTTCGAAGACTGTCACGATCAACGCAAAGCGTGCCGCGTACAAGTCCAGTGTGGCGAAGTTCCTCGCCGAAGGCTTGAAGAACCGTAAGTACACGAATATCCACAAGAGCCAGAAGAATTCGTTCCAAGACGCAATCAACCAGATGCTTGACTATGTCAAGAAGGCCGCCGACGGCAAGGATATGAGCATCGAAGCTCTTGACAAAGCCGCCAAGGAACGTGCCGAGAAGGCTAAGGCTACTCGCGAAAAGAACAAGCAAGCCAAACAAGAGCAGAAACCCGACGAAAACCAGCAGCCAGCCGGTGACGAAATGGGTCAAGGCGTTCCTCCGGAGTCCAACACGACGGAACCCAAGAAAGAAGAACAGCCTAAGCAAGAACAGCCGGTCAATAACGGTCAGAACCAGCAAGGCAACCAGCCACAGCCGGATAATCAGCAGAATCAGCAGCAGCCGGAAGATAACCAGCCAAAAACTCAGCAACAGATGTACAAGGAATTTGTCGCGAAGTTCAAGGAAGATTACTCCGACCGCATTCCGGCGGATTGTAATAACCCGCAGATGACACAGAACGAAATCAACGAGAAGGCTGACGAATATTTCAATGCTATCCAGTCTCCTATCCTTGACGACGCCGACGACGATACCCGTAACGCTGCTTACCGCTATGTCCAAGCCGCGATTTCTCAACACGTCCGTTCACTGAACGGTAACAATAACCAGCAAGGAAACCAGAACGGTGGAGAGAACCCAGATGACAAGGACGACTTCAACTGGGGTGGCGATGACGGTGATGACGATTTGGACGGAAATGGTAATGATAAGGATAAAAAGTCATCAAGCAAATCGAAGGATCCAGGATATTTCCAGCGAATCCTAGATACAGCTGATAAATACCAGAAAACGTTCTCTTGGTAACAAAAACGCCGCTTAAAAGCGGCGTTCTTTTTATTGATTCTGTTCGGACCGAGTCTTGATAGAACTCTGCAGCGCACCGGTAATCGACAAAAATTTCTCGACAAAGCCGTCGGAGAATCGGATTACGCTATTGTCCGCGTTCGGGTTCGCGTACTCGACCGGGATGGTAGCTTGGTTCTGCTTGTAATAGACATTGCTATCACCGTTTTTCGAACCCTGCTGATCCATAGACGGAACCGCATTAAACTCGCCGCTATCACCATCGTCAACGGTGAACGCGGCTGCAATGACGGAGTTGTTCTGACGGTTTCTGCTAACCGCTGTTTCGCTAAGATTAAACGGTATGCCATACTTGGCAAATGTGTTATTGAACGCTTCCTTACACTGTGTAATCTTGGCCATAGCGTTTGACTGGTCGACTTCAGGTGTCGATTTCTTAATCCAGTGTTCACGAATCTTCGCATCGCCTTGGCGGTTAGCCTCTGCTGCGGAGTCGGCTTCCTTGGACATATTCATTTTCGTCGAACCGAAATCGGAACTCGTTACAACCGGCTGAACCATATTTACGATTTTTTGATAGTTCTCGTTTTCCGGGTCACTCATAACGTCATCGAGCGGCGTATCGTCCAGATTCAAGATGTTGACATTGTTGGACACGCTGTTCTTCTTCACACCGACAACAACATTGCAGCTTCCGTCGTCGTTGTATCTGACGTTAGCTTCGAGCATCATATTCTTATGGGTGATTCCAGAACCAACCATCATCTTGGCGACGACTTGTCTGTGCATCTCGTCAAACCACGGCATAAACGACAACTGCGCAAAAATCTCGTCAGTGCTGATAATGGTATTCGGCGTATTCTCGATCTCGCCAAGCATATTGGGAAGGCCACGGATGAAGTCAAACGCGACCATATACGCGGCGCACAGCGAACGAGCAATAGCAAACGCTTGGCCTACATCCTTGGCGACCTTGGTCGAATAATCACCGGCTCCGCGATATAGAGCCAAGTATTGGATTTCAACCGGTGCGCTCGAATCCACGTTAATGGACGTGCTAGTACCAAATTCTTCAATGTCCTTGAATCCCATAATCACAACGGGACGGTCATAACCGGACACCTTGTACTCGATACCCTTGCTGCCCATAGAGTTCGGGAACTTTCCGAACCTTGCAGACACAATCGTATTCGAGAAGTAGTTGCTTGTAACTTCCTCGGCTGAAAATTCGGTCAATGTTCCCTTCATCTTCATCTGTTCGAACATATTGTTCAGTTCGCGAGGATATTCCGGCGCGTCGCCTAGGAAGATATTCATATTACCCGGCTTGGTTTCCTCCACGTCGTGGTCGACTTCGAAAGTTGAAGACACCGTAGAACCAACCCAGTCGTTGATGCCAGCGAAATCTTCCAGCGTCGTCTTTGACTGTACAGAACTCAACTTCTGGTTTCCGTTTTCGTCCGGTTTCGTATAACGAGTCAATACAACATTGCCAGCGACAATGCCGACACGGTAGAACAGTTCGACATTTTCTCCGTTTTGGAGGTAGCCTACGTCGACAAGCAAGCTCGTATTCTTGTTCAGCGGAGCCGTAAGCATAGCGGAAAGGCGAGGGTCGCCTGGATCGCCGAGAGTTCCTTGCAGCTTAGAACGGGTTTCTATAACCACGATGTCGTCGGTATTGATATGCTCGATTTCGCCATTCTTGTTGAAAAGATACTTAACGGCCTTAAACGGTTCGATGCCTTTCTGCACAAGCTTCACGAATTCTACACGGTTGTTGTTCAGCGCGTTGTCCACGATGTCCTCGGAAACCGGGAGACCCTTAATCGACATAAAGTTCTTGAAAGCATCGGCGAAAATATCGTGGAGATATTCTTCGCTCTTTGTTTTCAGCTCTTCCTTCAGAGCCGCGTCATTTACCTTGCGTCCAGACTTTTCGAAATATGCCTTGACCAAGTTGAACAAGCGAGGAATCGACAACATCTGTCGAAGAGAGAATTTCGGGAACTGTTCATAATAGTTGACGCCGCGCTCGGACTCCATATTCTTTTCAGAAGTCATCAGCTTGATAATGACCGACCTGAGCGTCACGTTTCGTTTGTTCAGTTCACCTTCTAGCCACTTCAAGTCGTCTTCAGACAAGGTTCCATCTTCGGAAACCGTAATCTGGCGAGTCGTTTTTCCGTCATTGAACCCGATGAACTCACCCTTGGGGTTGAACACAAGACGGAACATCATACCGCTATTACCCGGTCCGTTGAATGGAAGAACGAAGGGGTACTTACTGGTCGACATATGGCTGACATCCAGCGTTATACCGCAACTCTTGCATTCCGGAATTCCCAGAATTTGGTATGCGACTTTAGTAATAAGCTTTGGATTTACTGGCATAGGAACTTCTCTGTTGCTGTTTGCAGTTTATATAATTCCGATGCCAAATTAGGTCATTTTAGGATTGATCCTCGGTTTCGACAAGCCCAAACTTGACCAGAATTTCCGACCTCGGTAAGAACTCGATCGGTTTTGGATTCACCTTGTACAGATTCAGCAAGAAAATCAGCTGCTCCCTATGAGCCTCAAGGAACGAGATAAAGGAAACGTGCTGGTATTTTGCGGAGCGTCTGTCGTGGTACTGGTGCTTGATGCCGTTGTCGCCTATCGGAAGCGCATATACCGGAAGACCGGTATAGAAGCATTCCATTCCGATAAAACCGTCCTCCCCACCCCAAGTACCGAGGAAATCGCTGTGGAAGGTCTCGTAACGGCTGTAAAGTAGCTGATTGAGCCTACGAAGATGCGTAACTGCAGCGGCGTTCATTCCGAAATTGCAAGTCCATACGACGCCCGAATCGACGAAATAGCCTTCGTTCTTGACTTCGGTCGGCTCTTTGAAGAAGATTTCCATCTTGCTATTGTTGGTCATTCGCTGGTCTACCCAGCCGTGCATATACTCCTTGCGCTGACCGATGGTAACTGCGGCACCGCCAGCGGTTCCTAGGATAGCCGCGTGGCCTTTAATCAGGTCTGGTTCAGGGAGGCAGTCACCGTCGATGAAGACGATGATATCGTAGCCGTTCTTCACCATATAGTCGATGGCAACTTCGCGGACGTGACCAGTCAAGAAATGGTACTCGCCGTAGACCATCTGCGGATGACCCATATGTTCCGGCTGGTCTCTGACGACGACTTGCTCGATCAGCGAGTTTCCGGACAAAATCTTTCTGCAGTCCACCATCTCACGGGCGGACGGTCGGTCTTGCAGATACAGAACCTTGTCCGGCTTAACGGACATAGCTTCTATATGCGCGACCATCTGTTCTAGGTACTTTACCTGTTCTTTATTTGGAATTGCTAATAAGGTTTTCATTCGGATTGTATTCACTTCGGACTGTTTCGAACCCGACATCAGATTCCTGACGACGGACACGGTCGAACTGAACTCCTTCACCTAACTTGGTCACCGGATTCTGGATTTCGTCCATAGTTCCTCCTGTTGGGGAAGGAGACAGCCTTCCCTACTGTTTGCGTTTAGTCTTCTTGTCGCAGAAAACGTCCGCAGTGTTCTTCATCAAGTTGTACACTTGCTTAGACAACTTGAACCGTTTTTTGTTTACCAAAAGCGAGCGGTAGATACTTCCGTCCTTGCTACGCCTTACCGATGCACACCAGTCGCAGAACATCTCGATGAGCTGGAACAAGTTCATATCGTCGACTTTCTGGAAATGCTCCGGGTGATGGTCATTCACGGCGTAATGGTGATCCAGGCATTCCTTCATATTCTTCTTGGATTGCTTGTATTCTGGCGAATTGTATACCATCTTGCCAAGGTTACGGGTATTCTTGTCAAAATCGGCCTTCTCCGGCGGAAGCAGCTTCGTCCGGTCGTGGAGATGGCCACGCTTTAAAAGTTCGGTAGAAAACTTCGACAAGTTTTGGAAAACCAAGTCGATGTGCTTAAAAGTAGCTGGGGCAGAGTCATATTCTTTATGCATAGCCTAAATATAATATAATCGGTTTACGATGTCAATAGAAAAGGCGTATAAAATAGAAAAAGCACCGCACGAAGGACTCGTACGGCACTTTGTTGCTATATGGATTGCTTACTTCTTCTTGCGGTTTTCTTGCCAAGCTTCGTACTTCAACGAAATTTTGTTGAAGAGACCAGCGATAGGCCAGACGAGGATTACTGTCAGCGTGGACACCAGAATGAGGATCGAGTAAGTCGAGAAGTACGGGTGAGCGTAACGGAAAACGTTCACTTCCTTCTGATTCTTGAACTCGGCACACGTCATATTCTGGATTACCACTTGGGTTCCATCAATCTCAATGACCGTAGACGGGATATGAACTACGCCTTGAGTACGGTGGAACTTGTCGACGGTGAATTCCTTCACACATTTGCCGCCAGTCACGTCGCTGGTAAAGAACCTCACCAGCCCATAAGCCGCCGGGACAGCCAAGCAAAGGTAAACAACCACACCGATAATAATCAGAACCTTTTTGGTCATTAGTCGTCCCCACCATCGGTTTCGAGACCACGGTCTTGACAGAGCTTGTTCAAGCCAGCGTTGGTATAGTCTTGGCCAGCGGCCTTGAACGACCAAGTATTTCCGGTCTTGATAAGCTGAGCCATCAACATCGCGGTTGCTCTCGGATAGTCATCCTTCAGGTCGAAGCGGAGTTCTTCGTTTCCATCCGGACGGAACTTTTCGTCGGTAGAGACCACGCGGCAATAAGCGTTCTTAACCATACCGAAGGTCTGGTGACGCTTCTTCCACTTGTAGATAGTCACCGTGATGTCAATCGTCGTGATGTGGTCGGGAATCTTGTCGAAATCGATGAAGAGGTTTTCATCATCGGAAGAACCAGATCCACCGGCGAGACTGTCGCCACCATAACGAATACCACCACTGTAATGGGTCTTGTCTTCGGCTTCCATTCCGTAGAAAATGATGTCGTCGTCAGACGCACACTTTCCGTCGGCACCGAGAAGGAATGCGGACGCATCAAGGTCAACTTGCTGCGCACCGCAAGACCAGCCAAGACCAATCATGGCATACTTCACACCCTTCGAGAGAGCGATGACGTTGCCTTTCTTAGCCAATTTAACTGCCATTGTTAGCCTTCTTATTACTTGAACTGATTGATGAAGTCACCAAGGCCGCACTTCGTACCTTCGCCGATAGCCTTCATCTTCCATTCACCGTTGTGGCGGTAGATGTCAGCCATACGGATGCCGGTAGAGCCAGAGTAGTCTTCGGTAAGGTCGAAGCGGAGTTCTTCTTCGTTCTTGCCGCCGGTGGTGTTCACGAGGCGGACGTAGGCGTTGTTCACCTGACCGAAGTTCTGGTTGCGTTCATCGGCCTTGTAGATGTTGACCACGACCACGAGGCGTTCGATATTTTCCGGCATCTTGGAGAAGTCGAGCTTGATGGTTTCGTCATCACCGTCGCCAGCACCAGTGAGGTTGTCGCCGCTGTGGACGATAGCACCACTGGAGTGCTTCTTGTTGTTGAAGTAGATGACATCGGAGTCGGACGCAATCTTGCCGTTTGCCGTGAGAGCAATCACGGAAGCGTCAAGGTCAAATGCGGCACCGGAACCGGATTTCGCATCCCAGCCCAAGCCAATCAAGGCAGTCTGGGTGTTTTTGTCGAGAACGTGGTTTTCACCTTTGGAAAGATTGATGGACATTGTTGTACCTCTTTGTTAGTTGTTGTTAAGAATTTTGGAGTTGAGCTGGTTGACTACTTCGATCGGGTAATTGGCCTTGAGGGAGTTACCGATTGCGGTAAACGTCCATTCATTGCCTTCGCGAGTCAACTTGCCGAGAACGAGAGCCGTGTCCTTCTCGTTGAACTGAGTGAGGTCATAACGACACAATTCTTCGTTATTGGCCGCGTTCACGATACGGAGGTAAGCCTTGGTAAGGTCACGGAACGACTGTTTCTTGTTTTCTGCCTGATAGATGTTCATAAAGACCACAATCGTTGCAGTTTCCTTACGAACCTCGGTCAACTTGATATCGATGACTTCATCATCGTGTTCGCCGTCGCTACCGGTCAAGTTGTCGCCACCGTGCTTGATGCCGCTGACTTCCTTGTTGTGATAGCAGACCATATTTTCTTCAATACGGCGACCGATCGGATAACCATCCTTGTTGAGCAATACGCAAGATGCGTCCAAGTCATACTCGCCATTTGTGCGACGAGTGATGGTTTCGGTGACGGTCTTGGTAACGAGTTCGCAGCCGAACAGCTTACGGAAAAGGTTTCCGATGGACTTTACCGGAACTTCACGAGTCACGGTACGACTGCCTTTGGCGATTTCCCAACCCATACCGACGAAGATGTGGGTGAGGGAATCGGTGTCTTTCTTCAGCTTAATGCTGCCACCTTTACTGAGCTTAATCATTGTTACTTCCTCGTAAGAGCCAGTTTCGCCAGAGAGGCGACCGGAATGATGGTGAAGGATAACACGGCGATGATTCCCCATTCAGCGGCACCAAACGGAATGCAGCTGAACATCTTGGAAATGGTCTGGCAAACCGGGTTATTGAACTCACCGATGTTGATGATGCCAGCCTGAACAATTGCGATGATTGCAAGCACCTTCAAGAAGCCGGGGTTCTCGTTGAGGCGAGAGAAGATTGCGAAACGGTCAGAACGTACGTTGAAACCATTCCACAAGGCCGACCAGATAAAGAATGCGAAGAATGCGGTGTTCATCTGGAGTACAGAGTCAAAGCGCGTGGTGAAGAACGGAACCTTGAGGAACACGAAACCGAGCGCGATAATCCAGAATGCCGGGATAATCACGGATCCAATCATAGACTTGTCGATGATGGAATCTTCACGGTTACGCGGCTTTTCGGACATATACTTCGGCAGAGCGGGTTCGGAACCGAGCATCATAGAGCCAAGACCGTCCATCACGAGGTTCACGAAGAGGAGGTGGACAACGGTAAGCGGCGGTTCACAGCCAAAGAGCGGAGCCAAGAGAGTCACGCCCACTGCAGCTACGTTAATCGTCAACTGGAACTTCACGAACTTCAAGATGTTGTGGAAGATGGTACGACCAAACCAAACAGCGTCCTTGATGGAGTTGAAGTTGTCGTCCAAGATAATCAAGTCACCAGCTTCCTTGGCGGCTTCGGTACCGGAACCCATTGCGAAGCCCACGTCAGCACGCTTCAAGGCCGGAGAGTCGTTCACGCCATCACCAGTCATACCGCAGACGAGACCCATTTCCTGAGACAAGCGAACCATACGAGACTTGTCGGTCGGCAAGGCACGAGCGATCACACGGATGTCCTTGAGAATCTTCTTGATGTCGTCATCGGACATCGCGGCGAGGTCGGTGGAGGACAGCACCACGTCCTTGTCACTGCGGACAAGACCGGCGTCCTTTGCGATTGCGCGAGCGGTTTCGAGACGGTCACCAGTAATCATCACGACTTGGATGCCAGCCTTCTGCATAGCTTCGATTGCGGTCTTTGCTTCCGGACGGACATCGTCACGGATAGCGGCCACGGCTACGAGAGTCAGGTTGTCGTGGATGACGTTTTCTTCGAGTTCATCTTCACAGTAGGCAAAGGCAAGCATACGCATAGCCTTGTTAGCCATTTCGTCAATCTTTGCGTTGAGAGCGGCCATATCGACATCGGCGATGTTGCCGTTCACGTCCATATACTTAGTACACTTGGCGAGAATCTTTTCGGGAGCACCCTTGTACACGAGCGTTCCGTCACTGAGCTTGGCTTGGCTGAACTTGTTAGCGGAGTTGAAGCCTTGCATTGCGACCACGCCAGCAGAGCAAGAGTGGAAATGGTCTTGACCGATGAACTTCATCAAGGCGTGTTCCGTAGCGTTGCCACCGAGGACATTACCCTTTCTGTCGAACGTAGACTGGGTGTTACGAGCGATGCAGTTAATCAACTTGTCAGAGAGACCAGTGCTGATACCCTTGCCGTCAAAGAGTTCGACCACTTCAAGGTTACCCTTGGTAATGGTACCGGTCTTATCGGAGAACTGGATATTCACTGCGCCAGCGGTTTCGATACCTTGAGCCTTGCGAACCAACACGTTGTGGTCAAGCAGCTTGGAGGTATTCTGCATCAACACGAGGGAAATCATCAACGGAAGTCCTTCAGGAACAGCGCACACGACGATAAGGATTGCAAGGTCTGCGGCCTTAATCACGGTGTTAAGAACGTGCTGCCAACCGAGGTCGAGGAAAGCGGAAGGTCCGCCAGCGTTAATAATTCCGGTTACGAGGTACAATAACACAATCAACGCGGCGGACACATAACCGAAAACGGAAATCTGATTTGCGAGCTTGGAAAGCTTGACCTTGAGCGGAGAGTCCGGTTCGTCACCGGCCATTTCTTCGGCCATCTTACCCATCATAGTCTTGAGACCGACCTTCTGCACGACCATAATGCCGTCACCGTCATAGACGATTGCACCACGGAAGAGAGAAGACTTGTCCACGAAAGTATCGCCAGTAATTTCATCCGGAACCACGCCGTCCGGGTTTGCTTCCTTGTGGCACTCTTCGGCTTCACCGTTCAGTGCGGAGTTGTCCACACGGAGGGAACCCTCGATAAGAGTACCGTCAGCCGGAATCTTGTCGCCAGACTGCAGATGAATCAGATCTCCGACGACCACGTCATCGAAGTCGATGCTCTGAGTAGAACCGTCACGGATGACCTTGGCTTGGTCTTTTTCCGTGCGAGCCTTGAGAGCGCGGTACTTGCCGTCGGAAGACACAGCGGTCTTTGCAGAAATGGTAGCGACGAGGAGAACGGCCACCATAGTACCAATCGGTTCATAGATAGTCTGTTCGATGCCAGCCTGGGGGAAGATGAAGCTTGCACCCCAGAGAGCGAGCATAAGACCAGCGATTGCGAGAAGGATACGAATCATCGGGTCACTGAAGGACTCCTTGAATTCCGCCCAGAACGTGGTCGGTTCCGTATCAGGGATTTGGTTCGTGCCGAACTTGGCGCGAGAATCTAAGACTTCTTGGGAAGTCAGTCCGTTTTTATTCATATTGTTGTTTTCCATATAGTTTTGACGGCCAACCGGCCACCGAGATGAATTATAGCATTATGCAAGCGAGTTGTCAATAGGAAAATTTAAATTTTTAAAAATAATTTATAAAAACTGTATAAAAAAGAACGCAGCCTTGCGGCTGCGTCCCCTAGCACTCCAACTTCTAAGGTACTAAAGATCGTTGAGGAAGTTGTCAACGTCAGCTTCATTGGCCAGCTGAGCCGTTTCGCGACCATTGACGATGTCGTCAACGCGCTGGGCAGCTTGCTGTTCGAACTGCATCTTCTGTACGAGTTCGTCAACTTCACCAAACGTGGTGTTGATGTCGACCATACCGGTTTCGTCGATGACAGACTTGCTCTTGTAGAGCTGAATCTTCTGGCGGAGCATATCGGCCTTCATATGGACGAGGTTCTTGTTAAGCTTGAGATGCTTGAGCATCTTTTCGACACGCTTAATCATCAGGTCCATTTCATCCTTCTGGCGACCAAATTCAGCGACGAGCTTCTGCTGTTCAAGGTAGGTGGCGGCGGCGAGCTTCATATCGTCGTCTTCCTTGTAGTCCTTTCCTTCCTTGATGAGCTTGTTCTTCAGCACTTCGCAGCTGGTCTTCAAACGGGTGAGGTCCTTCTGAGCCTTTTCGAAGTTGGCGTCGAATTCAAGCTTAGAAGCTTCGAGCTTCTTTGCGTTTTCGCGCTGCTTTTCCAAGGCGTCGATGGTGTCGTGTTCGATGATCTGAAGCTGTGCTTCAGCATCCACGAGCTTTTGGAGTCCGTTCTCGACCTTGATCTGGCCGATACGGAACAGTTTCTTAATGAGGTTCCAGATACCCATTGTTTATCCTTTGATCAAAGGTTGGCAACATTGCCTTCCTACGATATAAATTATAGCAATTTGTGTTTAAATGTGCAACATTTCGTCGGCAAAAAACTAATTTTCGTCGTATGATTTATAATTTCGTCGTAAACGTATTCAACAAGCCAGAACTGGTGCGCCCAACGGACGGCAGCCACTTCCACGTTTTCGAAAGCGTACCGCTGTATCTCGACTATCCGCAGAACGAACACCATTGGACGACCGAGTACGCTTGCACCCAAGCGGCACCCCTTATGCTGACCACAATGGGTATGAACTGGTCATCCGAACATTTCCGCAAGGTTGACTACCACAGTCAAGACGGCAAGCACGACTTGTCCTACTACACATTCGATAGACAGTGTATAATCAGCTGCAAGTCGCTGTTCACTGGCCGCGAGATGCACGGAGCCGATATGGAATGCTTGTTCGGCGGCGCAAAGAGCATCCCAACGACCGACTACCACCAGATTTTCTGCGGAGCGCACTCTTGCTGTGTTTTAGATAACCAAGCAGCCTTGACGAACAAGGTGCTCATTCTGAACACCGATTCCGAGTCGATTCCGCTAATCCGTGTACTGCTGGCGTATTACAGGACCATATACTATATGGACAACCGCACACATACGTCGCTAAAGCACCACCTAAAACCGTTCTGGTTCAGCGACCCGACCCAAGTAGACTTCGCCGCACTTATGTTAGACATAAACTGGATTGCTGGAAAACTTCAGCAAAACTATCGATAGGAACGATATGAGCATTTACGTAATTGGATCCACCAAGAACATCTTCCCGGAACTAGACGAAGGCCGCGAGAAATTCCTAGTCGACGTGCCTCATTCCGGCGACAACATTGACGCTCTCAACCCTTGGTACTGCGAACTGACCGGACTTTACTATATGTGGAAGCATTCCACGGCGAAGTACGTCGGCCTAGAACACTATCGCCGATTCTTCGCGTCTCCCAAGCGCAACAAGTCGAGGATGACCATCGAGGAAGCCGAGAAGATTCTCGAAGACCACGACATCATCCTCTGCAACTACCGTCACGAGCCGGACTTCTGCGCCTACAAGTATTTCCAGCGAGCCGGTAAGGTCGAAGACCTAGACCAGTTCATCGATATGCTTGACGAGAAGTTCTTCCCCCTAGGAACCCAGTTCAAGGCGTACACTTGCGAACGGTCGCTCAGACAGTGCAATATGTTCATATCTCGCCGCGAGACTATGGTGAAATACTGCGAATGGCTGTTCCCCAAGCTCGCTATGTTCGACAAGTACATCGGCATAGACGACCGTAACCTCCGCATTGACGGCTACCTCGCCGAACACATCTTCGGCCTCTGGGTTCGCCAGCAGAAGCTCAAGGTCTATGACGCGATCAAGGTTGAGATGCACTTTATGGAAGTTTCTGGTTCCAAAAAACCATAAACTGCGTTTTATGAGTATTTACGTAGTTGGTTCATCTAAAAACACCTTCCTCCCCCTTGACGGATTCCGTACCAAGTTCTTGGTAGACCAGAAGCACGAAGGGGACAACATCGACTTTCTCAACGGCTTTATGTGCGAGCTGACCGGTCTCTATTATATGTGGAAGCACTGCACGGACGACATAGTCGGGCTGGAACATTACAGGCGATACCTCTGCTACAACGGAGCGCAGCCCATTCCGGAAGCTATGGCGAGGAAGCTGCTCGAAACCAACGACGTACTCTGTACCACGGTCACATACCCGTACCGGACTCCGGTTAAGAAATACCTGATTAACAACGGAAAGGCCGACGCGACGATGAACTTCATCACAGTGCTCGGCGCGATCTACGGCAAGGCTTATTCAGACCATTGCCTCAATTATATCAACGGAGACACCCACATTCTCGGCAATATGTTCATCGCCAAGAAGGATCTGGCCGACAAATACTGCGACTACCTGTTCAAGGCTATGACAATGTATATGGCGTCCGAGGCGAAACACCATAGGCCACTGCAGCCTCGTATATGTGGTTACTTGTCGGAATTTTTGTTAGGAGCATGGGTCAGCTGGAATGGCAAGCGGATTTACCGACTCGGCCTCCGTATGATTTGATTTTATAATACAGATCTGCTATATTTCAGTCAAATTTACAAGGAACTCTATGTCTTCCTATTGCAGTGCTGTTGACAATTATATCAAAGAACAAGAACAGTTCAGTGTGGAGCTGGACAAGGACATCAAGGTTATCGAGCTGTTCGCCGGTGTAGGCGGATTCCGCATCGGTCTCGAACGCGCATCCGAACAGTTCAAGACGGTGTGGAGCAGCCAGTGGGAACCGTCAACCAAGAAACAAGACGCTTCCGAAATCTATGTTAAGAGGTTCGGTGCGGACGGACATTCCAACGAGAATGTCTGCACTGTCGGTGTGGAACGAATACCGGAAGCCGATATGGTCGTAGGAGGGTTCCCTTGCCTTACTGGTGACACGCTGGTATTAACTAAGCGTGGCCTAGTTCGAATCGACCAAATCTCAACTAGAGATACCGTCTTGACTCACGATGGGTCTTACCAAGCCGTGACGAATACCTTCAATCAAGGTGTTCACAAAATTTATAACATTTCTGGTTATGGATTCGACGCCATTAAGGCAACCGGCAATCATAAATTCTTTGCGAGAATAAAGAACGTTCGGCATACACATTCCGCAAGACTCGTTTCATATTCTAAACCAGATTGGTTTACGGTTGACCAGTTGCTCCAGATGAAACGAAATACCGTTTATTTCGGCACTCCAATCAACACCAACGCAATTATGCCTACGTGGAAAGGTATCGACGTTCATACCAATGCTACGGCAACCCGGCATTTGAACAATCTTGACCTAAGCGACCCAACTTTATGGTACATCGCTGGTCTTTATATTGGTAACGGCTGGCTGCATAAAACACCAAAACGTACTGAATTGAATCATCCGTATGATGGTGTCGTTATTTGTGGAAATCTAAAGAAAAAAGAGTTCTATACCAATAAAATCGACATATCGAAGTATCACTATACATTAAGCGACGAGAATACGGCGTTCAGAATGATATTTTCCAATGTTGAACTTACATCATTCTTGGAACAGTTCGGAATGGGTGCAAAGAATAAGTATATTCCGGGTTTTATGTTCGATGCACCAGTAAGTATTTTAAAGCCGTTCATCGACGGTTATTTCGACACGGACGGACACAAAATTGATAACGGACTCGCATTTACGACCACAAGTCGTGAACTGGCCTATGGTATTATGCACCTTGTTGAAAAGGTGTACCATAAACCGTGCAATCTCTTTATTCATAAAGCGGATGGAAAGCATACGATTCAAGGACGCGTCGTAAACGAATCTGATTACTATCAAGTACGTTGTTCTCTTGTAAATAAGCACATTACGGCATTTTATGAAGATGGCTATATTTGGTACCCGGTCAAAGATTTCGACGATTCTGGCGAAGCCCAAGTATACGACATTGAAGTAGAAAATACTCATTCGTTCATCGCCAATCATATGGTTACCCATAACTGTCAAGATTACTCAGTAGCCTCAACACTCAACCGCTCCGGCGGTATCGAGGGAAAGAAGGGTGTACTCTGGTGGGAAATCTACCGCATCCTCAAGGACAGCGAGCACAAGCCAAGCTACTGCATCTTCGAGAATGTAGATAGACTTCTCAAATCCCCGGCAAAGCAGCGCGGACGCGACTTCGCGATCATCCTCGCATCTCTCGCCAACCTCGGTTACGATGTGGAATGGCGTGTGATAAACGCCGCCGACTACGGTATGCCGCAGCGTAGACGACGCACTTATATGGTGGCCTACAAGAACGACGAAAAACTTGCGACAAAGATTCGCTCGCAAGTACCGGAAACCGTGATTTTCGCCGGAGTAATCGGTGCCGCTTTCCCGTCATCCAAACCGGAAAAGGGTAAGTTTAACAAGTTCTCGCTTGACACCGACTTGGTTACCGTATCCAACGAGTTCAACAAGGGTAAGAAGACATCTCCGTTCTTCGGTGCGGGCGTACTCCGTGGCCGCGAGGTCACTACCGTCGATGTCGTTCCTCAGTATGACGGAACCAGAATCACGCTCGGCGACATTCTCGTGGACGAGAAGGATGTGCCAGCCGAGTTCTTCATCGACGACAAGGACTTGCCCCGCTGGCAGTACCTCAAGGGTGGTAAAAGCGAGAAGCGTGTCACTGCGGAAGGATTCGAGTACAACTACACCGAAGGCCCGATGGCATTCCCGGACAGTCCGGAGAAGCCGTCTAGGACAATCATAACCGGAGAAGGCGGTACCGCGCCTTCCAGATTCAAGCACGTCGTACTGACTCCTTCAGGCCGCTACCGTAGGCTTATGCCGATCGAGCTTGAACGACTCAATATGTTCCCGGACAACCACACCGAGGGTGTTTCGGACATAAAAAGAGCGTTCCTTATGGGAAACGCTCTGGTTACAGGAATCGTGTCGAGTATTGGCCGTTCGCTCGCGTTGTTCGTCGGTCACGACTAGAACATTCGATCACCGAAATAGAGGAATGTGCCGAAGGCCATACCTAATACGAAAGATACAACAAGCTGCCATTTAGGAGGCAAATCGTTCATACGGTTGCCTCCTTCTTGTATTCTCTGGTTCTGTAATAGGTCTGGAACTTACGGTGTAGGTCTAGGAACAATTCAACCACTATCTTGATGTCATACGGGGTGAGACGGTTCGCCGCGATGTCGGTAGCGAGCTTAGTCACCTTGGCTACGTTTTCAGCCTCGTGGAGAGTTTCTGGATCAAACTTGTGTTCTTCGAGTTTCGTCAATACTTCGGTGATAACAATAACCGGATTTTCTTGAGGCATTATTCCTTCTCCTCAAGTTCCGGATGCTTGTCGTTTTCGGAATCGTAGAAAATCATATAGGAGCCGCTACAACGGTTCGTAGTAAAGGTAATCTGGACTTGTTCGGCTTTAAGCTCGTGCTGGTTGAGCCACTTTACCACGTCGGCAACGCCAGTCTTTATATGCTTATGCTTTACCATATTAACCCCCGATTGCGTCCATAATGCTATTGGCGAATTGGCCGAAACTGGCATCCCTCACCATCACGCCTTTAGGCACGGTGAACTTTTCCGAGTGGAAAATCTTCATCGGCTTGCAGACATTGACGATTTCCTTGGCCAAATGATTCACATCGTCATTCGTCGTATGCCAGCTGAGAATGTTTGTACGAGCCATCTGGGCGTCTTCTTCGGACTTATAGCGAGTCGCCTCTCTCACGTCGTGGGTGCAGAACATAGTGTGTTCAGTGCTGGGCTTGTCGAAGTCGCGAGCGAAGTAGCGACCCTTGTCATCGGCAAGTACATAGAACGAATCGTTCATCGCGGCAAGCGTATCGTAATTGTTTCCGTTAATCATAAATACCTCTTTTTTCCGCAAATATAGCAATTTCGGTTGAAAAAGCAAAAAGCACCGAGCGAACTCGGTGCCTTTGTTGGAACAGACGAACCACCTATTCCATAATATCCTTGATCCACTGGCGGAGCCAAGCGAACAAACGACGGGTGTTCGGAATGGACTCATCGGCTGCGGTCTCTGCCGACCAATCCAGCGTGGTATTGTACGAACCACGGAAATCCTTTTTGGTCGAGATGATGACTTCTTCCTCGTGGGTGTTGACCGTGATGGAAATGTGTCTCGGCTCGACATCATAGGTCAAGGTAAGCACTAGACCATCGTCGTTCTGATTGGCTTCATACTTCCATATGTCGTTCGGAAGCTTCTCGACCATTTCGACCAAGTCCTTCGGAACATCGTATACATTCGGAATCAACGGAGCGTTTTTTTCAACCTTGGCCTGTTCAGGACATCCATAGTTGTGGCCACAATCAAACGGATGGCCGTCGGCAGTCCATGCAGTCGGCTTGTTAGGCGGCGGAATATCCGGTGCCTTATAACGCGTTCTTTCGTCAGTAAATCTGGTAACGGTTTTCGGATCGAACGGCGTTGCACCCGGAATGATGGACTCCTTATTGATCTGGGAGTTACTTTCCATCATAGCTCTCCACTGATACGGAGTAACCGTGGGGTCAGACGGACGCAAACCGACGTGGTATGCCGGGAGGACCGGAGTATTGCCGCGAATAATCGTGTCGATACCGTCCGGAGTCAGCATATGATTGCCGCTCATATATTCGAGCTTGTCCTTTGCAATTTCGGATTCGCAGTCCGGTTCAATGTCGGGGAGATCCTTGGCGGAATATTCCTTGGAATCCGGATTGCCGTAAGTATCGTTCAAGTATTCCTTGGACGCTTCCTTGGCATCTTCGACCATCTTGTCGATTCCTTTCTTCATCACGGTTTCTTCGCTAGAAGACTTGAGCATTTCGGATTCTTTCGGAGTGGTCGGTTCGGCAATGGCTGGCTTGTTCGGATGAATCGGATTCTCGACCGGCTTTTCGGGTACACAAGCGACCAAGTCGGAAGCTTGTTTAGCTGCATACTTGAGATTGGCGATGAATACTTCAAGCTGCTTCGGGTCAACAGAGATAAGTGCCTCGCAGCGGTCATCCGTTACCTTGATTTTATCGCGGTCGGTGAAGTTGCTCGACTTGTCGTACACGACAGACTTGAACGTGGTGTAAAGATGGTTAAGACGAGACTTGATTTCATCGGCGAGAACGGCGGAAACCCAAATTTCATTCTTGTTGGATGCAACGGCCTCTTCGTTGGCCTTGATGACTTCGTTGACTTGCTTGTCAGTCATACTATGTTCCTCAGCAAACTGTGTTGACGTGGTTTCCTTTTCGGGCTGCTTTTCGACGATGTCCTTGACCACCTTGTGGTAGGCTTCAAGATTCTTGCCGTATTCCTTCGCAAACTCACTGGAACCGATACTGAAGATTCTAGTATTGTGTTCAGCATCGTTTGTTCCGTTCCACGGGTCAAAGCGACCTTCAAGCGGTTTCGCTGGTTTAAAATTCGGGTCGCATAACCGATCGTTAGGATAAAGGTTCAAGTCTGAATCTTTAGGGAACTGTTCGATGGCTTGGTTGGGGTAATTCCTGTCGGCACACGGCTGAGGGGATGGGAGGTTGTCAAATGTGATTTTGACACCGGGGCATTGATGAATACTCATTTTTCATCCTTGGTATTTGGTTCGTACCAAGGAAATTATCTCATTGTTTCTTCTGTCGGAACTTCCAGAACAGATACAGCATCCAACAACAGCAGAAAAACGCGAATCCGTAGTTTCCGTACAGCGGGTATTGCCATACCCCGGTGACTAGGTTGTTGTCAAGTACGAACAAACCGCAGCAGATATTCGCGCAGAACGATATCAGAGCAAACAGCAGCGAAGTTCCTTCGGTGGACTTCCGCGAATAAATCTTTACGATTACTGGGATATTTACGATGGCGAACAGGAATGAACCGAGTACGCCGAGATATGGAGCAAAAGCGTGAAGAAGTTCTCTCATAGCCGTAGTTTATGAAGAAAAGGCCGTGCCAAACGGCACGACCCATTGGTTGTATGAGTTCTAATTAGACCTTACCGGTTGAACCGAACCCACCACGGTCTTCACCGACGAGTTCACCTTCAACGATGTTGATCGGCGGCTGGATTTCCATAACACGGAACTGGGCAATCTTCTGGCCAGCTTCGATTGTGGTATCTTCCATAGCGAACACCGGCATCTTCCACCAGTCATTCGGTCCGCAGTAGGAGTTATCGATAACCCCGACGGAGTTCGTCTGGATGATGTGCCAGTTCTTGAACGTGCTCGAACGAGGAGCCAGATGGGCTTCGTAGCCTTCAGGAAGCTTGATGGCAACGCCAAGGTGGACGAGCTTCCACTCACCCTTGGGAATTACGACGGTTTCTGCGGCATAAAGGTCAATCCAGTTACCTTTCTTCTCGATTGCAAGGCGTTTTACATCCTTGTTCAAGTATTGGACGGTAACGGTCAACGGAGCTTTTTCTTCAGCGGGATTGCACATAGTTAATCCTTTGGTTTAATTAAGTCCTTGATGGTCTGAACGATCTTGAACACTTTGCTTGTGGACTTAGGTTCGGGTTGTTCCTCGGCGGCGGTAAGCTCGGTGATCCGGCTAGACACTTCGGCCTCGTTGGAGCAATGTTCCATACCATCGTCGTCGATGAGGTACTTCAGAACACAGTCAAACTTCAGGATGAATGTTTTGTCGGAAGACGCGTGATAGAGATATGCGCGGCGAGAACCAGTGCGTTCGTCGTAATACCAGTAGCCGATCGGTTCGGTTGCGTGACCGTAGTAAAGGTAATCCAAGTCCGTCTTGGCATCAACCGAGGTATGGCCGGGCAAGATACGACGCTCATAGCGGCTCGCCATAAGGTCGATAGTCTTCTTGGTCAACGGTAGGTGAAACATCCTGAGCGGCTTGCACGTAATCGCAAACTGTTCGTTTCCCAGAGGTTCGAATATGCAGTGGTAGCGTCCGATATAGATCTTGCTGCTCTGCACCGGGTCAAGCACGGTTTGCCGTAGGATGGTCATATCGTTGTACATATGCTGAGCCTTGTCGTGACCCTGCATATATTCGAGCATCTCGGCAACCGAAATATAGTCGTTCTTTTCGTTCATACCACAAATATAGTAATGTCGAATTTTGGATGCAATGAAAAAGCCGACCGAAGTCGGCTAGTTATTAAATTTGTACGAAGTTACGGAACACGTCGCGGTTCTTGTCGTAATACTCCGTCCATATCATAGTGACCTTGTCAAGGGTTGCCTTGTCGGTCTTGTCCATAGCAATCTTAGAATCGTTGCTAGGCGATGCCACGACCACGTTTTCGGCACCAAGGTCCTTGGTAACCTCGTAGTCATTGCTCTTACCGGCGTAGGCTACCCAGTCGCTCAACAGATAGGATGCCCATCCGAGCAAGGTCTGGTTTCCGACAAGCGTGTTTGGTGTGTCCATACCGGTGTTGAAACCGAGAATGCGGAGCTTTCCACGGTAGGCCGAATCCTTCATACCGGCGTTGAGCACGGCAATCGGGCAGTTCGCCCAGAAACCGCCGTCAGCATAGCTATTACCGTCCTTGACGATAACGTCAAAGTAGGTAGGCGCGGCACAGCTTGTCAAAACGGCGAACCACTTGTCCACGTCCTTGTCGCCCAAGTCCCACACCTTCTCGCGGCTCTTACCGTTAGTAAATGTCGTGGGGATGAAGATGGGCTTCTTCCAAGCGGACATCTTGCCGGGGAACTTTTCCTTCAGCAGCTTCGTCAAGTAGGAATTGTCGTATTTCGGACACTTCGGTTCGAGACGCTTGTACCAAGAATACTTCGTAAAAATCTTGCCCACGTTACGGTAGTACAGGTCGTACAAGTCGTGCGCCGAGTACCCCTCGTTGAGGCCAGCCGCAATGATGGAACCGGTCGACGTTCCGGCGAAAGCAACCGCCAGTTCGCCGATTCTCTTTCCGGTATCTTGCTCGATACGGCACATTAAAGCGAGGGGACCGATGCCAAGAGCACCGCCACCGTTAATACTGATAGCCAAGTATGGATTCATTTTGTCTCCTAATCGTCGTCTGTGACCTGTAACTGGTCCAGAATGTTTACAATCTTGTTACAAATATCTCGCGCATCCGAGAACTTTTTCTGGTAGTCGTACAGCTTTCCGGCTTCCACGTCGCGGTTATTGTCCGGGTCGAACTGCTTCTTTGCCTGTTCTAGGCATCCGCCGACATCTATTTTGGAAAATTCGTCCAAGTTCGCTTCGAGGTCTGAAATGAGCTGGTAGTTGTTGTCGTCGATTTCGATGCGCTTTCCGCCAACCTTGATGGTATCGCTTTCGAACAGAACGGCGGCCAGTTCGTTCACCGACTTTGCCATAGCCTCGCTGACCCCAACGGATTCCACGATACCCTTGATAGCGTCGCATATGGATTCGTCCTTCGGACGATCCTTTGCAATCTTTCTGTCGGCCTTCTCGGTCGTAATCGCGTTCTTGATAAGCTGGGCTTCTTCGGCGGAGGCATCCTTCGCCAGATTCTTCAGCGTGGCGATATCGCCATCGGATAGGTAGTGGCGTTCCTTGCCACGGTTGATAATTGTTGCAATAGCTTGCGAAGTTTCCATTTAGTCCACTCCGTTGTTTGCTTGCAGTTTATATTTTGCTATATTTCGGAGTATGGAACTAAGTTGTGGATTTATAATCATCAAGAAGGACACCGGGAAGATTCTCGGATGTCACCCCACCGGACACCACGACGGGTTAAACTCGATGGATATTCCGAAAGGCCACATCGAGGACGGAGAAACTCCGCTCGACGCGGCAAAGCGTGAATTGAAAGAAGAGACCGGACTCGTCATTCCGGACAATGTCGAAATTTTTGAAATAGGCCGACGCAAGTACCAGTCGAAGAAGAGCCTACACCTGTTTTCTGTCGAAATGGACTTCGATTTCGACAAGCTGCACTGCGACGCCACGTTCGAGGACAGCTTCGGCAACATCAAGCCGGAGAACGACTGGTTCGTCCTTACCAACTGTCCTGACGACTTCTTCAAGAATATGGCGAAGCACGTCAAGGAAGAAATGGAACGCCGTAATCTTCAGATTATGTCGCGTTCGACCGACTGTACCAGTCCCAAGTGAATCGCTTGGTCGACACCGAAATAGGTGTCCTTTGCCATCAGCAAGTCGGCTGTCTGTGGTTCCACCCCGGCAGACACCATAACACCTTTAAGGAGACGGTCATACGTCTCCATTTCTTGACACATTGTCTTGAGGTCTTTCGCCGTGTACTGGGTCTCCTCTCCGAGGCCGTCGTAACGGGCGCAGTGGGTCATAATCCTTGCACTCTGGTAGGCAGTCCGTTCCTTGGCCGCCAGTGCGATGTAGATACCCATAGAATAGGCTTTTCCGGTTATTACCGAATGGACGGTCAACCCCTTGTTCTGGAGGATCCTAATGGCGTCTATGAGCCTAAATCCTTCTTCCAGAGAACCGCCGTCGCTATCTATGATAAGAACCACCTTTTCCGCATTGTGCGGTAGGTGGCTCAGTTCCTCGATAACGGGCGAGACGCTTTCCTCGGTGATATCTCCAACAAGTCTTACAACTGGCACGGACATAGGCTACCCCCTTTCCTTTAAGTTTAGGGGGTAGGCGGCCTAAGAATGCCAGAAATCGAGCACGGAAACGTACCTGAAGGCTTCCAAAATGGAACATTCCTTGCCGCAACCGAACGGCTTGGTCGTCAGGTTGTCCAAGGCGTTGGCCAAGGTATCTCTGGTCAGGTCGTTTGGATTGACCCCGACCCGGTACTTCAGTATGGGTGTGTCCTTCAGTTCCAGTCCGTCGTCGATGATAAGGTGCGGGTTTTCCTTAACATAGGCATCGATCTTATCCACCGGTACCTCGGCGTGGAGCGTGTGGGTGAACAGTTTCCTCTCTCGCTCGTCCTTGCCCACCGGTACGTAGATGTAATAATATTGAGTCTCGTTGCCGTAGTAGTCTCGACGCGGACCGTTGATGTAGCGGCACCCCGGCTCCGTGTAAGAAATCCTAGAACCGTCCCTAGTCACCGCATAAAGGTTGATCTTGGTCGGCGGTTTCAGTCCGGCAATCTCGTAACCTTCTTGGACAAGCCTCAATGCCGAGTCAAGGTTGCGTTCGCACGCATAGCCGAGCATACAGATGTACTCGATGATTTCCTCAAGTACGACCGTATGGCAAGACTCGTCGCATTCCCAATAATGCTTGGCCTCGATGTCGATGGAGCCATCCGCGTTCAGTTCAGGGAACGCGGAAACGTGACGAGTTTCCTTGGTTACGGAAAGACAGTGAGTGGAGCTAGAGTTAGTTTCGAATGTTCCAGATCTGAAAGTTTCCATTAGTAGTACCACACAGCGTTAAGTTCTTTGACGGTAGAACCGTCCTTCATCGTGACATCGTGTACCGGAGCGGATTTGTAGTCGTCGTACTCGCTAGTGAAGTTGCCAGTCGAGTAGTCAAGCATACGGTAGGAATACGGCGTGTAGTCCATATCGATCCACGACGTGAAATAGTCAACCGCCTCAAATTGGTCTTCGACGGCCTTGTTGAATTCCTCGTCGGACAACCCGTCACGATGCTCGGTCATATATTTTTCATAGTTGACATCGATATCTGGGTCGAAGAAATCGGGATGGAGCATAATCCACTTAATCATCTCGGCGGAAATCATTTTCGTCCGCCAGCTTGCATTATGCTCCTCTTCATACTTGTTCTCGTCGTCGACATGCTTCTGGTAGCGTCTAACCACTTCATCCAGCGTAATCAAAGTGGCCTGATAGGGACACTTGTAAGAACCGGAGTCGGCAAACAGCTCGCCATCGACAAACTTTTGGAAGTCGTTCTCCCCGGCTACCACCATACAGTGGCACGACGAGGAGTTAGTTTCGAAAGTACCGTTACGAAAAGTTTCCATTAGGACCACCCATATTTTGCAAATGCCACGACAGTCTTGTCGCCGACCGTCTTCTTGCAAGCTTCCCATTCATAATCACTTTCGAGAGCCTTGAGCGACGCGTAATCACTTTGCTTAATATACGCCTCGAACTCTTTCAAGCGGAACTTCATCTCGTCCTCATCCGGGGTCGACCCATCGTGTGTCAATTCAAGGCATTTTACGAACTGGTCGACCGTCATAGGCTTCGACAAGCGGTCGCGCTCGCTCGCGTTAGTTTCCCACGTGAGATACCCCTTGAACATCGTATCAGTGCTTACAATGTCTTCTTTGTTGTAGTCCCAGTAGTACAAACCAGCTTCAAATTTGTCAAAAACGTCCTCGTCTACGATAGTCATACAATGCGTAGAGCTGGAGTTGGTTTCAAATGTGCCACATCGTAATGTTTCCATAGAATTCTCCTAGCGGTTATCGTTATCCGTCTCAATATAGGAATTGCCAAATACAAAGTCAAACAGCTCGTCCGGCGAATCGCGGAACATCTTGGCAAGACGTTCGCAGTCTTCACTTTCATTGGGTGCGCTCTGGTGGTCGATATATCCAGTTGTGACTGCAGACGGGGTGTCATCGTCTTCCCACACCTTTTCAAAGCGGATTGCCGGTTTCTGGTAGGAGCTATCCTCGTTGAAATCTACGGTAACGCCGCGACGAGCGAACGCTTCCTTGATTTCTCTGAATACGGACTTGCACTCGTCTTCGTCGGCACAGATGTAGTGATAGGCGATAAGCGCATAGTTCATCTTGTCAATCGGCGAATCATACCTTTCGACTTCCCATCCAAAGTCACTTTCGCCGGTGACATTAAGTACACATTCCGTCTGGTCTGGAGCCGAACCTTCAGCGAAGGTTATGCTGTGACACGAAGACGAATTGGTTTCAAAGGTTCCTTTTCGAAATGTTTCCATAAGTTCCTCTAAGTATGAATAAATTCCAGTGTCGACTTCGTAGTCAACAGGTCCCAAGCGGTACGGTTTTCATCGTTTTCGTCGTAACAGTCGTAAAAATAATTCGACGAATGCGTATAGGGACACCACGACAGACCACACGCGATGCCGATGCAGTGCTTCGCCCATACACCCTTATCCAAGGCACCCTTATGGTTAGGATAGAATTCCTTATGGAAATCTTCAGGACTCTCGAAATAATCGTGGCCGTCCATAAAGATTTCATAGCCTTCATTTTCCTTTAGACCATTCACAAATACGGGAAACTCGTACAACGAACCATTGTTACGGTATTCGTGTCTCTGGTCATTCACATCCAAGAAGTAGGCCGTGACGTGCTTCGGCGGCTCCTTGTCGAAGAACTTGTAGAGACTGCGAATCTGGTCTTCATATGCCGCGAACGACTCTTCCGGCGTGCCGGGGTAAATATCCACGGTACCGGCGTTCGCCGCAAGCATATACAGATACTCGATGATGTCACGGAGGTCGCTGGTTTCACAACCTTCGCCGCCGCAATGCCAGAAATGCTTGATCTCGATTTCCAAGTTGCCGTTTTCGGCAAGTTCCGGAAGCTCGTCAGCCGTTCTGGGATCGCTGCAGTACGTCATCGTGTGTTCGGAACTGGAATTGGTCTCGAACGAACCGTAGCGAAATGTTTCCATTACTTGCTTCCTTTCTTAGTCGATTTCTTAGTCGATTTCTTCGGTTGGTCAGCTATATGCATAGAACCAAATAAATTAGTCCAGAAATCAGCATCTGAATCAACCTTCTTTTTCTTGGGCATATGAGGGACGAACCCCTTGAATATGGGGGAGGTGTCCGAACTCCTAGATTTTTCCTTCCATTGCTTCACGATTTCGGCTCGGCTGGTGCTCTTGAAAATGTTGACGCTTGTTACGCTATTGCCAAGCGTGTTGAACCGGAAAAAGCAATATTCAGTGATGTCCTTCTTAGCGGCCATACATTACCATCCTTGTGTAGTCAGCTTCAGCAAGTCAGAAATGTTCTCCTTGCCGGTGAATGGGAAACGCTTATCGAGCGACGCCGTACTCATACGAGCAACCGTCATATTGGGAACGTCGATGTACATCGTACTGCAAGCGATATGGCCTTCGCTATCGAAAACGTCGGTGTCGCTTCCTTGGTACAGATAATTGAACTCGTCGTCGGACAATTTCAGAACGGTCTTGGGGTCGATCTGCTCGATACCGAGGCAGTCAAACGAAATGAGCTTCGTTTCGTCCTTCAAAGTGGGCAAGTATTCCTTGATCCACTGGATCTTAGCCTTGATGTCTTCGCTGTGGTGTTCCAAGAGGCTGTGACCACGTCGCAAATCCTTATACCCAAGGATAAGCATCTTGCGGCCTTTCACGAACGGAATGTCCTTCTCGGAGAAGATACCGGCGATTACGTGGATTACCACGTTCTTTCCCAGCTCCTCGACGATTTTCAAGTCGTCTTGGTTAGCCGAATCCGTCAGAGATACGCCGATACCGTGTACGAGCTTGTCATTGACGAGCTGGAGAAGCATTTCGCGATACTTCTGCAAGTGACGCTGGTTGACGGTGATATTGGCTACAACGCCCTGTTCCTTGAGCACGTTGAGAAGCCACTTCAGGTCTGGGTGAGCCAACGCGTTGCCACCCCCGATAGCGGCTTCTGTACCTCGGTGCAGCGATCGAAATACCGCTTCCATTCCGCGCAAGTCGCCGTGCTTACCGTTTACGGTAGAATTTTCGTGGCAATATGCGCAACCGCCGTCGCACTGGTCCGTAATCTTGATATCAAAGTTCTCCGGGAAATCGAAATAGAGATGGTCTTGGTCATCCTTAACCCAAGCATATTCAGTCGGCTTCCGGTGAAATGCTTCCAAGATCGTGGCCTTCATCCTCTTAAAAAACGGAAACTGCTTCTTCTTGTCTTCCCAATGACCTGTAGCGCGGTGCTTGGAACCGTCCGCCCAAAGAGTTACGGAATGGTTACCGTTGATATATCGTCCCAAAACTGGGGAACCAATAAAAAATAAAAGCTTTTTCTTTTCCATAGGCTGAAATATAGCATTATGCGCCAAAACGAGCAAATATAACCAAAATAGCGAATTATGTACATATTTGAGTCCAAAACGCCTATTTTCTATTATGTGGTTATGTCCTACAAATGTTGCTTTCCCGGCTGTAACTACGAGACTAAAAGCCGTTCGCTTATAGAATTCCATCATATCCACCCAAGGGAACTGTTCGTTCAGCATAGCTCTAGGGTTACTATTCCGTTATGTCCTACCCACCACAAGCTGATATTCCATCCGGATGCCACGTCCGGGCAGCACGCGGAAAAGTTCGACGAATCGATGATAGTGAAGTCTGTAGTGAACTCGACCAAGGGAAAGTGCGTCATCTTCGAGGATATGCAAGGGAACGAGCATACGTCATACCTCGAAGAGTTACCTGACGAGAACATCCTTTTCATCGGCTGGGACTTGGTTCGTGGAATCTACAAGGGGTGCGCCGAAACGCTGGACGACGCAATCCTAGACCGGGTCGAACGTGACGGAATCTTCGACTCCAGTTCGATAGTCTACTATATGCCCGGAAAAGAAGCCAAGGCGAAGGATCTGCTCTCGAACTACCTAGCCACCTATATGAAAAAGGCGAAGTCTGAATTCGACTCCGCCTTGGAAAAAGCCAGAAACGACTGGAAAATGCTAAAATAGAGCCTTGGCGTTCGGGTTTCCGTAGTTTGCCGCAAAGAGAGCCTTCTTAGGCTTCTCGGTCGTCTCTACGGTTGGCTGAGCGTCGATGGTGTCAAGAACGCCGTCGATGTAGGGAACCGGAGACTGTCCGGCATTGCTCATACCCTTGACCTTGGTCAGAATGTTGCGAACCTTGGAATCTTGCATAGTAATCTCTCGATAAGTTACTATACAGTTTATATCTCGTATTCTTTGCTTGCAGACGAACGGTTCTTTCCAATGAACCTGACAGCGTAAATCAGATCCATCACAGTGTAGCGGATAGCGTCGCCGGACTTCTTTCTGTGGATGCGCAGAATATCATAGATGTTGCCGAGGTCGGCAAGCGTTATGACCTTGTGCCTCATATAGCGATAGATTGGCCTGAACTTGAACGATGTAAAGTCGGTCAAGTCGCCTTCCTTCTTGAGGCTGTCCAGACGCTTTCCATATACTTCTGGTTGAGGCAAACCAATCTCGATGACTTCGTCGAAACGCTCAGAACGCTTAATAATGGCGTTATTGAGCAGTTTCGGGTTGTTCATAGTCGCGATAAGGGTAAACGTACGGTGACTATCACCACCCGGACAGTTGCGGTGCAGATTAGTGAAGAACTCGATAAGCATCTGGTTAATCGTACCCTTGTCACTATTGCTTCCTACACACTTGTCGAAATCGTCCAAAAGGATAAAAACGTGCTCTTGCGGCAGCGACCGCAGTATCACGTTTATAGTGCGCTGCATATCGTAGTTCAAGCCATCATCACCGATGCAAGGCACAATGATGGCCGACGACGTGTCATCTGACGCCAGCTTGTTCATAATGAACGATTTTCCGGTGCCGGGAATACCCACGAGCGCATAGGCGCGTGAGCAGCGGTTCTTTCCGGAGTCCGCGATTCTTTCAACCAGTTCCTCGGTTTTATCGTCGAAGATACCGCTCTTGCTTTGGTTGCTGAAGTCCGCACGGTCATTGGCATAGATCGAGCCGCCGTTATAGACGCTCAGATACTTCTTGGACATATCGATGGTCGCAAACGGCAGTGCTCGAACCCAACTAATTTCACCGTCATCATCATTATTGTGATGGAGGACGTAGAATGTCATTCCACCGGTATAAAGGCGACGGATGGTTATGTCGTGACGGTCAGCTCCTCCACGAGGCGAAAGCAAGATATAGGCGTTAAACTCCTTGACCTTGATAATTAAGATTGCCGACAATTTCAGAGCGTCACGGTACAGCAGACCGTATTCGTCCATTTCCAGAGTTACAGTGCTGTAAACAAGCGTGCAATGTACGGTATCGATATTCTTGTCGCCATACGAACGGAACTTTGGTGACACAAGTTCGATAGAGTCGCCGATGCGAACACCGACAAAGGCCGACAAGAAAAATGACGACAGTTCCACGTTCTCGACGGAATCGCAGTCGAAATCCCTAGGACGGATATGGCAATCCTTGCACTCCTTCATAATCCTGTTGACTTCGGTCGTGTCATTGAACGCGTCGGTCACCGAGACTTTGTCAGCAATCAGATCGACCATAGAATCGAGCAGAGCCACGTTTCTAGCGACCGCCGTTACCTTGTGAATGAACGAGTCGGGAGCCAGTAAAGAAATCGCGGAGTCAACCGCATAGATGTATTCGGCGGCGTCATAGGAAATCAAGGTTTCGAAGAACGCATCGAAACCAATCTTCTTGAACCGGTTCCTTATGGTATCGCATTCAAACAGGTCACTAATCACGGACTTCAGCGTTGCCGACTTGTCGACCCAGAGGCTCGGCAGTCCACTCACGCTGTCCTTGATTTTCTTGATCGCATCGGTAATGTCGCGAGGAGACTGTTCCTCTACTTTTTCGGGAGCCGTCGGCTCAGCAGCTGGCTGTGGCACATTATTCATAATCTTCGTCATCTAAGCCTTTATGGACACGCAGATACAAGGCGACCACGATACGAGCCACCATAATCACATACATAGCGAACTTGGCGGTTTTAGCCGCCTTGTCGATAGTTTTCTTGAATTCCTTAATCCCCATACAACTAATCCGGAATGTAAAGGTTTGTGTTGGCGTCGTCCATAATGTAGCCTTGCTGGTTCTTGGGCTTGCCGAAGTGTTTCGTGAACGTATCGACCGCAAACGTACTAGTGACCAGATGGAGGCCGTGCTTGGACGGAAGCTTGCAGTAGAGCTTCGGAACAACCAAGTTACCGGTCTTCTTTTCCTTCTTGGCGCAGTTCTCTACGATGAACTTGCCGAAGGTCTCTGCAATTTCGTCAAGAGATTCGAACCCCGGCTTGTTCGGGTCAACCATATCCGGGTCGATGTCGATAATCCACTTGCGAGTCTCGGACGCCTCGGTATTGCACCTACCGAGAGCACTGCTGTAACTCTTGTGCGCGGACTGGATGTTCGGCAGACCGAGCGTAGCGTCGCCGGTACGCTTGATCTTGCGGAGAACGCGGTTGATTTCGAGCTGGGTACGGAGCGTGTCCATCTGGGTAAGAATGTTCGCGTCCATCGTGTTGCGCTGATTAAGACGAATCATAACGCGAGCCTTGTGCAGCTCGGCAAGACGCTTCATTTCGGGGTATTCACGGTCGAACTGTTCAAGGCTGTGGATATGGAAATCCTTAACGGGGCCGTCGTGGTCGGCACCGTCCTTGGCTCGCCTCATAACTTGGACGTAGTACACGTCGCCTTCCATTTCCCAATGCATCAGCTTCTTGATTTCAACGCTATTGTCGACCATTTTAAATCTCCTTGATTAAATCGTCGGATTCGATACCCCAAGTACCGAACCCCTTCACATATTCCATACGCCATTCCATTTCTTTTTCGGTCGTGGAATCCGGAGGAACGATTATACGGTACGTTTCGATATCCGTGCCGTTGGAGTCCGTCACAGACACACGGACTCGCCTCAACTCTTTTTTCTTTTTGTCTGACATAGCCTAAATATAGCAAAACGGCTCGAAAATGTCAATTCTTCGAGCCGTTGTTTTTTCTTATTTTACCCATTACTTTTTCTGGAAGAAACGGCTAAACCATTTGGTCGATCCACGACGTGCCGTCTTCCACTCGACATAACGGATGAACTTAATCGTATAGTCGTCGATTTCGCGCACCGTGTAGTCGGTAGTACGGAGCTGAGAGTTCGCGAACAGCGTCGTGACTTCCGACACCAGCTTTTCAGCGTAGGAAACCGCGTCGTCATAGCTCCAGCCGCCGTTCTTGATGTTCAGCAAGAAGTCGCGCTCGTTCTTGCGGCTGACCACGACACGGTGAGTCATCGCGATGTCGCGAGCCGTGAACAGAAGCCTGATGCAATGCATCATATTCTTGGCGTCGTAACCCTGACCGTGAGCAATGGTGGTCTCGTAACGCTCCGGGTTTCGCTTCGCGACCCATTCCTTGTACTCGGAATGTTCCTTGCAAGCCTTCGAGAACGCGTTCTTGTTGTAGATCATCACGCCGAGCATCACCTTACCCTTCGGTATGGAGTTCAGCTGGATTTCGCAGCTAGTGTCCTCGTTACGGACGATACCGTACGCCCAACGCCATTCGTGTTCATTGAGGTTAGGAACGTCACGTTCGTTCTTGGACTGGCCATAGATGGCGAACCCCATATCGATGTGGTCGATAGCGGCGACGGAGTACCATTTCTGGTCGGAACCGTATTCGTCATTCTCGTGGGTCTTCAGCCATTCCTTTACCGGGACAGCGGTTCCGTTCGGCATCGGAACATAGCAGAAGTCGAGAATCTTGGGCGGATTCGCCGCTTGCGGATTGAACACCTTCTTGTTCATACCGCGAGCGCGGTTGATCTGACCCTTGGCGTATTCGACGAATGTCTTCTCGCAACGGCGCGTGACGAAGTCCATCTCTTCGCGAATCTTCTCCAGATACTCCTTGCCTTCGAGGATGCAGTTATCCGGAGAGTACAGCATTTCGAGTGCTTGCGGATTTGCACGAGAAAGCTCGCGGAAAAACTTGGTGATTTCCCAGTACGTCTCGTCATTGGTAGCGTCAGCAATCTGGTCGCCCACGTCTTGACGGATTCGTTCTGTCCACGGCAACACATAGACGCCACGGATATCAATATCCGAAGTAGGCGTATTCAGGCCAAACGATGTAGAACCGGAAATTACTTTGAAGACAAGCGTTCCGGTCGCACGAACTTTCTTTTCAGTTTCACTTTGTTTTGACATTTATTTACCTCTGGTTTCTTCGGGTCCGGCTGTTTTTCTTTGCACATTGCAACCATTTTCGCCGTGGTTTCCACAAATTTGATAATGGTTTCTGCGTTAATTGGCGTTGTTCTGCCGACATCTATCACCAGTTCGTACGGCTTCCCTGGATCTATCGTATAGAAGCAGATACGGTCTTGCACCGTAATGTTTTCAACCGACACATTTACGATATAATTGGAAAGCGTAGACACACCACAATCATCCTTATAGTTATATCGTACACCTTCGATACGCACGATTTGGTCAGTGCCTATCTCGACTTTACATACGAGCAACGTTAGAGCCGGACTGTGATGGTCGCGCATACGCAAACAAACCGCCTTGCCTACCCAGTTCTTGCAGAAATCGTTCAGCATCTCATACTTGCGCTTGACAGATTTCTTTTCGGACTGTTTGACTTCTTCCTCGGTAATTCGGTTGGTTACCAAGTCCAATGCGGTCTTGAGCTTCCCCTGCATAACCTTCAGCCGGTCAACGCTGATATTTCCGGTACCCTCGGAAATGATGTTGTCGACATTCTTAATCCAAGTAGTGGCGAGCTTCCCGGATGCCGTCGGAAATACGACCATTCCGCCGTCGTCCGCCTTGGGCTTACTTCTTTTTAGACTGACCGCGAGCTTTCGCGGAGTTTTCTGTTTCGACTGTGCTGCCATGCTGTTTCATCCTTTCCTTCTCTTCTTCGATTTCATCATCAAAGCACGTCTTTCCGTGCTTGATTTCGTGAACATATAGCTCGGCGTCAAACCCGTCCGGAGCACCGTGCTTCAAGAGGCCGCGCAACGCACGGAACTGCCACATTAAGAGTTTGTCGTCTTCGCTAATCGCTTCCCCTTCGGCCTCGCATCTTTCCTTGTAGGCATTCAAGGCGTGTTCAAGAAGCACCATTTCCGAATAACGGAACTGGATAGTCGCGGTCGTCCCACTGGGATTGCCGCCGTCGGAAATGAATTCCTTGGGTCTGTCTACGGTAAAGAGTTGCATAAGGGTCTCCTTTTGTTATGCCAAGAGGTCAAGGAACTCTTGGAGAGTGTCCGGCGTATAGACATCAATCTTGAACCCAGCATTCTGCAGTTCTTCGATTGCCGTCTTCTTTGCCGGTCCGGCATTGTCGCCCATAAGGACAAGGTTGGTCTTCTTGGTGATACCGGAACAAACCTTGCCGCCATTGGCAACGACCATTTCCTTGAACTCCTCGCGACCGAGCTTGTCGAACACGCCAGTCATAATGCAGACGCGGTCTTTGAGCTTGGTGGACTTGATGTTGCTTTCCTTCACGGTAAAGGGAATACCAGCCGCCACGAGGTTTCCAAGCATCACTTGCTGGTTCTTGATGAACTCGCCGAACTTGTCAATCAGAGTGTCGGTAAGGCCAGCTTTCTTTGCGTAGAAAGTGAGCGATTCCAAGCGATTGATTGCTTCGGGGCCGACAAATTCCTTCATACCGCCGCACTGGTTGATGCATTCCGCAAGCACCGGCGAAGCCGTATGGCCGATACCGCTGATTCCAAAACCTTCAATCCACTGATGGAGATAGTTACCCTTGGACTTCTCGATATTCGCGATATGTTCCTTGGCCTTCGCCTCGCGGCAACCACAAGCGTCCATCAAATCTTGGGCGGTCAGACGGTAAATGTCGTCGAAGGTTCCGATTTTGCCAGCATCGAAAAGCTTCTGAATCATCTTTTCGCCAAAGCCACGGATATTCATAACCTTGCGGTCGGCGAAATTCTTGACCTTTTCGACCATCTGGGCAGTACATTCCGGGTTATCGCAAACCCAGTCGACCAGATCCTCACCCTTCGCGTTCGTCGCGTGACGAAGCGGAGCGTGGCAGAACGGACATTCCGTCGGCCTAAGATAGAATTCCTTGTCGTTTCCAATAAGTCTCTTGGAAAGTACCCGGTCGACATAGCGTTCGACTTTACCGTTGGTAGCCGTAATCAAGTCGTAATCGTCCTTGGAAACCCCTGTTTCCACGCACATAACGATTTCCGGGATGATTTCGCCAGCCTTGCGGATTCTGACGTGGCAACCCTTGTACATACCGAAGTATTCGACCAAGTTCCAGTTATGCAGAGAACAACGAGACACGTTGGTCATCGCAAGAGAGATTGTCTCGAACACGGCAATCGGCGTAATCGCACCAGACGGTCCGATGGACTCTTCGATGCCGAGAAGCACAGTGTCCTTTTCCTCCGGCGGGAACTTGTAGGCACTGTAGAAGTTGGGGAACTTCGACGTGTAGCCCATCTCGTCGTGGAGAGTCTTGTCGTTGACCTTGACGACCACACCGTCAATGGGATACGGCATATTGAAACGGTTCTCGCGGAGCTTTTCCGCAGCTTCCTTGAACTTTTCGATGCCGTCATCACCAGAGATATCGACCACGACGTGCGGCGGTACTTCAAAGCCTTCGGATTCGAGGTATTCCACGTCGCCAATCTGGGTGGAGCTTTCGGAGCCTTCGGCCACGATATAGGCGGTGAACCTCAGCTTACGGCGTTCCACGTCGTCGGGACACTTCAAGTGCAAGGAGGCCGCCGCGCCGTTACGCGGATTGGAAATCAGTTCCTTCTTGCCTTCAGCTTCGAGCTGTTCGTTGAACTGTTCGAAATCCTCGAAATTCCAGAGCGTTTCACCACGGATTTCCACGTCACCCTTACGCTTAATAGTGGTCTTCACGCCCTGGATCTTGACGGCGTTCTCGACAACGGAGTCGCCTACGTTGTCTTGACCGCGAGTCACCGCATCGACAAGAACCCCATCCTTGTAAATCAATGCGAGACTTGCGCCATCAAGCTTGTATTCGAGTTCGACGAACTGAACGCCGTACTGCTCCTTGACCTTGCGGACATAGGCGCACGCTTCATCGATTCCACGGGCGTCCTTGATTGACCCCATAGGAGTCTTGTGGGCAACCTTACGGAAACCGCTAGTCGGCGCACCGTAGACTTTACGAGTCGGCGAGTCTTCGAGAACCAAGTCCGGGTTGGCGATTTCGAAGGCGCGGAGTTCGCGTTCCTTGGCATCATAGACGGCGTCGGACACCTTTTCGTTTCCGTCATAGTACGCCTTGGCGAGTTCCTTCAATTCGTCAACGACTTTACAGTATTCACCATACGTCTGAATCATATCATCAACCTGTAATAACGCCGCCACGAGTGTCGGGCTTGATCTGAGGGAGTGCAATGTAAATCGGCTTCCACTTGCTGGGCAGTTTCGACAAGTCGGTCTTGATATCGCCGGTCGAATGAGTGATGTACAGCATTGCGAACAGCGGACGGTGAGAATCCGTCATACGGCCAAGATAAGTGAACACGCGGTAGAAGTTTGCGCCATCGGGGAGCTTGTCGACTTCCGGATTGAAGGGTTCGTGCTTTACCAAACGCTTGTTGTAGTACGCTTGGTAATCGTGATACTTGGTGTGTTCGTCAAGCTTCTTCCAGAACGATTCGTCGGTTTTGTCAATACGCTTGAGCAATTTGTAGTTTTCAATGCCCGGTTCGAAGCGGTTTTCTTGCATCTTGTCGGTGAAACGGTCGAGGGTAGCCGCATAGATGTGGGCATCCATCTGGTTCACTTCGCTCCACACGTCGAAACGGTCTTGGAACGTGTTGAGGATGCGATTGTAGTGGTTGCGACGCTTTGCGTTGTCATCCTTGAGCAAACCGTACACACGGTCAATCGACGGCAGATTCTTGGGACGGTTCTTAATCTGGACATCACAGTCGAGCAACTGCTTCACGGCTTCCGCTTCGGAATCCATCATATTGAGCATATCGCGAATCTTCCCAGCACGCCAAGCGATGTCGTCGGCTGGATTCTTTGCGGAGTTGTTCGGGTTAGGCTTCCACTGCTTGATAAAATCCACGGCAGCGAGTTGTCTGGTGTAGTCGTTAATGTTGATTTCCATTCTGTCCTTCCTTGTTTGTGCTAATAATCAAGTCCTTGATGTACGGATGACGACCGCAACCCTTCTTTTCGTGGCAGAAGCAAAGAGCCGAGTTCATAAATTTGTACTTCTCGCACGACGGTACGAAGAGGTTATCGGCAATCCACTTCCATTCGTCATCGACCGATTTGAATACATTCTTAAATTCAAGCGTGAAGTCGCGGATTTCCTTCAGCGCACGAGTGCAGAGACGGCGGTTGAAGAAGTTGATCAGCGTACGGAGATTGACCTTCCAAACCATCTTGGATTCCATTCCAAGGGGAAGCTTGTTAGCCGCATCTTCACGAGGTACGCCCAACTCGATAAGCTTTCCATACACTTCGGCGTCGTGCTGCATAGCTTCTTCGTAGACTTCCTTGACACCTTCCTTCTGGCAAGAAGGCGGAGTGTAATGCTTGAAATTCTTTTCGTTCACGTAGCGAGTGGACGACTGCAGACGGGTCGGACTACCGCCGATGTGCGTGTACAATTCGCGCATCATTCTGGCCGAGTAGCCGTCAAACACGACGGTAATGTCCGGAAATTCTTCAACACGACCGTGGTCGCTTTCGATGCAGTCCTTGGCGCGTGCGATGTTCTTTTCGGGGTCGTCAATGGGGGAATTCCAGCAGATTCCAGCGCAACGACCGATGAACTGGAGCGGATTGTTCGTAATTGATAAAATTTGAATACTCATACTCTAAATATAGGAATTTGCTCGCGAGTTGTCAACTCATTTTACTTCGACACAATGAAAAAGCCAAGAACCGCGTTTTTGATTTTCCTTGGCAAGGGATTTGCCAGCCTCTACGCAGTTTTCCTTGGATGTGTAGCCGGGGATATTGGTCATCATAGCTTGCGGATCCGAAAAAACCGAAGCATTAACCGTTAATACGAGAATTAAAGTCCACATAGTGCCTCCTACTGTAAGAGTGACCTGTAAGCATAGTATTTTTCCATTACCTTGCTCACATAGGATACGGTTTCCTTATGAACGGAGTCCTGTTCGGCCTCGCCGTCCATCCATTTCTTGTACTTCATTGCGCCGCCCGGACCGCCATTGTAAGCGGCTGCGACCAACACATTGTTGCCGAACTGGGTATGGAGCTTGGTCAGAAACTGTACAGACAGCTTGATATTGTACCTAGGCTCGGTAAGCAGAGACGGCTTGAACTCCATTCCGGCGTGGCGAGCCATACTTTCGGCGGTTTTCGGCATCAGCTGGCCTAGCCCTATGGCTCCAGCCGGTGAGACCGCTTCCGTGTTGAATCTTGACTCGACCGCTATGATGGCAAGCAAGAACGGATATTCGATGCTGTTGTTGTACTCGGATTCGTCATAAATCAGTCTAGCGAGCTTCGCCGCATAACGGGCGTCGATTTCAGTCCTTACCGACTTGATAATGCGCGACCCCATAGCAATTTGTCTGGAACGGGAACGGTTGGATTCGGTGATTTCGTGAAGCGCGGCTACGTGAGCGTCGAGACTGTCCAGCTTCAGCCCCATAGAGTCGGCGTGAAGCGCGGACGCGGTCAGCTTTTCGGAAATCAAGTCGAACCCGTGGGTGTATGAACCAGCCAGATAGGACACGGCGGCGACGAGTGCCAACAATATAATTGTTTCGACGGTCAGGAATATTCGTTTTGCCTTGCGGCGGTTGCGGTGTTTGCTCAATTAAGTTTCCTCGTGGGGTTTAGTTGGTTGCGCTAAATATAATTTTTATTCCGTTATCTGTCAACACTTTAAAAATAATTTTCAAAGCGATTTGCAATTCAAATTTAGAATTTTTATTATGTCGTCAACACATTGTTACACACTGATATAATTTATCTAGTGTATACACAAGGAACTCACAGAATGAGCAAGCCGATTGAATCGAATGAACAGATCAAGGTGGTGATTGGAAAGCCGAAGGGCAACGTCACCCCCTCTCTCGCCAATAACGGCGGAATCGTCAAACTCCTCAAACATTTCGATATGAACGTGTCGATCGTCTCTTGTTTCCAAGAAGAGCTGGTCGCCGCCGGTTGGATGACTGAGGAACTTCCGACGGAAACCTTCAAAAAGATTGCTGAGCAGATTGCCCAAAATATCCAGTCGAAGGTGTCCACTGAAGGGACTGTCGAGCCGCCGAAGAACCCGAAGGATCGCAAGTCTCCGCAAGACGAACCGCCCGAAATGGAGGAAATCGCGCTCGAACCGGACCCGATGTTCGACTACACCGAGGAAGAGGAACGTGGCGCGGCTTCTTACTACAAGCGCGAGCTGAAGAAGGCGGAACGCCGTGCGACGAAGCTCGAAGCTGAAGCTTTCATCGGCAAGCAGAAGGCAAACCGTATGGCCGCCGCTGCAGCGACGGTCAAGCCAGCCCAAGTGAATATCAAGGTGGTCAACGCCGGTAAGTCCGGCGGAAAGTTCTACAACGTGCTTCCCATCTCCGACCTTCACTACGGCGAGGTTGTACAGCCCCAGATCAGCTTCGGATTCAACAAGTACAACCCGGAAATCGCCGAACACCGTCTCGCCAAGCTGTTCGAGGAGAACTACAAGTTCGCCACGCTCTACGGTTGCGACGAGCTGCATATCCTTATGCTCGGTGACTTAATATCCGGCGAAATCCACGACGAATTGAGGGAAACCAACGCATACACGGCTCCGAAGTGCGTCAGCTGCCTCAACTCGTACCTTATCGGTCTCATTCTTGAATATGCCAAGCTGTACAAGCGGGTGATTATCTCGTGTGTTGTCGGTAACCATTCTCGCACCGGAAAGAAGCTCCAGAGCAAGAACCGCAGCCAAGACAACTACGAGCACATCATCTACAGCACCATCAAGGACCGTTGCGAAGCCGAAGCGAAGAACATCAAGGTCGAGTTCGACGACGAGGCTACCGTCCTTATCACGCAGATTGGCAACCAGCGTTGGATGCTGGAGCACGGCGACCGCTATAACGGCTCACAAGCCGCCGCCGGTGCTATAAACACCGTTCTCCGCAAAATCGGTACCGACCTCCGCCACAACCACGCCGATGTCTCCATTATGGGTCACTGGCACGTTGGCGCGGAAGGCGCAATCGACGCTCGCGAGGACGGCAATATGACCAAGGTGTACATCAACCCCAGTGTCGTCGGTCCCGACGAATTCGCCACCACCGTTCTCCACGCCTACTATCCGGCTGAGTCGAACGTGTTCATCACCGATGGCGAACGAGTCGTCGCCAAGGTCGCTGTCAACCTATCGGATGTCCAGAAATGATTACGGTAGATTCGTTCAACGACTACGTCTTCACGGAAGTCAAGCAGTGGCTATGCAACAAGTACGCCAACGTGAAGGAAATGGACAACAGCTGCGTCGTGCTCGGCTCGGCTGCTTCCAAGATGCTCCCCCAGCAGTACCGCGCCACGAGACCGGGCTGCAGGGTGATCGTCTACAACCTTGAACAGCTGTTTCCGGGAAGCGTTTGGGCTAACCAGTTCACCTTCGACTGGCTAAAACAGGCCGACGAAATATGGGACTACGACTTGGACAACATCAGGTACCTAGGCTCGTTCGGGCTGCGTGCGAAGTATGTTCCTCTCGAATACACGACCGCAGTGATGTACGAGACCAAGGCTCCGGAAGAAAAGGATATCGATGTCCTATTCTACGGTGCGCCGACTGACAGACGGATGAAGCTTCTCCAAGCTTGGATGGGAATGAGCCAGTACCACGCCAAGACTGTCATCGCGACTGGTATTCGTGGCCAAGACCTGGTTAACTATATCCAGAGGTCGAAGATTATCCTCAACCTCCACGCCTTCGATGGGGTAATGAGACAGGAGCAAGTGAGGATGTTCACGCCGGTAATTAACAACTGCTGCGTAGTGTCGGAAAAGAGCGAACGTAACGAGTTCGGTATGTCCATCATCGAGACGGACAGCAAGAACATCAACGTGACGCTCAAGACCCTCATCAAGACGGGAAACTGGGCAAGCTACGCCGCCGCTGCTGGCGAGAACTACAAGATCTTCTGTTCTGGAAGAAACTACTAGTCGAATCTGGTCATAGAGAGTAGGGAGTCGGAGTAATCCGGCTCCTTTTTATAAACTGGTAGGAAATAACCGGTAATCAGTATGAACCAGACCCAGATTTTCAAGAATTTCATTGAACAGGTTTGCACCAAGGTCGGCTGCGCCGAAGCGGTTGCACCCCTCCAGAAAGGTTTCGACGCTATGTGCGAGGCCGAAGGCAAGAAACACCGCGCATCTCCTTACGTGGCACAGACCGGTTACGCGTATGCCAAGCAGAAATACGGATGGGGCGACGACCTCGAATCGTTCTGGGACTGGGTCGACGACCACTATTCCACCTTCGTGAAGGCTTGGAACGCAACCGACAGTGTCGAAGAAGGCATCGACGCCATCTACGACGAAGAAGAAGATGACGTTATGCGAGCCGAAATCGCTATGCTTTAAAAGAAAGGCTGGGCAAAGCCCAGCCTTCTTGCTCGTCTCTCTAACAGAATTACTTTTTCTTTACCGGATTGCAGCTAATCGTGTAGGTATCGCCGTTCTGGTTACGGGTTTCCTTAGTGACCGTTCCTTCAACGATACCGTGGAGGATTTCGTCGCGGATGCGGTTCATCGAAGTCTCCGCGTGGGAAATCTCGCGGCCACGGAAGCGGATGGTCAGGTCTACCGGGTGACCGTCCTTCAAGAAATCGTTCGCTTGCTTCATAATACGGTCTCGGTCAGCTTGGGAGGACGGAGTCGTGTCGGAAGTGAGCTTCAAGTCCTTCTTTTCGCAAGCCTTCGCTGCGGCGCGGTTCTTCTTTTCCTTTTCCTTCTGAGCCTTCTTCTGGTCGTAGATGTACTTGTTCAAGTCACCGATGCGACCGATCGGCGGATCAATCTTGTTGTTCACGGCGATAAGAGACAGTCCGCGTTCTTCGGCCAGTTTCTTCGCTTCAGCAGTTGAGATGACGCCGAGAGACTTTCCGGTCTCGTCCGTACAGCGGACGGTCGCTGCGGTAACTTCATACTGGGACTTGTCGTCTTGAACACGGGGAACGAAACGCTGGCGCGGCTTTACCGTGTAAATCGGCGGGTCGACGTTTTCGTTCACTGCGACAAGTTCCATTCCCTTCTTACGCGCATAATCTCTCGCGAGACCGGTAGCCATCGTGCCTAGGTCTCGACCGTTTTCATCTTTCATAGCGAGAAAGCTCGCCTTGATATAAGCCATTTTGCCTCACTTTTTGAATTTACAAAGGTAAATATAGCACAATTAAATCGATTTGTCAATAGTATTTTTCACATTTTTGTGATTTCTGCGATCCATAGGTCATTTCAGTACGTGCAATTCCTTGGCCGCTCTGGTGAATGCCGTATACTTCAACTTGTTTCGTAACTCGGCTTCGGGGATGCGGTTGATATTGCGCTCGACGACGAACACATTTTGGATAGTGCTGCCCTGCGACTTGTGGGCAGTCAAAGCGTAGATGTAGCCGAACCACAAGTAGAACTTGGTGAACGCGGAATACTCCTTCCACGCCTCCCTCGGCGTATAGATGTGGTGGCCACGGGCGTTCAGCGCATTGGCCTTCTCGCGAGCCTCTACGGCCAGTTTCTCCTTCTGTACCAGATAATCGTTCATTCCTTCCGGAGCGATTATGTAGGCCGTCGCGGTGGACTGCTTCGCCTTCTTTCGAACGAGGTTCTTCACCTTGACCTTGTAGCACTTGATGTGGTACGACGGGTCCTCGACATCCTCGATTTCCAAGACTCGTAGCCGTTCCTCCACATTGTACAATACGCTGAAGAAAGTAGACTGGCCACGGACGATGTTGTTGCCGTAGGTCTTCACCACGCGCACTTCCTCGCCGACCTCGATGGTTCGAGTACAGTCTGGATATAGGACGCTGCGTACCTGTTCGTTGATGGCGTCGACAGCCGCGTTCGTGTAGGCGACCGCCATCGCGTAGCTGGAATCCTCCTTGAACTCGTCGCGCTTGAAATATTCAAGCATCTTGTTCATAAACGGTCGCTGCAGCGGATAGAAGTAGATGCCGGTTCCGTCAGGTGCCACTGCTGTCTCGTGCTTGAACAGGTCAACCGGGGACTTCATATCGGCACGCATCGCTGTAACGGCTCCGAGAATCGGGTTCTCGGCTGCGGTTCTCATAACCTTCGTAAGCTCGACTTGCCAAGGGAGCTGGAAGATGATGGATTCGAGCATACCGTTGTTCGCGTCGTCTACCGGAGGAATCTGGCAACGGTCTCCTACATATATGACCTTGATCGAAGTATAGATGAGGAGCTGACGCTGGATCTCGTTCAGCAACGCGAGAGACACCATAGACGCTTCGTCAACTATAACCAAGTCATAGTCTTGCAGATGGCTCTCGTTCTCCTTCTTGAGCTTCGGACGACCGTCAGTGAAGTCGAGAAGTGTAAGTCCCAGTAGTGAATAGATTGTTCGGTCAAAGTCTCTGCCGGTGCGCTCGGCGATGACATCGACGGCCTTGTTAGTCGGAGCCGTGCAATAATAGACTGGCGAGTCCGGGTCTTTGTCCAGCTCGTCTAGTAACACGTTAATGAGGGAGGTCTTGCCAGTACCGGCGGCACCGTACAAGACCATCTGTCGGCGGTCAGCCTGAGAAAGGAAGTCCCTAATCGAAGCCAAGGCTTTCACTTGGTCTTCGTTCAGGTCTCCCATCGATAGTCGTCTAGCTCCGGCCATCGTTACCTCGCTTCAAGAACTTGTCGAACACGGTATACAATGTACACACGTCGTCGCACTTTGTCAGCTCTTCACCGTACTCGGAGAATACATTGAACATCAGCTGGAAGAAACGCCAGTCCGGGAGATGCGTCTTGTGCATATCGCAGATATAGTCGTAGGCCATATCGAGACCTGACGCATCGAGACGAACCGAGTCTTCGGTACCAGCAGCTTCCAAGGCGAACTTGTCAAACAGTCCGCACACCAAGCAATCTTCTACATAGAACGGGTCTTGCTTATACCAGTCGAAAAACTTCTTTATGAACGGGCCGAACTCCAGCTTGGGGAAATGCTCCTTGTGGATGCCCTTAATGTGGTCGTAGATGGGTTTCAAACGGTCTGGATTACGCATAATTTTCCTCGGTTTTATAATATAGAAATGAAAAATTTATATTCCAAGTATTGACAAATATAGTTAAAACTGTTATATTATGGCTATGACAACTTTACAAAAGATTAAAAATATCCTCCTTGCCCCAAATGCTTGGGAGGCCGTCGTCAACGACCAAGAATTCTTCAAGGACACCATCGCGGAGATGTCCGGTGTCCCTCACGTCAACTACCACGCCGAAGGCGGAGTCCTCGACCACGTCAAGCTCGCGTTCGAGGAAATGCAGAAGATTCCTGACCACGACTGGTTCGACTTGCTTATGGTCGTCTTCCACGACGTGGGCAAGCGCAAGGCTCTCGAAACCAACAAAGGCAAGAATATGGCCAAGCACGACGTATACAGCCGCGAATGGTTCACCGAATGGGCTAACAAGTTCAAACTGTTCGCCGACGGCATCGTGTCTACCGCCAAGCTCCGCTGGGACGGTGAATGGATCATCGAGAACCATATGCTCGCGCACCACCTAGCCGACTCGTCTTCGGTCTACCGCGTGATGGATGTCGTGACCAACGAATGTTTCCCTAGGCTTGCGCGACTGGCCACCGCCGACTCGCTCGCCACGCTCGGTGAAGACGGAACCCCGCATTGGCCTTTCTCCGATGTCCTCAGCGACCCCAAGGTGGCTCGCTGGGTTGGAAAGCCCAGACCGCTCCCGATTGTCGACCGTGACGATTTCTTAGAATTGGACGTTCCGGGACAAGCCATTTACGATATGGTTGAGTTCGGCCTCAAGCTCCAGCTGAACAACCACACGACCGACCGCGCAAGAATCATCAACGACGTGATGTCGTGCGACAAGATAAAGAAGCTTATCAAGGACTGCCGCACTCAAGAAGCCTTAGACGAAGTCATAAGATGGCAACAACCCTCTAATTAGCGTATTGGAGCCGACCACCAGGCACTTCTGGTGGTTTTTTATAAACTACGGTTAGTTCAACTGTAGATGTCCTATGGCTACAAAACACGCAATTTACCTCGAAAGCTTGGCCAAGCTCGCCAAGAATAAGCCCGAATGCACCGAAGCACTGAAGTGCATCGCCAAGTGCTACATTCTCAACGAAGGCATCGCCGACAACATCAAGTCGCTGTTAAACAAGGCAAAGACCGCGCTGACTACCGACCCGGTTAGTAACCCAGTACCGGTAACGCCAAAGAAGACTCCGGAAGATGAAAAACTTATCCAGCTCGACAAGGAAACCTACAAGAACGACTACGAATACTTCAAGATGTATGTCAACGAACTCTTGATGTATATGAATTCCTACGGCGACGCGGCTCTTATCGAGTTCCTTATGTCACCAGAGTTCAAGGATGCCGAGGCAAGAGGCCGCCATCTGGACAACCTCCTACAGTATTCGCCTCGTCACGAATCCGTCGAACACGCTAATATGTTCTTCGAGAAGATGGGTGAACTGGCCAAGCAGCTTCCCCAGTACGAATCCCTTATCGACTGCGCTATGAAATCCTATGTAGTGGTCGAGTCTATGTACGGTTCGCCGGTAGTGTCGGTCATCGACCCCACTTGGAAGCCGCTTACCGAGATGGTACACACCAAGGAATGGATGGAGAACTTCAATATCGCCACTAACCACTTGAAGCAGATCACGCTGCCCAAGATTGCCGACTTCATCGCAAAGCACGGCTATTCGGCTTGGCAAGCCATCCTGAATCGTCCTGAATACAAGATGGCAAAACAGAGAGCCGAAGAAATCAGGAAGCAATAATAGCTTCGTAAAGCTTCTTAGCAGCCGCTACCATCTCGGTAAGCGGCTGTTTGTTTAGGTAGCCGACAAAGGACTCTTGCTTGGCGTGCTTGTAGTATTCCATCTGCTTCAGATGCCTTTCGGCGGCACCCTTGCTCTTGTGCGAGGACAGTTCCTTGCCAGTATTGTGCTGAACAATAACCCACTCGGCAATTTCTCCCTTGGAATTGCGGTGTCCTTTGCGGTATACGACGGTTTCTAACAGAATATTTGCCATACAAACCAGTTTATGCTAGTTTAGGTTGAAGATAACCGCCAGAAAGTATAAACAATATACTGGATGGCAATGAAGCCACCTTATCAAGGATTCGCCAGTGATACAGCATAGCGGCCAAGAGATTATCCGTGATCGGCACGACCGACCAATCTATACTAAGACGCAAGGACAGGACGAACTTGTCCACGCAATCAAGACCCACGACATCATCTTCGTAAACGGCCCGTCAGGCACCGGCAAGACCGCTATCGCGACTTGGCTTGGTATCGCCGGAATGGACCGAGGCGACTACGAACGGTTGGTTCTAACCAGACCAGTCGTGACTGGTGGCGAAGAGCTTGGCTTCCTTCCCGGAAGTCTGGACGAGAAGATTGCTCCATATATGCAGCCTCTCTATGACGCGATTTCCCTTATCAAGGGACGGCGCGTGACCCCGGAAGAACAGGTCAAGAAGATGCCGGTCCTCACCGGAAAGGAAAAGCGTGCCAAGAAGAAAGGCAAGGACTTGGAGGAGACATTCTCCAACAACGACTTCTACTCGAAGATCCAGGTGTGTCCGCTGGCCTATATTCGAGGCTCCACGCTCGCGAAGAGCTTCATAGTGTGCGACGAGTTCCAGAACACCACCGAAGCCCAGATGAAGCTTATGCTCACCCGTCTCGGACGCGAGTCCAAAATGGTCATCTGTGGTGACGCCGCCCAGTGCGACTTGCCCGAACGTGTCCGTTCCGGTTTCGTCGATGCGTTGACCAGACTGAAAGGTGTTCCTCGCATCGCGTTTGTCGAACTCGGTGTAGAAGACATCGTCCGCCACAAGCTGATCAAGGACATCATCCTGAAGTACGAGCGTCCGGAAGAATTTAACCGCGACGGAGGCGACAGCGACGAATTCCGCAAGGTTCCGTCCCACACTTGGGATCGTGACCGCGAAGGATACGACTTCAGCGAGGACGACCTTGACGACCCGGAAGACGGCACCATCGACGAGACCGCTGACGACCGCGACTACTGCCCCGAATGCGGCGGTACCGGCGTCGACGACCACGAGAACGTGTGTCCGGAATGCCACGGCACGGGCTTAATACCGAAGCAATAAAATAGCCGCTACGGCCTACAAATAACGGCGAGGAATACCGCGCCCGTTATAAACTGCAAGTAAATGACGCTTGAGGTCTGTGTATGGCTGTTGATGTTGGAACGAAGAAGCAAGGCGGTTGTCCTCCACCGCCGCCTCCCAAGGCATTTAGACCGCATCCTAGGCCGGAACGCCCGTTCCCACCGCCTCCGCCACCTCCGCCGTTTATGCCCGGTCCGTGCTGTCCTCCGACAAACACGCTTGTACTGAACAATACGATTGTCAAGTCGACAGACGGTGCGTTGAAGATTACCGAGGGGTATGTCCAAGGCCGTCCGGCTTATTTTATCGAACTGGATCGCGATTGGGCAAAACCGGTTATAGTGGGCGAAGACCCGATTGTAGTCAAGGAAGGCGTTTTTACAGATGATGACGGTTCTGAACGTAATGGTTACCTGATAACCATCAACGATATGGCCGGTGCCACGGATTCCGTAGACGGAAAGGCTGGCTCTGTTCCCGCTCCCAAAGCTGGCGAAGAGACTAAGTTCCTTCGTGGCGACGGCAAGTGGGCAACTATTACTATCCCAGAAGTAGAACAGTCGGATTGGTCGGAACAAGATACCGATGCACCTAGCTATATCAAGAATAAGCCCGAACTGGCTACGGTCGCCACTACCGGTTCTTACAATGACTTGACCGACAAGCCGACTATCGTTCAGTCCGACTGGGCGCAAGATGACGATACACAAGAAGATTTTATCAAGAACAAGCCGGGTGTGTATGCCGGCAGCGATGCTGGACTGGTTCCACACGGAACTATGGGAGATCAAGCGAAGTTCTTGAGAGGTGACGGCAGCTGGTCTGACGTAGACAATACCGATGCGTGTACGGTTGCACAAATGGATGAATGGCTGGATGCCGTTGATGACGAGGTGAATAATGGCTAATAAGATTTATGTAGGACAAGAAGGTGCTCAAGAGCTATATCGCCGTGTCAAGGCGTTGTCTGCTAATTATGCTACTGCTGAACAAGGTGCTAAAGCCGATGCCGCCTACCAGAAACTGGTTGACGGAATACCGAAGTCTGACTTGGATTCTGGCGTGCAAGCGTCACTCGGAAAGGCCGATACCGCATTGCAAGAGCATCAGGATATTTCCGGTAAGGCCGATAAGGTTGCCAATGCGACCTCTGGAAACTTTGCTGGACTTGACGCTAACGGCGAACTGGAGGATTCTGGCATCGCCGCCTCCGATGTCGCGACATCCGTGCAGAACTCACATTCCCACTCGAACAAGGCAGTCCTTGACGCTACTACGGCCTCGTATACCACGGAAGAACAAACGAAGCTCAATGGCATCGAATCAGGCGCGGAAGTCAACCTAATCGAATCGGTGAGCGTTGCTGGTACCGTGCTTGACATTGAAAGCAAGTCGGTCAACGTGCCGGAAGCCGGCGGTACAGCCGGTGCTTGGGTGAAAGGCGTGGTTTCCGGGGAGGATACCGCTAGGTGGGATAACTGGAAGCACGATGCAAATATCACGATTCCTCTACCGAAAGACACAATCGAAGTCAAGGGACACCTGTTCAAGTACGTACAGATTGGAAACCTACTAGTTACCACAGAAAACCTCGACATTCCACTCGGAACCGTTGGTACCAACTGCTTCTGGTATAATGATGACGAGGACACTAATCGTGACCTTGGTATGCTGTATAAATTCAGTGCGTTAGGATCGTTCCAATATATTGACTACTATCATTCAAATGAATTCGTCCCGACACAAGAAGTCTATGATTGTATATATGCACAAGGCTGGCGTATATGGACTGACCGAGATTGGGATACTATTATACAAGCGCATATTCCATCTGGAGGTGTGACACAAGATGGATTAAAAAATATGTGTGCAACATCTGGGTGGAACGGTGGCACACAAGGTGCAAATACGTTAGGACTTAACTTACCTCCTTCTGGTGAAAGACAATGGGATGGAACCGCATACTCATATAAAGGAACTTACTTTGTTGCTCGCACGACATATACACAACAAACCGTAAATAGGATATCCCCTACGGTATCAATCATTGGCGTCGGCAACTTAAACACTGGCGCATCCATCCGTCTAGTCAAGGACGTGACCGCATAACGAGGTGAATTATGGCAGATATGAAGAAAGACTTGTGGACTGACTATAACGGCAAGGGGTTCTCCGCCGAATACTCTCATTACTCGGAGCGTGCCCGCTCCGACGTGAATGACAACGATATCACGCTTACCATAGTCGACAGCAAGGTTTCCCAAATCGGCGGAAAGGATATTTCCGCCACCAGCGCGGAACAAGACGCTTCCGGGAATGTGATTACCGAAACCTATGCTACCAAGGATATAATCGACGGTCTTGAGACTGCACTCGACACGTTGAACGATACCATCGAGACGGTAAGCCACGCCGGTATGTACGACCTCGGAACAAAGACCGAATCCGACTTGAGCAACGGAAAGCTGGCTATCGGCTGCGGTAACTCCAATACGGAACTGACACTGACTACGGTGAACGCACTGACCGTACTGGCGAATTCCGGCGTTCCCAACTTCGCTCTGCTTGTTGATAACAGCGGAAACTCGAACGACGTGACCGTTACCGTCAAGGATAGTTCCGACACGACTACGTTCTACCAGTCTACGGCTGCTGGTAATAAGGTTAATGCTGGTAAGATTTGCCAGATCACTTGCGTTGGCAAGTGCTGGACGCTGGCCGAATTTGGAACTGCTAATGCTTAGTGGAGATTAGATATGATACTGACACACGGAGCTAATAGCGTGAGTGTAGAGAGTTATCCATGGCATACTAGTGATGTCATTATTAACTCACATACTTATCCTACGGTACGAATAAAGAATAAAATTTTTATCAGATATAACCTAGATGAGCCGATAGGTTCAGATGACAGATATTACAATAACGATGAAGCTACCTATGGTTGGAATGGATATAAGTGCGGGAGATTATACACATTCACTACAGTAGAAAGTCTAATTACTAGCAAGCTGCAAGAATGGGGAATATCGGAATGGCATGTACCAAGTCAATTAGAATGTCAAGAGATATATGAATATGTAAAGGGATTAGTAGGAATTAATTCTAAATATATGCTTGCCAAGTCTAACTCTTTTGGAAATAATTTTCCTCCATCTCCTTGGGATGGAATAGATTATTTTGACTTTTCTATGTTACCATCTGGACAAATTTATGAAGGTAGGTTTTATAATTTAGGTAGTAGAGGATGTTTTTGGTTATCCGATAGGTACTCTAGCTCTCAAGCTGGAATTGTAGCTTTTGAATACCCTAAATATGCTAATTGGACAGCCAACGGACGCGCTGGAACTAATGAGGGATTTTCAATAAGATTATGCAAAAATGCGTAATTAAACTCAAACTGCTGATGCAGTAAAGCATCAGCAGATTTAGGTACCTATTCATCTAATAATTACGCTCCCTTATACTAATTAATAATTTAAAAGGAATCTATGATGTCACTATCAACAGAACTCACACGAATGGCACAGAACGTAGGTGCCATAACTGCTAATACCAATGCTATCTTTGAGGCTATCGAGTCGAAAGGAGTCTCTGTCCCATCGGGGTCTACTTTATCCGATTGTCCAGCGTTAATAGCAAGTATTTCAACGACGGATAGATCGCCGGACATTCCGTCTGGATATAAAAAGAACTTTAGGCAAGTTGAATTTCTGCAATCAAATAAAGATTGTGTTATCGTTAATTTAACTGGTACGTGTACAAGTTCTGATATCTTAAAATACCATATTTATATTAAAAACTTGCGTGACCGTTCTAATAACTATATACAATTAACAAATAATGTTAATTCTAGCGGAACCCACGTATTCACTATGAGGCTATGGACGGTATATCATTCGGGGCAATGTCAATATGACGGTAATTTTGATGACACTCATTATGGTTATATTAAAAACTATAGCGATGCAAATCCATTAGTACGTGATGAAATAATTGTAGTAAATGCGCCAAATTTATGCGTTAATGGATCTCCGTATATAAATACGTTGTCGGTTCCAAATAATTATGCTTATAAGTCAATTAAACTATTAGCTTGTGATTCTGCTGGATCGCCCGACATTGCGTTAGGAACGGTTGAAATATTGGACGCAAGTAGTTTGGACGTTAAAGAAAAATTGGTTCCCTGCGAAAATTTACAAACTGGCGAATTCGGATACTTTTATGTGAATAATAATACCTTCTATGGGCATTATAGCTCCGCAAATGATATTACTGAGTTTATTCCTTCGTAAAAAACGATAATATACGGATAAGCTGTAATTAACTAGACAGCATTTCGCTCAGTTGTTCCCCAAGTTTAATGTCGAAATGGAAGCGAAGGAAACAACAAAAGAACATCAAGAACAACTGAAAACAAAAACATAACTCATTCTAATCCTGGCAGTATCTCGTCGAACTGCCAGGATTTCTTCTGTACGTCCAGTTACTTCTTGTCACACTTGACAGCAAACGCGTCATACGTGTTATCTGGATGCACGACGATGGCAACACCGGAACACCAGTTGACCCACGGATCGTTGTTGGTTTGGTTATAACCATATTCCGTCACACCAGCTTGCATACAACCAACGAAGTAGTCACTCGTAATGAAGAAATTGAGCGTCTTGTCCGCCTTGGCGATAATCTCGTTAATGAACTGGTGGGTGTCTGAAACGATCTTGGCACGAGCCTCTTCTGTAGTTTCTACACCGATATATGCCAATTCCGACTCGGTAAGTTCGTCGGGATTATTGCAATATTTCTTCAGTAGATTGGTAGTTCCAGAATCCGGATGTGATTTCAGGTATCTATAACCATACAACAGTTCGGCCTCTTCCGTTACGCCAGAATAGTCGTCAGCTGAACTGTCGGTATCGCCACGACCTAGCGCAATGCACTGGGCTGTGTGCTTGCATCTGACCAAATCATTTGCAAAATAATGCGCATCGTTGGCTTCAATCGTAATAGTCACGCTGCTTTCATGCGAAGACGGTGCATTACCATAAGCGAGAAGCTGTCCAATACCGGTTGCTCGGCTAACACCGGTCGAGTTGATGTCGGTTGTAGAGCTACTGTCACTATCGCGTTCCGCGTGCCTAATTACATATATGAGCTTGTCTCCATCATTGAACCTAGGATTCTTGCTTTCATCTGGTTGATGCATTGCCGCATAATAGAACGTGTGTTCCTTGGTCATATCACTAGACTGGTCCATCAAGTAAACACGGACATAATCAACCAATTCCGGGCTTGGTTCCGGTTCCGGCTCCTCTTCAGGCTCGGTCGTGAAGATTAGCTCGTCTTCGGACGCATATTCAATAGAGTCGGCTGCATCCAGCATATCGATATACTTCTGCTTTCGCTCCGCAGTGAGGAACGGGTCTGTTTCAAGTGCTTGGAAAACCGTCTTGGCCTCTCTGAATGAACCGGTAAGCACGAGCGTATAGGCTTGCGCGAGCTTGGCGGCAATTTCAAGCGGTGTGATTCCAGTAAACTTGGTGAGGATGCACTCTTCCTTGAAAAGAGCAATCATCTCGTTTGCCACCGCGATGTTGTAGACCACTTCACCCGGACGACCGTCAATTTGAACGATTCTAGTCACATTCGAATCTAGTTCGGTACGATAGCGGACAATGTCCACGTCGTTACCGAGTATATCCTTGACCTCGTGCTTGTCGTAATCGTCGAGTATTTCGTTGCCGTGATTCAGCCAGTAGTCGCAGTTGTTGTATATACAGTTGCCATCTACATATACGATGCGAGATACATACTTCATACCAATGTCTCCTAAGATTAAATAGTCATCGATTTGCTTGCCAGTTTCGGCAAGCTTTTCCTTCAATAACTCCAGGTTTGCTGCAATGAAGGCGATTGCGGAGGTTTCCTTATCTATTGCATAGATCTGGTTCATTCTATACCTCGTTTCCGTTGATTTTTAGATAATACTTGCTTCCAGTAACAACACTCGCGTTACGGAGGTTTTCGTCGTTGCTTACTTGCTGGCCGAGTTGTAGCAACGATGTAATTGCAATTTGAGTAACTACACTACTGATTTCGATATCATTGAGATAGGTCATTAAATCAGAAATGTCATATTGGTTTAATACATCCCAAGTTCCATTACTCTTTATGCAAACAGCATTATCACCATAAAATATATTAGGACCACCGCTACTTGAGTAGTCAATGCCTTGTACCAAGAAGTAAAAGGTGTCGTCTTTCCACCCACCGGATGGCGCGGCTGAACTCGGCTGAAAAGAATCAAAACCAACCGCGTATCCATTTTTTATCGACAAAAGGTGGTTAGTTTTTAGTCCCATACCGTTATTGGGGTCTGGTGTACTGGTCAACACCTTTGCGTATGTTCCATTACCATTTTTAAGTGCCACAAGAGTTTCTGCTTGTTGGGTGGAGTTTGAACTAGATGTAATCGTAAATGTGCCGTCGTATGTCGTCGATGTGTTTTTCTGATAAATACGGTCATACACATTGGTGTTTTGTTTGTTATGCCAAATGAAGTAAGTGTTCGCCGAATATCCCCAAATGTCACTGTCGGTTGCCGTAACTTGCGTATTGGGCGTACTCATTTGTTTGCTTGACAAGTAGCCATACTTCAAGATAACGGTTCCATTTGGTGAAACGTCATTACCCAACCAGAAAATATTAGATCCGCTAGGCGCATCCATTATAGTTTTAAGCAAGTCTTCGGTAAGGTCTCGTTGTCCACTAGGAGGCATAAATGAATAAATGCTGTTTATATTTGGATAAGGCGTTATTTGGGATGCCGCTGTTGTATTGGCATACGCCTTGTATTTTCCATTTGTAGACCCATCATAGTATGCCGGATAAAAAACGCTATTAGTTGGCCCTTGGTATACGATATAATACTTATTGCCAGCATAAAGCGTCAGCGAGAACGACGCAGTGTGTTCACGCCCAGTGAGACCATATAGCGTTGTTTCCGCGCTAATAACATCACCGTCGGCGGCACCGACATAGATACCGCTCTCGTGCATTATCTTTACCCTTGCACCATTCGCAGTGCTGTAATTTGAATCAGTAAAGATACTGACGCTACTTAACTGTATATCGGTACTTGGAACGAACTCTATTGCGACATTTGTGCTTCCGGCAGCAAGTGGGTCGACGTATTCCCACACCAGATAATTAGGCAAGTCGTTAATTGTAACCGATGTAACGCCAGCCGGAATAGCATAAACGGCTTTCACCTTCGGTATATCGGTAATGTCGGAAATAGTCGACGGATCAGTTCCTACTGGCAAGAAACTGATGCTTTGAACGTCGGCGTTAGGGTTCGACCTGTCCGGAAAGTGACACGCTATTTTTCCTCTAAAAGCCATCGACTACCTCATTATCCGATACGGAAGAAGATTGTACCGCTACGGTTGGGAACACCTTGCATGGCAATGTCGATGATTTGCTGGTCAGATGTAACCACGTAGAACTGCTGTGCAAGAAGCGTATGAGTAGAATCGTACGTGTTTTCTTGATATACCACTGCCTTGTCAAGTTTAGCTTGGTCATCTGCTGTAATCAAGCCGTTAGACGCGCCAGTCGTACCAGTCGGAATGGCATTCGGAATAGTAACAACCTTCGTAGAAACATCCGGCGGAAGAACTGAAGCGGCACCTTCGAGCTGGACACCGTCGACCACGTTCACTTCACCGCTACCGCCACCACCAATGACTTCGAGTGCGCCGGACGCGTTCGTCTGTATAGTGTTTCCATCGGTCTTGACCTTCAATCCAGATGAGAATTCCAAGCCAGAATTAGTCGCCAAGCGGACACCGACACCACTAGCCCCAACTTCGATACCCTTAGCCGAATTAGCATTAACAGCAAGCTTATGCGAATCAATCACCAGCCCAGAATTGGATGCCGCTAGATCCACTGTAATAATGCCGCTGGTGATATCGATACCATCGCCTCCACTATACGTCGTATCGGTCGGTATTTCCCAAGACCCATCTTCTCGTAGGAATTTAGTAGTCGTAGAACTACCAGATGGCCGTTCTGGCACAAGTCCGTGCGTACTACCCGCATAATCGGAATATGTAGTGTCTTGAGGTATACCCCAAGTACCATCATCTTTCAGAAATTTACCAACGCCGCTTTGTGGAATCGTTGGGTACGCATCAATCTTATCCTTATCCGAGATTGACATCAATCCGGCGTTAGGAGTTAGTCCACCCGTGGCCAACGGAAGACGAATATCTTTATCACTAGATTGGTTTAGCGTAAACGAATCAATCGTAATCGGAGTCGGTTCGTCAGTTTTCAACGTAATCGTTGAATTATTCGCAGGGTCAGTTTGATCAACCCACCCCATCGTACCAGTAGAATCATTTGTTACACTAAGCACCTTTCCGACATCGCCCGATGAAATTGATGGAACCCCGCTCGGTGCCGAATCCCAGTTAAACGAACCTGTGGTGCCGTTATATGATGCCTTCAATACCTTGCCATCATCATTCTGTGTAACCGCAGGGACTTGTCCAGAACCGCTGATTGCTTGAGCAACAGCAATACCACTTTGTGGATTTGCTGATAAATGGTTATATGTTTGGTCTACGGTAACCGTAGGAATAGTGATTGCAACCGACTTATTCTGGTCTGGAGTAAGCGCGGTTCCATTTACCGTAATTTCTTCAATTACGTTAACTTCAGCACCGGACTGAATTGTACCAAGCAAACTCTTTTCAGCGATAGTATAGTTTTCATCACTGAGTTGTTTACCCGAAACAGCAGCTACTGCGCCGATACTAGAGCACACACGAGCCTTTTGCTCTGAAGTCAGGTTTTGCGCTTCGTCATAGATGACACTGGTGTTCTCTTTCATCACTTACTCCTTCCGCCATTCAGGACGGTCTTCGCCTTCTTCAAGCGATTTAATAAGCCAAGCCTTCTGGCTTTCAAGACCAGATATTTCAATGTTCTGTATCTTAACAATGGCTGACTGAAACAATCCCAATTCGATATATGGCACAACATCCTTGATATACAAATCAAAGTCCATACCGTCGTAATTAGACAGCTTATAAATAAAATCCCGGATAATAATACGGCCTATATACATATTCCAGTCTAGTCCAGTCTTATATCCGCTTTCGTAAATAACACGAGCGGCATCATCGGTTTTTACCTTAATTAAATCTTCACGTCTATACGTAGGTAACATAACGAGTCTCCTATGTTATGCGTTATTCGATACGACCGGAATGTTTCGAACCGATATAAAGATTCTTGGCGTAGAAGCTTGTTCACTTCCAGCGGTCGCGCTGATTGTCGATAGATAGTTTTTAAAACTCTGCGTATCTAGGTTATTGATATTACCGCCACAGAAATTTTGAAGGTGATTTACCGCAATTGTCAATCGAGGAACACCGTTAATGTTCGTATTATATCCACTAGTACCACACATTTGCTTTAATACAGGCTCGTTGCCGCCAGAATCCTTTAGCAACACCACGCAAGCGTAATAAAGCTTTTCTGACGACAATGTATCGCAAGCATCGTTGATATGAACGGTAAATTCACGGAAAGCGGACACCGTGGACGATGCCGGTGGAATAGAACTAGGATCACACGTCATAACATCGGTATAGCAAACCAGAGTCAAATTGGAAGTGAAATCGTACTGGTAAATAGCAAGCGCAAACCGGCCTTGGCTACTTAATTCACCCATATAGATACCCATTTTCGCGCCAGCGGTTAGCTGTTGGCTCATAACTGGCGTAAACAAGGTTCCATACATTTGGCCATCACCGTCGCGTGCCGGGAAATGCTGGTTTGATGTATACGCTTCGTGAATTTCGCTGAACGACATATCAGTAATAATACGTTCATCGATTACATTTTTTACTTCGTGTGCAATTTCAACAGCTTCTTCGGCTTGAACATCAAGAACCAAGCTGACGCCATCATTATCAATTTTTATACCACCATTGGGCTTAATCTTAACTTGTAACTGATTCGTAGACGAATCAACTTCAAGACCCGGACCATCCAGTACCGATATACTATTATCGGTTGGGCTAATAAAAATACCAGAACCACTTGTATAAGTTGTAGAACTGTTGCTATACTCGGCTATACCAACGGTTTCTTCGACGGCACTAAGCAACGTATAAAGCGACATTGACTCAACCGTCGTATCAGCAGCATCTCCGCTGTATGTCAGCAAATAACGATAATACAACTTATTGCTTACCGGATCGCGATACGCCAAACCACTGGTATTCTGAATTGTAACGGTCAGATTCATCGTAGCACAACCGATTTCAGACGGATATGATTCGAACGCTTGCGCTAGGATTTGCGTACTACCGTCAAGTACACGAGATACTTGAGTTAAAGCTTCTCCATAAAATCCGTGTCTTGTCGGGTTTCGGTCTAACCGCGTATTCATCGATATAGTAAAAGTATCAACTCCGTGAACGGCGTCCGACGGATTAACACTTGCGATAGTCTTTAGCGCACACAGATAAACGTGACCAGTATCCGCGTCATACATTAGCTTGATACGGTCATTTGGAACATTAAACGAACCAATTGCCGACGATGGAATAAGGTCTACTACAGCCGTTGTGCTTGGCGCAACTGCTTCTGGGTTAATTACAGACGCGTGACCAGACACGATTCCAAGGCCACCAGTTACCGAGACGTTGAAATCCTTTACACCTGTATTAGGATCAACCGTTTCGGTAACTGAAATACCATCACTTCCGCTTACCGTAACATCGGAACCAGAACCAGATGATGAAATAGTTATGCTATTCGAGTTCACGTCCGGAGTAAGCGTAACGTTATTTCCGGCAACCAGCGTCAAGGTATCGTCTGCTGTACTTGGAACAACATTTGTAATAGTCGGAGTGGATTCTCCATCACTTACAGCGACGGTAGAGAAGTTCACCAAATTCTGTATCTTTTCACGTTCTTGTCCAGTTACAAGACCCGGCGAATAGGTGACACTACCTGCACCGTCGTCATCTGCACTAGCCAACGGAATCTCAACCGCGTTGTTTGTAACCGTAAGCGGGTCAGATTCTCCTTCAAGCGTGATATCCTTAACCGCATTGGCAACATTATCAAGGGTCGTTTTATCGGCAGAACTCATAACACCCGGTTTTGCTGGGACTAGGGTATTACCATCAGTAGTCGCAGATACAGCCGCCGGAATCGTAATGGTTGCATTCGCTACCTGATTGGTCGAGAAAGAACCAACTGACGGGCTGGTATCACCCGAAGCAACACCTCCGAGCGCAAAAGTAACCGTAGCGTCTCCAATAGTTAAATCGACGTTCTTATTGCCGTCTGGTTGGACTGCGGTACCGTTGACCGAAATGGAGTCAATTGTATTCGGCTCAGCTCCATCAGTCATACCGTCGAGGCGAGCCTTATCAGCACCAGACATAAGGCCAGTTTTTGCCGCTGCCGCTGGGCTTGTAGTTGCAGAGGTAGCCAACGGAATTTCAACGTGTTTGTCAACAATCGGCAGATTGCTGGATTCGCCTTCCATACCGACACTTTCGATTACATTCGGCTGAGCACCAGCGGTCATACTATCGAGTTTCGACTTATCGGAAGCCGAGATAAGACCTTCCGATGCTGGAATCAGTTCGTGTGTATCTGGGTTTTCGGAAGCCGATTGTGCAAGAGGAACAGTAACTGACACATTAGATGTCTGGTTAGCCGAGAATGTCTGCGCATTTGCCGAACCAACCGTAACCGTCAACGTACCGTCACCAAGAGTTCCCTTAGTCACAACCGGAACACCATCGTTACCAAGCGTCAAATCCGTAACTACATTACCACCAGCGACTCCGGTTTCAGTCGGTCCGTTATGCCAATAGCCGTCTAAAGAAATTGTCGATTCGTCAATCTTCTTGTAACTGTTGGCATTAACGTCCCACACATAGACATTGTACTTGTCCTCACCCGGATTGTCTGAATCATAGACATAGTTGACCTTAGACGGGTCACCCGGATTTGGCGCGTGGTCTTCCCAGTCGGATTCCGACCAGAATACAGCTCGACTCTTTAACGCATTTCTAACAGCAGTAGGAGTAATGGCAGAATTGTTATCTTCGCTATCAATATCGCTGGTTAGCTTAACCACACCTTTAACATTGGTAGCAGCATCTGGAATGTTGACAGAACGGTCAGCCGAGTCGATAGTCAACTCAGACCCGGCGATTTTAACCTTCTCAATCTTGTTTACTTCGGCACCTTCAGCAATACCATTCAGCTTCTTCTTATCGTCTTTCGACATAAGGCCATCAGTCTGGCCTTGAGCATCTGTCGCGACGGCAACTGGAATGGTATGCTTAGTGGCAGACATTTCGCCATTTTCATTTTGTGTGATACCGCTAATAAATTGGAAATCGCTAGTATTTCCAGACGTAGTCGGGTCAGACACGGCATTCTGTTTAATCTTCAAGTTACCAAGGTTTACCTTTTTATCGTCTACACCCTTGTCAAGCTCTACACCGTTCAATAAAATTCCTTGAACAGCAGTGTCAGCCGTAGCACCTTGTGCAGCCGTCGCAAAATCAGCCGCCTTCTTACCGGAATCGGTTAAATCACCGTCAGCCGACAACCCAGCAAAATTACCAGCAACAGCTGGATTTACTTTATTTGCCTTACTAAGAATATCGCTTTCGTTAAGCGTATTATCCGTAGTTACGCTTACTTCGGTAATTTTACCGTTCGTTTCGGTTACCTTAACTTGGACATTCTTTCCATTGGACGAAGTTACCTCAGAATCCAAATCATTGATAGCATTTGTAACCGTCGAAACAGTCGCTGCCTTATTAGTCGATGCGTTATAGGTTCCGTCAAACGTAATCGGGTCTTGCTTACCATCAGCAAGCGTGTAAGCTTGCTTGACACTATGCGGAGTAGCCGCCTTGTCCGTAGAATCACTGATCACAGAATCTTCAAGCTGTACAATACCCTTTTGTGCGGTCGTACCATCTTGAACCGTCTTCTTGGAAGCCGTGATATTACCATTCGAACTCTGGGTAAGCGAAGAAATAAAGTCGGTACCAGTTCCTTCAGCGGACGGGTCGCCGACGGCTTCTTGAACGGTCTTATAACCAGTCAAATCAAGGTTGACCGTCTTTTCGCTAGGCGTCTGTTCGATATTGTTGACCTTAATATGCTCGATTACGTTGACTTGTGCTCCGGCTTCGATTCCATCAAGTTTCGTCTTATAATCGTTGGTAAAGTCGTTAGTAGAAAGACCCTTGCCTTCTTCTTTATCAACCTTATTGTCCAACGCCGCTTGCGTAGCTGTAGAAATCGGCTTATCGGCATCGCTCGTGTTATCGACATTTCCGAGACCAACGTCACCCTTGGTCAACGGATCACCAAGGACTACGTGTCCTTCGGAATTGTTACCGACCTTAACTGCGGCTGCAGCGGTAGCCTCCGTAGTTGGATGAGTGTAAACCGTAGTTTCAGTACCATCGATTATGACATTGCCATTGGTTGCGGATTCCTCGACCTTGGTCGCACCTTCGGCAATATTATCAAGCTTGTCCTTATCCTCGACCGTGTACGACGCCGTCGTATTGTCGAGAATAGACTTGTTTTCGTGTTCGTGAAGTTTGCTCAACTCAGAAACCGCAATACCAGAATCGACCGGATTTCCGTTGCTGTCGAACTTAGCCAAATGGTCTGCTATCGCATCACTGTCCTTGTCAGCCTTCGTGGTGTCGGAAGGGTGAACGTGGTCGCCGCGAGAGTACAGAGCCGAAGAACCAGCACTACCAGTACCGTTCATCGCCGGAGTTTCCTCATACGGAGTCACCGGGCTTTCAATCGTAATGTCCACGTTGTGGTTCGCGTCAGGAACCAACGGAGTTCCATTCTTGGAAATAGACTGGATGGTTTCCGTAATTTCGACATTTTTATTGTCAATCGGAAGAGTTACGCCATTCTGCGAAATGGTGTTGATAGCGTTCTGTTCGCCGCTAAAGGTAACGGCTTCACCTTCGATAGGATGGAGCACCAGAGTCTTGCCTTCGTCAGTCGTTTCGGCACTGGCAATGGCGTCTCCGGTGAGCTGGTCAAGCTCACTCTGGTTGCTATGCGAATGACGCATTTCGTAACTTTCATCGACGTGTGATTTGTACGTATCGTCGAAATCGTTGGTCGAGAGACCCTTTCCAGCCTCCTTGTCGACCTTTCCAGCCAGCTTACCATCGACCGTAGTACCAAGCGCGTCAATGGCGGCCTGTTGTGCGGTCGATACCGGTTTGTCCATATCGGATGTATTCTCAACATTCCCCAAGTCAATGTTTTTGCGAGCTTGGAGTTTCCGTTCCTCACTGAGATTCTGCGGATTGGTCAATACGTGCGTCTTAATTTCCATACTACATCCATCAAACGGCTTTTCCATCAGTTTATACGAACGCGCCGAGAAAACTGCCACCCAGCACCGCTAGGTGCTGGGGTACCCTTTAGGGTGGCAGATGATATGTGCGGAACTTGACAAAAATAATTTAACTAGTCATATAAACTATATAAAAATTAGAACTATTGAACTATGTTTCAACGTGCCTACAACGTCAGACTGTATCCTAACAAGCAGCAAGAAGTCTTGCTTTGCAAGACTTTCGGCTGCTGCCGTAAGGTATACAACTGTATGTTGGAAGCACGCAAGAAATCGTACGAGGCGACCGGCACGAAGTGCCGGTCTAAGCCGACAGATTTCTACGCCGAGTTTCCTTTCTTGAAGGAAGTCGACTCGAACGCATTGACAGCCGAAGTGCTTACGTTGAATACGGCGTTTAAGAACTTCTTCGAGCGGAAGGCCGACGGTGTCGGATTTCCGCAGTTTAAGTCGAAACATAAAGACAAGGATTCGTATACAAGTTATCGAACGAAGGATAATATCCGTGTAGAAGGGAGGAAACTCCGCCTACCGAAGGTAGGCTTCGTTTCCTTCCGCAACTACGAGGACATCGACTGGTCTGTAAGAAACATCAAGCACGTAACGGTGTCACGGTCACGCGCCGGGAAATACTATGCGTCAATCCTAGTCGAAGAAGCTGTGCCGAAGGCATTACCTACAACCGAATTCGAAATAGGAATCGACTTAGGACTTAAAGAATTCTGCGTTACCAGCGACGGCGAAGCCGTCGCGAATCCTCGTTTCCTCAAGAAATCAGAAACTCGTATCGCTGGCCTTCAGCGAGCTTTCGCCAAGAAGCAGAATGGTTCAAAGAGACACGAGGCATTGCGCTTGCGCATCGCTCGTGAACACGAAAAAGTTGCTAACCGAAGGAAGGATTTCCTTGACAAGCTGTCTACACGACTACTCCGCGAGAACCAAACGGTGGTGGTCGAGGACTTGGACGTGCGCGAGGTCGCAGAAGGCGACCACGCGAAGTCCGAACACGACACAGCTTGGAGGATGTTCCTGAACAAACTACAGTACAAGGCTGAATGGTATGGCAGAACCATAGTCCGGGTCGGACGATGGTTCCCATCATCTCAGCTATGTCACTGCTGTGGGTTCAAGAATATGTTGACAAAGGACTTGAACGTAAGGTCGTGGACGTGTCCGCAGTGCGGCACGTCACACGACCGTGATGTCAATGCCGCTATCAACATCCTTACCGAAGGTAAAAGTTTAATCGCCGCAGGGACTGCGGTTAAAGGCGCGGGAAACATCGATACGCAACGCGAAGCTCACCGCCTTTAGGCGGTGCGTAGTTCACACGGTTGGACGTAACCCACCGTATAAACTGCAAGAGACAAGAAAAAGAGTTTCTTATGGCATACAGCATTAACGACGACTTTATAGAGGCTTTCCGTAACGGCGGATGCTTCATTTTCGAGGGTGAAGATGGCCAAGCACCCGGTCCGGAAGAGGCTACCGATGGCCAAGAAGCACCGACCGAAGAGCCAGCTCCCGAAGCACCGGCTGAGGAAAACGCCGAGCCGCAGACAGAGGAACAGCCCACCGAACAGCCAGCCGAAGAGCAGCCGCAGCAAGACCCCGCTACCGATGCCGACCCAGAATCGTCAGCCGAAGCCGTAAACACCGACCAAAAGGCGGACAACGGCGTGGCTCCTACCGCCCAGAAGCTCGCCAACGATTTCAAGGCCGCCGGAAACCTCCGACTTGTCGCACGCACCGCTCTGCACGACCTCGGTATTACCAATCCGCAGCAGAAGATGAAAGTGGAGAAACTGGTCCCGTACATCACGAAGGCGGTCGAGAATTTCGCATCCAAGTGTTCCGACAACTACACGGCGGCTGACATTACAAGAGCAATTCTGATCCTTACCAACTCGTGTAGTCAGAAGGCGGTCGACCAAGCCAAGAAGGCGTCAGCAGAACAAGCCAAGGCAGCCGAAAAGCAAGAGGCTCCCAAGCCTACCGGAGGCGACGGCGGTGCCGAACAGCAACCGCAAGACCAGCCAGAACAGCCAGCAGCCGATGACGTAAACGCAACCTAATTCAACAAGCCGCAAGAAAATTGCGGCTTTTCTATTGACAAGTCGTGCAACATTTGTTATATTCATAGCATGACTATGAAAAAGATAACATACATTGCTGACATCGACCAAGATGTCGATGACCTGATTGCAGCACGCTACTTGCGCGACAAGGGAGTCCTTGGATGCGTAGTGCTCGATCCCAAGCCGACTTCGGAAGTCGGCCTCCACAGAGTAGAAATGCTCAAGAACCTTGGTATCGAAGTCCGAGACACAATCCCGGAAGATACCGACACCATTTTCAACGGCGGTGCGCTGACCATCGTCGCCGATTTCGTCAAGACCCACAAGATTTCTAATCTCGTGATGAACGGCGGATTCGTCGGCGCGAACATCGTGCCTATCCGCAAGGTATTGCCCAAGTTCGCCGGAAAGAGCGAAATCCGTACCTTCAACTTCAACTGCGACGTGAACGCTACCGTCAGCGTCCTCGAAAGCAGCAACATCGACCGAATCGTCCTTATCGGCAAGAACGTCTGCCACAACGAGCGCAACGCCGCCAACGGCATCTGGCGTAGCCTCAAGGGAATGATTGTCGACGAGTACGGAGTGAGGCCGTCCAAGCTTATGCACGACCTTCTGGCTTGCCACGAAGGTTTGTCCATCCTCAAGCTCCACGACGAGCCTCTGGAATGCGATTACCGTATGGTATATCCCTACCATACCGGCCTTTGCGGAAATATGACCAAGTGGGGCAGCCGTGACAACGCGTTCGGAAAGTTCAATCGCGTCTTGGCGGCGGTCGACTGGGCCGTCTAAAAATCAAACACTTAACAAAAACCTCGCTTCGCAGCGAGGTTTTCTTTTATTCTCCAGATTCTTGCGTTTTTTCTAACCGCACCACATTGTTAATGGCGATCTTGTCTTCTTCCTTGATCTGGAACTGGGGCGGCCACGGAAACCCTAGCCTATGGTACACCTCTTCAAGACTGACCGCCGAAAATTCTTCGACTACCTTCAGCAGTTTCTTGGTCTCGTCCGTGTCCAAGTGGAGCAAATTATCGTCGCCGAAGTGAACCACGCTGTCGCCGTCATCGGGGTCGTAGCGGATGTAGTTAATGTGGGAAAGGTTTAGGTACTGGGTATCGCTTACTTTGACAAACTTCATATCCTACCTACATATACAACTCAGCATAGGTTTCGGACTCCATCTCTTCAGGAGTCAATTCCTCGCCGAACTTCTTCAAGACAGCTTCCAGCTTTCGGAACTCGTCAATATAGCGAGACTGTCGTAAGGAATCCTTCTCGGTGACATATGTGAGCCTAGACAAGTTCATATTGTCGCGCAAGTCCATAAGCTTGACCTTCGTCGCGAGCAAGTTCTTGGCGATGTTGTCGATGTAGACTTCGCGAGCTTCAGACTTACCCCTAGTAAGCAGTTCGACGGTCTTCCACACGGCCACCGGGAAAAATACGGACAAGTCGGTCACCGCGAATCCGCCATCCTCAACAACGTCGTGCATATAGGCAGCCGCCGTGAGATAGTCATCGCCATACTTCTCGGCGGTCATCTCGCCAACCCTAGTGGGGTGGTAGATGTATGCCTGTCCACCCTTGTCAAGCTGTCCGGCGTGGGCAAATTCCGCAAAAAGTTTAGCTCGTTCAACCATACCAACGTCCTTGCGCTGGATATCCTTCAGAAAACCTTTAATTTCTTCTCGTGATCTCATTTAAAATCCTCGAAAATGGTTATACGGTTCACCAGGCTAGAAGACGCCTGTTGAACAGTAAACTAGTTCTTAATAACCAAGAATGTAATAATTTAATATTTAGAATCCAAATTAAGCCCCAGAACGATGATTTTCAGTACCAATAACTTCAAGGACGAGTTCGCAAGACAACTTACCGACGCGATGTGCTTCGTGTTCGAAACCGATGCGGAAGTGGCTGTACAGGCCGTAGAAGAGACCAAAAAGGTTCTCAGTACGACTATAGCATCCTTTGTCGGTGAGTTCGCCGCTGGCGAGATTTACGGTACCTTCCGTGGCACGTATTCCGCAAAGGAAGACAACGCTACCGTAGAACGTATATACATAACCATCTGCGATAGCCCAGCCGAATCTATGATTCAGCTCGGAAGTTCGCAAGACCTTATGCGCTCGCTTATGAACGCTCACAAGCTGTATTTTACGCGTTCCAGCATAGCTCCCAAGCAGTACGAAATTATTTCCGCCGAATGCGAGAAACTTGCCGAAATTGCCAAGTATCTACCGGAGAACCGGATGGAAGCTTTCCGCAAGTCCATCGAGCTGATTCGCGGCCAGATAATGATTGATTTCGACATTAACAAGGCAACCGACAAAGAGAGGTTAGGCTAATGTACCCCCTAGACCCATACAAGCAGCAGATTTTCGACGAACTTTCCAAGAACTGGAGCGTCCTTATCCACGAGAATCAGAGCTTCACGCTTCGTTTCAAGGACGCGAAGGTGAAACTTGAAGGAACCGTCGGAGTGTCCATAACCGAGTCCAACGGCCACCATACAGTCCGCGTCGCGTTCTACAACTACGCCGGTAACCGCAAGGACTCCATCGTAATCAAGGATATGAAGCCGGAAATCGTCTGCAGCCAGATCGACAACTTCATCACGGCAAAGGAAACCGAGGTAGAGAAGGAAAACGACCGCTCGCTGCAGTACCGCAAGGAACTCAACCAGATGCTCACCAAGCTCGGTTTCGTCCGCGACTGCGATTCCAAGTATATGTCCATCTTCAAGACAGATAGCCTTATGCTCACGTTCAACTACGGCGAGAATATGGGATTCAAGCTGGGCATATCCAAGAGCCGCAAGAAGATAGCGGACAAGCCGATCGAGGTCGGTGGCTCCTTTACATCGAACCACTGGAAGGTAGCAATCGAAGGATGCATCTCCAGAGCGCAGCGTGACCTCGGCATAGCCAAGTAGGATGCTCCTATGAGCAAACGCGAATACATATCCAGCGGAATCTCCACATACTGCTATAAAGGCGTCTGGACTGTTATAGACGAGCTTAACAGCAAGGATCCGCCAAAACCAGCGACACTTGAACTAATCCGACGGAAATTTCCACAAGTACAAATATAAAAAGGCGGCTTTGTGCCGCCTTTCTTGTTATAACCCGACTCGATCCGCCTTACTCAGTAGTCTCTGGTTACGGCTACCCCTAAATTGCAAATCTAGGTCTCTCTGGGCTTGAATAAACGGACCATCCACTAACACGTCCACCGCGTCAAGAATTTGGCTTGTAACCCCATCTATGTGGTTTCTCTGTCCCGGTTTCAAGTCTTGCTCATAAATATACCCAGTATACATCCATAATGTCTTATCCGGGCATTCGTTTTTGAAACGACTGATTAAACCAACCAACCCAGCTTGGTTCTCCGGCTCGAACGGGTCACCGCCTAGAATCGACAAACCAGAAATATAGGACTTCTTACACGCTTCGATAATCTCGTTTACCTCAATTTCAGTAAACGGCTTTCCATAATTGAAGTTCCAAGTTTCCTCGTTAAAACATCCTTGACAATGGTTTCTACAACCGCTTACATACAGCGATACGCGGTTTCCGGGGCCGTCTACGATGGACATATAGTAAATGTTGCCATAATTCATACTATTTCCTCTTATTCTTGCAAGAACTTAGAAATTTTGGACCATATTTGCTAGAGACATATTTGATTGCCGCTTTACAATCAGTTACGATTTTGACGTTATGGGCAACCATACACTGGTGTTTAGCTTCATATAAGCCGTCCATACGGCGGTCATACGGATTTATCATCTTACTTGACGCATCCTTATTTTCAAAGAACTGTAACCCCTTGATCTCTACTAATTGGCCATCAACCATAAAATCTGGATAGTATTTATGCAGACTGCCGTCATATTGATAGTCAAACTCAACGGCTGGTTGATATTCGACCGTGTGTCCGTTATCAACTAACCAAATATAGTAAGCAATTTCATTAGTGCTATCAAATAACATTCCATTATAGATATATTTGGAATGTGTTTTGTCCGAAAATTCTTTGACTTGCATAGTTGCGGGAACCCCATATCGTTCCATATTTGTTCTAATCGTTTTTTCGTGATTATTAAAAGTTGGGTCGCCATAAAGCATAGTCTTCGTACTTTTCGACTTCTGAATAACCTCGGCGTTCTGAATAGCGTGTTCCACCCCATAGACAGCTAAACAAGTTTGCCTAGATTTTTCGCGGTTATTAAAATTTTCATCACCGAAATTCTTTAATCGAGTAGATTTACACTTTTCAACATAGTCATTCATTTGACTAGGATGTTCGCAACCGTACTTTGCCATCATAGTTTTGATATATTTTTCTTTAATTTCAGGGTCATTTAATGGCGAACCGCCATACCTTTCGTTTAACACGGCTCGAATCTTAGCAGTATTGATGTATAACGGGTCTCCGTACTTTTCAAGCTTGGTTTTATGAAGCTTCTGTATATATTCATCACCTTTGTGAGACTCTTTTAGCGTACACGATTTGCATTTAAATGGGTAGTGCCGCATCGCGGCAACCGATTTAGTATCTATGTTTCCACACACTCGACACTTAAATACACACTTTGTTCGATTACATACACCTTTAACCATCACAAATTGGTTAAAGTCTTCGTCAGTTTCTAATATCTTGAGTTCCATAAGATACCTAAAAAGATACCCTCGGTATAGCAATATTGTGGAACTCTGCGTATACCAAGGGTATCCGAAACTTATATTTGAATACGAGTTCCACCAAGTATTCTAAAGGAAGTTTATATATTGACCTTTAAATGTACTTGGCGGTGTTCACTAGTTTAGATATTGTGACGGTCTTCCAGCTCGGCCAGCTTTCCATCACCCCAAGACTTCTTGATCGTCTTTCTCGGCGACCCAGTCAAATATCCAGTAATACGTCTCACCCGAACAAACTTATCTTCATCATTACAATGGCATTTCGGGCATTCATTATTGATAATGCCGTGGAATCCGCATTCCAAGCAGTCGTCCGAATCCATTGTCACGGTGAAATAGCCCAAGTCGCCGTCATACATTGCATCAATGGTAGCCTTTACCGCCTCGACATTCTTAGTCAAGTCGCCATTCATCTTGAAGTAGAAGATGTGGCCAGCATTCGTCAAAGCGTGGAAAGGAGCCTCGGTCTTAATCTTGTTTTCAAGAGACGTTTCGAGCGAGAAATCCATCATATGGCTGTTGGTATAGTAACCCTTACCAAACAGTCTATGCAAATCCACATCAGCAAGTTTCTTGTTCTTTGCAACCAACATCGTATGACCATTCTCGTCGGTTACTTCCTTGGAGAACTTATTCTTATCGATTGTTGCAAAACGACCGGCAACAGCTTCAGCCGGTGTTGCAAAACAGCTCCAGTTCAAGTGTGTTTCAGCCTGAGTCTGGTCACAAAAGTCACGAATGCGCTTGACAATGGATAGTGCAAACTCATCCTCTTCGTGGTCAACGCCATACGTCTTGCCAGTAATAACGCGAATTGTTTCGGCAATACCAACATAACCAATGCTCAGCGTAGACTGCTTCATAACCTCGGCAATCTTGTCGGTGAGCTTATGCGGCTTATCGTCGGAAGTCAAATATACGCCTTGCTGCATAGTAAAGGGGAAATTCTCATACGTTTTCTCGCAAATCAGTTTAAAGCGTTCGAGAAGGCTTCCCTTGGCATCTTCAAGCATAGCGTCAAGCTTGCTAAAGAACAAATTTTTGCGGGTTTCGACGTTGGTGGACTCGATATGAGCTTCAATGGCCAGACGCGGAAGGTTAATCGTGTGGAAAGCGAAATTTCCACGTCCAGTCGTCTGCTGAACACCGTTCACATTACCAATAACGCGGGTACGACATCCCATCGTTGCCACGGTAGTGTTAGGAACAATTCGACGGAGCTTTGCGTGGAACCCCTTACAAGACACGATATCCCAGTTACTGCCAACGCCAAGATTTACAGAATAAATCGGATATTCACCTTTAGCAGTTTCGATGTCCGTGTCGGCTGTCACTGTAATAGAATCATCACACCCACGGTGAGAAATCCGCTGTCCATCCTTAAAATCAAGTTCAACGGTGTCATACTTCACATACGGAAGGTTAAACTTGGAGTCGACCTTTACAAAATTCGGGTAGAAACGACGGGCCAAGCATTCAACCGCTTGCAAATACAAGTCGTAATTAGGATCAGTCGTAAGCTTGGAGAACCCCTTCATAAGCTTAAAAATCAAAATGGGGAAGATGGCCGTAAGACCGTCGCCCATACCTTCGTACTGAGCACGCATAAGGTTCTTACTGAGCATTCGACCGCAATTGGAAGTATCAATACCGAAATTCAAAGAAGAGAACGGTACTTGGTTACCAGACCTTGATTGCAACGAATTCAAGTTGTGAACCAGTGCTTCCATCGCTTGGTGGGTATTACTATCCGTAAATTCGATGGCACGGTCAACTTGTTCGATAGGGAACTGGGAGTACAATAACTCTCTAGGACTATCCATCGTTACGCCACGCGATTGGAGCGTTTTTGCAATACGGGCAATCGTATCGTCAATCTTCTTCTCGGTCGGCAGTGCAAGGTATTCTGCATATTCCGGGTTCTTAGAGCAAACCGCAAGCCCATTCATTTCACGACCCAAATTCTTTCGGAACGAAATATCAACAAACGGAGCCAAGTCAAAGTCGATATTGTCGCACGCGATACCGCCATACTGCTGGTTAGACTGCAGCTGCAAAATAACAGCGGTCAATGCGGCGGCGGATTGGATCGAATTAGCCTTTCTCAAGAACCCTGTACCAGAATCAAATCCTTCTCGTAGTAACTTACCCACCGGGGCAAACAAGCAGTTAAAGGAGAGGTCATAAAAGTTCTGGTCGTGAATATGAATCTGACCATTGGCGTGCTCGTTAACGTACTTCTCGGAAATCGTGTTCAAGCAGTTGTACATCTTGTTCATTTCACTGGCAATCTTACCGTACATACCAGCCGGGGTAACGCCAGATTCATTTGCGTTATCGCGCAAGATGTTGCAGCTAGACAATTTATCGTGTTTGAGTCGGCGGATAATCGCATAAATTCCGCTCTGGTTTTCACGAATCCGAGCGCGGTTCTGGCGGTATTCGATAAATGCCTTGGCGACGGCGTTCATACCGTTGTTCATCAAGACGTTTTCGATGGTATCTTGGATGGTTTCCACGTTAGCGGATTTCTTGCCACCCGCACTCAATTCATCTACGACCGACCCTACTAGTCCGTCAAGCTGTTCATTGGTATATGACTCCTTGCAGTCCTTAAACGCGGCTTCAATGGCGTCATAAATGTGTTTGGTGTCAAATGGTCTTTTGCGGTAGTCTCGCTTAATTACAGAAATTAGCATAGCATCTCTTTTGCTTCTTCAGCGGTTAAATTATCTCTTTTGGGTAATCGGTAGTTTAGCAATGTTAAGGTTGAATTGCAAACCAAAAAGGCCGGTTTACCCGGCCTCTTCTACAACATATTGTTGATAAGTTGTTGATATGTATCTATATCTAGTGGGTGACGTTGGTCGACGAAACGTGGACACTCATAGTCGGGCCAGCCGATTCGATATGTCCGGAGGCGTCAGCCACCATAGATGCGTTCTTGATACTTTCGATACGACGGTCAATCAAAGAATTGAACGCAGCACAGTTACAGTCGTCCTTGTCGAACAAGTCTACCAAGTCGCTGATAATACCGGCGACGTGTGCGTGAGTGAAGTTCGATTTCACGATTCTTTCCATACCATCGACGAATTCCTTGTTTTCCATCCTCATCCAATCCGGTTTTTCAACACCAAGATGGATATAACGCTGTGTAATAACATCGAACACCTGTTCAACCGTGCTGGGGTTATGGACGTGAATAACCTCGTCGATACGACCGTTACGAGTCTTGATTGTCGCGTGGACTCTCTGCGGCTCGTTGATGGTCATAATGATGATACCGCTGAACTTCTTCGAGTTGGTTTCGTCGATACAAGTAATGAAGGTCGTGGTCAAGTTGGTCTTACCGCTGAAATCGTTACCGTCGATATCGTCGAACACGAAGATGGAACCGGGGAACATATTCAGAATGCGGAACACGGAGCGCATCTTCTTCGTATCGCTAATCGCGTCAGACGAAATCCAGAATACCGGCGTGTCGGTGAACTGCATAATGAGCTTGTGAATAGACACGGTCTTGCCAGTACCGGGGTCGCCCTGCAAGATATAGCCACGGCGACGGTGAGCGTTCAGAACGGAACGACAAGTCTTCGCCATAGTGTTCAAGTCGATATTCTTGATATCGAAATTGATGTTCTCGCGGCGAGCCGTATGGATAGTCGTGCCGTCAATCTTGATGATGTGCTTCGAGATATCGATAGTCTTGATATAGTTCGAGTAGATGATGTTCTCCACTTCGCTCAAGATATCAAGATCGTCTGGTTCGTCGTCAACTTCGGAATTGTTAAAGAGGTCGCCATTGAACACGCCGATGTTGATGTAGCTGAACTGCGAATTGGCGGTAGCGTCCATATTCGCGCTCTTGTGCTGCATATAGTTGACTTCAAAGCCAATGGAGGTGTTCTTGTATTTCGCCAAGATATAGGTACAAACCAGCCGAGAATTACTGGTGCTCGGCGTATCGTTCTTGGGAGTAAACATCTTGTTGATTTTCAAGCCGCACTTTTCTTGCTGGTCCTTGGTCATCTCGACAAGAGCCTTGCAGATATCGGCGGTAGCGTCAATCTGGCTTACGTGAATCGAGCGTCCATTCTTGTAGCCCATAAACTTGGCCAGTTCGTCGTAATCAGTATGCACTTCGTACTTCTGGGCAACAAACAAGTTATTGATAACCATACTTGCCTTTCCCAAATTCAAAGCGGTCTCCGCCAAGTCAGCATACTTCCGGATGATCGGATTGTTGGTAGACGCCTTTGCCGTAACGATAATACTTTCGAGAAGCTGCGAGCCGACATTTAAGATTTTCGAACCGTTAACGCCGTTGAGCTGGTTCTTCAGATAGCGGAACTTTTCCTTCGCCGAACGACCGACCCACATATCCGTATCGATGCTGATATGCAAGAGCATATCGCCAAGGTTCCTGATAATCTTGGAACCGACATTGCCGCCTTCTTGCGGCTCTTCCACATACTCATTACTATTTGCCATTATACACCACCTATGCTGTCATCCATCGGGTTCAATTCTTCGTCGCCGTCATAGCTGACATCCACCTTAGTCTTTGATCCGCCATATTTCCAAGTGCGGATGCAAACGCGGAGTACGTTGCAGATGAATACCGAAAACAGTACCACCTTACTCCAATAAATAATCGTAGAATGTATGTTTTTCATCTAAATTCCTCAAAAAACAAGAAAATTATAGCATTTTACTATGCCTAGCGCAATACCCTGAGCAAATCGTTTAATGTTGAAACAGTGTAATTGTCGTCACGTTTTTGTGTCTGTCCATTGTATGACACGGTCACACAGTGCAAAAAACCCCTATTTCCGGACCCGCAATGGAGAGTCAGGGGTGCCGAACGGATATAGGTGGTCAGAACCAGCTCATAGACCCTCCGCTTGACCTCTAGGTACTTGGAAACCTCCCCAAGACGCTTTTCAAGCTCGGTCTGGGCATCGTCGCAATCCGGGTCATCGTTGGAGAAACACGCCATACGGACACGCTTTCCTTCGCACCGTTCGAGCACCCAGTCCATAGAGGAGCCGTCAAAAACGCCTTCCACAAGCACGTCTATGCCGTCGCTAGGAAGCCTTTTCTCGGCATCGTACGGGAAGCTCGACAGAGTAAACGACCGCGGGTACCTTGGGTGGTCGAAATTGCCCAAGAAGACAATCTTGCCAGCCAAATCTAGGTACTGCTCGTAATGGGCGTACCAGTCGTGTACGAGGACGATTGGCTTCTTGAAGAAGCGGTCGGCGATTGCCATTCCGTCCCCAAGCTGCCACACGGCGACATCGGGGTTCTCGTGACAAGAGAACCGTGTGTCTCGACACACGGCTGCAACGTCTCTAGCAAGTCGGTTGTACTTCGAAAAACCGTCCTCGGTTCCGATATCCTTTACGAATTGCATTTTTTCAGATAGTCCTTCAGTTCTTGTTTCTGTTCGTCGCTAAGACCCGGAATCCCTTCAAGACCACCTAGCGCGGTCTTGACGAAAGTCGGGATGTACCACGCGCCATCCTCAGCGGCGACCGCGTCAAGCAACTTGGTGAACGACATATCGCCTTCGTTATCGATATCGTAGATGGTCGTGTCCACGGTAAGAAGGCACAAAGGCGTACACTGCCAACGCAGACGGATTGAAAGCCGTCCCAAAGCGTCGTACTTCTCCACCAGATCGGCCAGATTCTTATTTCCAGCGCAATACTGCTTCAAGTCGTCGCTCGACATACGGCGCAAGCAAGCGCAACGCTTTCTGTTATCCACGTAGTCCTTGGATTCTCGGTACGATTCTGTATCGACCTTCGGATGGAACAGATGGTAGATGATTCCAGAAAGTCTAAGGCTATGGCCTACCAGACGCTTGCACTTGGTCAAGAAGGCGTCGTCCTCGGCTCCCCAGTTAGTGAAAGCCTCGTCGAAACCGCCGACCGTGTCCCAAGTAGACTTCTTGAAGATGTTGCAAAGTCCGGTTTGACGGAAAATCTCGGCTCCGTGATCCTTCGTACCGGGCAGAAGCTCTTCTCCAGAGACGATGCGTTTCGTGTCAGGCTCGTTCAAGTACAGAACGTCGTCAAACGGAAATACAATCGAAGCTTCGCCAGAGTCTAGGCGAGAAGCGGCCTCTCGCAACGAGCTGAAACACTCGTCCGAGAGGTACGCATCAGCATCACCCATCACGTAATACTCATAATCAGGATATGCTTTCACTGCGGCATTGAGCAGTTCGGTTTTGCAGAACCGTCCCTTCTTCTCCGGGTCTCCTTTCATTTCGTTGCACGGAACGAACTTTACCCTATCCGGATTCATCTTGGAAATCGTCTCGGCAAATCCTTGTGGATATTGTTCAGCGATTATAACATCAAAGTCGTCAGTTGTCAAGTATTTGTCGACCACTTCGCTTAAATTACGTTCGCGAAACTTGTTGCCTTTGTCATAAAATGCCATTAAAACGCAAAATTTCATTAGATCCGCCGTTTTATAAACTACTTAGTTGGCAATTATACAAAAAAGAGATTTGAATGTCATTTAACGGTATTACAAACCTGAGAGACGCTAAAGAAAGGGTTAAGCTGAAACCCGAACACCTCGCTGAAATAAAGAAGTGTGCTCAGGACCCGTTGTACTTTATCAACACGTATATGTATATCAATACCAAAGACAACGGTATGCAGCTCTTTAAGACTTGGCCTTTCCAAGACGAAGCAATCAAGCGATTCTTGAAGTATCGATTCAACATTAACCGTTGGTCACGACAAGTCGGTAAATCAACAATCGTTCGAGGGTTCATCCTTTGGCACGCGATGTTCCACGGCGACCAGCTAGTCGCTATGCTTGCAAACAAACTTTCGCTCGCGAAGGAACAGCTGCAGCTTCTGCGCGATTCCTATGTGGCGTTGCCTTACTGGTTACAGCCCGGTGTGAAGCTCTGGAACAAGATGTCGATACAGTTCTCGAACAACACTCGTATCCTTGTGGCGGCCAGTTCTCCGGACGGTATTCGTGGTTTCTCGCCAAACTTGCTGTATTTGGACGAATTTGCGTTCTTGCGTACTGGTATGGCAGAAGAATTCTGTGCATCCGTGTTTCCAGCCATTTCGTCCGGTAAGAAAACTCGTGTGATAATTACCAGCACACCATGCGGCCTTAATAAATTCTATCAAATGTGGGAAGATGCTGTTGATGAAGATAAAGCTTCCTATCACGATTTGATGTCAAAATATGTGCGTTCTACGGTTAAATGGAACGAGGTTCCGGGTCGTGACGCACAATGGGGTATCGATGAAAAGGCTCGTATCGGTGAACAGAAGTTCAGACAAGAATACGAGTGCGACTTCATCGGATCTGCGGTGACGCTTATCGACTTTACCATTCTGCAGAAACTTCACCCATCGAAGCCGAAACCCATTAGAGGATTGCCGTCAGCGTATAACCTACGAATCTTCCAGACACCGCTTTCAAAGCAGAAACTAGAAATGAACGGTTGGGTCTATATCGCAGCGATTGACTCTGGTTATGGTATCCGACAAGATTATCACGTTCTTCAGATTCTATTAGCTAGAAGCAGTACCGACTTGGAACAAGTATGCGTATTGTCGTCTAACGAAGTTACTATTGAAGATTTCTGTATATTGGCCAGAAAGTTGCTCAAGGGTTACTACGACCCAGATTTGACAATCGAATTCAACGGTCCGGGATCTCGAACGTACTACATATTCCAACAAAACTTGGAATACGAGAACCTCGTAAACTACGACAACAAATTCCGTGGAATGTGGGCGACAGATAGTATTAAACAAAGTGCGGTTATGCTATTAAAGCTCTATGTACAACGATTTTATGTAAAATTGCACGATGAACTTACCATCACAGAATTGATGTCGTTTACTGAAGTTACAAAGAAGCACTGGGGAGGTGGCGGCGGAAACCACGACGACCACGTTACCTCGTTGTACTGGGCCGTATATCACGCTGCATCCAACTGGTTCCAAGGCAATCAGGTCGAGATTCCGTTCCTCAGCGGACTTGAGCTTATGTTCGCTTCTATGCCGGGTCACGAGTCCGAGGAGGACAAGGCCATCGAGTTCGTACAAGACCAAGACGCGGTAGATGAACAAGCGGCGGTCGGACAGCTCCAGTACGAACAAGCAAAGGCGTACAATATGCCAAAAATCGGGACGCCGAACCAAATGGCGAGCGTATAAACTGCGAATAAGCAACCATAGGATTGACCGATGTTCAGCGAACTTGACGATTTGAAGCAACTTACACAGGCCGTGGCCTTGGAAGCAATCGACCTCACCAAGGAAAAGGAAGAGGCTGACGACACCGACCACGGTGCGATGATTATTGACGGTGAGATGGATAATCGACCGTTCGAAAAGGATGACGGTAAAGTAAAGGTCATCAAAGTGGACGGCGCGGCTGACACCAAGTCCGTTGGTGGAAGTTCTGGAAACTTGACTTCCGACAAGGTCAAGTCCAAGCGACCCATCTTCGAACAGAAGCCCGACCAAGAACTGACCGACAGCGACCTCGAAGGCATCTTCGGCAAGGGTCTCGGTGCAAAGATTGGTGGCATCGGTTCCCTCAAGAAGGCTCTCGAATGCTGCGTGGACGGCGACCCCGACTGCGAACACCAGTTCCATCCGGGCGACTACGTGACCACCAAATGCTGCAAGAAGCCGGTAATCCTTATCATCAAGAGTTCCGACGGTCCGGTTATCACAACCGCAAAGCCGACGAACGATATGGACGAATATTGTGAAGGCAACGACGGTTGCTGGCCGGAATTTTCCTTCAACCAAGACGAAATCGAACCGATTCCGGGCATTTCGCTGAACGACATTATGAATGTTATGGCATTCAATGACGCAAAGTGCGAAAGCCTTACCGACGGTTCCGTCGACGAAGACAAGCAGAAGGAAATCGTTGACAAGACCAACGATATGCTCCAAGACAAGAAACTCGAAGGCGCAGATGACTGCAAGCCCGGTGAGTTCTGCGACCAAGAGGCCGTGATCGAGCGTATGAAGGATATTTTCGGCGACCAGTCGTACACCTTCGCTTCGCCGAAAGTAACTACGCTTGACCGTAACGGAAATGTTGAGACTAGCCAGTGTGCTGGCAAGGTTAGCTTCGGAGCGTGGTAATGAGCGAACAGATCAAGGCAAAACCAAAGTTTTTCTATGACAACGGATGCCCCATCTGTTCTCAGTACCGCCGTCTAGTCGAACGCAAAATCGGCGACCAAGTCGAATACGTCCCTGCCCAGCAGAACGCCTCCGACTTCGAATACCTCGCCACGGACGGAGTTAAGTATTCCGGAGCCAAAGCGATTGAAGCTCTAGTCAAGGATTTCCCAGCAGTCAAGGACTATATGTGGGTTCTTCCAGAAAAGTACAAGATGACCGCGCTGAAGGCTGTTTACAAGGTCAGCAGCGTAGTCCGGAAGGCTTACGGAACGGTCAAGAAAGGCTGTAACTGCGGCAAACACTAAAATTCTCGTCATCATAAAGGAAAGCCGGGTCATTGCGCCCGGCTTTTCTTTATGCTATATTTGTGACAAAACAAGAGGATATTTATGGCAAACGAAGTACAGTGGGTCGACATATCGACCGTCTGGGGAAAAACAAAACCGTCGTCGATGACTTTCGTGGACTTGTTCTGCGGTGCCGGTGGCTTGAGCAAGGGTCTGGAAATGGCTGGTCTGCAAGGCGTCTGCGGCCTTGACTGGTCTAAGGAAGCCGGTATGACCTATGCGAGGAACTTCAAGCATCCGTTCGTCAACGGCGACATCACGACTCCGGAGCAGAAGGACGAGTTCTACGAGATCGTCAAGAAACAGCTCAAGAATCGTAAGCTCAACTTGGTGGTCGGCGGATTCCCTTGTCAAGGGTTCAGTCTGGCCGGAAAGCGTATCGCCGACGACCCAAGGAATTCTCTGTACAAGGAAATGCTCGAAGTCGTCAAGAACCTCCAGCCTGAGTTCGTCGTTTGCGAAAACGTGAAAGGCATCTTGAGTATGCTTGACGGCGAAGTGGTCAAGAAGATCGTAGCTGACTACAAGAAAATCGGTTACGAAATGACCGTCGCCACATTGAACGCAGCCGCATACTACACACCGCAGAAGCGCGAACGCGTAATCTTCATCGGGAACCGTATCGGAGTGCCGAACCTCCACCCCAAGCCCATTCTGGAACCGTCCGTGTACGTTACGACCGGCCAAGCGATTGCCGACCTTATGAGACACAAGCCCGATCCAGACTTCAACCACGTCCCGACCAAGCACAGTCCGGAAATGGCGGCTCGCATCGCTATGACACCGGAAGGAAAGAGCCTCTACGACGGCTACAGTGACGCTTGGAAGAAGTGTCCTTGGAATGAAGCATCTTGCACCATCAAGGAAAATCACGGCGGCGTAAACCTCCACCCGAAGCTTCCGCGTGTACTTACCGCAAGGGAAATGGCTCGTCTGCAATCATTCCCCGACAATTTCATCTTCGAAGGACCGAAAAGCAAGCAACTGGTTCAGATCGGAAACGCCGTTCCGCCGCGCCTTGCAAAAGCGATTGGCCTCGCTATCCGCAAGGCCAAGGGTGAAATCTAGTAGACGTTACGTCTGACTGAATACTTGGGCAGCTTTTTACGAAGCTGCTCTTTTATTTTTGGTTTCGCCAGCTCGTAGGCATCGAGAGCTATTCGGTTGCGATAATGCGGGTCTCCACGGTTCAGCGAGAAGCTGTTCCCTTCCTCGCTGCAAATCTGGGCGACTTCGTCCATAATGGTAATGTTCACGGAGTCATTGCGGACTCCGCCGAAGCCAGCGTTATAGATTACCGTGTGCTCTTGCTTTCCTACCGACAGCCTGACGGTCGCGCCGAGGACGTTGAACTGGATTCCATCGTTCGCGAAAATCTGGTCGAGCACACCAGCCGCATAAGCGTTATTGACCTTGGCGTCAAGCTCGTTGCAGAACGTAAATACGAAATGTTCCGGGTCGTTCTTGTACAAGCTGAGGATAGCCTCGTAAAGGTTCTCGTTAGAACCGCATATTTTCTTGACTGTCTCTAAAAACAACATAGGGAGTAACCTTTATAGCTACTCCCTAGTTTATAGTTTCGTTAGGTCTAACCAAGCTTGATAGTCGTGCCTTCAAGAGGAGTCAAGAAGCCAAGGGTTAAATGGAACTGTCCGTTATCGAAGCTCCACTTGATGTTGTTGCTGTCAACCGGTCTAGGAATCGGGTAGACGACGGTATGGGTTCCAAGCAAGTAGTCCGGAATGTTCACTTGGGAAGTGATTTTCGGCTTCGTCTTGGCAGCTCCCTTCGCACCCTTGACCTTCTTTGCGGCCTTCAGTTCAGCGGTAAGCTTGTCTACGAAAGTGATTCGTGTGAACGTAATAGAGACCTCGTTCTGCGGAGTCAGCGTCGCGCTCACGTTTTCTTTCGAAATTCCCGGCAAGTCGACGATGACGTGACATTCGTCGTTCGTCATAATCAGCTCGGAGAACGGTTCTTGCAAGTAGTAGGCGGACTGCGGTTGCTGTTGCTGAGGCTGCTGGGTAATGGGAATGCCCTGCGGCTGTTGCTGCTGCATCTGCTGTACCGGTTGTTGAACCGGCTGCTGATAATATTGCGGTGGTACTTGTTGCGGCTGTTGCGGCTGCTGGTATACTGACGGCTGGGCGTAGTTACCGGCGAACTGCTGATTCTGCATAGGCTGTGGAGCCGGTTGCTGGGCCATCGTATTCAGACCGATGCCCATACCCCTACCACCAACGCGATGACGCTGGTTAATCATATCTGTTTCTCTCATAGTTTGCTGTATGGCGGACATACTGACACGTTCGCCTTCACCGGTGTTCCCCAATGTGACGTTGTAGTCTGGGACACCGTTATTGAAAATGATGGTAGAACCAAAATCTTCTTCAGCCATAGATGACCTTCTTTTTAAATGTTCAACTTCGACTATATCGTCGTCCTTGGCACCGAATAATTTAGCTGCAATGTTCTTAAAGAATCCCATTAACTACCCAGCGCATCTCGAAGCTCGGACACGACGGGTACACTTCTTAGCTTTGCCAACGCACGATTCCTAATGCGGCGTATGATTTCCTTGCTGACACGGCGTTCAGCGGAAATTTCACTAACGGTATCTTCGTATCCATCCAAGCCATACAGTCTACGCAGTAAATTAGTCTCTTCTGGTGTCAAGTTGTCTTCTAGGATCGATTTTAGCTTGTCACGGCGCATTTCGTCTTCCAGATTGGCGTCGGTACGCTCGTCGGAAGCCAGCGTATCTACCAAGACGATTGGGGTTCGGTTCTTTGCCGTATCGCCTACGATGCTTCGTTCGACCGAGGCGGGTTCTGATACGGCGTTGTCGGCAAGCTGGCCATATTGGATATGTTCAACCGATTCGCCTTTTTTCCTAGCCTTCAGAACGCGTTTACGGATTCTAACCGGTACTCGAACCATATCGCTGTTGTGGACAATCAGGTCCATATGGCGTCGAACCTCGAAAACTGCGAACGAGCCGAACTTCGTGCCGCAAGTGTAGTCGTACTTGTTGAATGCTTCGAGCATACCGAGTTTTCCCTCGGCAAAGAAATCGTTGATCGGCAGACCGGTCGTCTTCTTGTACGCTCTGGCTACAGCCAGTACGAATCTCAAGTTAGACTGTATTATGGCGAGCTTTATTTCGGTACGCCTTTTTTCGTCTTTTGTTGAATGGAATTCACGAAATAGCTCAGTTTCGGCCTTTCGTCCGAGGATTTTGTACTTTACAGTTTCCTCAATCAGTTTCTTCGTAGACCAATCTTCTTCATAGGTCTTCATCCGCACTCGCTTTGTGGAATTGTGAATAAATATAATACATCCGAGTTTGTAATGCAAATTTTACACGGACAGTGAATAAACTGCAGTTTATATGACTATGAAACGAGATATATACGATTCTGTGGCACTGACCTGTGACCAAGCGGCCTTCAAGAAGCTGGTGGACGATGCTTCGGTTAAGCTAACCAAGTATTCCCGCTCCGTCAGCGTGGTCGGCTGCAAATCCGGTCCCGGTTATGAATATTCCGACTATGTCGTAACTATTCGAGTAACCCACGACCGACAGTCTTGCTGCGTATTCCGAAACCGGACCGGTGTAATGGTGTATGCAATGATTGGTGGTAAGGTAGCCAGTGTCCATCACGAGTTCATTTTTGTAGAAGACCATCTACAATCGTTATTGGCCGCCAACAATCAATCATCAGAAAAGGAAGGAAATGGCTAAGGAAGAAAGCATATCAGTCAATGGAGTAGTGACGGAAGAAAGAGGAAGCGGATTCTTCACCGTCCAGCTGGAAAACGGTCACCAGCTAATTGCCCGTCTAGCCGGGAAAATGGAAAAACGTAACAAAATCAGAGTATGTACGGAAGACCGAGTAATTGTCGAAATCAGTCCGTATGACCTTGACCGAGGCCGAATTACCTACAGATACAAATAAGAAAACCGCTACCGATATGGCAGCGGTTCCCTAAAACCTAAAGCGCAAGCTCTTAGGCTTTTTTCTTTTTCACCGTCTTGGACTTGCCAAGCGGCGCGGTTACGATGATTTTTACGTCATCGGACTTTTTCTTGCGACCACGCGGCTTCTTTTCGGTCGGCTTGGATAGCGTGTCGATGAAGTTGGCGACATCCTTGGCCTTGGTGGCCTTGGTAGTCTTCTTCGTGGTCTTCTTGGTCGTGGCCTTGGTAGACTTCGTTGCGGCCTTCTTGGTGGCCTTCGTCTTGGTCGGCTTCGGTTCCTCGACCTTGGTTTCGGTAGCAGCTTCAACAGTTGCGACAGTTTCAGTCACCACCGCTTCGGCAGTTTCTGCCGTTTCAGTATTAGTGGTTTCATTAACCGGTTCAGCGGTCGGAGTTTCGGGAACTTCGACAGTTTCCGGTTCTGCAGCCGGAACCACGAGTTCGGCGGATTCGCTAACAACAGGAACGATCGGAGCCGATACGATTCCAGTTTCAGCTGTCGGAGCCGTGGCTTCGTCAACAGTTAGGGTATGCTCGGAGGCAGCTTCCGGAGCGATTGCAAAGTCGTCCACAATGTCAACCTTCTTGGAGGCGCGAACCTTCAAGACGACAACAACGAGGACCACTGCTGCGAATACAACCAATGCGGCTATGATTTCAGGGGTCATTTGGGTTTTCTCCTATAGGATTTTTACGTAAGAATTAAACTAGTACATTCATATTAAAGTCGGAACTTATAAACTACGGATATGGCTAAGAAAAAATCAAATACAGACGCGCTCGATGCCGTCGATATCATTCCCGTGGAAACTGTTCAAGACGAGCAGCCGTCCGAGGATATCCTCGTAGAAACTGCCGAAGCTGAAGAAGTTCCCCCAGTTATCAACCCGGTTCACAGAGCAGTGCCTCCGGTTCCGCGCCCACTTCCCAAAGAGACCGTCGCCCCAGCGGCTCCGACCGTCCCGGTGAAGAAAAAGCGAATCCGCATCCGCAAGAAGGGTGCCAAGAAGCTCTCGGCGGCAATCATCTGCCAGAACCCGAACATCGTTCGATTCATCTAAGAGGTTTCAAAATGCACGAATCGCTAAAAAATGTTCTTGAATCGGTTTCGCCGTCGATGAAAAAGGCCGTAACCGAGATGTACGAGTTGCTAATCGAGGGTGCGCTGAACACCCCGACCAGCTCCGACGCGGTCGAACATCTTCAGGCGACCGTGGGAGTGAACCCCAACGAGGTGAAGGACGGTACGAAAATCGTCGGACTTGCCGGTAAGGTCGGTATGGACGGCGAGAGCAGCCTTGCGAAGGATGAAGACCAGTTACTGAATCAGGTCAGCAACGATATGGCCGCTATACAGCCTATCGACGTACAGCTCCCCAAAGAAGACCAGTTTGAAAACCTCCCGACTGGTGGCGGCCAGACCGTCGAACCCCCAGCAGAAGAGCCGGTTGACTTAGCCCAGCCGGAAGAAGGCGGCGACGATGAAATGACGTGGGACGAAATCCAAAACGCTCCGCCGTCGATTCCAGAAGGAACATCGGACGAAGACCTAGCTGGTCTGTTGGACGGATAATTAAAAAGGCGGTTTAAATAACCGCCTATTTTTATACTGTCGCTTGAGACGAGACGTGGAACTTTGCGTGTTTGGCCTCTTCCTTTCGTTTCTCGGCCTTGACAATGTCGCGCAACTGCTTCTTTTCTTCCTTCTCGCGAGTACGGATCTTCTTTAGCAGAGCCTTACGTACTTCCTTGTTGTACTCAAGACGCTGCGGAGACACGTTACCTTCCTTGATGAATCGGTCGACATTTCCGATAACCTTCGCAACCTTAACTTCTTCGTCGTTGAACGTATTCAATGCGTTAATACGAGCGGTCGTGTTCTCACGAGCGGTCTTGACGACCGCATCAATTCTGTCCCATACGCCATACATCTTGTCGAAGTTCGCCTCGATATATGAACAAAGGGACTGCGGAGACATCGGGTTCTGGTTAACCACGCCTTCTGGAACCCAGCGGTCAGCCTTCCAAGCCTTACCTTCTACTTGAACCGGGATAATCTTCAGACGACCGTCCGCATTTACTTGGACCAATGTCATATGTTCAGCGTTGGCCGCCCAGTTAATGCACTTTCGCTTCGACTCTCCGTGGTCGTTGTAACCAAGGCTAACGGTTTCCTTGCACTGGAAAACCACGCCCCAGTAGAAATTCTTCGTATCGACCGGGCTGAGGTCTTTCAGCTTGACTGTGTACATATAACCGTTACGACGGCCACCGACTTCTTCGGTCTTGGAGTTGGTATCGACTTTCCAGAACGTATTGATGTTCGGCAAGCCGTGGTACACTTGTGTTTCACAAATAGAACGCGCATCCATTTCGGACTGCATCAGCTCGATATACCACTCGCCGTCATCTTCTTCCTTCGGGTCGCTGGTGTGGTAGAAAAGGTTCAAAGTACCGTTGACAAACGTAATCCACTGCGGGTCTTCGTTCTGGAAATCGTAGGAGCCGAACCACTCCGCATACTTTTTCTGGGCGAGCGTCGGCAAGTCAACGACACGAGACATACCGTCGAAGTCGTGAGGCGCGAAACCAGCCTCGCGGCACTTGTTCATAATCCAAAAATCAAGGATGATGTCCTTGTGGGAGTCCCAAGTAATTCCTGCGTTGATGTAGTTGATCAGACGAATTCCGGCCACCTTCTTGGCCTTCATCTCAAGAAGAATCTGCTGCGAGCTGTCCCACAGCATATCAGCGTTGATGCTATTGAAGAGGCTGATTCGCTTGTTTTTCGTGTCATTCATCGGTTATTCCTCAATACGCAGTTTATTCATTTTGAGCCAAACAGAATCATATAAACTAGGATGTAAAGCACATTTGAAGGGTATACTATGTACGATATGTTCGACCTCCCTAATGAAACCGAGCTTGCCCAGATCATTCTGGAGGCCAAGAAACAGCCGCGCAAGACCGATACCACCATCGATGTCAAAGACATCTTCCCGTTCAGCACGCCCACCCCGGCGAAGTCCAAGGTCGTTTCCGACAAGACTGGCGTCGTGAAGCCCAAGGTTGACTTCCGTGATTCCGACGTTGCGACCGCTTGGGAAAAGTTCCTTGGCAATATGAAGGCCAAGAAGGCTGAAACCAAGGGTGACGATTTCGGTCGTCTCGAAGTGAAGAACGGCGAAAAGATTCCGTCCGTCGAAAAGATTTCCAATACCATCAAGGCTCTCAAGACCACCAAGGTCACCGGACTCAACGGCAAGAGCACTTCCGAAACCGAAGTCCTCGGCGTGTTCAAGGAAATGGCCAAGACCACCGCTACCAAGCTCCCGGACAAGACCGGCGTTGTGGAACCGAAGGACGGTCTCGGAAAGATCGACAAGAAGCCGAAGTTCGACGTTGACGCAAGTGCCGAAGTCGTTGTCAAGACCGCCATCCCGTCCAAGGATAACAAGATGGTCGACAAGACCGGTGTTGTAAAACCGAAAGACGGCCTCGGAAAGATTGACGCAAAGCCGAAGATCATTGATATGACCGGTACGACCGTCGTTGTCAAGGATGCGATTCCGTCCAAGGACAACAAGATGGTTGACAAGAGCGGTGCTGTGAAGCCCAAGAAGCTCGAACCGGCCAACGTCAAGAAGTAAGGTTCGTCGATGACAGATTTGACCGAACAGTTACAGCATCAAGCGAGACGATTGACGCGAAACCCGGTGCCCGTGCATCAGGGCTTTGCGCGTCTCCGCTTTTCTGAATTCCCGGTCAACTACGTCGAACGCCGCACAAGCGTTACCGAACCATACACGACAGACGCTCAGGAAGTTGTCAATGCCAACATTATGGACTGGGTTTGCCCCGGACTAAGCTGTTCACTGCAGAAGGAAGGCCACTACAAGTTTGTGACCAACATCCCCACGCAAGAAGACAACCAGTACGACGACACCATTTCAGTCGCTATGCTGGCTGACAACCGATACGAGAACTGGTGGGCGATCCGTCGCTATATGGACGTAGTCCAGAGCGGCCAGACCGATGCCGACCCGGTTCTTGACCGTATGCACCGTGTATACGGCACTGACCGCCGCTACCGCAACCGTCTAACCTATCTCCAGTGGATCGATATGCACTTGGCCGACGACGTAGCCCAAGAGTATATGATAGTCCGTCTGGAACGCTGCCGTTTTACGGCAATATCCCCTCTCAACTTCAAGCCGGGTACTCTGCAGACCGTGAGTTTCAACTTGAGCATCAAGTACGAAATCCAGCGGATTATCCGTCTGCCCGACCCAAACGAACTGATGAACGCTATCTGCGTGTCCTACGGTTCAGACAGTTACTATAACCAGTAGAGGTAAGCTATGGCTACAAACTATAAACGCGGCACGTCCGCTGGTATAGGTGATCCGCTAAACCGAAAGGCATCCGGCGACGCTTACCTCGCTTTCTATATGGACAAGTTCTACGCGGCAGCTCGCGGACACTTGCTCAACAAGTATCACGTCGGATTCTGGGGCGAGTACGTCTCGGAAGCTCTTCGCGTGATGGACAGGAACGCATACGCCGACAAGTACACGCTGTCTAACACAAAGACGTTCAAGGACACCGGTGACCTTCACTGGAAAGCGGCGTTCAACGACTGGCTCGATATGTTCTATGACCGTTCTAGCAAGGTTCTCAATATGTATTGGGCTTGCGAGTCTGCGACGGTTAAGGGTAACACTGCCAACCCGATGCGATTCGGTTCTCTCGATACTACGAAACAGATGCAGTACCCTCTGCTTACCGGTGACGCCGGTCCGAAGGATTTACAGCTTCAAATCGTTGACGACCCGTATATGATGTGGTACCAGTTCTTCAACGCCTTGTTCAACGTGCAGTTCAGTCCGCTCGTCCTGAAGGCTAGGAGCACTTGGCACAAGATCAACGTGGCCATCGATGTGTATTCAGAAGCCACGACTATGCAGCGTAGTGGTACTGGCCAGCTGGCGACCCAAACGGCTCCGTACATCACCGATATCGCATTGAACCAAATGTTCGAGTTCAACTCCGCCGTACTGAAAAATTCTCCGGATATGAAGCTAGGGTTCAGCGAGAACAATCCGTACAAGTTCAGCGTAAGCTTTGCATACCCGAACTGCTTCCACGGAACATTCAAGACTCAGCTCCGATATCTTCGCGACAATACTCGTGACGGTTCGGACTCCAATGCGCTAGAAAAGAAAACCGACTACAATACCTTCCGCCATTCATTCTATGAGGAAACTTATAAGTCTCTCCAAGCCACCAAGAAGGCATTTACATACGAGACATTCAATCCGACGGAATACTATTCAGATTACGGAATGCGTACATTTAAGAAGAAAGACGACTAATGAAAAGACCCACACTCAGTGTGGGTTTCTTTTATTTGACCATAGTTTCGACTCTTTGGCGGACATCGAGCATCTTCTTCGGCCCGTAGAATTTCACCATAGACTCGTACTGGTTATAAAGCTTGGCGTTCGTCCTACTCAGCGGGATTTCGGAAATGAACTCGTCGTAGAGCGTATTGACCAGCTCGGAACTGAGCTTATAAGCCTTGTCACCCAGTATCTCGACACCCCAGAAGTCAGTGCTGTACGGCGTGTAGTACAGCCCGTTACGGCCAGTTGACAGCTGCGGCGGCATCTTGACCTGTTCGCTCGACATACGGATTCTATCGAAACGACCGCACACATATCGGAGGTAGCCGTCGATACGGTTGTCCATAATGATTAGAGGGTCGGTAAACTCCCGGTCACGGATAATTTTCGAGCAAACCTTGGCGTTGATATGCGTAACCGGAATTCCGGCGACGGCGAGCATCTGCGTACAGATTTCCTCGTAAGTCATATCGGGCTTATAGAACGTCTCTTGGTAGTCTCTGTCTAGGTAGGAGAACGGATATTCGTAGTTGAAGCCGATCATTGTCAAGTGGGACAACTGGATTCCACGCCAGCGCGTGATGCCCATAGCCTTGCAGAACGTGTCCACGAACGTACTAGGCATATGCGCCTTCATTGCGCTGACCAGCTTAGACGGAGAGTTACCCTTGTCCATCAAAACTGAATAGACCGGGTCTTTCTTGAAGGACTCGCATATGGAAGTCCACTCGTCGGTGTCCTCGAACGAGTTCTTGTTAAGCGGAAACTGTATGATTCCGTTCTTGGTATTCTTGATGCGCACCCGGTCATACGGTATGTAAAGGAACCGTGGGTTATGATATTCCGTATAGTTGATGTCGATAGGGGACACGACCTTCAAGATCGCGACCGTGCGGTTCGACAGCATATCGTTGAAAAGGTCAAGGGGTTCACCGAGCTTGGCCGTTGCCAAAAAGTGAACAGACTCGCCATTCATATTGCGTCTCAAAGCCTCGATTACCGCGTCGAGGCTGTAGCCCATAATGTAGACCGTTTCCTTTGATTCCATTATCCCAATTTTCCGTCGTTCTGGATGTACGGCAAGATGTACTCTTCAAGCCATTTCTGACCCGGAAACTCGAACACGATATCGTAGATCAGACCCTTATCAGTACAGAACACGACCGCCGGGAGCTTGTGCATACCGAGGTCGGTGTAGATAAGGTTTTTCTCTGGTTCCGGCTCAATGACCGTCCGAACGCAGCGAACAGGGTCGTCGAACAGATGGTACTTGTTGAACCACGCGAACATATCGCTGAAAGCTTGCTTGCAAGTCGGACACTGGTCATTCTCGTCGTAAAACACGAAAACCCACATAACCACACGCTGGCGAGAAACGACATCGCTATAAGCGTCCTTCCCATAGTTGAGGAGACGCTGGCTCAGAGGCTCATATCCACCGTGAATGACAACAGTATCACTGCAGCACGACATAATCCGTACAATCCTTGATTAAACCCTAAATTATTACATTTTAGAGCCGAACGTCATAATGGAACAATCTTCCCATATTCTTTTCGTTCGCGATGAACCAGTTTACCCCCCTCAAGCGGCACCATTCTTCTGCAGCAGCCCACTTGGCGTGGTTAACCATAACATCCATCAGCTTGGCCTCGAACGACACCTTGCGCTTCCTATACCTAGCCCAAGCCGCTTCATCGGCCTGATTTGAAGGCGGTTTCGGCATCTTTGGGATCACGGAATAGGTGGTCGGTTTAATCTCGATAAGGTATTTGGTGACCTGTTGGGTGTCCTTATCGGTGATTTCGACGTAAATGTCAGGCTTGTATATCGAAATCTTCTGGTACTTCGGAGACATATAGGCAATGGAAATCGGAGGCGGTTCATACCCCCACATCGTTATAAGAGGATGCACGTCGCAAAGTACGAAGAACTTCTGCTCCCATTCAGACTTGTACTGTGGGAGCGGAGCGTTCGGCATATACTTCTCCGGGTGCAACAGGGTGTACGTACCCTTGTGGCAATCTTTGTAGTAATTGTGAGCCATTACGACCTCACAGCTGACTGGTACATTCTCGCGTAGTAGTTTGCCAGTGTTTCACCTGACGCTTGCGGCGTGAACTGGAAGTAGGATATCTTTTCCGAACGGGTCTGGTCGAAATCGCTCGGCACCGTGTAGGTAGCGACGATGGCCGGGGTCGACACGGAACCATCAGCCGTCGGATAGCCAGTCGGATTGTCTACATAGTACGGCTGGCGAACGCTAGAATTGTTCATACCGTTGTCGCCAGACGAATAATTACCGGACAGCGACTCGATAGAATCCAGCTTATCAGAGACATACTGGATATATGCTTCCGAAGTCGCATAATTGTTCGAGAACCGAACGAGCTGGTACATATGCTCGACGTAGTAGTTGTCATCGGTCTGGGACGACATACTGCCGACAATACTCTTCAAGGTATTTTCCTCGAACTTCGAAATCTTCTTGGGTCCGGCCATCACCTCGTTTTCAGTTTCGACGGAGTACGTGAAATTGATAGCGTCCTTGATACTTCCACCAAGAGACGAACCCTCGGACGGATGCAAGTCGGCGAAAGTGAACGGACGGCTAACGTCGTATTCTTCGGCTTCCGCGTCTGCCTCGCTGGTATTGTCGTCCTTGTTCTTGGCCTTCTTGAATAGAGACAACAGCCAATCCCAAGGATTCTCGAAGTACAGCTGGCGGAGAACACTCTCACGGGCGGTAGGCGCATCAAGCTCGGTGGCCAGACAGCAAGTATAGATATCGGCTTCCATAGCACGACGCCAATACTTGTCCTCTAGGCGCAAGTCCTTGTACATCTGCTTGGTACGGTTCTTAATCTTTTCCGAAAGGTTCGGACAAGCAATTTCGAGACAACCAATCCATCCCTTGTAAGTCTTGATCATATCGATGGCAGACATACCGTAATACTTCTTTCCATTTTCGTATTCCTCCGTGTAGACGAAGAAACACTCAAACGGACCGACCGTATCTATGAACTTGTCCACGTTCATTTTCTTGGTAAGCAACTCGACATACTTCTTCATCAAGAATCGGAACGGCTTGATGACAAGGTCATAGACATAGACAATCCAAGCCTCGATAAGATTAAACAGACCATTGATGAAATTCTTGACATATTTCGTAATCATCGTGTCAAGACCAAACTTCAAGTCATCTACGTTAAGGAACGAGAACTTTTCATTGATGCACGCGATTATAGCCCAAGGACGGCCTTTAGTCGGATTACCATCGGCATCCTCGGTACAACCAGTCAAGTACGCGATTACGTTCGCCAAGCAAGGACACTTGGCCATATACTTTCCAAGGTCGTCCCAGTTGATCGCCATCGTGAAATTCAGCAAGCCGTTCAACTTGTCTTGTATCGCGTTAATGACATCTAGGACACAGTTACGGACGGCCTCGGTAAAGTCGAGAGTCGCGTTCTCCAGACGCTCGCGAGCGGCATCGATCTTGTTGAACAATGCAAACGCCGCCTTGACAATCACGTCGAGCCAGCCGTCTATGGTTCCACCCCACATCTCGATAAATGTACACACGTTCTTCACGAAATCTGGCTTACGGATCAAGTTTCCGATAGACGCGCCCGATGTGATTCCGTGAGCAAAGTTCGCTGCCTTGTCCAGACCCTTAGAGGCTCCGTTAATGAGCGTCGCCGTAAATGGCGGCAGCTTGCTCATTATGTACTCGTACAGCATATCGCTGCAGTCGACGTTGTTGATACGCTTCGTAGTAGCGTCCATAGCGGAGGCGGCCTTCTCGATGCCTCCGGTAATCGTATTGGCGATACCGTCAACTCCGGTCAAAAACGACGGCTTCAGCGGATAGCTGGAGTCTCCGGCGAGCTGGGACGAGGTATTCGCAGTAGGAGTGGAAACGACCGCAGAATTGACGGACGCTTGCATACCGGCACTGGCGGCGTTCCTAGGCTTCTCGCAATCCATTTTCTTGTTTGACGCAGCACTCATACAATTACCTACTCGTTATAGTCGTCCGCACTAAAGTTCGGCATCAGCGCACGCGGATTCTGCGGGAAGTCGAAGCTGTTCGGCGAAACGACTGGAATATCAAAGTTATCCGCCTTTGTACGGATATGCACAATCAGTTTATCCAGAACATCCATCTGATAGGAGGTGGGAGCACTGGTAGCGTCGCCCACAAGCATAATGACGACGGCATCCACGTTGGCCTTGTCGCCATCAATCGATGCGTTGCTGTATGCGCCAGCATCGTTGTCAAGGTCGATGAACTGGTAAAGGCCGCTATTCTTGAGCGAATCCTTATTGCCGTTTTCGCCAAGGACTTCGGGGTCGCCAGCAACCTTACCGACCAAGAAGTGGGCATTGGTATCAGTCGTAGTGAACTTGTTAGCCATAACCGGGAAGCATTCTCCTTCAGTATGGCACACCAAGATACGCTTAATCTGCTTTCCATTTCTCTGAATCATCTTGTCGGTTCGTTCAAGCGGAACCTTCATAACGGTTTCGCCGCTCTTGTTGACGATATCGGTGTGAGGAACATTGTCGTCGAACGGTTCGGACAGAGCCGGAGACTTCGAAGTATCGTCTTGCGGCGGCTGACCGTTGAACGCATCGATGGTCGTCTGGGAAATGTGAGAAATCTGTAAGTATTCACTGCCTTGGCCGATACCAGTGTTGTCTCGGTTACCGCCTACCGGCATACAAGTGAAAATGTCTATCGTGGCTTCGGTAAGGACGTGGTGGGTGTTAGCTCCACCGCCTTCCTTGGCTCCTTGCCCAGCTTGCGCGTGAGCGACGTTGGACTCGTAGGTAATAAAACCAGCGGCATCCCAGACAAATCCAGAATTGTTTCCGGGATTTACGATTGTCGTGGTATGAGTCTGACGATTATGCGTGTAGAAGAATCCGTCCTCTCCCAGATTTCCAACGGCCACATCCGGGTAATTGTCAGCGAACTCCGGAGGAAGTACATCAGGCGTGGCCGACATTCCGTAGTAAGTACCACGGTTGATATCGCCATCTTCGAAACGGACTCTCAAGTAATATCCAACCGGCGGGACTTGCTGGATTGAACTATTCAACGCCGGATAGAAATACGGCTGGTCTTCATCGTCCAATTCGTCAGTAACGCCCAAAACGCGAGCCATCACGGCACCACGGTGCATCGTATCGACGCTACCCTGAACAACCACAGCTAGGTAATCGACATCTGGTAACTTGTTGTACATTCCCATATCGCACCTACTTCTTCAACTTATCGGCTTCAATCTTACAAGCCTTTGCAATTTCATCAAGCTTCTGCATCGTCGGGTCGTAACCTTGGGTTCCTTCGTGGTTGGAAATCAAGGTCAGAATAGTCAAGTGGTCAGGCTGCTGGTTGAAATGAGACGAACCCAATGCACCAGCAGAAACGGTCGTATCCTTCTTAATACGCTTGGCAATAACGATGTATTCGTCTGTGTAATACATATCCGGACCGTTCGTGCCGCCGTCATTGGCTGGATTCAGCGAGTAGACATACACGCGACTACCAACGGCGGGACCGATACAGTTCGTCAAGCCGATTGACATCAGCTTGGAGTATTCCGTGAGGTGACGGAGGCGAATCTGTTCGGCGATACAATAAGAATTATGCACATTGCCGGGGAAGTTGTTGATGACCTTGATGTCGCCGTAAACGGACTTCGTGTCCGGTAGATTAAACTTGGTGGCGGTCTGTTCTGCGTTCATCGCTCCGTAATGCTGCATAAGAGCATCGTAGCAGTCGCCGTAGCAGTTCGACACGTCTGCCTTACCCTTCGAGTCCACGCTCGAATGGACGATGTTCGGGAACGATTCAGCAAGGTTCTCACCCTTGTTGGACATCCGTTCCTCTTGGTAATACAGCCAAGCCTCGCTCTTGGTGTTAGAATCCACAAACCTAGAGCTTGCGGTCGATGTCCTTGCATCTTGAGAATAGATACAAGCCATCGGTGTACTGACTTTCTTCGACGTATTCAACGAGGATATAAGAATGCACTGGGACACGATATCGTAAGTCCAGAACATATAGTCGCCAACCATCGCGGAATGGTCGACGGTCGTGCGGAGCTTGTCGACTAGGTTACAGTTGATATAACGCCAAGTCATCGTATCGGTAAGATTGGCCGCATCGCCGACAATGAGATTCTGGTATGGTGCTACGCCTTCGTACGACTTCAAGATGTCAATCATCGCATCGAGACTAGAACCCTTGATGGCCTCCGTCGTCTTTTTCATAAGGTCCGGAGAGTTCATCTTCCAATTAAACTTGACCGCAATAGTTCCTTCATTGACTAGCGTCTGGGTCGCCGAAGTAATCAAAAACGTAAATCCGCTGCCGTCAACGCCTTGATAACCAGTGTTTAGGAACACAAACCTACCGAAACATCCGCTATCGATCTGAAAATCCGGCAAATTGGTAACAAGAACCGTAGCAGTTCCAAACGGCAATTCGTTAATGGGAATTGTCATCGACAGTTCATCTATGTCGTTAGCGTCAAAAATACGGTCATTCAATACCACAGTAACGCTAAAACTGGTACCAAGTCCACTTGCCATTATTCATCCTCTTCAACTTCGTTGTACTTCATATGCCAAGCCACAACGCTATTAGGGTCAGGGAGAACATAGTTGTCGTCGCCAACCGCTTCGGTAATCACACCGTTAAACGGGTCGCTGTAGCCAATCCAGTCTCGGTTTCCAAGAACCACATCCTCGTTAGCTTGCTTTTCGGCCTGTACAAGGTCATTTCCCTTATACCCCTTTAAAACTAGTTCGTTGTGGATGGCCTCGGACGAGATTCGGATGGTACCACGGAGCTGCATAGGATTCCGGATATCGTTCGCCGCAGCAAATGCCTTGTACATCGTAGGAGTACCGTAAAGGTCACCAATAACACGGTCAAGACGACCGTTCTGTACCAAAGGAATATGGAACATTCCAGCGACATTAAACTTGTCGTCGCGGATTCTAGGGAATTTTTCATCAGCTGTCGCCATAATTCCTCCTTACTTCTTCTTGGTGATGCCGCCAGCGGATTGGTTCTTTTCGGTCTTGGAATCACCGCGCTTGACCCATTCGTCAAACACTTCGCTACCGAGGAACGAGAGGAAGTCCTTAGTCGGACCCGGCTGCATCCAGTAATCAAAGTTCACGTCGGCGGAAACCCAAAGCGGCAAGTGGGTACCGTCCTTCGAAATAAATTGTTCCTTCGAGGCGGTAATCTTAACCGAGGTCAGCACGACCGGTTCCAAGTCCAAATAGTGACCGACACTGATTCGCACCGGAAGGGGGTTTGCCGTAATTTCGCCACCGAAATAAGTATTGATGCTGTTGTACGCACTGACCGCGCCACCAGCGATTTTCTTCATCAAATCCTTCGCTCGCTGGCCTCTAGTTCCAGTAGAACTTCCCTCGGACTTATCGACATCAGATGACGACTGGGTGTTACCGCCGCCGTCATTCATATCCGACCCAAACAAGAAGTTTCTGTTCTGCTCGGTCGAACCGTTATCAGTAACGATTCCCCAGCTATCAGCCGCCGTATCAGCAGCAAAGTTTCCGACTTCCTTGATTGCATCCTTGGCAGCGTCAAGAGCCTTTCCGCCAGCGTTCATAATGCCGTTAATCGCGGCGTTAATAATCGTGGCCGAGTCCATATCCATCGGACGGACATAGGTCATCATAATCAAACGCTTGATGGAAATTCGACACATCTGTTCCTGTTCAGGCAGATACCACTTGAACTTGAGCGGCATATTCGCGCCGATGGTAGTCTTGGTAAACTGCTTAATGGTCGTACTACCAGTCGAGTTGTTGTTCATACCAGCAAACGACATCGAGGTGGACGCCAGCTTTTCGATAGACTGCAGAGCCGTATTGGTCTTCTTTGACAAAGTTGCCCCAGCAAACGGAACAAGACCGACTAGACCGCCAGCACCGTCACCGGTAAGCAGCGTGTTCATCATCGAGAAACCAGACTTCTGGCTGGGCTGGTTCCAAGATGCGGTCACGTTGATACTCGGACCAGCAGCCGCGCTCTGATCCAGAATACCATAGAACGGTTCATACAAGTTATAATGGCTTGCCTCGGCGCACGCATCTTGCATCGTAGTTCTAAATTCATCAAGGACGCTCTGGAAACCGCCCATATACGAACGACGAGCGGGACCATCCAATACTTGGATTCGCACCACGTTAGGCTTCGGTAGATTCTCGATCATCCTACCAGAGGTATGGCCTACACGCTTCTGATACTTTTTGACTTCGTTCTTCTTAGCCATATGTTACCCCAACAACGACCCGTTAATCGCTTCGCCAGTAGCCTTAGCCTGTTCAGCGTTAGCAGTTTTAACTTCTTCACTTGTCATAGCCTCGATAAAGGCTTCCTTCATCGCCTCGACAGTTTCCTTGTTCTTTTCATTCTCGTTTGCACGCTTACCGTTAGCGTTATCGCCAGTAGTCGCGGTAGGCGTATTCGAGTTAGCGGTAGAACCGGCGGCAAGTTTCTTGTCTCCCTGATATAGAGCGGCAGCCGTTCCAAAACCACCAGCGTTTCCGTTGATGTTCACAAGGCCGACTTGATCCTTGGTCAAACCGTACATACTTGCGCGACGGATTGCCTTGGTTGTTTCAGTCTCGTTACCAGCTAAGTGAGCGATTTCGGCAGAGAACGCTTGACCGATAGAAACTTCGTTCGCGTCGTGAGCGTTCATAAATCCGGAACCGGCACCCTTCAGCGCACCCTTGAGGCCGTTCTTCATCGCACCATTAACGGCACCCTTGACGGTTCCGATAATTTCAGGCACTGCGAGCGTGTTCATCAAGGCATCGGTAGCACCAGCAAGAGCCGTCGAGGTGATGTCCGAAATGCTACCACCCTTCTTCCAAACGTCATAAGTGTTCTTTGCGCCGTCAACAAGGCTAAACGCGCCAGAAATAACGGGTAGCTTACGTCCGATCTTCGCTGCAGCAGAGCCAGCGGACTTGGCCGCCGAAATGGCGGCGTTAGTGAACTTTCCGACCGGAGACTTGGCATAAGCAGTTGCCGCCGCCTTTCCGACCTTCGAGAGTTTCGCGCCGACAAACGACAGCAGCTTACCTTCTTGGGCAGCGTTCTTGGCCGACCCGATTAGGCTCTTGGCTTTGCTGAAAAGACCGCCAATCTTATCCTTGACCGCACTGGCGGCCTTTCCAACGGCACTGTTCTTGACAGCGTCCTTCCAACCGGAGAGCGTCTTCAAGAACGAGGACTTTAGGCCGCCGAGAGTTTCCTTCACTGCAGAAGTCATACTCTTGAACTTGCCTACAACGGTCTGCGTCATTCCGCTGATAGTAGATTTAAACTTTGTCCCAAGATTCGCAATGGCCTTACCAAGCTTCGTGTCCTTCATCCACTTGGTAGCACCCTTCCAGACATTTGCAAACGCCTTACCGACCTTGCTCCACTGAGCTTTGAGACCTTGCATCCATCCGATAGCAAGACCGCCCAGAGCACCGATAGCACCACCAATAAGAGTTCCAAGAAAGCTAGACAGCCCAAACCCGGACTCGTCAGAAACAGTCAGTGGCTGGTTTTCTTGGTTCAGATACTTGTCCAGAGCTTGGGAAAGCTTGGTCATAGTCGGCTTCATCGTGTATTCTTGATAAGCCTTGCTCTCTTCGTGATCAATCTTCGCTTGAACGCGGTCGGTCTCGTCCCCAGCGAGTCCAGCCTTGTACGATATATTTTCATTGTTCTCGGCTGCAGACCCGGCCACTGGCGAAGCAGTCTGTGCGGCTCCGATATTGGAGATTCCGCCTTGAACCGCGCCAGACGAGTCGGTGACCACTATACCGTGGTTGACAATGATGTTCTTGATAGAACCATTACCGGCGACCATATCGCCAGTGAAGTTGCTACCGAGGCTCATACTGTTCTGGCTGGACGCCATAGCTTGCTGGGCAAACCCAGACTGGCCGTAATTTTCCTGAGCCGTAGCGGCATTTCCGATTCCGCTAGTCCGTTCGTTGAACTGCTTGAACAGTTCTATAATCGATGCTTGGTTTTCAATGACCGCAGCCATCGGGTCGGCTTTAGGCGCACTGTTATGCTCCTCGTGGAAATCCACAAGATTTTGGTGAGCCTTTGCGGCCTCTTGTTCGGCCAAAGCCTCCAGCATACCAGCCTTTACCGCATTTTTGATGTCTACAGTAGCCATTTTGCATTCCAAATCGGTTACTTGCAGTTTATATGATTTTGGGCATCAAAAAAGGCAAAGCCTCGCGGCTTCGCCTATCTTGCACCCAGCATACTTGCAATTTCTTGGCCGGATTCCTCTTCTTCTACCCCGTAGAGCTGGTTGAATTTCTCCACGCAGTATTTCTTGACCTCCAAGAACTCCGGTATGAAAAGCTGGTCGCAATCCAGTATCGAAGTATGGAGCATATCAGAGATGAGGCACTTGTCACGAACCAACGCTATCTTGTCATAGACTGGAAATATACTGGTCGAGACGAAAGGGATAGAAGACCTTGACCTCCTTTCCACATTTCGGGCACTTCAGTCTAGCAGTTATGACAGTAGTGAGGCTTGCAGCATTTATCTCTTCGAACATCTTCGTTGCGTCGCCCACGTTCATATTCGAGAGATAATTGATCTTGTCGTTCAGGTTTTCACATTCCTCAATTTCGAGTACCACGGCAGCCTTGATGATTTCGCGGAGATACTGCGGCATCGGCTTGCCGATGTCCTTCGCGTACTGGTTAACAGCTTCATCAACCATTCTGTCGTGGGAGCGTCGTCTCAGGTAAACATCGCACTCGCGGCCATCCGGCAGACGGAACGCGTAATAGCCTTGGGCGTGCTTAGCCAAGATGCTCTTCACATCGCCGACAATGTTGAAATCGAGATTATAGAAACCGACATCGAAGCCGTTGCTGTTCGCTGGTGCTTCGTTTCGCTGGCCACATTCCGGACATTCGAACCAGAGAATTCCCGGAAGCGGCTGGTCGGGGAACGAGGATGCACGCAACCAATGAAGGATGTACGGGTCGTCACACGACAAGATATCTTCCGGGTCAACGCCACGGAGACGGCGAGCGTATAGCTCGTTGAACACCGTAGTAATGTTCTCGGAATCGATGTCGTTAAGCATCAACAAGTCCATAAGCTTGAAAGCCTGACCGGAGATGGGGCTTCCGTACAGCGCACCATTGGACGGCAATCCACGGATTTCGCTGAAGGCTTCGTAGTCGTGTACTTGCTGGGGGACGACCTTTCGTGGTTGCGAGTCGGCAAACCGATACTGACCCGGACCCACTCCGAACGGGTCTGCCATCGGCTGCTGGGGCTGCGGCGGTTGAACAAGAGGCGGCATCTGCACGGGTGCTTGGGGAGGCACGACCGGCGGCACTTGGGGAGACGCGACCGGCTGCATCTGCTGTACTGGCTGAACGGGACGCTGCGGCTGAATGGGTGCTTGCACGTACGGTCTCGGCGTGAAGGCAGAAAGCTCCATCCGAGGCTGTTCTTGTACTTGCACTTGCGGCTGTTGTACCGCTTCCACTACAGGGTCTGGCTGAGCCTGTACTGGTTGCGGACTCTGTACGTAAGGCTGCGTGTCTTCAATCGTCTCGACGTACTGAGCAGAAGGTTGCGGGGGTTGCGGTGCTGTACGAGCCATCATCGATTCCATATAGCGGTCATAGCCTTGACTTGCCATATTCTGGTCGGTAATCGGAGCGTTCTGAACCTCTGGCTCCACGGTCGGGGGGACGACCGTCTGAACCATCGGCTTAGCAACGGTCTGCTGCCGAACCATACCCTTCTTCTTTTTGATGATCTTCGCGACTTCGTGAAGACCCTTGTTGTTCTCGCGCATAACTTCGGCTGGATCGCGGTCAAGAACGAGGCCGTGGTTTGCGGCCATCATAGTCCTTGCAGTCTGCATATATGTGCGAGTTTGCTCGTCGGTGTTATCCAACAAATCATTGATCTTTGACATAGACTAACCTACTTATCGGATTCACCGATTCGATAGATGTACCTCGGCCCCTTGTAGTGCTTGCCGTTCTTCATATCGAACTCGACTTCGTCGCCGCATTCGGTAACGGAAAGCTCGTCGCACTTCTGCTGTGCCAGCTCGACATCGTCAAACGGGTCGCCCACAATGGACGGGGCCGCTACGGACATATCCTTGTAGCCTTCGGTGTCCGCAGCGAAACTAGCAACGTCGTATTTGGTTACCCAAAACTTCATTACTTGTCCTTCTTGCTCTTATTCTGCTCGGCGAGCTTCGCCTTTTCTGCCGCTACAGTCTGTTCGACGGTCTTGGCATAGCGTTCAGACAACGTACGACCCAGCATAGCGTGGAAGAAACCACCCATCACGCTACGGCTTCCGATAAGGCGTTCGTTGAGAAGAGCACGCTGCTTCTTGTAGGCGGCGTCCCAGTTAAGGATAATACGCCAAGTTTCAATAAGCGACGCAATCTTGGAGAACGAGTCATCCTTACCGAAGACGAGGTTACTGGCAACGCAAATGTGATTTTCTGCGCTGAATCCAGCATCGCGGACACCGGCGATAGCCACGGCACCTTCGGCGACCGCCAGCACGCAGTCGGTATCAAGGTTCGTGATTTCGTACGGATTGTCGTTGATATCGTTCGGAATCGTGTTGATGACAAAGTCAAAGCCGGTATCGCGTTCGTAGGCCAGCGTCTCGGTCACGTTGCTCTTGTCCAAATACGGACTAGCCCAGTGCTGGAGAATAGTCACCTTGTTCTCCTTAATGAGCTGGTAGATTTCCGGACGTAGGTCAATCACGCTCGAAATGGTGATACTGTAGTCAGTACCAAACACCTTGGCACGCTGGTCGCGAGGCTTCATAGCTTCGACAATGAAATCCTGAACATTCGGAGGAATCACCGTACCCTTGATAAGAATCTTCGGGTTACGAATCGAGGTCGCATAATGGGACGAGCGTTCGTTCATACGGTGAATCGGGTAGAACTGGTCATTCACGAAAGTAGGAATGCTGATAACGTCCTTGTCGGGTGCCACCAAGTGCATATCGACCAAGGCGCACTGCAGCTCGGCATTCGGAGTCAGGACGGAATCCGCGATGTACATCGCATCTTCCACCACTCGGCAAGCACCGATGCTCTTAGAGCGTCCAGCCGGGGCATCCCACACGAACTCGTCGATAGCGTACACGACGCGGAGGTGGAGACTTCTCAGCTTACGAGCGAGAATCTGGTCGGCTTCGGGGAGTTCCAAGACGTTCTTACCAACCAACGAGGAGGCGAGATCGTCGAGCTTGTCCACGAGCAAAAGGTTCATACGTTCGTTAATGACATTATCAATCCAGAGGACATTGTACTTGGTCAAATCCGGGTTGATGCGGCAGAAGTCGCTGCTGGTCATAGAAACCAAATTCACATCGGCGAGCTTGGCGAAATGCTTCCTGAAGTAGCTCAATGCGTTATGGCCGCGAAGCACGGACAGACGAGAAGTCTCGTCAGAGACCAGCAAAATGTTGAAAGCGACCTTACCCTTGAAGGCATCGTTTACGAATTCATCGATTTTCTTCTGGATATCCATAGATTTCCTTTTATCGTTATTCACGAAATAAATTATTACATTTATATCTACTTTGCGTCGTATTCGCGAAGCATTTCGATAATTTTGGACTTTGCGTCCACATTTTGGTCATTCAATACCGGCAAAATGTCAGGATGCTTGTCCATATACATAGAAGCCATCCCCAAGGAGTCGGAAGACAAGATGCGCTTGGCTTCTTCCTCGTCGATAACCTCACCGTCCTCGGAGACAATAGTACCGTCGTCGCCGTAGTAATACTGGTCGATATAAATCGGGTTACGTTCGACCAGCTTGGTCTTGACTTCGGCATACTGCTCCATAGAGCAAGCCTTGTCGGAGAAAAGACGAACTACGCAGTTGGACAAGTCGGCTGGCTGGGCGTCGATATCGACATCCTTGACATCGATAAAGCGCGGAGACAGCTTGTTTTCGCGGAATTCCAAATTGAGCGGACCGTCCTCGGCGCAGCCTTCATCGTCCACGATATAGTAGCCGGGAGTAGAGCCTACGTGCGAGAAGGTCATATGGTAAGGCGTACCGGTGTAGATAATCGTCGATTCGTCGCTGTTCATCTCCGAACCAACGTGGTAGTGGCCGCTGAAAGTGAGGGAAGCCGCATTAAGAAGACGCTTCGAGTCGAAACCGTTCTGCGATATGTTACCGGCACCCATAGCCGCACCGATGATGTCGAAATGGCCTAGGATGACCCTCTTTTCGACTCCAGACCGCGACAGCTTCACCAGCCACTTGTTAACCTTGTCCATATTGTCTTGGAGAATCCACGGGACAAAGATCCATTCGCGTCCAAAGAAATGTTCCACCCCAATCTTGGCGTCGTATACGGTAACGTGCGGAATGAGGCCGAGGAAGCTCACTGAACACACCTCGCTGGTGTTCGTATAGCGCATATCGTGGTTTCCGGCAATGACGAACACCTTGAAATCGGCCAGCTTGTCACGGAAAAGTCGTAGCGCATAATCCATCACGTCGGTTGCGATAAACCGTTCGTTGTCGAAAATATCGCCAAGGAACACGACGTGGGTCACGTCGGCTTCCTTCCATTCAGAAATCATCTGGTCAATGTAAGCGTGCTGTCCCTTGACAAAAGCGTTGCCAATCGGACTCTTCTTGTTAGTCGCTCCGAGATGGAGGTCTCCAACTATTGCGAATTTCATACTTTTTTCTCACTCTCTAAAAGTTTTTGCTCGGTTTCCTTGGAATGCTGCTCAATGAGGCGACGCTCGTTGGCTTCGGCGGTAGCCTTGATTTCCGCCTGAACCTTCGCCTCGGCGTCAGCCGTCCAAGCGGCAATGAGCTTGTTGGCTTGCTGCGGAGACAGCTCGTAGTCCTGAGCATCGTTGTCGGCCAGTTCGCCGGACAAGATACGCTTCTCGGTATCGTGCTCGTTTTCCTCGCGCAAGTCCTTGGTCATCTTGTTCAAGTTGTTCAAGGAGTTGGTAACGGAAGAAATCATATTGGCGACGGCAGCCCACATCTTGTCACCGGGGTCGATCTGCGTACGAACTTGGTCATACATATACTTGAGCATATTCTTGCCCATATCGTACAACTCGTGAGCCTCCTTGCGGATTCTGGCACGGTCGTTACGCAGCACTTCGTCATTGATGTCCTCTGCTTGGATATCGTCAAACTTGGTTTCTTCGAACTGTACAGCCAACGCTTGGGTGGACAAGGACTTTGTCTGTGCGATAAGCTGCTTTGCACTATCCAGAGCCTCTTGGGTGGATCCCATCGGAAGGTTCAGATGGTGTTCAAATTCGTTAAATACATTATCGTCCTTCGGTTCATCAGTCGCCGCTGGTTTGGAACCGATATTCTTTATGTTAAAAAAGGTGTTCGGATCTACATTCTCGGCCATAGTTACTCCAATACGGTTGCCCACTTTTTCGCTTTACTACTTAGTTTAGGATAGCTGTCCCCAGACTTCTTTCACCACCACGGTGCCTCAAACATAATCGGACCGTTGTCATATGCAGACGATGCAAGAATTTCTCGGTCGATTTCACTACCTCCACCGCAACTTTCGGTAAGCATAAAAGGTTGTTCATCGCGTTCAACGTGTGTAGTATGGTTATGCTCTTGTCCAACGCGTGTAATACTGTTCTGCATATCTTGCAACGACTTATATTTCTTACCGCGAAAATGTGCGGCCACTATTTTATGGTATTCGTCTTCAGCACTCAATAAATCATCCACCGACTCGGCATTAACCATCTTCGTGCGGATATACGAAGGAACCGGCAACTCTCCCCATTCTTCCATACACTTAACCACGTCGTTAACATAGTCCATATGGGCTTGAAAGGCTTCGGCGACTTTTTTCGGCTTGTCATCCATAGCCGTTTTATAGCCATCGATTATGGCTTCACAAACTTTCTTATCTTCTGGGGTCGCGTGGTGACTGTCAGCAATACTGCGTATGAATGACTCGAATTCCATTGGTGCTTTGGACGAGTTAGTCGTAGATGCCGAGATGTCTTGCAACGTCAGACCCGGTTCGCACGATATGCCGCAAGTCCCTTGCAGACGGCGTTCGGCCTCCCAACGAGGAGGGGTAGATGTTTCGGTCGAGTTTCTGTTCCAAACACGTTCAAATAATTGCTCTCTCGCGTAGTCATTACCTACTCGCTTCGAGATGCGTTCAGCCAGAGACGGAACCAAGTTTTCGACGGCCTTCTGAACCTCGTCGTCGATTTCCTTCTTGTCGACAGTCGGAGTTTCTTTTTCGGTGGAGTTCTTCAAGAATATGCCGTTGGAATGGCGATAATAATCTCGAATCGACAAGAAAATCTTCTTGCCGATTAGGAATAGTAAGCCCAATCCAATGTCGACCGCAATTCCGATTATTATAGCTTCCATACGAATATCCTACAAAATCTTGCCGATATCCTTACCAAAAGTCGCAACATTGATCAAGTGCTGCGCGTTTCTTGGATAGTACCGGATGGTTTCTTGCATACTCACCAACAATTCCACATACAGACGCTGGTTTTCCAAATCCTTCTTCATACTCGATATCGCCGGGTCACCATCAACCATAATCCGTACACCTTCAGATGTAGGATTGAAAGCCATACGCTCGTTCATAATACTTTCGTACTTCTTCTTGCGAGCTACTCGGTATTCGTCTTCCATAGTTTCGAGCTTGTTCTTCTCTTGGAATACAAGGGTGCCTATTTCAGCCGCTCCCTCGCCCATATTGAACGTCGCATTGTACTTAATCTTGTCAAGGCTAGGCAATCCGTCTTCACCAGTGCTATCCAATGTCTCAACCAGAAAATCTCGTAACTTCTTGATTTCGTCGTCCTCAATTAGATTATTGAGCTTATTTTCCTTAATCATACATTCCTCGCTAAAACACCAGACCCATTTCGAATCCGCTCCTAGACTTCTTCATTTCCTTCGATACCGTTGACGGAAACTTCGCGACATCTTCGTGGGCTTTGGTAATGAACTCGACATAGCTCGTGATGCGCTTGATATCGCGATTCATACCAGCCATAGTCTGTTTCGGTAGTTTAATTTCGCACTTCTTGGGGTCGATAATCTTTTTCGATACGGCAAACTTGTACCACTCGACCAACTGCTTTCGATACTGCAACTCGTTGAGCTTCACCTGTTCTTGGAATCGAAGGCACAGCAAGTCGACTACGGTTATACCCATATTGTTGGCAAAGTTTTCCAAAACCACCCTAAAACTGAGCTTACCCTTCGAATCGGCAACATCAAGGGTCTTCGACACGCAAGAGCGAATCGTCTTGATAGTCTCGTTCGACGGGGTCTTGATTTCTGGGTATGCTTCCGGAGTTTCCATAACCGCCAAAGTAGTAAAACGGAGTTTATAATGCAAATTAGCCCAAAATACAAGAAAACGGCTCCTTTCGGGGCCGTTCTCTATGGCTAATACCTCGCCAATCCGACTAGATAACCTTATATCCGGGCGGAATGTAAAGGTTAAAGCGGTCGTAACGGAACTGGACGCTGAACGTGCCGAGCTTGGCGTTGTCGTAGTCGAGCGTGAAGCTAGATGCGTCAACGTTCTTCGGCCAGCAGTTCACGAGCAGAACACTGAGGATAACATTACCGTACATCCAGTCGTACAGTTCGAGACGGACAGAAGCGTTGCGCAACAGACCAGCGTAGGTGTTGTTGTGGTTCTCTTGCTGACCGAGACCCAGATAAATCTGGTTGTTACCTTCATTAGCGGTACGGTCGGATTCGTGGATAGCGTCGTTAGTACCGGTGTTCGACAAGATACCTTGGTTAAAGCAAGTCTGGTTCCAAGCGAGCATCATTTCGAATGCACGCATATCTTCCAGAAGCAAAATCTTGATATCCATCGTGCTTGCCAAGCCTTCCTGTTGAACCGGGAAGAACTTTTCAAAGCCCATATACTTAATCGCCGCATCCTTGATCTTGACGGCGGGAATCTTAGCACCGCTCTGAACGTGCAGAGCGTACTCGTCCTCACCGCCTTCGGTACCAAAATGGACGCCATTGGTGCAGTTCACACCCACGAGACGGAAAATGTCGGTGGGGATGATCATACGCCAGCGAGTGCTACGAACCGGGTCGACGAGATGGTCAATCGCGCCAGCCCAGAATACTTTCTTCTTTTGGTCTTCACTAAGTGCCATAGGTCACCTCCTTCCTTAACCCGAAATAATCTCGGTGGAAACAGTGTTTCCGTTCTTGGTGGACTCGACAGACGTACGGAGGATAATCCAGCGTGCGCTCTTCGTCGGAAGCAACTTCAAGTCAACAATGAGGAAGTTCTGGTCGATGAGTTCGCGGGTGTTGTTGGAGTCATCGCAAATCACGATGCCGTCCACCAATCCAGCCGGGTTAGACCGCTTAATCATATTGAGCTTGTCCTGAAGGTCAGACGTAATCTGAGCACGAAGGTTGGTCGTGTTCAAACGGAAGACCTTGTGGTCGAGGTACTTATAGAACGTCTTGTGGATGCCAGCCACGAGCATAGCAACGTGAGCTTGGTTGAAGGCAGTGTCTTCCATCTGGAGAGTGAAGTCACCCCAAATGAACATACCTTCGCGGTTCACACGAGTTGCGTTGACGTGGATGTCGCTGAGCTTACCAACGTCGCAGTTCTTGTCTTCGGAGTTGTAGGTACGCTGGAACTTTTCCTTGGTACCCCAAGCAGAAGGAACCGGAGCTTGGTCGTAACCGCTAGGCGGAATCCAGTAGATGCCAGACTGACGGTTGGCGGTGATGATGGAGGCCAACTGGACAGACTTCATAATTTCGGCTTCGCCGTTGGTGTACACGGAGTCTTGGACGAGACCGCGACCGTCGTAGAGCATACCCCAGCGTCCCAGAGTCGAAATGAAACCGGTAGCCGCGATATCCTTCTTGAGAGCCTTGTTGATATCCGGTTCAGACACACCGTCGAAGAGAGCGAAGCAGTCCTTACGGGCTTCACAGACATTCAACATAGCCTGAATGACCTGAGTATTCAAGGTCTCAATCTTGTTCATAAACGGATTGTTGATTGCCATACCAGCAGCGACGAGCATATCAACGTCAGAACCGTCCTTGTTGAGGAAGAGGTTCCATACCGTCGAGAGAGTGCTGCCAGAACGGTTGTTCAACGGATTGTAAGTCCAGACTGCGTCGTTCTTGATAGCAGGGTCATTAGAGTTGTATGCAATCGCAGTGACAGAACCGTTGAGGGTACCGCCGACGAGCGACTGAGACAAGTCGTAAGACGTGTTTTCAAGGAAGTAGTCAAGCACACCAGAGTCGTTCAGAATGAATTCCAAACCACTGTCGGTCAGTTCGTAGTCGGCAGCTTGCTTGATGCCGAGCTGAATCTTCGTAGCGGTGCTGTACGGAACGATAGTACCTTCGAACTCGTAAATCTTGCCGTTGAAGCGGTAGCGGATAGAGAGGTACATACGAGCGATGTTCACACCTTCGTCGGTCAGCACGTAGACCTGACGCGGGTTGTTGTCGAAGTCAACGTCGAGGTAGTTCGTCTTGGCAAGGCCAAGTCCGAGGAACGTAGCACCGATATCGCTATCGGCAAGAACCTTTGCGGACTTCTCGATGTCGAGGTTCCACTTAACGTCAGTCTTGACAAAAGCTTGAGTATCTACGTCGTCGTTCACAACCACGTTTTCCTTCTGTTCGACGGAGCTGACGTACATCGTGTAGCTAGACACAATGTAGGTGTCAACCGTGTCGCGTACACGGACAACGGACGGAGTGAGCGTAACAGAAACCGTCGCTGCATTTGTGGTAGACTTCTTCGACTCCGGAATCGTAACAACCACGTCGTTTCCGTTACGAGTAACGGTCACGTCGGCTGCCGTAATTGCCGGGTCGCCAGTACGCGTTACCGAAGCAACCACCGCATCAACAGTGGTAAAACCAACGAACTTATTCAAGTCAGCTGCGGTAAGCGTAACCGTGCCAGTAATTTCATTGGTCGGAATCGTGATTTCCTTCGTCACAGCTTCACCTTTATAGGTGTAAGTTTCCGAAGAAACCGCGTTGTAGGCAGTCGCCGAAGTTGTACTCAAGTTGATCAACTGATAGACAGTAGAATCAGTGATTTCAATCGTGAGAGCGTCGTTAACCGTAATCACACCAGTGAAGGTGTTGATGTCAGTAACAGTAAGAACCGTCGAAAGAATGGAATCACCATTGAAGAAGTCATCCGTAGCGCGAGTGTCACTAGCGGTATTGTCTACCGACTTGCTTGCACGAACCACAGCCACCTTATCACCAATCGAGTAGTCGAACGCTGCGCTTGGGTCAACGACAATCGTAGTTCCCTTAGCAGAGTTGATGTTGTTGACAATTCCAGACTTGGCATAACCAAGAGCGGAGCTGTTCAGTACCTTCACCACAGCGGTAGCAACCTTTTCCCAAGTGTCAGCATCGTTCACATCAGCGTAGAGAACGGCTTCGGAACATTCCGTAATCGAAACCTTTGCATCAGTTCCGGCAGCGTATCCATCCGGCTTTGCAACAATAGCGTTGCCACTAGCCGAAATATCCTTCACGTACAAGTCAGTGAAGTAAGTCACGGTTCCGTTAATCGTAAGCTTCAAAGCAATAGTATCACCAACCACAACTTCCAAGCCAGAGCACGGGATTTCCAAGTTGTCGTCGGTCAGCACGAACGAACCAGATTGTTCAATTTCAGTAGACTTCCAAAGACGGATGTCAATGTTATTGCCATTCTTGTTCTTGAACGTGAAACGGTCACCCGGCTTAATGACGGACGGAGTCTTGGTTTTGTCATAACCCCACTTGGCAGCGGCAAACTTCTTCACACCCTGACCAGCCACAGCGGTCTTGATGTTCATATAGTCGAAACCGTCTTCGACAGCGGAATCCGGATTCGAGAAGATGATGGCATTGAAATACTGCGCACCACTGGTCGTGTATTCTTCCGGAATTTCGAGGGTCACCTTCTTGTCTTCAATGTCAGTAACAGTAGCAAGGGTGTCCTTGTTATTGTTCTTGGATCCAGAAGCAGGGAGCAACACGGTGTCGCCAATCGTGAAAGTCGGCACCGTAGACAAGGTCACAACGACCGACGTTCTGTCAGTGCCGTAGTCCGGCTGGCCAACAATTTCGAAACGGTCGAATGCGCGGTAGGCATAGCTGGGGTCGCGGTTCATAATGGCAAAGAGCACCATATCAGTGCAGTGTTCACCATCCCACTTACGAGCCTTGTTGCTATCGGCATAGTCTTCGGAAGCCGTAAGACCGAAGTCCACGTTCTTACCGGTAGTCACCGCTTCAGCGATGTTGTTAATCTTACGAGTCACACCATAAGCGGCTGCACCGTCAGTCTTGAAACGGGTAGCGGCAAAGTGTTCAATCTGGAAAGAAGTCTGCTCGGCCTCGCATTTATACTGGCCAGCATTCTTGTCGAACGCAACCACAAAGGCATCAGTCTTCAAATCACGCTTACGCGGGTCGGTACGGTCGATTTCTTCGCCATACGGACGGACAAATTCGACAACGCCACCGGCGTCAAGCACGGCACGAGCAGCATACATTCCTTGGTTGTACTTATAGCTCTGGTAGCCATAACCCAGCTTTGCGTCCTGTTCGGCGGTCGTGTTCACTTGGATGATTTTGTTCAATTCACCCTTAGAAGCAAAACCGACGATACCAGCGGTAGTTGCTGGATTCTCGACTACGGAGTAGGCGGAATTATCGCGCAGCTGGATTCGTACACCCGGCGGAAAACCCATTTTAGTTCCCATAGTTTACCTCATGGTACGTTTGTTTCCACAAAGTTTATGGGGTGGTCACGATTTTTTGCCACTCGAAACTGATAAACTCCGTTTAGAACATCATAGACGGCTCCAAAATGGCAGAAACAGCACAAATTTGCACGATTATGAACTACAAGCTGAACGAGCTGAAGGCAGCACGTCCAAACGACAAGGCTATCATCGAGGCGTTCCAGACGGCAATGGTTAACAAAGCCGACATCATTTCCCCCAATTCTCGCCGCGCCTTGCTGAAATTTCCGATGCAGTTCGTACAGCCTATCCGCACCTCCGACGGTGAATGGACTACCCAGCTCCACATTTGGGCTGGTCTGCAGCTGAGGGACTTGCTCCGTATCGACCCAATAGTCCTTACGGCGAAGGATTCCAACTACGACTCTGTATTGAAGACACTAGTCCAAGCCGCGCTCGGTAAGTCGACCCAGGTTGTGAATTACCAGCTAATTGAAGATTTGCTGCGGAAGAATATGTGTTACAACGCAGTTACGGTTCCGGGCGATACCGAAAACACCGAACCGGGTAACGCTTGGTATGAACAAGACCTCGAAGGCAAGACAGTAGCCGAATATCTGTATGACTATGCATCCGGCGAAGGTGACTTCAAGGGAAATCCCCCGGATGAACATCTGCTCGCCCTGTTCTCTCGATATGCGGACACCGCTCTCCACCTCGAAGGCGAAGACATCTCGTTCGGTAAGGTAAAGGAAGACGAACCCAAAGAAGACGCTCAGACTCCGGAGATGGTTCCTAACGAAGAAGGTGCCGCCCAGCAGACTGAAAAGCTAGACGACACCGATAGCGCAGTTGAACTTGACGAGAATGGTAACTACAGACCGAAAGAACCGGAGGAAGGCGAAACCGACGGCAAGGCCAACGGTGACCAGACCCAGAACCTACTTAAAGTCCTTCTGAAACTCGGCAGCCTTCTGCAGTGACGCATCGACGGCCTTCTTCAGGTCTTTGACCTTACTTTCCAGATTAACCTCGGCATCTATGGTATCAAAGATGCCTTTTTTCATAAAGTCGACATTCCAGCCACCCTCAATCATACGGATCGCCTTGTCCTTGTCGACGTGGAACGTGTCCATAAGTAGCTGGACATCTTCGCTATTTGGATTTACCATTTGCCCATTCCTCTTTCAATGCTTGCGGAACGTCCGGAATCTCGACCCAGCAAAACACGGATTCCTTATCGCACATATAGTCGTCACCGTCCGGAGTGTCCCAGCACTTGTGATAATCATTCCAGCAAGCGAACTCGTTGCCATTGTGATGCGGGAAAATGGCGACGGCTCTGCTGTGGGACGGCAGTTCGTCACTTACTTTCTTCCAATTCACTTCCATTGGGTTTCGCCTCCTTTTTACCCCTCTTGGCCTTCTTCGCCTTCGGAAGAATACCATTCGTCTTGTACTCATAGAACTCGTTTATCAGATCCATATCGACAAGTCCGTAACGCTGCAGCATATCGGCCTCAAGCATAGAAACGTCGTAAACGTCCATTATACGTTCGCGTCTTTGATTAACCGCGTTAATCTCCGACGGATATGCGCGGATGTACCCCTCGCTGATAGGCTTCTTGTTGAACCATTCCATCACCTTCGCCTGAGTATGCTTCGATAGCTTTGTGAACTGGATGGTATTGATAGCCGTCAATGCGTTTATCAGTCCCGGCGTCATCGACAAAGTGTAAATCGCGGCGTACGAGTCGAAATCCGCAACGTCGGCACCGGTGACCGGGTTGCCGATGATACGGTCGGCTATGAACTTCTTGTGGTCAAACGACATTACTTGGCCTCTTTCTTGGCGGACTGGAGAACCTTCATCACGTTCAGCAAGAATCCCCATAGGTTGATTTCTTGGTCGACCGCGTGAGCAGACTTGAAAATGTAATCTGCAGCGAGGATTCCAAACGGAAGCAAAACATCTTGCGGCAAGTGTTCAACTGCATAGTCGCAGAACGGAGTATAGATGCTGCGAGGGAACTTGACTTGTGCCGAAATGTACTGACGGAGCTGGACGACTTGGTACGTCGTGGTCAAGCGGAAAATCTCGGAAATCATCTCCCCATCAACACGAGGCGGTTCACCGGTTATGCTGCCACGGTTCTTGTTGAAGATCGACTGCATACAGACAATCATCTGACGGATGTCCGGGAAATAGTCTTGAATCAAGCGAACAATCGTGTTCTTGTCAACCTTGCCGCCAAACGGCTCGGTTTCCTTCTTGGCGATTTCCATCAAGTGCTTGTAAAGACGAATCTTGTAATCACGGTCTTCAAGAGACGGAACCGTGAACTCGATAGGATGGCATCGTGACACGATGGCATCCGGAATACGCCAGAAATCGTTCATCGTCAAGATAAAACGTACAGTTCGGGTCTCTTCGGAAATCGTAGACTGGAGGAAACGGAACAGACGGTCGGCATCCTTCGGCTTGTCGGCTTCGTCGATGATGATAAAGCGCGGCTTTCCGTTGGGCGAGCTGTACATAATGTACTCCTCGATGGAGTCCATAATTTCGCTATCCTTCGTACACTTGAAGAACTTGCTGTCAACACCGAGCATTTCCGGAATGGCCTTCGCAAGGGATGTCTTACCAGTTCCCGGAGCACCAGAATGGAAAATGTAGTCGGTCAGAGAATTGTTCTCCAGAGCGAACTCGATTTCATTATGGATGTCGGACGGTAATATAATACCAGTAAGGTCGTGACCTTCGTACTTTTTAGTCCAAGGTTCATTCTTGCGGATTTCAGCTCCGATTCCGCTTTCGTCGTTAAATTCAGTGTTTCCAAGAGAGATCATTATAAACTCCTAGTATGTCGAAGGTTAATTTCTATTCCTATGTTTCATCGCTTTCGAGCGATTGCGGCAAGGCTGCAAAGTCCTTGTACGAACAAGTGTGTTCGGATGTCAACCCAAAGCAACCAATTCCGCAGCCTCGTACTTGTACCGACGAGCTTGACGAGAACGAATACTTCGACAAGCAGACGGTCTCCGACAAGGCACTGGCACGTTGCCACGCAGCCAAGCAAGGCGCAAAGGCAGCTGTATATCCGTCAGCGGGGCGCACTTCCCTCGGCATTATGGGAAACGGTTTCCCGGAGAATGTTTCTGCAGATACCAGCACGGCCAACTCCTAATTCTCGATCTTGCGGTTACGACCAGACGTACGCTTGATGCACTTTCCGCAGAACGGAAGAATCCAGCCAAGCGTCTGATATTCGGCCTTCCTACCGCAGACGCAGCACGTCTTACCGCTCTCCGCGCTCATACGGTTAAAGATTTCGTCGATTTCATCGTAGCAGTCGGCATTGTCCAGACCGGAGTAGTAGATGCGAGCCTCGCCCCACTTCTCCTTCGATTCGACAATTATCAACTTGTTCAACTGGCCATACTTAACCAAGACGGTCTTGACTTCTCTCAGATACTTCACAATCAGCTTGTGCCAGCCGCGTGGAAAGTTGTCCAAGTGAGTCCAAGTATAGTCATAGCTCGTGTCGACCGAACCGTCCCAATTCAAAGGCCGCAAGAACGGAAGTTCCTCAAGCAGCTTCTTGTTACGACGGCGACGAAACCAGTTGTTCACGACTTTGCCCAGCTTGGAATACAATATCCGAATGAGAGCCTTTTCTACTATAGTCTTCTTAATCATTAGAAATACTCCAGCATAAAGTCACTTTCGTCATATTCCAGCTGTTCATCCCAGCCAACAGCTTCAAAAAGTCTTCCAAGAATCTGGGCAACGCTTGTCTTCCAGTGTTCTTCCCAGTCCGGATGGAAGATTTCGAGCAGTCTCGGCGGACATTCTTCACCTGTATAGCAGATGATGGAGACACCGAACAGCTTGTCGGCTTTCTTGATGAAACGGATCTTGGAGCCAGCCGCAACCGGTTCGTAGGTGTGCTTGGACAGTTCCGGGTCGTGCAGAATCAAGTAGTTCCAAACGGACGCGCCTTGGCAACGCCATTCGTACTTGTTCGCGAGCTTTTCCTCGGTCGTCATCTTTTCAAGGACTTCGAACGGAGGCGGAGCCGTCTTGACACCGCTCGGACAAGCGATGTAGTTGATGTTATCCTCGGCGACCGCCTTGAAGAATTCCTTCTTCATTTCCAGCAAGCGGTTACGAACCTTAGTACGGTCAAGGCCGTCCATCATCAAGTCCACCATTTCCATCATACGGTCACGACCGAACATAGCGGTAGAGCTACGGACGAGTTCAAGACCGGTGATAGCGTATTCGGGCTTGACCGACAAGTCGCCTTGAATCCACTTGCCGTTTTCCTTGTGTCCCTTGTCAAGGTAGACGATATCTTCCATCGACTCGACCAAGCAGATGTACTTTTTCTTCGCCGTAACGATGGCCTTGTATATGCACTTCTCGCGCTTGAGGAACAACTCGTTGGTGAGGTAGTTCCACTTGTTGGCGTAAGCAAGCATATACTTGTCAAGTTCCTCTTCAAGAATGCAAGCGTCAAGAATACGGCAGAAGTCTGTCAAGCGGTAGCGGTTATAAATAACTCTATGATCGCCACAGAAATAGATACCGTCGGCAAACGTAATCTGGCATTTGGTGAAGCCAGTATGTTCATCCGGAGTACGCATTTCCTTAGATGTCCAGCCGTCCTTATCGTACTTGAGGCACATCTGGTTGAAGAACTTCTTGGAATCCATTTCGTGGTCGTTATCGAACTTCTCGTGCTCGACAAGCTCGTGACCCTTGAAGACCAGAACCGAAGTACCAGTCCCCTGCTTCTGTCTGAACGGTTCGTAGATGTCGCCGAACTTGACGAAGAAGGAGTCCGTATCACCGTGGCTCATTCGCTTGTAGTTAATTTCACCAGTCTTCTGGTCTTCGAACGTTCCGACCAGTTCGGGGTCGATTTCCGGACGATAGCCGAACACGTTGTAGAAGCGGTCATCCGTACTGATATCATTGTTGATGTATTCAGCCAGACACTCAATGGTGAACTTAATAAGACGCTGGCCATAAGCCGTAATCGAAGCGGCGTTGTCCACGTCATACAGAGCGAAGTAGTTGGAACCGAGAAGACCGTACAGAGAGTTACCCAAAACCTTGTAAACCTTCTGCATCATATCGAAGACCGACGCGCTTTCCATATCGCCAGCCTTCTTGGCCTTCTTCATCTGCTTTTTCAAGTTGGAACGACCGTCGAACAACAGACGAGTAACTTCCGGCACGACGCCAATCTTGTCCTTGCGGAAGTAGACTTGGTAGCGTCCATTGTGGTCCCAAGGAGACTTGATAAGATTCTTGCGTTCTTCCTCCGTCAGCACATAATCGATCGGGAACGTGACCTTCATCTCCGGAGAGGTATTGAAAGTCATCATAATCGACGGATATAGTGAACGGTAGTCATACGAAACCAAGTATTCCTTGTAGCCCGGAACTGAGTAAACGAAAGCACCGGGGAACTCTTCCTTGGTCTGGGTCTTGTACGGAGGGAACACGCGTCCAGTATGATGCAAGTGATCCAGCACGAAGCCAGTCAGCATCTTCTTGGACTCAAACACGAACGAAACAGGAACACGAGCGGCTGCAGCCGAGGTAACGGCCAGCTTGAACATCTGGGTCTTCTCGTTAATGAGTTCCAGAAGTTCCACGTCGATAAAGTTATACACTACATAGTCAGACCAGTGGTTAATCCAAGACTGGTAGCCGTCAGGAAGCGGAGCCTTGTGCTGGCCGACGACCTTTCCACCAATATAGTCCAACTTATAAGAAGATTCTTCGGAGAACGTATATTTCTTGTACAAGGCAAGGAAGTCGATAACTTCCGTACCGTTGATGACAAGTTCATTCTCCTTGTTCAAATAGGCGTGCTTGTTATGTCCACGCATTCTGGACATCAAGTCTAGGGACAACTGCTGTGCGCGAGGAAGACCTTCGTTAAGCTTCTTGATACGAGTGGCCATATACACGGTATCGTACCCGAAGTTCCAACCGGAGAGGATGTCCACATCGTTAGAACCGATGCAATACATCACCTTCGAAATAAGGTCAGCTTCGCTACTGCACAAAACATATTCGCAATTCTTGGATCGTAAAAACTCTTTCGACTTTTCGTCGATATCGCGCTGCAAGCCGAATGTATAACGCTTCTTACCTTTCGAGAACGATAGGGTAACTACGTTGATTGGGTACAACGCCTCGACCGGCGCGGAGAATCGTCCGGTGGTGGCGTTTTCAATATCCATAAAGCACAGATTGATGTCCTCCATCTTCGGAGACATCATACCAGCGTCTTTATAATGGTCTTGTAGGAAACGGCATCGCGGGTCGATATCGATTTCCGCGAGGTTGTTGTTCGGTCCGCTATGGTCTTGGCGGATGCGCTTTTCAAATTCGTAGGCCGACAATCCTTCGCGCTTCTTGATTTCAATCTTGTAGACATCTTGGTCCCAGATGTTCTTCATTCCGCATTCGACGGCATTGTACTGACCCTTAATTGTAGTATAAAATTCGTGCTTGACGGGTACAGCGTCAAAAGTACCATCAACGTACCATACGTACATACGGTCGTTTTCGGTATCGTGGTAGACCGAGCGGTACATCGGTCTCACTGGGGTTTTCTGTTCTTCGTTTACTACGGGCATAAGGGTTTCTTAATGGGTTGAAGTTAGCAATAAGGAGTTTGAATTGCAAATTATACGATTATACGACAAAAACCGCCATTTCTGACGGTTTTGCCAATTTTTCTGGATATTACTTACCGGTTAGATACGACGAAATCTGGTCAAATTCCTTCAAGATCTTGGTCGTATCGGCCTTGGACTTGGCATCCACACCGAGCTTTTCGACACCCTTCTTGAAGAGGTCAATTCGCGTCTGGATATCGCAACCCTTGGCGAACTTCTTGTTGGACTTGGCATCGCCTTCTTGAGCGGTAGCGGCAGACTTGGCAGCCTTGTCGAACTCACCACCCTTACCAGCTTCAGGAGCCTTTTCGGCCTTCACTTCGGCTTCGGCGTTGACTTCAACAACCTGTTCCTTCTTTTTCTTGTCGTCTACCTCGACCTTCTCCACAAGCTTTCCGTCATCCTTCTTCTCGGTAGAAGTCTTCGGGGCTGCCTTGGTCAGCTTCGGGTCGGGAGCGGTTTTGGCCTTTCCAACCTTGTTAGAGTCTGTTGCAACGCCATCGCTCTTAGACCAGCTTTCGAGGTCAATCTGAACGCCATCAAACGTGCAGACGGACTCTACGACCGGTTTCGGATCCTTGACGATGCTATACGGTTCTTCATCGATAGGTTCAGCTGCGACCGAATCGATTAGATCCAGGAATTTATCTTCGTCAGTTACGTGGAACATAATGGTACCTACTATAATGTTCGTTTAAATACGAGTTTATACCTTGGTCATTTTTTCGTGCGGCTAATAAACTACAAGCATACTGCGAGGTCAAAAAATGCTATTTAACGGAATTTACGACAATACTATCAATGTCCCCAAGAAGTCGGTTATGGATGACAGCCAGCCGCAGTATCTGAAGACGCTTGAGAAAGAATCTGGGAAAAGTGGAAACGAAGTGAAAGTCGAGCTTGACGAGCAAGAACGCATCGCCAACGACAAAGTTATGCAAGAACCTCCCAGTATGAACGATAACGAGGATATCAACTCGAAAATCAAGGATATGGGCTTCGATCAGCTGCTTGATATCTACAAGAACGGCGAACACGAAGGCGATACCGACGAAATCACATATGAAGACCTAGTCGCTCAAAATCCGGAAACGCCGGGGTTCGGTGACCCCAATATCAACCTTTTTACGCCGCAAGAACAACCCTTGTATCAGCAAGTGCAAGCCGACATAGACAAGATTAACGCCGAAAACCCCACCGAAACCGAAGAAGATATAGCACCCCTTGGTATGGAGGAACTGGGCGAAATCGCGGAAGGCGACGGCAGCGATGTCGAGATGCCCAACGATTCAGAACCGACCGGTGCGCCTCCTGCCGAATCAGAACCTGAACCCATTGAAGGATTTGACTTCTAAACAAAAAGCCGAGCGATTCGCTCGGCCTTCTTTTTAAGCTTGGTAGCAGCACTTTCGGAGGAACAATCCGTTTCCGTATACCATCATCAAGCGGTTGGCTTCCTTGTTGTAGAGGAGGTCGAGCTTGGGGCAGCCAGACTTGCGGATCATCATCGTGAGCACGTCCATCGGAACTTCAATGTCCATTTCGTCGACATCGAGGGTCACGTTACCGACAGTCAAGTTCACGTCCATACGGTCAGTATTAACCGTCTCGATACCGAGCAATCCGTCGTTAACCTTGTACAACTTCACGAGACCGGTCGGGTCTGTGCTGTGGATGTTGAAGTAAGTACCGATAGCGGCTGCGATTGCGTCAGACATAATCGTGAACTGGCGAACCATACCGTCGTTATTGAAAGTCTTCAAAGACCCGTCGGTAAAGTCGCAGAACAAGCTGGCATACTGGCCTTCAACCTTCATAACACGGTACTTCGTGTTGAACTTGAGCTTGACATAGAGGCCAAGGTCGTCGTCCAATGCATTCACGAGCGGCAAGGTCTTGAAGATACGAGCCGGAATACGAATGCTCAGGTTCGGGAGCCTATCCTCGCTAGGGGCTTGGTTCTGCATCACCGTAGCGATGGTACACTTATCGTTACCAGTACGATAAGACACCGTGTTATTCATACGGTAGATTTCCACGTTGTCGAACTCGTAGATAGAATCGAGAACCGTGTTGAAAGTCATCTGGTCAAGTTCGAGAATCGTGTCGAACTCGGTCTCGTGGACGGAGGTGAACGGTTCGCAGCTCTCGAAACCTACTTCAAGTTCGAATCCGCCGATTTCCTCGTTGTAGTAGCCGCCCAGATAGAGCTTGCCTTCGGAAACCCAAAGAGACACGGTCTGTTCCTTCGCCAGTTCCTTGACGGCGCGAGCGAGGTCGGACACGCGGATGTAGACGGTTTCAGTAAAGCGATTGGACAGCGGAAGCGCGTCAGCCATAATATTGATGCCACTCTTGGTCTCGATTTCGAGCCAGATCTTGCCATCCTTGTCGACAGCGGTGCGAACGCGAGCCACTTCATCCTTGTCCTCGGTCGCGGACTCAATCAACGCAAGACCTTGTCCAAGACGACCGTTGGTCAAGAACATCATAATCTGCATTTCTTCAGCACCGGCGATATCGGTGTTGATAACCTTGGACTCTTCCGGCTCTTGACCGTCGAGCATCATTCCGCTTAGGGTTTTGCTTGTAATGGGCATATAAAAAATCCTTGCGATTGTTTAACTAACCTTAAATTAGTTCAAAATCGCAAGGATTGCGGTTACCGAGTTTTTTTAATGACTAGGAGATGTTCGACAGCGAATTTGCAATGTTTTCTTCGTCAGAAACGGCAGTTCCGCCGAACTTGATATCACCAGACTGGTCGTCCGGCGAGTTAAGCTCGTCCATAAAACTGTCATTTTCGCCCGGCCCGAACGCGTTCGGGTTGACTTGGTCCATCATAGCTTCGGTAGAACCATCGTTCAAATAGCTACCGCCGAAGTCGCCACTGCCAGCAAGCATATCGCTAACAGCCGCATCTTCGTTACCGATGCTGCTCTGTTCGGCGGAAGCACCGTCCGGATGACCCATCAAGTCCACGTTGTCAGTGCTCAACTTCGACTCGCCTTCTTCGCCATATGCTTCAGGGAAGATTTCGTGAAGCTTGCGTTCAACCTTTTCAAGAGAAAGTTCATCCATTCCCGGATTCTGGAGGAAGTCCTTGAATTCCTTGATATGGTTTCTCTTAACCGGTTGTTCAGTCAGCTTATCATTGTAGTTGAGGAACAAGTTCCAAATTTCCTTTGCACTCTTACCCTTCAATCCACCGAACCCAGTGTAGAAGTCGTCACCAGTAAGAGCAACACGATTATTACTGTCCGTCTCACCACGCGCTGCCATTTGCTTTGACACAATCTGTGCCAGACGGTCAAGTTCAGCCGGACCACCGTTAGGACTGTCGCCACTAGCGTCAACCGTCTCGGTAGAGCCGAGACCGTCTTCTTCTTCAAGCCAGTCCTCAAACATAATTTCATCTTTCTTCTGACTGCCGTCACCGTTTACGTCGCCAGAACCAATCTGAGCCATTTCCTCGCCAGACATAGCAGGGGGGTCAGCCGGGTTGGGATCTTCGGCACCGCCCATATTGAACTGTGCGGCGTTCGGGTCTTGGCCTTCCTCGGCCTCGGCTTCCATAAAGTTCACCGCCTCGCAGAGGTTACGGAGCTGTGCCAGACCACCGTCGACGGATTCGCGCAGAAGGTTGCTCTGCTGAAGCATAGAGTCGTTCACGTCGATAACGTCCGTACCCATACCGTTGGTGTACTGCATCGTGTCTAGGTCAGAACCAAGGTCATATTTGGAACCGCTTTCAAGCAGTTCGTCGCACGTCTTGAGAATGGTGTAGCCGAAGTTGTTCTGGAACTGTTCAGAATCGAGAGCCACTTCATAAAGGTTCGACAAGTGGTTATCGCTTTCCAGCTTCACCGTAATGTTCTTGTTCTTGTTAGGGAAATACATTTCCACCAGAACTTCGTGGCCGCGACGGTCAATGATGAACTTACAGTGAGTTTCCTTCATATCGATGGACTGCAGATTCAAGCGACATCCACGGTACTCGGTATTTGACACGGCCTCGGTAACAACTTTCTTGTACAACGTCTTGGTCGTAATAAGGTTCTTACCATAGGACAGGTCGTCGTTCATCTTGTATTCGCGCTTGTCCCAATCCTCACCGTCTTGCGGCTTGGATACCGGCTTCATAACCTTGTCGGTGAGCATCTTGATGACCTTTGCCTTTGAAGGTTCAACGGGTCCGCTCTGGTTAGACACGTAGCTCATTTCCTTCATCGCCTTAATCAGGGCATCCTTGTTAAATTTAACTTCCATAGCAAAAATCCCATATGCGTTTAAACCCAAGTTTATACGTTTCGACGCAAAAAGCCAGCCATTAGGCTGGCTTGTTTCAATCCTCAATCAATCTTACATAATCAAATCGAAGCCGTTGGATGCTGCGGAGCACTCTGCTGCGGCGGAATACAGCAAAATCGGGTCGTCTGGGTCGGCACCCGGAACATAACTGTAGCCTTTTAAGGCCATCTGTTCGGTACCGTCGGCCTTCTGGACGTGCATAATGTCGATTTCAAAGTTGCCGCCGAACCCCTTCAGCATACTGAAATAGGAAGCGGGGAACATAGCGACACGACCGGGACGGAATACCTTGCGAACCAGATGCTCGTCTAGGTGGCGGGTGCAAGTACCGTCTACGCAGTATGTAATCTGCTGGGCGAGCTTACCCTTGATGTAGAGCTTCACGCCGCCTTCGTCGATGAACAAGGTCACAAACTTGCAAGTGGGAACCAGCTTGAGTTTCTTGTCGAAATCCTTCAACGCCTCCTCGGTGAAACAGACTTCGACTACGCGAACCATCTTCTGCTTGTCGCGAGGCTGGGGAATCTGCTCGTCGGTCTTCTTGAAGCAGCTTGGGTCAGCCGTAGGGGTACGGCAAGTAAGTCCCGGAGAGGCGAACTTGATGTACTCGTATCGTTTTCCGGTTACGGAAATCTCTTGGGCGAGCGTAACACATCCGCGCTTCGGATAATTGACCGCCTCGGAATACTTCATAAATTCGGTAAGCGAGAACACGTTGATACGATCAGCATCAAAGCACATATCCTTCGGACCGGCAGCGATATGGGTCAGCAGAGCTTGGTTCGGAATGGTTATGCGATACTTGTCGTCGCGGTGCTGCAGAATAGTGCAGTTGGCCTTGGTCACGTTCGTAACCGTCTTTAACAGTTCGGCATACTGCTCACTGTAAGTAATGTCAATAGATTTAAGTTCGTCTGTGGCCATAATGGTTTCCTTTAGTCCGTGTAAAATTAGTTGATTACAGTTTAAATTGCAAATTCGGGTTGGCGAAGCTAATCAGCATCCTTTCGGCACGGTTCCAGTCCAGACCCCTAGTCTCCGGGTCAAAGTCAGTACAACCCAGAGAATCGACCTCAATTTGCAGCATCTTGACGCCCAGACGCTTCATAATCATCGAAATCGCATAGGGGACATAGGAGCGGCCATCGCCCAGTACGTGGAATTTCTTCAGTTCGGCTATCATCTTCAGATAACCGCCGCGAACGGCTACAAACGGACCGTCAAGAACGGCAACTTCGTGGTTTCCCACGACACTCCGTGTACCGACCACGCGCTTGCAGAGTAGCGAGTTTTCTTTGGAATATTGACTGTACATTCCATAGGTAGCCGGACACTTTACCCAGCTTCCATCGGGCAGCGTATATTCATAACCGTACGGAGCTACCGCACCATATTCCGGAGGAACCTCGTCAAGCTTCATATAGAACGACGGATCTGAAATGATGGAACTGGACGGTACCAAGATTATCCACGACGGAACGGTCTTAGGTTCCAACCTTACAATAGTCCCGGCCACGCGAGCGATATTGGCGAAAACAGAGAACACCTTCGGTCGTAGACGACAAATAATCATATTGGTGTCCTTGGCCTTGAACGTACAGTCAGTCGGTTCGAGCGAATGCTTCGAATAGATATCCCATCCGGTACGGCTGTAAACAATCGTGACCTTTTCCGGCTCGTTGCTGTACTTGAGGATGTTCTTTGGCGTCATAGGGACATCGACTTGCGGCTTGATGCCAAGCATCTCGCGAATCTGGTTTCGCTCGGCCATTTCTTGTGCGGCCATAGCCCAGACTTCCTTCTTATGCTCCTCGCGCCGGTAATCCTTTTCCTCGAACGCAGCCTTCAACGCAAGTTCAACTTCATCTGCAATCGGCTTGATGGTAATCTTCGCGAACTTCTTCTCGCGGTATTCCTTCAGCCTACTGCGAAGCTCGTTATAGTTCGTCTTGTCGAGCGCGTCCATATGCCGCTTTCTGTACTCTGTCAATTCCACTGTCGGGTCGACTTCTACGCCTGAATTGACGATGGCCTCGACCTCGGACTGTACCCAGCCAAGGCTAGTTGACGGAAGGCGGTTAAGCTTCAAGTTCTCGGCTGTACGTTCCTCGACCGTCATCGGCTTGCCGTCATTTGTAAGCATTTCGTGACATTTGCCTACGATGTAGGTACTGATCCAGAAATTCGTCTTTCCGAACTTGTTCCTAATGGCGGCGCGGTTGTAATACGACTTACCCTCGTTGTAAAACTTTCCACGGCAATAGTAATCGTATTTCTCGTCAAGGTATGTCTTTTCAAATACGTCGTACTTCCGCCACGGACTTCTGGCATCGGATGTCTTTCCAGGTTCCAGATAACCCCTATGGATGAAATACTTGACCTTGGTCTCGGTCGTCTTCAAGTACAGCGCAGTAAGCGGAATCGAAAGCTTGTCGGCCAACGGAGTCGAACGGATAAGCTTCTTTGATTTGTGAGTCGCATCCGAAACAATCTTCGTAACATACTGGATAATCTGGTCGCGAGTCATCCAGCGATAGCGACGCTTGCCGTCGGCGTTACGGTTCCACCATACGGCCTCGGCGTTTCCACGGCGCACCTCGCCTTTCAAGCGACCGGGCGTAATGCCGATAAATTCAGCGGCGTCCCTCATTTTCAACTTGGGCGGTAACCACTGCAGCATCTTGTAAGGAACGTAGTTTTTTAAGAACCGTTCATAGTCCTTGTAATAAATGAACTTTCCGCGTTCATCCGGACCTTCTTCGACCAGCTTGCCTTTCTTGATAAGGTTGAGATAGGCGAACGCAGTCACGTCCAAATCGGCGATAATCTCAGCCGGTCTCCACTTTGCATAAGGGTGCGTCTTGCACGGAGGATCTATCTGATAGACCCTGAGCATCTGCAAGCACGTCTTGTAATGATAATGCTTGATTCGGTTAGCCGTAAGCTTGTACGGAATCCCCTCAAAGAAACCGCTGTTAATCAGAGCGTCTACGGGACGACCAGCAAAATCCGCAATGTGCTGCGGAGTTACATAATCCGGTACGCCAAATCTTCGAAGGTTCTGTAACATTAGAAGTGAATCCCCAAAACATTGTTAGCTTTCATCTTTTCGCGAAGCATTTGACGGTTAGCTCGACGTTCGAGATAGTCACGACGCTTCATATCGCCGTACTGAAGCGAGAACAGAATCTCGGCACCTTCAGCCGGACGGCTTCGAGCCTCTATAAATTCACGCTCGACAAATCCGTATTTGTCGAGAGGCATCTCGCCTTTCATCACGGCACCGTTGACATCCTTCTCGGTTATTCCAGTCCAGTCGAACCACTTGAATCCCATCTTGACAGAATCCAACCGTGCGTTCCTTCCCGGATCGTCGTTATCCCAGATAATCGTGCAGTTTTCTTTATACTTTTCGATTTCCGGGTTAGCTTCCATAACTTCCTTCAAGAACTTGACACCGCCGATTGCAATCGAATTCTTGATAAACGTCGAGTCAATCGTTCCTTCAAGAATGTAGAACGGCTTGTCATAGTCAATAAAATCGATATTGTAAGCTTCGCGCTTTGCACCCTTGAAGTTCAAATAACGAAGCGAACTGTCTGGATTAAGGTCACGCGCATCGAACTGGTGCCAAGCACCGCCAAACTTGTAGAAAGGAATTATCAAACGGTTCTTGTACTTGTTGCCAATCGGTCGTCCGTTTTCATCGAGCAGATACGCGCCGCCAGAATCTTTCAACAAGAACTGCTCGCCTTCCAGACAAACATACCATTTCTCGTAAACAACCGGTCGAATCATACGGTGCTTGCACAGTTCCAATCCACGCTTTGCAAGCGGATGGTTGTCGAGAATCGAAATCAGCTCGCCTTCCATAAACGGCAAGTCCGACGGAACGGTCTTTTTCTCGACCTTCTTTTCCTTGCGTTCCTTACCTTCGTCGTCGAAACCCATAAACAAGAGCTTCGTGTAAATATCATCGGCGTTTTCCTTGAAATACTTCATAACGTGCTGCTGCTGGCCGCACTTATAACAAATAAATTGCCAAGTGTCCTTGTAGACGTAAGCTTTCTTCTTGTTCGGACGATGCATATCGCCACAGAACGGACAAACGAAATTATACTCGCTATTAGTTTCCTTTAACGCACGATCGGCGAAATGAGTGCTAACAGCTTCATCCAAGGCAGCATAGGGAATGTTATCGTAGGAAAATGCCATCTTTAAACCTATTGAAAATGGCGGCCACCAATTACGATGGCCGCCAAATGGTTTAACCTAACTGACGTTGCCAATTAGAACGGAAGATCTGCGTCTTCGTCGAGCGTCGGAAGTTGTTCCTCAGCGGCGGGAGCAGCCGGGGCAGCCGGAGCGGCCTTGGTGCTCTTGGCGAAGTTCACGAGGTCTTCGTCGGCAGACTTCGGAGCGGCAGCTTCAGCGACCGGCTTCTGGAAAGAAGCGGCAGCCGGTGCGGCGTTGCCAAAGAATTCCGTAGCGTTGACGCTAGTGGTGCGCGGCTGTTCAGCCGGAGCGTAGTTAGGATTGGCTTCCGGGGCAAAGCCAGCCTTGTTAAAGGCGGCGTTTTCAGAACGCTTTGCGGCATCGTTCATAAATTCCACGTAGATCTTGCTGGCTTCTTCTTCGGTCGGAACGTCCTTGAGGAATTCAGTAAGGTCGTGGCACTTGTTGAGGATGTCGAGCATTTCTTCCTTGGTGTCAGCCAACGGAGTAGATTCGCTGGCGTAGCAAGAACCGTCGTAAGAAGTCATCTTCTTTGCCGGATCCCAAGACACAGTGACTTCGTAGTCGACGCCATTGGTCGGAGAGTGCGGGAAGAAGCGACGCTTTTCCTTGTTCTTGCGGTCACGGAGGCTACCCGGACGAGCAGTCTGGTCGTTACCCTTGGACTCGGTGTTTGCAGAGTCATCGAACGGTGCGCGGAGTTCACGATCGATAGCGTCGGTGTGACGCCAGACCTTCACCTGACCGTTGTTGTTCGGGTCATTATCGTCTTCGCGAACGAGGACGTTAGTGAACCATTCTGCACGAGAACCCATCGAAGACACGGCCTTCGTACGAGCATCGTCCTTACCATAGAGCTTGACAAATTCATCGTAGCGGTTCCACAATGCGTCACAAATCGGGCAGCGAGTCTGACCGGGAATGGACTTGCAGCATTTCACCTCGCGGTGCATCTGACCAGATCTTAAATGGTGATACATAACCTTCACACCAGGATAGGTCTGATTCTTGAGACCTTCAATGCCCTGCGGAAGGAGACGGACGACGGCGTCATAAGTCGGGCTTTTCGCGCTAACGCGAGGCTTCCAAAGACGCGGGTCGGATTCGTAGGTTTTGCCCGTAACTTGGGCAAGGTTGGAAACACCATCAATGGTGAGGAAATCAAGGGAGTTCATATCAGTAGACATAGGGATTTTTCCTTTCTAAGGGTTTCTTAGGGTTATGGGTTTTTACTGATGGTTTGAATTGTAGAAAAAGGAAATTTGAATTGCAAGCAAGCCAAAAAAGCCCATTTTCCGCCAATTCAACCGAAGTTTATCACTTTTGGTTAATATCAACTATTGTATAACCAGCGTCTTTAAAGATTTTTTCAAGCACCGGGTTATCGCCTATAATAATGCCGCCAGACGGCCTTCCACGGCGAGTTGCCGCCTCGATTTTATTGGACACCGAGATGATAGTATCTACAATACTCTCACCTTCGGTTATCCGTGACCATCTATTAGGCTCTTGCGTCACTGCCACGAGCGGCCTCATCCTTTTGAGCTGCGTCATGCATTTCCTTGTGATAGGTAAGTGCTGCAACAGACTTCGCGTGCGAAATGGAAGCTTCCAACTGCTCGGCAAGGTTCTCAGGTAGCGAGTAATCATCCTCGTCAGCGTGAATCTCTTCAAGCTTGGCTTCAACTTCCTTCAAGATAGCGTCAAAGTCCCACGTAATCTGGTTAGCCACAATCTTGTTGATTTCGCACAAGTCAGCGAACTTAGATGCATCGCCAGTAAGCTTTTCGTTCTCGACTTCGTCGTCGATGTTGTTCGGGTCGTAGTCGTCACGAATATGGAGAGTGCCGTCCTTGTCCTTGAACATAATCTTGGCGGCATCGACATCTTCCATCTTGGTCTGCTCGGTGGCCTCTTCGTCTTCACGCTCGAATTCCGGTGCCGACTGCATATAGGACTTTCCGATGAAACAGTTTCTGGACTGGACTTGGGCGAGCCACTTTTTATAAGCCGGGGTAGCGACCAGCACACCAGTACCGGCACCACCAGCGTCCTTACTGCCCATATTCACGATGGCGTTGGTGAGTTCCTTGGACTCTTCCTTTGCCTTCTCTTCCTTCACGGCCATATCGGCCTTGTGCTGGTCAGTAATCGCCGTAAAGCTCTTTTTCACGTTAAACTTTGGCATTGTCTTCACCTTCCTCGTCTTCGTCGTCCATCACCCCCAAGCCAGCCAGCATTTCGGCTTCCTCTTCGGGGTCGTCTTCCATCAGTTTCTCCATAAAGTCATCGTCGTTCATTGTCGCGTAATGAGGAGCTTCCTCAGCCGGGGCTTCCTCGACCTTCTCGATCTTCTTGGAGCCAGCCGACTTCGCGGCAAGTTCCAAATCATCTTCGGTAACGACTAGACCGCGTTCCTTCGCGACGACCATCTTGATTTCGTTGTCAAGCATTGTCGTAAGCTTGTTCGCGTCAACCATTTTTTCTACGGCGACAAGGATTTCCATCATTCCGAAATCCTTCTTGCAGTAGCGAGTGTAGAACCACCACAGTGCCGAGTTGAGCTTTTCCTTGTATTTCTTCAAGGTCGCGTCAGGCATCGTTAGCGCGATGCAAGCGTCATCGGGGAACCGTGGGGTCTTCAAATAAGCGTTGAGAACATCAACAATGGAGGATGGCTTGGTATCGATCAAGACCATTTCGTCGAGATTTGCGCCCGGTACGGCCTGTTCGTCGATATCTTCTGGTGTATCATCTTTGAGATAGCGCGATAAATCCATAATTGAACCTGATGGAGTTATCAGTTAAACTAGTTCAAAGTTACATCAGCGCACTCATATCGCTCAAATTTGCCAGAGCGGCCTCTTGTTCGGCACCAGTTTGTGGCGGTCGGCTCTTCTTCGGAGCAACCGGTTTAGCTCGGTTCATCTTTCCAGAAGCAACGCTATTTCCGCCAAACATCGCGCCAGTCGAGTTCTGAACCACCTCGAACTCCTCACGAGCACGATGTTCCTCTTGGACATCCTCCTCAGTTGCCGGGTACCACAACATCGTACCATAGTCGCGCTTGGTATAGAACGGAACCTCGTTCTCGCCAAAGCGATTCTTCTTGATCATATGGTAGTACATATTGAGACCCTTGAGGATATGGTCAATCGTGATGGTAATCATTAAGTCAGCGGTTTCGTTATAACCGGACGATTCTCGCACAGACTCAAGGCCAGCATCGAGCGACGAATAGCCAGAACGACCGAACTGGATGGCAGAAAGACCGACCATATTGCGCTCGATACAGATTTCGCGGATCTGTTCAGCCTTTGCCTGACCGTCCTTGTACATATTCTCAATCATACCCGGACGCTGATTCGGTTTCATAATACCGATATAGTCGATTACGAGCATATCGGCCGGTGCGCCGACTTCCGTCTCGTACTCGTCAAGCAAGGCGTCGATTTCGTACGGCGTGGTCGTCGTCTTCATTCGCTTGATCTTCAAGCGACCCATCTTCTCTACGCTAGAAAGTCGAGCGGCTTCAATCTTGGCCTTACATTCCTCGGTAGAGAGTTCAGTAACTTCATACTGGTCGATACCGGTGAGGTTTGCGGCCATACGACGCCAGAGGTATTCCTCGGAAAGTTCCAAGGAGATGTACATCACGTTATAGCCAGCTCGTACCGCATAGCAAGATTCGGAGCAAAGCACGAGCGTCTTACCGACGTTCGGCTGGCCGACATACAAACAGAGCGTCTTTTTAGGATAGCCGCCAGTCGTAGGGTCATCCTTGCGCTGCGCGGTGAACACGTTAATGTCAGTAATGCCGGACGGAATCGGCTTGGAGACTTCTTTCAATCGGCGTTTGGCCTCGTCAATGTCATCGACAAGGTCGAGACCGAGAGACATATGCAGCGAGAAGTTCAGCTTGTTTCTGAGTGCCGGTAAAAGGTCGCGAACCGCCTCGATATTGTTTTCAAAAATGTGGACGGCAGACTGCTTGAGAATATTGGTCGATGCCTTTTCTTGGTAAAACTTTTCAAGCATCTGAACCAAGAAGTCTTGCTTCGGCGTAGCTATCTTCGCGTTGCAAAGTTCCATTATACGGTTACGCGCCTCGTCGGCGAACCCTGTGTTGTCAAGACACAGAACCAGCTCCTGAGCTTCCGGCGAACGGTGATGCTTCCTAATGAACTTGTTGACAATAGACACCACTTGCTGGTTAGTCTTATCCTCATACAATGTAGGGTCTAGGTAAGGCATCATCTTTTGTGACAGAATCTTGTCACTAAAGAACGTGCGGATAACCATATCTTCGCGAGTTAAATTATAGACTTCTTGCATAGTTCAAAATCAAATAAGTGTAAGGAGGAAAAGGGGTGTCGCCATTCGCGACACCCAAGATCCATTAGGCATCCTTGTCGGGCTGCATCATCTTCTTTTCAGCCTCTTCAAGGTACTTCAGTTCAGCCTTGATGTCCTTTTCGGCATCCTTTTCGGCTGCTTCGACTTCAGATTCGTCGAGGTCAAGCTCCTCGTCGTCACGACGGAGTTTCGGCGGACGGAACTTGAATTCGGCCTTGATGTACTCGTTCAGCGGTTCAAGGATGGAACCGAGACCGGCCTTGCAGTACATACCCATTTCGGTGAATACGCGCCATTCGGACGGGTCCTTGTTCGGATCCTTGATAACCCAACAATCCTTACGAGTGGTCTTTCCGGTAGCCTTGTCAATCGGCTTCGGAAGGTCGCCATAGTCGTCCTTGTTCCACTTCTCGATGAGGCCAGCGTTTTCGGCAATCTGCTGCAGACCATAGTAACGGTCGATACCACGGTTGTAGTCGACATAAATCGGAGCCTTGAGCTTTGCCTTGACCATACGGCTCTTGGTCACCGTAGCGTTAAGGATAACGCCAGTAATTTCGCCGTCCTTGCCAGCCTTCTGGTAGCTCTTATGGAGGCTGAGAATGATGGAAGCGGAGAACTGAGCACCTTCACCACCAGCAATCTTTTCCGGGTTGCCGTACATAGCTCCACTGGAGTCCATATAGATGTGGTTAGTGATGAACATCGGAATACCGAGGTTAGCGCAGCGGTTGGTGATGGAACGATACATACCAGCCAAAAGCTTGGCCTTGGTCATATCGGACTTGATTTCACCCTTGGTAGCGTCGTTGATGGCCTTTTCAGTAGAAAGTTCACCCTGAGAGTCCAACACGATAGCGCACTTACGCTTCACTTCGATGCTGTCGCCACGGTCTTCTTCGAGGTCGTTAATCACGCCGTTCACGGAAATAAAGTAGTCTTCGACGGTCGTGATTTCCTTAATCAGACGATACTGATCGGGGTTGAAGCCGTTCTGTTCTTCCAATTCTTCTTCAGTCGTTTCACCTTCGGTGTCGTACCAATAAATGTAGTAACCCTTCTGCATCAAGCCATAAGCGAAGTTGTTCTTCGCAATGAAGGACTTACCGGACTGCTGTTTACCAGCAACCATAATGATTTTGTTGAGAGGGAATCCGCCGAACAAATCGCCAGATAGTAAGGCGTTGAAGATGTACGAACCGGAATCGCAATATCCGAAATTCGGGTGGCGGATAAGTTTGTCGGCGTAACGGTCGCCAACCTTGATCTTCTTGAAGAAGGAGAAATCGTCATCTGCGACGGAGGGGGATGCTGCTTTTGCTGTTTTTTTAGTTGCCATATGGGGTTTCCTTATGTTTTGGTTTAAGATAACTAAAAGCAATTTGAATTACAAACTGGGTGACACAGGGGGTTTCTGGGGGTGTCGCAATGGGTAGCTTATCACTTTTTCTCTGGAACTGAAAGCAAATCGAGTCCTCCTTGGAGGGTTTTCCAAGCATCTTCCTTGGACATCAGGGGGGTCATAAACACGTCAGTATGGTCAAATCTGACCTTGCACCACGGGAATTTGGCGTCTTTTATCTTCAAAGGGGTCTTAGTTAGGACGACCAAAGGCTTAAATTCGGCCATTTTCTTCAAATCGTACATACCTTTCGGACCGGTGATTTCCAATTCGCAGCAATCTTTCACAATATTTCGCACTTTTACGGAAACTGGATTGGTACCAAGATCCATATAAATCAAAAGTTCGCCGCTTTTATGGTTAAAAGCTTCTGCGGCTGGGTTACTGATTACCCTAAGATATTGCTCCAAATCGAAATATCCGACTAAATGCATTCTCTTCGGCATCTCCCGGCTGGTATAAACATACCGTGCGATGACCGGTTCGAAAAGCTTTCCATTGTTCAAATCGAGGTGTGTCATCAAGTCGTGAATTTTTGCAAGGTCCTTTTTAAGGCCGCCTTTTATCGTAATTCCGCGTTTTGCGACATCCCTCAGATAGCCATTGTCGGTACTGAACTTCGACACAAACGTATGTCCGGCGACCGTAAATCTGGAGTCCTCCGGAAAGTAATTCAGTGCGTTTGCGATGTCCTGAACGGTATTAGACCGAGCTTCGATATGGTCATTTACGATGAACAGATTAACGGTCTTTCCGATCAAGTGGAAGGCCGGCATCATAATTCCGTTGGCGTTGCGGTAACTTTCCTCTTTCCCCTGCACATAATTATGGAACTGGCCGAAATCATCGACCATTCCAAATTCCTTCGCAACGTCCATATACTCGGACTTGTAATCCGATACATAGACAATCTGCCTATCGCCAACTTGCTGAATGAGCATTATACAATCCTACCACGGCTCTTGAACGTAAACTTCAACATCTCGGTGCGTGCTGTCGGGAGTATCACCGCAAGCACTAAATTATAACATCCGTTGTCGTCGAAGTCGCAAGAACTGCGTTCTGGATCAATTTGCACTCTAGGCTCGTACTTTCCGACGACCTCGATACATTCCTTGAGTAGGTCGACTTCATCGGTCGTGGAACCCAAAGTAAAGATTCGGTCTTCAATGTGGGAGCCGAAATTCTGGTTGAACAGACGCTCGCCTTGGGAAGTTAGTAGACACGAGTACACGTTCTGCAAAAGACTCGTTTCGTCGGTAACTTCCTTGAAGTTGCTATAACCAAGGTCACGGTTGTAAATCGCGGAGCGGCTGGTCTTGCCACTGATTTCGCCCGGATTCTTCTTGGCCGCAAGCTTGATATCGCGTTTCGTCAAGTCGTTATTAACGTAAATCGAGGTCGGGTTAGTAAGAACCAGTTCCTTGTTACGGACTTTCTTGTAAATTTGAACTTCCGAAACGCCAGCCACAGAATCCGGAACAACCACGTCAATGAAATACGGAGAACCGTTCATAATGACGGCATTTATTCCATTGATCTTTACGACGTTATCGTACAGCGAATTACCGAACGTAGCGTCAGCGTCGTCCACCTCGATACGGATAATCTTTCCCGGTTCAGTAGCCGGGTCAACCACGGTTATGTCGAACGGTTCCTGACCGAGCAAAGCTTCCTCGCCGCCAGTCACGATGAAATACGGTACTTGTTCGCCAGATTCGGTAGCGTTAAACTCAATAACCGGGTCGCCAACGCTCAACACCTTCATACACACTGAAGGTGGGTACGCCGTACTCCCAGACAGCCACTGGCCAAGAATTACCGAGTCAATCTCAAAGTCGACATAGCTATTGTAATCGCCAAGGTTCGGTGTATCATCCGAACGGTTGATATCCTTCAGAGCTGGGTTCGTAAGCGCGGCACTGGCTACCGGAATCAAGGTTACGTGTTCAAGTACCTCGTCATAGGACATATCCTCGCGCCATCCGCTTGAATCCATCTGGTAAAGAGAAACCGTTGCCTCGCTGTAGCTCATTTTCGATACGTACATACGAAGCGTCGCGGTCTGGCCATAGTCCACGTCCATCGTAATATTCGGGAACTTGATACAAATGATTGACGGATTCTCGCCGCCAGCGCACTTGAGAGTCTTTTCCCCAATATGAACCGCATCGTCGTTCTTCGTGAAATAAGTGTCCAGATACGGAGACACAAAATACGTGTTCATCGTATGGTCGTATTGAGACGCGTTCGAAACTTGTTGGACATAAGAAGTCTCGGTGGACGGAGCTTCGTAGAACCAATTAGTGGGAACAGCAGCCGACGGTGTGCGCGGTGAGTGATACACGACAATCGAGTGTGGTTCGTCAACAGACAAGTTATCGATTTCAACCGTCGTTCCAGATATACGAGATACTTGCGCTTGACTGGTTTGCGCCGTTGAATCCAAGTTGACATAATCGTTAGCTTCATACGACGGCGGAGTCTGATAAGTCAAAACCACAACGCCGCTTTCCGGGTCGTCGTTCTTATTCGAGATTGTTACGCCAGTGTCCTCATACACAACCGCAGTCCACTTACCGCACTTCCAGTTGGCATCACCGTCAATGAACACCGTGTCGCTAGGCATAATGTAATGCTTCGTGACATAGGTAAATGTCGTCGGCGTAACGGAAACAACCTTGAACGAACCAAGAATACGAAGGCCATCCGGACCCAAGGTATGCTTGTCGGAATAGATGCTGTTATCAATCGTAACTACATCACCCTTGGTCAAGCCGTGCTGTTCCTCGGTTGTAACCGTCACGTTATTTCCATCGACCTTTATCAGAACCACGTCGTCCAACGTGGCCGGGTTAATCTGCTCGATCAATATGTTGACCGGATTAGTCACTTCGGATTCAAGGACGGATTCGCCAGATACTTGATTGCCAAAGTCTTCAAGGATAATGTCGTTGTGGCCAACCGAAATCGGAACCACCAGCTCGCAGTTAAACTTGTGGGCATCGATGCGAGGCGGTCTAAACGAACAGTTCCAGTCATCATACAGAACACCAGACTTAAAGGTATCTCGGTTGAGGTTTTCATCATCCAATACCATCAAGCCTTGGCCTTCATCACCGATGTACGACAGCATACCGGCATAGTTCAAGAATAGCCTTGCACGATAAAGGTTCGCTTCATCGGCAGTCAAGTCGATGGAGAATGTCGTATCAGCTGGAATGTATGATGCGGTTACATTCATATTTAGACCTCTTCGTCGATATCATCCAAATCATCGTCGTCTTCAGGTTTCGGTTCAGGCTCGGCGGCTGGTTCGGGCTTCGGCTCTTCGGTCGGCTGTTCCACCGGCTTCGGAGCTTCAGTCGAAGGTTTTTGAGGTTCGGTCGGCTTTTCCGCCGGAGCTTGCTGCGGTTTAGGCTGTTCTTGCGGTTCGGCATCCGGAGCTGCACTGGCCAAGATATTATCCAACACTTTAACTGCATTCGGCGCGGTCTTACTGTTGCCATTGAGCAGCGAGTTCAAAGCCGTATTGATTTCAACGAGCTTTACAAACTTCTCGCTCAACTGATTCATAGCTTGGTCAGAATCGTGCTGCTGGTCGGCAGTCTTTTGCATCCAACCCATTGCATTATTCAAGTAGGAATCCAAGGTCATCGTCGGTTTAACCATACCGCTAAATACCTTGGTCAACGGGAAGCCAGTCAGCGCATCCATCTTCTTAACGCTTACCATAGCATTCTGATACTTGTCAGCAAGCTCGGTAGCCTTACGCTTTGATTCGATTTCCTTTACATCGAGATCCTTCGTATATGGCTTAAAGTTACCGGAGATAAGCTTAAATACGTTTTCCTCAAACAACTTGATGGCACCGACAGCCAGTCGAGCAGACTTAATCAAACGCAATTCTTCGGGCTGCGATGCTGCATTCTCGCAACCGTCCAAGATAGCGTTCATTGTCTCGGCATATTTTTCCAGCGTAATTGATTCCTTGCCACGAGGAATTTCATTCGTGGCAAATCGGATATTACGGTTCATAAAGATGCCATCATACGCAACCGGCTTGTAACCGTCACTGAAACGGTCGGCGGTAGAACTGATAATGTAATCGCTCAATGCAGTGACCGTATTAACCAAATTCAGGTATGCATCGTTTGACATCGGAGGCAACTTGAACGGAGTCGCAGCCCACGATGTATCAGGTTCAGAACCATCCAAGTAGTTATCCGAGATCCCATTCAGTATAGCGATTCGTTTCGGAATTTCGCCCATACGCTGCACCAATGCGGCGACCTTTGCCTTCTCGTCACTATTGTCGATACTGTCACCCATTGCTTCGTGACCAGCTGCAATATTGGCGTCAACCTTTGTGGCTAGAGACTTATCGTCGTCGGTGTCCTGAGACGTAAGACGATCTTCGGTCGATTGGGTAGATGTCGTTTCGACACTAAACGTCTGGATAGGAAGTAGGCCATCTTTGAACAACCTACTAACGGCCACACGCGGGTCAACCAAAGCTCCATCGACATCAATCCTTTCCGAACAATCGATATCGATACCGATGTTCATACCGGTACCTCTAATACCTCGAATCACTTTCGGCGGTTTTCCTTCACCGGTACTTACATTGTATTCAATCTGGTCTAACGGCTTCACAACCGCATACGGCCTATCGGTGTGGTAAACTTCCATAAGCTTTCGGTTAATGATGTCAGCCAATCGTTGAGCAACACCTTCCACGTTACCGGCACGAGTCGGACAAACGATGACCTTGCCAGTACGGCCACCGGAAACATCGTGGCTATCATACATCATATAAGTGCAGAGACCGCCATTCAGTTTGTTGTAGTCGTTCTTATACTTATCAGCAATGCTCTTCAAGGTAAACCAATAAGTCTGTCCTTCATACATACTGGTATCGCTTGCGTGCAAGTTCTTGGTCTCGCCAGAGTTGTCGGCCAGAGTCTTGTCATTCAATAGCATACCGATAAGGCTCCAGTGCATCGAGCCTCGCAAGTTGTCGAGTACACGACCATTCATTATAGCGTCGTTAAGCCGCTTGGCTATATTTGCACCAGACTTCTTATTACCAATTCTTTGTTCGATTTCGTCGTATCGACGCTGACCGCTTGGGTTGTTTTCACCCGGACGGTTATCCGGCTGCAGATTATGAAGCCAACCGTTAACGTCTCCGCTGTCCAAAACCGGAGCCTTGGCGTTTCCACGAAGCATTGGGGCTTGGCTCATTTTGATGTTCCAAGCCGTCAAGAAAACGCCCAACGCCTTGTACACCAGTTCACGATAAGAATGAGAATTTTCTTCCATAAATCACCCCATTACTGCGCATTATGCAACGCATCGAAAAGGTCCAACATCACCGTAGTATAGTCAATCGCATACGGATCCAAAATCAATGAGCCGTACGGAACAAACTCTTGCTTATTTTCATCATAGTCGACTGTGCGAGTTTTTTCGTCGTACGCGCACTTGACCGCCACGGCCAACCCAACCCACAAGAAATCTTCGGCGACTGCAGCTTGTGTTCTACCGTCTCTAGGAACCATACCGTGTTCGGTTACATAAACACCAGTCTGCGCGGCGTCACCCTTACCTATCTTGAAGATACATTTCACGTCCGCAGCTTCCAGACGAGCAGCTTCAGCCTCACTAATTTCGGCATATTCCAAACCGGTAGTAAACTCGTTCGGCTTACCATAGTTATAAGCCTCAGATACCATCGGACTCATAAACATAATTTCATTTGCATTATTGGTGGTCGGACTAATATACTCCTCGTCACCATCGACCGCAACGTCTATAGAATGCATCTTGACGTGATACTGGTGAACAAGGTCGCGGTAAGATACAACCATCTTCCACACGGACGGAATGAAATCCTTTTCGTATAGCTTGCCGCCATTTTCCAGCGAAGCCACATAAAGTTCGCCAATGGAAATCTTAGTACGGTCTGCAAACGTGACATTATCACGCTCAAGAATATCGCGAGCATCTTGGGTAGTCTGGCGATACTGTTCGGCACGAGCCTTGCTCTGTTCTTTACGTTCTTCGCGAGCCGTCTTGTAAGACTCTCCATAGAATTTCATAGCTTTCTGAATAGCGGCGAACACGTCGGCATAAGAACCGTTTGAATCATCGTTCTTGTTCAAATATTCGCAGCTTGCCTTGATATCGTCCAACGACAAACCATCAGGCTCGCCCACCTTAAAAGCGACCGCCATACTACTAATCAAGTTCAGCGCACGAACTTCCGGACTATCCGTATTGGCATACGTTTTCTCAAGTAGCTGCTGTTCCTGTTTCTTTTGCTGATACAAGGCTTTCATCGCAGCAAGAGCTTCTTTATTTACTGGCATAGAAACGTCCCAAAATGCTATACGCAGTTTATACGTTTTTGACCAGATAAAAACAAAAGCGACCAGCAGAACTGGTCGCTCTTGTCAGGAAACGCGTATGAATTACGCGAGATATTCGGGTAGTTCGATCAGAACCGGAGCCTCGTCGTTATCGTCCAGACTCTCGTCCGTAATCACCGGTACGGTGTCGGACTCGGTCGTTTCGGCATCCTCGGACGGTCCGTTAGCCTCTTCGTCGAGTACGTGCATAGCCTTCATAAGGATGGCGTAGCTTTCTATCAGGTCGTCATCGTCGAAGTAGAAGATATCGTTCGGTACGCACCCAGCCGACAAGAAGTCCATAGCGAACTTGTAATAGCGTCGATGGTTCGGCACCCACACGTCAAACAAGAACCCGGCGTTATTCGCCATAGTACCGATAGGAACAATGTCCGGTTCGCCGCCGACAAGCAAGATTTCCATACCATCGGGGAGCTTGTCAACCTCGTTCAACGGGTCGTCACGGAATTCCTTGTTCGGACGGATAGACCTAGAAACGGTACGATTAGCCGTATAGATGTCATACATATAGCCACCCGGACGGTAAATCGCGCCATAATACCGCATCGAGTCATTGGCAGCAAACGACTTGACCAAATCGAAGCTGATTTCGTGAGACGGTATTGCGGGGTTTTTCTGCATATACTCGCTTACGAACTTCGTAACGTCGGTGTTTGGATCGACAAAACCGAGCGATACAACCTTCTTGCTGTTTTCCGCCATAAGGGATGCAATCGTCGAATTGTCGGCGAGCTTGAACGCCGGGTCATATTCGTCAGTTCCTTCAAGGCGAACTCGGCTAGACAATATCAGCGGTACCCCTTCTAGGACAAACAGAATCGAATAATCGCACCTAGCGTACATTCCCAAAACGCCAGAATTGCAGAAAATCTTTATCGGACAGTTCCAGTATTTCTTGTCGTTAATGGCCAGATCGACGAAATCCTTGTACTCGGCATTGATATCCGAGCCTTCCAGATCGGACAAAAAGACTGAATACTTCGAATCGAGCGTGGTAAACCCATGTTCGATTGTCGTTAGCTTACAGCCAGAAGCCCAGCCAGCCGCCAAATAGTCCTTCACCCTCTTGGCGGTTCTGTAGGTACGCGACAGTTTCCAGCCGATGACCAAAAACTCATACAAGCGACCGGCGCACCCGGTCACTTTTGAAACAGTACGTTTACGAAAATTAGTAAACGATGTCAGTACGTTTCGGATCTTCGACTTCAACATATCCAACCAACGGTCCTAGGACGCGGCACCAGCTGTGGTACATTTTATGAAGGATATCGCCGTGTTCGGACAGACGAGCCTCTTGGAGGTATTCGAGCTGACGGCGGATAGAATCAGCGATTCCAGCCGGGAATTCGGTCACGTCGACATCGGTAAGGAAGTCGTTTTCGGCAACCGGCTGGCCATTCTTGTCCATAGACAAACCAGCCTTGATACGGTCTTCTTGGCTAGGGGGGAGAATCCTCTGCACCTTCTCGTACTCGACGCGCAGTTTCCAAGTGCATTGCAACGTATGGATGTAGCCCATCGCAAGCACACGGTCAGCTACCGACATTTTCAAAATCTTCTGTTTGGGTTCTTCGGTATTCATAACAAACCTCACTTAGACCTAAATTAGGTCATTTACACGATTGTTGCGCAAATTCTGAGCAAAATTAACATCATTCTGGTTTATTTCCAAGTATACCCCGAACCTGAATTTAAACTTACCAATTTCTTTCACAATTGGTATGGATTTCATATCTTTTGGTTCGAAATTGATGTAAGCCGACCAGTTTCCAATCTTGACCATCTTAGTCACGCCCAAGACCAAGTCTTCGACATTCAAGGTAATTCCGGTCTCGATAAAGCCGTCTTCAGTAAATTTCGTGCCTACGGGAGCCTTCGGCTTGTAGGTAATGACTAGGTCGCCATTGGCTCCGCCATACAGACCATTGTTTCCAGCACCCTTGATAGTCTCGGTCAACACGCCCGGACGATAGAAAATAGTCTTGCTGACCTTTTTCTTCAAGAAACCCTTTCCATTGCACGTTTTGCAGGGGTTAATCTTAATAGTGCCAGTCCTATTACACTTGGTACAGCTAAGCTTCTTGCCATCCTTGACGACATAGCCGTAGCCGCCGCAAACCGGACACTTGCACTCCCGGTTTCCACCAGTACCACCACAGTCTAGGCATTCGCAGATACGAGTGAACTTGATCGGCATCTTCTCACAACCGGACAGATAGATATCCAGAGGAATTGTCACGTTCAGCTTGATATTGGTTCCGTTCTTCATCCGAGGGTCTTTCGTCGGAGCCTTTCCGAAGTCACGTGCAACGGTAGGTTTTCCAAACACGGTGGACATCATCTCGAACATCGCCGTATTGGCGTTAGACTCGTCGTACTTCTTTCGTGCGTCCGGCTTGCCGATTAACTTGTAGGCTTCGTTAAGCTCCACCATCTTGGTGTCGTCACCATTGTTCTTGTCAGGATGATATTGTCTCGCCAAGGACTTGTACGCCTTGTCGATATCCTCTTGGGTCGCATTGAAATCTATACCTAAAACTTCGTAAGCAGTCATATTCTACCTCGTCCAAATTATAAACTATATCAAAAGTATCGGTAAAGCTCTATGGACGCATTTCAATTCATCAAAGACTGTGTGAGTAAGTGCAAGAACGGCAAGACGATCCGGGAATCCTTCCAGCCCCATAAAGGCAAGGAAAAGCGTAAACACGCCAAGGTCGGCTTCAAGGAATACGGATTTGACAGCAATCCGGGCTTTGGCCACCTAGCCTCATCGTCCGATGGCGGAAGCACCAGCCCAGTCGTTATGGGTACTAGCACGGTCGGAACCTCCGGACCGGTCGCCGATATCGGTATGGGTTCTGGAGACGCCGGTGGTGCCGCTTGCTGCTCGTCCGTTGGCAACCTCGGAATCGACGCTATCATCGAAAGTTTCGAAAAAGAACATCCGTCCGAAAACGTCGTAAGCGAAATCCGCCAGCTTTTCGAAAACGTGAAGAAAGGCCAAGGCATTCTGTATCACGGCTGTGACGGTATGGCAACACCAAAGACCGAGTCAGCAAACCCGGCAGCAATCGACAACGCGCAGCTTTCCGCTCTGGCGGCATCGTGCGAAGCCGCTCTCAACGCGTTCAAAAATTACACCGGATTCGACTACCTTACTTTGCGAAAGTAACCATTTCGGATTTAAAATAAAGAGGCGGTTCATCACCGCCTCTTATTTTTATTGTCCAGCACCATAGACCGGGGCCGGGGTTTCTTCCTCCTCTTCCTTTTCTTCAGGTTGAGGTTCTTCGGTAGGAACCGGCTTTTCTGGCTCGGCTGCCTTTTCAGGAACCGGCTTTTCGGTCTGCTTCAAAGCTACCGGAGGTTCGGCCTTCTTCTTAGGAGCGTTAACCGCCGGAATCTTGGCCAAGTCATAGATCGGAGTTTCCGCGTCGTAAGCATTGGTCTTGGTATTGAAGGTCTTGCCAGTAAGGACACCCATCTGCACATAGAACTCGTGTTCAATGTCTTGGTCGCTCGGCTTACCGTTGGTTTCGGCAACCGCCTTGTCATAAGCGTTACGAACAGCTGCAACATAGGCATCCTTGGTCAACAAGCCAATGCTATCGACCTTGACCATATTATCACTAATGTCTTCGGTGTGAGTAAGCTTCAGCATATCATCGCCCAACGCGACAGATTCAGGAACCTTGGAATCCTCGGCAGAGGTTTCAAGATACTTGAGATTCTTCGGCTTGACACCAGTGACATAAGTCATCACAAGCTTGTCCATATACTGCTCGGCCTGTTCAGCGAACTCACCGTCATCGGAGTTAGCATACGTGATTCCATCGGCAGCCATCTGATTTGCGGCGGCATACAGCCAGTACGTCAAAGTACGGACATCAAGCGCGAGGTCGTAGTCAGAGAAACGAACGCTGCGGCTAGAATTGCCCGGAATGAGGTACCTAGAACGAGCCAACGCCCTGTTCATCTGGATAACAGTCGTGCTCAAAGCATCGCTGTGATCGACACTGTAATGCGGGTCCATACGGAGGTGAGCGAGACGCTTACGAGCCGACATAGACGGCAAATCATTTCCGATGCGTCTTGTGGTCTCGCCACGTTCAAGATCCGCCGTCAGCTGGCGATTCATCTTGGCAGCAGCGTCCTTCCAAGTATTTTCATCAGTCTTGAACTGGCACACATTGTTAATGAGGTCTTGGAGATTCTGAACCTCATCATAGCTGTTATCGCCAAAATATCCAATAGGAGCACCGTTGCGACCCTTCATACTCTGGATTCCACGAAGGATCATATACATCGCCTTGAGGTTCGGATTGCCCATCATACGTTGCTGGTCAATCTTAGAACCACAATACATATCGGTAGCAGCGATAACATCACGTTCGCTCAATTCGTCCGGAATATTAGAAACTATCGAAGTCATCTTGTCAACCCAATCTTGGTCGACCTTAGACAAATCCTTCGAGAGTCGTTCCGGGAAGACATTAACTTCGTTCGCAATGTCGCCCATTTCTTCGATGGAGTAGTTCTCGTCGTTATTAACCAAGGATTCCTTGGCACGTTCGATAAGAGCCGCACGAGCGTTCTTCTGGCCGAGCGAAGTCGTTGCAACCATAACATCGGCAATCGGAGTTTCCATATCGTCAGCAAGCGAGTGGATAGACTTAACCGCCGCCTTGAGCGCATCAGAAGCCTTATTGTTCTTCAAGCTTACTTCACCAGTAAGTTCGTCGATGGTACCGATTCGGTCGGCAATCGCCGAACAGATGTACTGACGAGCCGACTTGACGAGCTTAATACGTTCGCTAACCGGAATCGAGATTTCGCCAGTCGATTCAGATACCTTCATATTGAAGCTGATCGGATTATCTGGGTTGAACCAAGAAGCGATAATTTCAGCCTTATCTTCGTCATCGTACAAGGCTTCGCCCGGTTTGTTACGACCAGAACCAATCGGATTCAACTTATCGTCACCGAACGAATAGCTGAACGTCGCCTTATCGCGCTTGGAAGCCCAAGCTGCACCAGTTTCACGTTCGCCCGGATTCAAGAATTCCTTGGCCAACAGCTGTAAGTTATAACCACCAGCCAGATGTTCAACGGCATTTTCGGTGCTCGTATATTGGGTATCGCCAGAGCGTTCATCGTCGAAGATAGCGTTATACACAATACGCTGCGGAATCGACTTAGCGATGCCGCCGTACGACATATTACCTTCCGTCAAGCTACTCTCGATACTCTTGAACATACGCTCGATACGGGCATTGTCAGAATAGCGTTCATCTTCATCAACGATGCTTTTCTCGAAAGTTTCCATCGCCTTACCAAGACTATACGCATACTTTGCCAATACCGGATTATCCTTCATCGCTTGTCTCATATTATCCGAGAAAGCGATACGTTCTTCGGCTTCCTTACTACCCGCACTTACACCGGTATTCTTCGAATCCAGCGGACGGAGTCGTGCGCGAGCAAATGCGTCGACCGGATTATCCTGAGCATCCTTGTTGGCATAACTGTTAGTCTTTCCATAACGGAGGCCAGTCGTGCTGTTCAATTCGTCAGTAATGCTTTCGGGGTCGCTCGAAATCAAGCGGCCAACCTTATTGACGAGCTTAATCAAAGCAGCATACGTCTGACCTTCATCTGCATTACCCATCTGTTCGAGAGCCTTCAAAGTATAATTGATGGCCTTCATCGAAGCCGGGTTTCCACTAGCGTTGCTTACATAAGAACGGAGAGTCGAAATTTCGTCATAAGCTTCCTTAACGTCCGCTCCAGTAGAGCTGAACAGCTCTTCACCAAGGACGGACACAAGGTGGGAAATCGTCGACGTATCGTCGTTAGTATAAGCATACTCACTACGGGTCAAAGTATTGTAGCGAGATTCCTTATTGGTCTCAGCAGCATCGATGATTCTACGAGCCTGTTCGACTTCAATCGGCTTAACCGCGCCAGACTGGATTACGCTAACCATCGTCTTTACACCAACGGCCTTATTGTAGTCCTTCGCCAGCATTTCCTTCAAGGAAACCAACGCCTTGTCGACGGCTTCGACGCGACGTTCCATATCCCACACGGCGGTCTGCTGGGTTTCATTCAGTTCCGCATCATCCGGCAGCTGGTCAGAGAACACACCAATCTGTTCCGACAACGTGTTCTTCGTGTCGGTCATCAGTTGGATATCCTTGATAATGGCCATCGCGTGGTCATACGGATTGCTGCTCGCGTTGGCTTGCTTAACCATTTCGTCAAAGGCGTCGTTCGGATCAGCAGCGACTTCCTTCACGGCAGCCTTACCAGCATAAATCTCACCAGCGGTATTGCCATCAAGTAAATCGTCAATCTTATTCAATTCATAGGCGTTCGAGTTTTCCTTATCGACCGCAGTAACCGGAGCAGCTGGCGTCAAATCCCCAAGTTCGACATTTTGATACTTGGCGTTGTCAGACATTTCCATCGACTGTTCCATCGACTGTTCTTCGGTAGTACCGATACCACCGATTGTACGCAGCGAGATAAGCAACTGGGTAGCCGTATAAAGGTCATTGAACTTGCTGTAGGTCTGCTCGCCAGTGGACAAGGACTTACAGAGTTTCTGGACTGTATGCAAGTCCTTCACGGTATAACCCTTACCCTTGATCTCGGTATCGACCACGTTATTCCAATCAGCAATCAACTGCTTGCTGTTTTCGATTTCTTGGTCGACAATCGGGTCACCGGTCTTTTCGTTCAACTGGGCGTCAGTCAAGCTCTTGACCATCCCAGACCAACGAGCGATGGTCTTCGGGTCGGTGATATACTTAACCGAGTCGACCTTACTACCGTCAGAGGCAGCCACGATGACCTTATCTTCCGGAGTAAGAGTTACCCCTTCAACGCCAGATGCCCAGTTAGCGAACGCAGAGAAATAATCAACACACTTTGTCACCATACGAACGTTCTTTTCGTTATTCAGATCGCCGTTGGTGGACTGTACATAAGTAGCAAACTTGATGGCAAGAACCAGAGACTTAATAGCCTCGGACACTTCCGCATTCGCGCCAGTTCCGTTAGCGTTATTCTTTTCGTTAGCCAAGAAACGGTAGACGCTGAAATCAATCGCGCTGGAGCCTTGAATCACCAAAGCTTCGGCGGTAGGAGCGGCACTATACAGGGCATCACGCTTCGACTTCATCAAGTTATCATCCTTGATGTAAGTGCAGCTTCTGAGATAGTTGTTCGCCGCGTTGGTAAATGCCTTCGCAATGCTTGCGGTACGAGTCAGCAATTCACCAGCATTGGGAATTGTGGTCGTCGTATTGAAAACCTTCTTTGCAAAGGCTTCATAATCTTGGTCGGTAGACGCGTCATTCGCAAAACCGACGTGCTTCATCTTATAGCGGTTGTTCGGCAGATAAAGTCTTGACTTGATACGTGCCAAACTCTTGGCTTCGTCTTCAAAACTGTTAATCGGGTGTTCATTACCGATACGAGTCTTCAACTCGCGAATCAAAGGACTTTCGCTCATAGAATCGGTGAAGTCCTCACCAACCAGTTCCGAGAACGGCTGGATTCCGAAAATAACACCCCATACACGGTTTCCCTTACCGATGGTCACATTGACCAGAGTACGAGACCGGTAGTCCTTACATTTTTCGCGGATATCGCTAAGCGAAATCGTCTCAACTTCTTCAGCTGACAAATCGCCACCAGTCGATGAATGAGGATTCATATTCAAAATATGAACATTTTCGCCATCATTCACGAACAGCGTAGACAATTCATTACCGAGGGTGGTGATGCCGCTAGTCTTGTTACGGTCATTCGAGCTTTGTTCGCCAAAACCCGGTGCTGGGTCAGGCAAATAACCATACTGGCCTAGTCGACGATTACCAATAATGACATACTTCTTGATTACTTCAATAATATGGGTTCTATAATTTGGATCTTCGTAATACTTCTCCAAATCATCGAACAGCGAACCGTCTTCACCTTCGATGTACCCAGCCATAGCATCGTGGACGGACAATGCAGTTTCAGAGTCCGAAGCAATAATATCCTTGGTGATTCCATCAACCTTTTCCGGAGTAAGTTCGCTAGAAAACTTCGGGAAGGTATTGCGGAATAACAACGTCATACCAGCCATCACATCGCGACGAGTAACACGTTCGTCCTTGCTTCCTCTGATAGCAATCGGTTGCTGGTTATAGATTTTATTGAACTCTGCGGAGAACAACTTTACAAAGTTACTGGCCGTAAACTTAGTCTTGTCAGTAATGAGGGTGTGCTGGTTAGTCTGATCTTCAGCCGAACCGACATCCTTTGCTACAAAACGAGATAAGTCCGGACCATTGCTAGAACCGTTGGCTTTGGTGCTGGCATCGTCAATCTTCGCCACACCCTTTGCGCGGCTACCACTGGTCTTTTCAAGGTTCTTGTTCAAGAAATCGGAATACTCGGCAATGTTCTTCTTGGCCATCGCGTCGTCATATCGAATGTAGTATGCCAGCAGCAAATATACCGCGACTTCCTTGTTCAAGTCATTCGCGTCGACATTCGTAACACTCAGGACATCATTTACAAAAGCCCAACCAGCATCGGTACGAGGCTGGATTTCGCCGATCTTATTGATGAAAGACTGGTTTGCAGTAGCGTCGTCGGCCACCGCCGTATTATGGCGCGTAGCGGTTCCTTCCTCACCAGCCGATAGCAATGCCCTAGTAAAGTTGAGGCCAGCCTTGAACAGCGGATTCTTCATTCCGCCACGAGACCTGTAATAGTTCTCTTGGAATACCGTAGCCGCCGCATCAACGTCAGCTTTCGAGATGCCGTTTACGCCAACCACCTTGGAAAGCTGCTCATAGAAGTAGCGAGCCAATTCTGGAATCACCGTAGAGACCAAGAACAAATACTTACGCTGTTTGTCTCGTGACTCTTGCTTGGTCTCACGAAGAATCGAACTGTACTTCGAAATGTCAAGCTGATTCAAAATTCCGTCCAGCACCGCAATGGCCGCAGCGTTACCGCTAATGAGGCCGAAGCCAGCGTGTCGCGAATCACCATTCGAATTACCAGTGCTAAGAGCATTATCGATTGCCCAATTCGCTTGTTCGGCGAACTGGTTGATAAAAACGGGACCCAAGCTTTCTACTACTGGTTGGAACATCATTATGCTACCACGAAAATCTTAACCGTAGTTTATATTGTTCTTTGTCGAAAACTATACCAAAATCATATAAACTGCAAGCAAACACGAATCGTTAGGTATTTTATGGCCAGTCTTACATCTGAACAGCGTCAAAGCAATGCCAAAGCAATCGCACTTGAACTGTGCGGCCAGAGCGATAATGACCGTTACAAGGGTAAAATTTACGGAGCCGTTGATGAATTTTTGACCAAGGTGGCGGAATCCGCGTCTCCACAAAGTGTTGCCCAGCTCAAGGCGGTCGACAAGATCGTCAAGGCCGACGTATTGCCTCGTCTCGCAAAGGCTGGTGTTATCGAATATCTTCCGAGCAAGAAGGAAGACGTAATCTGCAAAATCATCGGTAACAGTGCCGTCCTCTCCTATCTCTGTATCGCAAACACGAGTGACCTTGATACCGAAACCCTAGCGACTCTGTACTCGATTTTCCAGAAAGCTCCAGCCACGGCGACGAGCATTAACTACAAAGACTTTGCTGAAATTGTAGACCCGAACACTCCGTTCCAGTGGTCGCTCTCTTCAGATGCCATTGATAACGAAATGATCAGCCGTATCAAAAAGGCCAAGAGCATCGGCCTCAAGACTATTACTGGAGACGAAGAAGAACAACCAGCAGCACCGGCTGAAACAGCCGCGCCAGCTGAACCAACTGCTGAACCAGTTGCACCAGCCGCCGAAACCAAAAAGGAAGAACCGGTCGCCGTTGAACAGCCAGCACCTGTAGAAGAACCCCCGGTCGAAACCCCTACAGAAGCTCCAGTTGAAACACCAGCTGAAGCTCCCGCTGAAGTTCCTACTGAAGAACCTACTGAAGCTTCTACTGAAGCTCCTACTGAGGCTCCTACTGAGGCTCCTACTGAAGCTCCCACCGAGGCTCCCACCGAGGCTCCCACCGAAGCTCCGACTGAAGCTCCCACCGAAGCTCCCACCGAAGCTCCGACTGAAGCTCCGACTGAAGCTCCGACTGAAGCTCCAGCCGTAGAGGAAACTCCAGCTTCGGTTGACGAAACCATAGCCATCGACGATGAACTTGGCGACCCGGATAATATCACAGATTCAAGTCCGGTTGAAGAAGTTCCAGCCGAATCTACAGCCGATGAACCGGTCGAAGAACCGGTCGAGGAACCAGCTGCTCCCGTGGAAACTCCAGCCAGCGTAGAACCAGAAGCTCCGGCTAAACCGCCAGTCGAAACTCCAGTTCGCACACCGATTCCGGAAAACCTCAAGAACAATGAGGAGGAAGAAGTTAAGCCTGAACCGAAGAAGCCGAGACAACCGATTCGTTTCCAGCTTCCTGAAGGTTTTGGTAAACCGACTAGTGCCGCCATTTGGAACACTCCGGTCATTACCGACTTCGGATATCCGTTCCTCAACTTCAGCAGCGAGGCTATCCAGCACTTGTTCAAGACCAAGGACTTGGATGACAAGAAGCGTACCTTCAAGAACATCAAGAAAATGTTGAAGGTAGCCAAGAAACGCTACGGTGGTATCTGGAAGGCAATCTACGGTGCGCCGCTTGAACTGTTCAAGAAGTTCGCCAGCGACCCCGGTACCCTCTGCGTTCCGAACTACTTGAAGGTAGATGCCGACATCTTGGATGAAAATTCCGATACGGTATCTGTTGCTCCGATTAAGTATTTCAGCGTTGACCCGGATTTCCAGCCCAACGTCGAAGTGCCTAGAGCATTCCTTGAGAACTTCTACGACGTGTTAGACTATACCAAGGCGTTCAAGACCTATGTCAAGTACGCCGATGGCCTCACGATGCAAGAGTTCTATGACGAAATCTGTGACAATGACGGCAAGTGTCCGTTCTACCTCCTTGTGCCGAAACAGGCCAAGTTCAGCCGTACCGACGTTTCGACCGGCTCCTTGTTCTCGGCTCTGTTCGGCGGAACTCGCTGCATTATGCTCAAGACCATCTTCAAGGGTAAGAGGGGTTGCTTCTTGATCGACAAGAAATCGGCCAAAAACCTCTACTCTGACATCAACTAATACCAAGCCTTGCGACGAGCAAGGCTTTTTAATTGCCTAGAACTATATAAACTGCGAGAAAAGCAGTGGACTTGTGTTATGCAGCAAAATTTTCTAAATGCAGACCTCAATGAATCGTTCGATGATTTCGAACCAGATGTTGAAGCAGTTACCGTTGAAGGTATGCAATCAATTATTGACGCCATTGAAGGTGGCGTTGTTCCAGTGGCCGCACCGCATCCACTGACTGAAATGATTGTCGATGGCAATGGAAATAAAGTTGATGTGAACGCTGACGACCAAGATAAGAAGCCAGCCGAACAGCAACAGCAACAGCAACAGACCCAAGCACCCGCTCCGGAGCAGAAACCGCAAGAACAAGCTCCGGAACAGCAACAACAGCAAGCGGCGCAAACTGGTAATACAGAACAACCGACTGAAGTCAATTCCGCCGCTACCCAAGAAGTCGAAGCGGATCATAAAGAAGCTGACAAGCTCGATAACCCCGACGCCGAACCCGAACCAGAAATCGGTTCGTTCGAAAAGCATTATCCGAAAATTGCAGAACGATTGAAGGCGAAGCTCAAGGAAAATCCGGAAGCTCTGGAAAAAATCCTCGCGTTTCTCAACAAGGACTCCATCGTCAAGAAAATCGCAGAAAATGTCAAAGAAGGCCCGTTGACCGAACAGCCAGCTCATATCGATACGACAACGATTCCGAAGCTAGTCGAGTTCTACAACAATAACTCCAAAGACAAGATTGACTTGAACGCGCCAGCTGAACAAGCCGACAATGCCGAAGAAGGTAATCAGGAAGAAACTGGCAGTACCGAAGAAGCTCTGCCCATTGATTTGAAAGTCCAAATCACTATGCCTAAAGGCTTCAACAAGGCTCCTTCCGACCTAGGAGGCCGCTGCACCTCGACTCGATTCGGTTATCCGATGATTAACTTTGGCAGCGAAACCGTCAAGGAAATGCTCAAGCAAGCCAGCGACCTAGACTTCCTGAAGACACTTGTCAAGGAATTTGTCAAGGAAACCAAGAATACTCCGATTGCAAATGCGCTCGGTGTTCGTACGATGTTTGGCCAGTGGAAAAAGATTGTCAAGCGCATCCGCGAATGTGGCCGCGCAAAGTGCATTCCGGTCGTACACAAGCCGGTTAAGATTAAAGGCTCCGAAAACATTCAGACCTTGTTCGACGGCGTAAACGGCAACGACATTACTAACGTAATGGTCAACCCGATTAACACCAAGTCCAGCCAGATCAACGAATCCGTTGACAATATGGCTGCCGATGCTTTGACCGAAGGCTTGATCCAGAAAATCAAAGACGGTGTTAAGAGCATCAAGGACTTTGCTAAGAATGGCCAGACCGGCGACAACTCCTATATGGATGAACCGGGTATCGAAATTCCTATTCCGTTCTTGGCGCAGTTCTACGAAATCAAGAAGCCGAGCAGTCCGGAAGGAATGGAAAAATATACTCGTTATATGTCCAACGAAGACCTCGAAGAAATCAAGGCTGACGTTGGCGAAGCAACCGTGAACGCGGCCAAGTCTTCCAACATTCCGTTCAAGGTGGCTCTGGTCAACGCTTACGCTAACAAGCACCAAGGCCAGCTTCCGTACTACATCCTCACGCAGCGCAGCCAGCCGAAGGAACGACTCAAGGTAACTCCGAAGCCGCTGCTCCGCGACCAGTATCTCGTGAAATCCGTTGACGGAATCAACCGCGCTGTCGGTTATTTCATCGATAAGGACACTCGCGAAAAAATCTTCGAATTGGGTTAATTATGGATAAATCCTTGTTCTTGACACAGCTTTCCGTAGGGAAGGCGCAGCTCGAAGCCAATACGGCGGACTTTATCAAGAGGGTAAAGGACACCGAGGCTATGTTCAAGAAAAAGAACCGCCGCCACGTAGACCGCTACGCGAGCGGCAAGCAGCTTGAACACTATTACCAAGGCGTAACCGCTGACAACGACGGAAACACCGTTGTTATCTTCAAGATTCCGTCTTCCAAGAACAAGAACGCCAACCCGGCTGACTACAAGTTCTACTACTGCTTCATCGACATCATACCGAAAGATACCACCTTGTTCAACTTGGCCAAGGCCAAGGCGAAACTGAGCGAGCGTATGCAGATCTTGAAGGATGCCGACATTAAGTTCTTCTGCACTTGCCCAGACTTCAACTGGTCTGGTATGAAGTACAATGCCAAGCACGTCAACGACAGCTTCTTGGCTGGCCAGCACGCAGCAGACGACCGAGACGACCACGGCGAGGACATCAATCCTTCCGTGAGAGACCCGGAACACAAGACTACTATGTGCAAGCACTTGGTAGCCGCGTGCAGCGGTATCTTGACCAATGCCACTTCCATTATGAAGGACGCACGCAACTACGTCCCAGAAAAGAAGGAAGAGCCAGAGAAACCTGTCAAGATGCCTCTCGGCAAGCAAGAGGAACCGGAAGAACAGAAAGCCGAAGAAGAGGCCAAGCAGTTCTTCGATAACGTACCCGGTTTCAAGACCGAGGAAACTACCGAAGCGATGGACAAGCTATCCGACGAGATGTCAGACGAAGCCAAGGAAAATCCGGGTCTGGGCGTTATCGGCACGAATCCCAACGCCGAGGAAACCGAACAAGGCGAAGAAACCGTCGAAAACCCAATCGACGGCATCATCGGCGGAACTCCGGAAAAACAAGAAGCGAAGCCGAACAACCTTGCCGACCTCGCCGAAGAATCTGAATTGGATATGTTCAACCAGCCAGTCGAAGATGAAACTGAACCGGATTACGAAGACGAAGACAACGAAGACCTAAAGGATTCTCCGTTGCGTCTCCCAGTCTAAATAGGTTCAATCCTCGCGACCTTGGTCTCTTCGGAATTCCATTTCCAGCCAAGGTCAGACCCGATGAACAGTCCCATCAACGCATCCAAGAACCCACGTTTCAATGGGTTCTTTACTTTTTTGAGAGTATAGTTGATGTACATACGGTCGATCTGGTCACGAGTGTACGCATCCAGTCCGCCTTCTTCATACAAGGCCGTGAGCAGCATAGACATACCGAGCGACAGCTCTACTCCGCAACACGGCAAGAAGGCGCGTAACCAAGCCGGGAACGGATGTGACTTCATTGTCAAGCCTCGGCTTACAATTATACGATGCTCGTCGTTATCGATGAAATCCTCGCCGCCGTCCGTCATTTCCGTTTGATAGACCAGCTTGATATCCACAACCATATCCTCGTCAAGAACATATCCCGGTGCTCCGGGCTGTCGACCGATCTTAGGTTCCTTTTCAAAAACAATATCACGAATATATGTAGCCATAGACTTCTCGATGTCTAGTTTCCCTACGTAAACTAGCTCATTATTCGTCTATGGCGACATTTTCATCGATTAAGTCAGCGGTATCGACCGTCTTGATACCACGACGGGTCATTTCGGCGAAGAAACCCTCGTCGAGCAAGCAAGGCATAGAAGCCTCGACCATATCGTAATATTCGACTTCCGTGATTGTCGGAATACCAAGCTTCGCAAGCTCGGCATCCATAATCTTCTTCAAGCGTCCGCAGAATTCCTTCGGAACGATAACAGAATCGTGAACGGTGCAGAACGGACAGCCCAGCTCGTTGGTTATACGAGGACATACTCGATTGAAGATGAAGTTGCTCTCCACCTTCTGCAGCTCGTATGCCAATGCAGCGTGACAGTTCTGCTTCATCGAGTACAAGCAACGCAGAAGCGTCGGGAACTTGTCTTCCCATACGCGCTTCACTGCGGCACGTACCGGTTCGCGTTCCTCGTCGAAATAACGCGGAGAGAACAAGAACGACACCAATCCGCTCTTAGCCTCGTCACGAGTCACAGTCTTGTCCAAATCAAAGTCTTCGCTCAGTTCCTTGGCGAAATACTCGTAAATCTGGTGTGAATTAACCAATCCGGAAAACACGTTCAATTCGCCGGACATCTTTTCCATCGTGTATTCACGCTGGCCTTCGCGCCAGAACGGCCTGAACTGGATGAAAGTATCTCCGGACGGCTCGGAATCTTCTTCGGCAAAGACTTCCAAGTAACGCTTGAACACCGGCACGATGAAGGCAATCTGGCTCGACTTGATATCGACTTCGCCAACTTCCTTGCCGTCGCAACGCAATGCGGATGCACGGAGTTCCTTCTTCATACACGTCACGTTCGTATGGATTCGGCCATAACGGTCGTGCTTGACGTACATAGCGTACGGCTCCGTACCAACGTCGTTGAAACGCTGAATCTTGGCTCTCTCCAGCTTTTCCTTGTAGTTGGTCATCTTGCCTTCAGCACGAAGCTTTTCGAACGTCGCATCGGCGGCCTTCGTATCAATCGAGAAATGCTCCAAGTTCTTGTAGCACGTATCGACAATCGGATCCAAGAACGAGTCTTCCTTGCGCTTCTCCAAGACGGCGAACCAGCGGTCGAGGACGGTCTTGGACTTAATCGTGTAGGAACGGAACTTACCAAAAACTTTCACGGACTCGTTGGAAAAACGGCGAGCCGAACGAGAGTTCAGATACTTCGCGAGATAGGTGCCATACTTGGCCGTGAACCAATAAGCCTTGCTGCGGCCACGGCAGTTTCCGTTCCCAATCTCGTAATGGTTCGAACGGCCAACGAAGCCTTTCTCAGCCAAGTAGCCGACTACCAGCAGATAGTCGTTTCCGAAGATATCACGGAGGATGGGGGAATAGAGATGGGTACACCAGTGTTCCTTGGGGACACGGTGGTCAAGGGAGGTAACCTCGTTCTTTCTGTGGTCGGAAACCAAGGAATTCGTAAGGATTGAAAGGAAAAACGCGGCACTATCCACGAAAGTACGTGACCTCTTGGAGTCACCGAACTGGCGGTAGTAGTCCGTTATCAGAACCTTCAAGTCGTTCAAGACGGGTTCAGGGAGCAAGATTTTGTATTGACGCGGTCTCATTTTCGTGGACAAAGCTACAAAAAGCATATTTGGTTGTCAACTCTTTCCACCAATTTTGTTGAGATCCTTTCTATTCCATATATATGGTAAATCCTTCTCATATCCGTATTCCTCGGTCGAGAGTTTATTCCTTGTCTGTCCGTTCAAACTAGTCCAAACAGTTCCCACCCCTCGCGACCCAGCCTACGGAAGTACCAAATATATGTTTCATGATTCTAGGGGCTGAAAAGGTATAAAAAAGGCTCCCCTGAGAGGGAGCTTGAAACGGTTCCGAGGTCGGACTTGAGGTGCTAGTCCAACCCGGACTTGAGACTGGTGCGACGCTGGTGCGTCAGTATGTCAGCGAGTCTAGTCGGGACCGGGATGCGGCTGTCCTTGTCGACAAGCGTCATAACGAGCTGGGTCGCGGTCTCCAGAGAGATTCTGTTCCCGACCGAGACGAAGATCGGCTTCACGTTCGGACGGCTACGTACTGCTCTGCCGAGCACCACGCCGTCGTGTACGATGTCCGTGAAGTCGCCTCTGGTGTTGCCCGGTTCGGTATACGACGCGTCGTCGGAGACTCTGTAGAACGTCTTCGCGACGCCGATGGTCGGAACGTCCAGACTGAACGACGCGTGTGTGGCGATGCCCATCTGGCGCGGATGGAGCACGCCGTTTCCGTCAAAAATGAACAAATCTGGCTTTTTCGTAAGTTTTTTGACGGTTTTCTCGAAGAGCGGGAGTTCGCGGAAGGCGAGGAACCCCGGCATATACGGAATTTCGACACGGTCGAAGGTCGACTGGAACTCGACCATCTTGTGCGTGTGGAAGTCGATGACCGCAATTACGCAGACCGCGTACTCGCCGTCCTCGCCGTTCCAGTAGGCCAAGTCCACTCCGGCGACCAGACTGATCTCGTCAGTCTTGAACTGGTCGGTCTGGACGACTTGGCCACGGAGTCTGTTCTGAATTTCCAGAAATTTCTGTTCCATACCTCCAAATGTAGAAAATTTCGAAGCCAGCCTACGGGTGAACCAAATATATGTTTCATGTTTTAGGGTGTTTTTAGGTGGAATGGAGTAATTTGAGTTTCAAACTGTTATTGGCTATATTCGACTTAATCGAAACTGGAACAAGGAATGGGCTGGTTTAAAAACTTGAATAAAATCAGGTTCAATGTGAACCTAACCTCGCTATACTCGTGGAAGGAAGTCGGCTTCCGGACTATGTTCACGGATTTGCGCCCAGATATCGAATTCGAAGTGGATACGCTGAAAACTTTTGAATGGGTGGCCTCGCTGCGCAAGGACGGCTTCTACGCGAAGCCGATGTACTTGCACCGTGAATTTGCCGACGGACTGCCCGAAGACATTATCGAACGAATTGCCGTGGCCGTGCAGCGCAGGGCCGAGCAAGACTTGAACGAGGTGCGCCGATGCATCGGTTGCCTTGAGTATCTGGAGGGTCCGCTCGGATCAGACCGTGCGTCGTGGAACATCTATAACCAGAGTGGCAACCGTTTCCGCAAGGACACGACCTATCGTATGGTGTTCGCATTGGACAAGACCGACGACAAGCTTGGAATCATCATTGCGGCTCCGGGATTTTTCCGAGACAACGCGATCTGGCTTGGCGACATAAAGCAAAAAATCGACATACACTCCGAACCGTTTAAGAGTTACTATCAGGAGCTGTAGGATGGCGGAAGAGGTCGAGGTAAAACAAGCGGAACCGTCTACGTCCGTAGTCTTTGACAAGGCTGACGACGTGTTTTCCGTTATCAAAATTTCGGCGTCTGACCAGACTGCCGGTAACAAGCTAAACAATTTCATTTTTGGAAGTATGACCTTCTACGATAAGGCCGTCGCCAACACTTGGGCGGTACGTGAAGGTTTCAAGACACCGTTCGTTTACTTCTACAACAAGGCGACCCATCTGTTGCCCATCGGGTTGATTCCGCGTGTGAGCGCGTTGCTCAAGAACCGTTTCGGAACCAAGATCGGTTTGTCGAAGGCAATTCGCGACATCTACACTCCGCCTAGGGGTGCATTGACTCGTGACGACGTTGCCGCTTATGCAGCGACATTGAAGCTCCACAACTTGAAGGAAGGCTTCGAGATTAAGCCGTACGAACATCAGGTGAAGCTTGTGGAACGCGCCTTGAACGGTCGCCGAATTTCATTGCTCGCCTGTACGAGTGCTGGCAAGTCACTATCGATGTGCATTATGGCACGATATCTGCTGGAGCGCGAGCGCAAGAAGATTTTGATTGTCGTTCCGTCTACGAACTTGGTGGAACAGTTGTTCTCCGATTTCCACGACGACTATGGCTGGGAAGATGCGCGAAAGTATTGCACATTGATCTATGCTGATTCCGACGACAAGCTGACGAAGGCGCAGAAGGAACGTCTTGCTGCGGCCAATATAGGCGAGGAGGCCACGCTCAAGCCGATTACCATTTCGACTTGGCAGTCACTCCAGAACAAGCCAGCGAAGTTTTTCGAGGCGTTCACCGCAGTCATCGTTGACGAGGCTCACTCGACTCGTGGTATCAAGTTACGAGATATCTTGATGAAGTGCGTAAACGCCGTCGATTTCAAGGTCGGCGTGTCTGGTACGTTGCCTGACGACGGTATCGATGCTGGCTACATCGAGAGTCAGCTTGGTCGAAAGGAAGAAATCGTTCGTTTGAAGGAGCTGGTCGAGAAGGGAATCTTGACGCCGGTTACGGTTAACACGATTTTTATTCCGTATCCTCAAGCGTTACGACGTTCGATTGGATATTCGACGTTTGACGACGAGCGAGCTTTCTGTTCCAGTACAAGTTCACGACGTGATGTCTTGAAGCTCTTGATAGATTCTGGAAAGATTACGACCGAGCAGAATACGGTCATCTTGTTCAAGGCTATCGAGAACTTGGAACTTATGCACGAGTTCATCGAGAAGAATTTCCCCCAGTTCACTTGCCACATCATCAAGGGTGACGTGAACGTGGACGAGCGTGAGACGATTCGTAAGTCCATCGAGTATTCGACTGGGCATATGATTCTTGCAACATATGGGTGTATGAAGCAAGGCGTGAACATCAAGTTGCTGCACAATTTGGTTATGGCTGACCCGGCTAAGTCGGTGTATATGGTGATGCAGTCGATTGGTCGTATCGTTCGTCCGCACAAGGACAAGAAGATGGCCTATGTCTATGACTTGGTCGACGACGCGTCGTACTTCACGACTCCTCGTCGTGGCGGTCCGCCTCGACTCAAGTACAACTATATGATGCAGCATTACGAGACTCGTAAGACTTACTATGCGAAGGACGATATTCCGGTGAACGAGATTCGTCTGGACGGTATCTACGAGGCTACTGTCGATGAAGAGATGATTGCCGAGCGTAAGCGCAAGGCTGCCGAGAAGGCGCGAAAGAAAAACGAGAGCAAGGTCAACAAGACTGGAACTCCGTTCAAGAAGAAATTCTTCCTGTGAGGCTGAATTATGGATTTTAAGGAACAACCTATACGGAGCTATCCGTTCAAGAACAATCGCTTGTTAGTTATCGACTGGGCTTCACTGTCGTATCACCAGCTGTGGTCTATGCGAACCAAGTCCAGCAAGCAGACTCTAGGAAGCATTCTCCCGGAAGACGAGGAGATGATTATCTGGCGTACCAAGATGTTCAACCGTATGCTTGACTACATCAAGCTTTTCAATCCGATGGACATCATTCTCTGCTTGGAAGGCAAGAAGGCGTGGCGTCGAAATTTCGTTCGCGACTACTACAACAAGGAAGCGACGATTTATTACGATGCGAACAGTTACTACGTGAGCAGCGACAATTATACCTTCAAGGTGGATAAGATTGGCGACGACCAGTACGACGTTGTCAAGATTCCTCTGAAACAGAAGGCAATTTACGAATCGTTGAAGCATCGCCAGCTTTGCGATATGCCCGAAGACAAGCGCGATATGCTATGGAGCATTAAGACGACGACTGGTACTCCGATTCTTCCTTCTTACAAGGGAAAGCGAGCCGCGTCCGCTTGGGACTTCTCCGTCGACAAGAAATACTGGCAAGAGTACAAGGATCAGTATGCGATGCAGATTGCTCCGTTCTTCCGAGCGAAGGCCGTCCGATGTGAAGTCGCTGAAGGTGACGATATGATTTATGCGTCCGCGAAGAAGTACGCTCCGGACTATGACGATGTCATTATCATCACACGCGACTCCGATATGTCGCAGATTGACATTCCGGGTGTTAAGATTTTCAACCACACCAGCGGTAACTTTGTCCGTTGCGCCTATCCGCAGCAGTATCTTGCCGCAAAGGTACTTTCTGGCGATACTTCGGATAATATCCGTGGAATGGCTTTCGTCGATCCGAAGACCGGCGCGTACAAGCCGACCAAGGAAACCTTGATTTCCGAAGGAGCTGCCGTACAGCTTCTTGAAAATTGCCCGAACATTTTTGAGGTCGCGAAGGCTAACGGTTGGAGTGGCCAGTATATCCGTAACCGTACGCTTATTGACTTGTCGTGGATTCCGCAAGATATTTCCGAACAGGTCAACCAGATTATTGACCAGCCAGCTCCTGAGCTTGCTGTGGACTGGGATAAGACTGCAGAATGGGGTATTCCAGAATCGAAGACCGATTACTACAAGACCTTGCAGCAGTTCGGTTTCTTTGCCGTGTTGAGCCGAGACTCCGCTGACCCGGAGAATTTCAAGGGTGACGTACTTGTGCAGCGTGAGACTGGTGTAATGACTCAGCTAACGCGAGGCAACGGTTCGATTATGGGTGATGCCGACACCATTGATGACGCTATTCGCGACGTGATGAATATGGCCGATTTTGATGTCGGCGAGATTTAAGGAGTTGAAAAATGGAAAATCTTCTTGTTAATTGCCTTGTCAGGGTGTCTACGGACAACCAGCAAGATTTTGTCGAATGGTTGGAATACCATATCGCTATGGGTTTCGACTGCATCTTTGTGTTTGATACCGGTCATCGCGGTTGGCTTGACGGAGTTTGCGAAAAGTATCGCGAGCACGTCACGATGGTTCCGCGTAACGACGACTGGAAGTTCAAGAGCCGTATGATTAGTTCGTACGTATCTCGCCGTACCGGTCCGTGCTGGGCGGTTTGCCTTGATGATGACGAGTTCTTGTGGCTCGACTTCCAGAAGTTCCGTAGCTTCAAGCAGTATATGTCGATGGTTCGCTGCGAGGCGATTTCCATTTACGTGAAGTATCTGTCTTCGGAACATCCGATGGTAAGCCGTGTCGGTACGCTTATCGACTGTTTCCAGCATTGCCGTCCGAATCCGCAAGGAAAGGTATCGCCGAATGAGAACACGCCCAATACGGCGGTGACTTTGTTCCACGTTCCAAATAACCAGTTCAGACCGCTCCGTGACCCGATTCATCCGACGGCACCTAACTGGACGGACACTCGCGGTGTTATTCAGAATGATGCGAAGTTCAATTCGTACCTTTTGAGTGATACCTTCGAGCCTACTGCATATCCGCTCCGTGTCTACAAGTACGCGTTGAAGTCCGGCGTGGAGATGGATCGTAAGCCGGGTACGAAACCTGTAGGTTATACCGTTTATGACCCATCGATGCAGAAGGCTCGTGAAATTCTCCTCCATATTCCGATGAACGCCAATACTGAGGAACTGTTCGCCAAGGACGCTCCGGTTGTCGAAGCCGCCAACGAGAAGCGCGAGCTTACTCCGGAAGAAATCGCGGAAAACGAGATTCCGGTTCCGCTGGCTCGTTTCGATTCCGCCATCCTCAACGGTCGAACTTTTGATGAAATGGTTAAGTATGTCTGCAACTCGGCCTATCAGGACACTCCGGAACATCGCAAGACCATCGAGCGTATTTATAACCGTGAACGCCGTATGATTATCGAGTCGGCTCCGGAATACCGCAAGCTGCACGATATGCTCAAAGAAGGTGGCCATACCAACGCGAGCTTGATGTCCGCACTCGGTGTCGGCGGCTATGCGCTTGAGAATATGAAGCGTTGCTTGAAGGTCTTGGATATCGATGCCTACGACGCAGACGCAAACATCACTATCGAAGACCTTGCCCCGGAAGTACCCACGCCGGATATGGTCGCCGAGGAAACCAAGACGAAGGAATATGTCGCTAATGACGACATTACCGCGCTTGCCGCTTCTTATGACGATCAAGTGACCGTGGAGAAGCAGACTGCCGAAGAACAGCAAGTCGTTGCCGATAAGGAAGAAGCCAAACGCGTCAAGGCTCGCGAGTCTCGCAAGAAGTACCGCGAAAAGAAGAAAGCGGAGAAGGAAGCAGCACAGAAGGCTGCCGTCGAATCCGCAGTATCTCCTGAAGAAAAGGCCGAGCTGCGTGACCTTGTAAAGGAATGCACTGCGACCGAGACACCGCTTCCGTCTCCAGAAGTAAACGGAGCGGTTATCGATGTCAAGGTGACCAAGGTGGAAGAATCTCCAGCACCGACTGACGCGGAATTAGACGCCGTGCTTGATGGTGAAGTTGGCGAGGAAAGCACCAATCTGCTCGATAATGTCGACTTGAGCGCATTTGTCAACAAGTAGGTTGGTTATGGCTAACGAAGTAACGACCGACGTTCTGGAAATCCCCTACACTGTGACTTGCGGCGTATACCGCAAGAAAGACGGTAAGTACGGGGTAATTCCGTGGCTCGAAGACGACTCCGGAAAGTTCGTGAGGTTTGCCGTCAAGGACCCCAAGGAACTGGATAAAGAGTACAACTGGTGGACTCTGCAGCGTATAAAGGACCCGATGTTTGGCGTTTTCTGCTGGAAAATGCTTAAACAGAAGGACGGTTGGGAAAGGATTAACCAGTTTAAACCAAAATAACCAATCAACTTGCAATTCAACCACCAATTGACTAGATTGGTGGTGTTTCTATAGGAATTTGATATGCACAAGCTGATTTTTAAGGAAGTGACCTTCCGAAACTTTATGAGTTATGGCGCGACGCTGAACAAGTTTACGTTCAACGACGGTCTTACTTGGGTTCACGGAGACAACGGGTTTGGTAAGTCCACCATAGTCGAGGCGATGACGTTTGCCTTGCTGGGTAAGTCCTACCGTGGCGGTACGATGGCCGATTTGCGTAACTCGAAGAATTTTAACGTGAATCGCCCGGAGGAAGGTCCGCCGACGGTTGTCGAACTCTTGTTTGATATCGAGAATCCGCCGTCTCCTACCGAGAGCTACCGCGTGACCAGAACTATTTCTGGTGCCAAGTCCACTATGAAGTTCTTGCTCGAAAAGCTTGAAGGTGACTCTTGGGTCGCACAGAACAAGCGAGCTGGCTATACGCAGAAGGATTTCGAGGAAAATGTTCTCCAGTTCAACGACGTTCTGTTCAAGAACGTAATTGCTATGAACACCCAAGAAACCCAGCCGTTCTTTATGCTCCCTGCAGCGAAGAAGCGCGAACTTCTTGAGTCCATCATTTCACTATCGTTGGACAAGTGGAAGAAGGCGAACGGCAAGAAGGCTTCCGACGCGAAGCTGGCCTTTTCGATTGCTGAATCTGACATTGCGCAGATTTCCTCCGAAATCGCGGAACTGGTCGAAATCCATAAGCGAATGAAAAGCGAGCAAGCTGCTAACCTTGCCCAGATGAAAACCGACTATACCGCGCTTCTTTCGCAGATCTCGGAAAAGAAGACTTCGCTATCCGATAAGGAGGCCGAGGTAAACAAGTTACGACAGACCGCCAAGGAACTGAAGAATTCCTTGGCCGCCGAAATCACGGTTGATTCTACGATTGAAGACATCAACAAGAAGATTTCCGCTTTCCCTCTGCTCGAATCTGCTCGTGCCGATGCCGACGAGAAGAAGGAAAAGTTCGCCGAGATTTCCAAACAGCTCGACCCGGAATTCGCGAAGCGTCAGTCCTTGACTGGCAAACGCTCAATGCTGGAGGCCGACCATACCAAGCATATGGCCGATTTCAATTCGTTGTCCAGTGAGTGCTCCGAAAAGGATATGACTATCAAGTTCACGAAGAAGGATCTCGACCGTATCGTTGACGAAGGCAAGTCCTTTGTCGTTGGTAAGCCGTGTCCGACTTGCGGCCACGTTGCCACCGAGGAAGAAGTCAATACCCACAAGTCCGCGCTCCGTGAAAAGTGGAAGGAACTGAGCAAGAAGGTTACTACGCTGACAAAGGAACGTGACGAACTCCAAGCAAAGGCTAACACCGCAAAGGATGAAGCCGAAAAGGTTCGTGTGGAAATTGAAAACCTTGACGCCGAGGTAAGCCGTATTTCACAGCTTGATATGGAAGTGTTCCGTCCGGCGCGTTCCGCGTTCAATGCGGCCTTGCTGAATATATCGAAGTATGAGGAAATGCTTGAAGGTCTGGATGTTGACTCCTTGAAAAAGGAACTCGATGAAGCAAAGGCCAAGAAGGCGACATTCCCGAAGATTCGCGAAGAGTATTCCGCTGCGACCGACAAGCTGAATGATGCTGTCGGCGAGTATTCTACTTTGGATGAGGCCATTCGCCAGATGCAGTCTTCCGCTGACAAGCTGAAGGCCGATATCGAGAAGGCCGAGTCGGCTGACGATAATGCCGTGGCCGTAATGGAACAGAAGATCAAGAAGAACCAAGCGATGCTTGTCGATGCAAAGAAGCGTCGTGCGGACAATTCCGATACGATGGCCTTGTGCGACACGATTACCAAGATTTGTGCCGACGACGGTATGAAGAAAATGGTGTTCGGTATGTTCGTACCGGAATTCAACAAGATTGTGGCTCGTAACCTCGCGAAGGCTGGTCTTCCGTTCATCGTCACGTTCGGCGATGCGATGGATTACACGTTCCAGACACTTCCGGGTCTTTCGCCGAACTACACGATGTTGTCCCAAGGTCAGAAGCGCAGACTGGGCTTTGCCGTGTCTATGGCGTTCCGTGACTTCGTGTCTATGGTCGGCAACTTCAATGTCAACTTCCTGTCCCTTGACGAAGTGCTTGACATTTCGACCGACGATACCGCTATGCGCGAAATGCTCGACCTCGCAAAGTTGATGATGGCCGACATCGGTTGCGCTATGGTTATCACTCACCGTGGTAAGACCGTGGCCGACAAGTTCGACTATCACCTCGAAGTGAACTACAACGGAATCTACTCGCGTTTAGGCGATATTTTGCCGATGCACCAGAAGGTGTAGCCGCCAAAATCATATAAACTGCGAGTAGTTTAAATCGGTACATAGATGGCTGGCTTGTTTGATTTCGAAAAGTTTTACACCGAAAAGACGGTTAAGACCGAGATTCATCTCGATCTGAGCGGTATTGACTTGAAGAGCACAGCCAGTTCCGAATCTGCGAACGAGGATGGGACAGCCGACGATGTCGGTATGAACGAGTATGTGACCAATAACGTGATGTACAAGATCAGCGGCATTGGTTACAACAGTTCCAGTGCGCTTATCGATGTAAACGCTTCCATCTTTATCGTGTACCACCTGTCTGGCGAAACGGTTTCTCGTAACTTGACTATTTCGGAATGCTGCCCGATTGACGTGTTGCTTTCCGCCAATATGGCTCAGATACCGGAAACCAGCGCACCGATGGGTAACATTTATCTTATCACCGGCAAGGCGGCATACGAAGTAAAGGATGAACAAGACAAGGTGGCTATCATCGATGCCTTGTACATTAACCAGAACGGCGTTCGTATGCAAGTCAACGACATCACGGTCGCTGTAGTTCCTCGTGTACGTCTGCAGAACTTGGCGAATATGTCCAAGGCGGTGTCTACTCCGGTAACTGGCGGCTTGATGATGAATCCGCTGGACGCCAATTTCTATAACACGAACCAGAACCCGTGGGACTTGCACTTTGCCGAGACTTGGGTGAACCGTGCGCTTGGCGGTCTTGGTTTCTATGGGTCTCGTTATCTTGGATGGAAGTGGTATAACCGTCGTGCCAACCAGTCGCAGACTTTGAAGCGCGGAGTGGTGATGGGCTACGACACGTTCCGTCGCCGCCTCAATGATATGTCCAAGATTCTTGAGCAGAACAATATGGGTCTGAAAGTGACCTATTATGACGACGCTCTTGCCGAACCAGTCCGTAACCGTGAGGGAAAGGTTACCGATCCAGGAGACTGGACGTATGACCCAGATTTTAACCGTCGCGCAAAGTGGGACGAGTATTACACGCGAATGGGCGTGTTCGTGAACAAATGCAATTCGAAGGGAGACGACAGTCCGCTTCCGAATATGAAGGGAACCGAAACCGTTAATAGTTCGGAAGGCACGTCCAACACCATTCAGAACGCTACCGCCTTGATTCCGAACGTAGCTGACGCGTTCAAGAAGTATTTCTACCACGCCGATGAACTGGCTGACGAATTTAACGACCGTTATTTTGACACCTACAATAGCATTATGTCTATTCGCGGTGTTCAGAAATTTATGTCGTCTTCATTGAAGCGTAAGCTGCGCCGCGAAAGTTCTCGGTTGATGAAAACCGTTGCTCCGGGTACTCCTGTTACGTACTATGTGGACTTGGCTTCTTGTGCGAATATGCTTGCCTTGATGGAAAAGTCCGGCAGTATTATCGCATATCCGTCCGCAAGTGGTTCTGAAAATGCACATTTCCGCGCTATCGCTAACTACGGTGGAAACATTATGGATGTGCATCAGGCGAACTATTTCACGAATCCGTATCAGTATACCGTAGACATTTGGAATCCGCAGTATGTGGGTGGTTCGTGGAACTCCGCATATCCGTGGCTTTACTACTCGAACACGAAGAATCAAGCGACCGCCGCCGCATATGCCGACAAGCCGATTCAGTACAAGATGATGACTTGGGGCGATATGAAGAAGGAGCTGTGCGATTACTTCACCGCTATGATTAACAAGAAGAATGGTGAAGACGGTGAGTCTTTGTCCGAAGGTGATCATATGTATTCCAAATGGTGGTACGGTGATTACGAAGGTACCGTCGGCTTCTATGTTGACATTACAGCGGTCGGTGACGCGGGTACCGTGACCGTGACGAAGCCAGTGAACCCGACTTTTGCTACCGGCGAAAGTAGCTCGTCTATTCAAGATACGAACGTGCTGGCAGCTGAATATGGCGCAACGTCCGCGCAGTATGGTGGTTCTGCAAAACAGTTTGTTGATTTTTGCGAATGGAATATATCTTGTTTGAACGCTGCCATCAAGAACAAACAAGTTGGCAACGTGACGATGGTGTTCCCCGGTAACTTGTCAGACGATGTCGAAATCCCTGTTGTTCAGTGGGATGAATGTTCCATTTCTGGCGACGTGGTTTCGCAATCCGATTTCGTACCGGCGTATGAAACCTACGATAACGTGGGTGATATACCGAACTCCGATATTGACGGTTGCATTGATTTCGCTGTCAATGTGATGGGTGATGCAATCGACGAAATCGACACGATTTTGAGCGTACAGGGAATGTTCTTCGGCCCGGCGTTCTTGCTGCTTCAGAAACTCCGTATTCGTGAGGCAAAGGAAGACTATGCCGAGCTGATGGACACGATTAACAAGATTCGTTGGTATCAAGCGTATACCGGCGAGTCGGTTTTCGAAAACCGTTCCTATGTAGGCGACCGTAACGACTTGCCGTGTCCGTACTTGTATATGCCAGCTCGATTTATGATTCCGGTGCTGATGTACAAGAAGGTTCGCGTTCGCTACCGTAGATTCTTCCGCACTCGTCACAAGATGGTTAAGCGTTCTATCGGTGTCCGATGGGTCGAAGTGGCTTTTGTCGACAACGACGTGTATGAATCTTATCCACAGAACTCTAACGAGCCGCAGCAGTTCGTGTTGATTAACAAGAACGCAACCATTAAGAATGGCGAGTTCGTGTTCGAAAAGGATATTGAAGGAACCGATAGCGACCAGCTGCAGCCGCAGACTGTTACAAAGTTCAAGTCAGTCGACTTTGCATTGACGAACGCCGAAGGTGTCCGCGTGACCGTGGAGGTTTCTAAATCTTCTCGCGAGTTCAAGATATCTGACGGAAATCTGGCGGAAGGTGCTACCGTATTTGTGTACGGCGCGTATATGCCGCTTGACCCGACAAACAAGTCCGATGAACTTACTCCGGTCCGTATTGAGTATAAGATGCCGTACTTGCCGTACGATAGCGAAATCCGTCGATGGGCATTTGAAAACTATGGTGCATTTGACCAGAGCAAGTATGCAAGCATAACTCGTGAAGTCCCGGCTGGCGATGACAAGAAGGATGGCTGGAGAATCTTTAAGCCGAGTTCGAAACGTATTGGAGACTTGAGAGCACAGCTCGGTATCTATGACGCGGCTTCCATCTTGTTGGGCATTCTCCGTAACGCCTATGGCGCACAGCAAGTTGAGGTGGTGGACACGATGCGTTCTATCGACGACCAAGCATTGATGTGTACCGGAAGCAACGAGAGTACGTTCTTGTCTTGGCATAACTACGGTCTTGCTATCAAGATTTTGATTAACGACCCGGTCACCGGTTTGGCAATCGAGGACGGCAGCGACGATATGAAGAAACTGATCGATATCGCCGAAGGCTTTACGATTGCTTGTGCGAACGGTGCATTTGGTAAGCCGTTGAATGTTGTCTGGTGTGGACGCCTCAAGATGGGCGCGAACATTTTTGACTGGGAATTTTTGCCGATAGGTGTCAACCACAAGGATGCGCCTAAATTCCGTGACGCGATGTTTAATCAAGAAGACCCTGTTATGTCTCTTGGTTTCGTCGACGTGGATGCGGCTGGCTATGTCTATAACAAGCCGCCGGTAAGTAAGGTTCCGTATGTTCTCCGTAAGGGGTCTGTATATACGAACGCGATTATCATCAACGGCCACCATTATGTAAGCCCTGCCAACATCCGAAATTACAAGGTTCCTAACGAGCTGGTTTTGCAGAACATTCTTGAATTCGTAAACTTGGTCAATGCCAAGCAAGGTGCGAACGGTACGGCAAAGACTGACCGCGCAAGTATGACCGAGTGGAAGGCTTTGAATGATAAGTCGTACAAGCAGCTCATTATGTACTATGGTATGATTGGTAGCCTTTCGGCGGCCAAGGCTCTTATCGCTGGTGAGTATGTAGAAAAGTATCGTAACACGGTGGACTCCAAGTTCTCCGAAGATTACGTCGCTATGGTTCAGGATTACCTAGGAAGCTTGTACGCGGATGCCAAGATTTATATCGAGTCCGTCGGTGACGGCGGCGCGTGGATTTCGGTTAAGGACGGCAAGATCCATATCAAGACGACCGACTTGGTACCCGACTATAATCCGAACTCGAAGGGTCACTTCTTCGGCGAAAAGCTGGCGAATGTCCAGAATATGAAGCGTGGAATGTGGGTCAAGGGTGTGTTCTATACTGAGGACGAGCTGGTGGCTATGGGCTACAAGGTCGAAACCGTCAGCGACGAAAGCTTCATCGAAGGCTTTGACAACGATGGAAATGTGGAACGAGGCGACGCCCGTCTGATACACTCTTTGATTGCCACCCAGATCAAGAACGAGTTTGACAAGATTCGTGAAATGTTCGATAATTTTGGCGGAAATCTGATGTACGACCATTTCAAGGACGGTTCGAACGCCAATATGGAGCCGATGCTTGAGAACGAGTTTGGTATAATCGCTGGACAAGACCTTATCGATTTCGACAAGCTCCGCAACATTTATCGTCAGAAGGACATCAACGATAACGCGTCGAAGTCTACGACCGACGGAACCATCAAGGGTGCTGGCGCAAACGAGGAAGATGCCGACGGCGAAGAGTCAATCTACGAAAAGGTTGTGTCTAACGCCCAGTTGGCTGGCATCCGCAGGGCTTCCCTCACGAAGGAGCACGTACAGGTTAACGCTCGTGCGAACGCCTTGACTACGGAACAGCTCTACAAGCTGATTACCAAGGGTAGGATGACCTCGGCGAACGATTTGCTGAAACGCTAGATATTGAAAATTATATAAACTGCGAGGAAAGTACACTTCGCAGGGTTTTATGTCAGCTGGCGTAATTATCAAGAAATATACTGGCAAGGATGGCGACTTCGGAACTCCGGTGTCGTCCATCGGTTTGAAGCGAGTTGATACTTGCGTTCCGTCGGTTTACAGCTCCGAACAGTTGCAAGGTACTGGTATGACAGTACCGGCTGACGACGCTAGTGAAGCTGCTCTTTATTGCATTTATCGTCCAGACGATCCGAACTGCTATGCCTATTCTATGGAAAGCGTGTTCAAGATTCATTTGACAAATCCTCCCGATGTACAGCTCAGCAATATCCGTATATATCCCATTGGTGAAAGACCAACCGATCCTCTTGCTGCCAAGCTGTACATCGGTAACTCTATTTCATACAGCCGTCCTACGAACCAGAAGTCCGGCATCGCCGTGAACGACATCTGGAATTACAGCAAGGAACATCCGTTCTACCTGACCGTGGCTGGCTTGTACGGACAGTACCCAGACCAGAGGTTGTCACGCAAGAAGTACATCGTCGAGTACAAGGACTGTGGCTATGGAAACGTCATCTATCTTAATGGCGACCGTCAGCCGCTCATTCCGATTCCGTCGTACACCGACCCCGACCGTATAGTTGAGGAGACTGGCGAACCGATTCGTATCGAGTTCGTGAACAACTCTCTGAACCCGGTCGCTTCGATGATTCAGTTCCTTCCGTATGTTGATGGCAAGTTCGACCCTAACCGGACGCTTGACCCGAAATATGTGCAAGTCGAAGGAAATTCCGTCTTCTTGATTATTTATGGGAAAGACCCGGTCACTGGCGAAACAATCGACTTGATGAACAATGAAGGAAAGTTCGGACTCGTTTACAAGATTCCGGGTGACCCCTACGGCGACCCGAAGTTCAACACTGGCCATATTATCGTACCGGCTCGCTTGATGAATACGGTCGGCCAGAGCTTTGTCCCTACCTTCATTCGTCCGGGTACCCCGCTCCACGAGATTTATGTTCCTAACGACGGTTGGTTCAAGACCGATTTTGATGCGAACGGCGACCCGATTTACACCAGCGTTCCGGAGGAAGGCCGTCCCTATTACGACCCGACCCAGAAGTACAACGGAAAGCCGATGGAAGTCTACGAGGTTACAGCCGAGTGCGATGACCTTGGACAGTTCTGTTACTTGGTTGGCGGTGCCCGCAGACCGATGCTTACGCTCGACTTGAACAAGGTGTACCGCTTTGTCAACCACGCTGGCGGACAGTACCCGCTCCGTTTCATCGGAAATCCGCATTCTCCGATTGCCAACTACGTGAACGATGTCGTCGTTGATGGAGTGGTTGTGTATAACGGCGGAACCAATGAGGAAGTTATTGAAATTGACCCGGAAAAGGTTCTCAAGGCTGGAAAGTGCATCAACGCCTACCAGTGTGTTTCGAGACCGGGTATGGGTAGCTATGTCTTCAACCAGCAGCTATTTATGTGTGGCCAGTACAATATGTGCCGCGTAGACGGAGGTATTTATAACCCGTTGCAAGCTGGCGAGACCGACTATGTGTATCTACAGCTTGAAGTTAGCGGCAATTCGAATCCCGGATATTGTGTACCGGATATCGCTATCGCCTATGACGAAAATTAAAAATCTGGGACATAATATAAACTATTCGGAAAATGAGCCTAATTGGCTACAAATAAGGATACTGAACAATGACACAAGCAGAACTTAACAAGAACGCAGTGAAGAGCATCTTCGCGATTGACGATGCGAAGGCTCAGCTAGAGTCTTTTGGTAGCCAGTTGGACCTTGGTCTGCCTCCCGAAGAAGATTTCGAACCGAAGGGTTTCGACGAGTTGATGACGGTTAATCCGTCCACCGATCCCAACTACGGCGATTCTTCTGAAAAATTTGCCGACCTTGGTGACGACCTCCAAGACGAACAGACCCAGAAGTTTGTAATTGACAAGTTTGCCGAAGAAGCTGCAAAGCGTCCGGGAACCACGATTACTGCTGCAGACATCACCGACATTTGCGGTGCCGTGCAGTGCGCCCAGCTTGCTCAGGGCGGCTCCATCATCAAGGGTGACCTTGTTGGCTTCATCAAGGACACTATCGCAAAGGCCAAGAACGCCCAGCAGTCCCAGAACGTCTCCGACGCTCAGCCGAACGGTACTGTTGCTGACGATATTGCTCCGGCGGCTGGCGAAGATGCCGCTGCTCCGGTTGAAGACCCGAACGCAGTTGGCGGACCGGCTCCGACTATGGAACCGATTGAACCGACTGTTGAACCGACTGAACCCTCTCTCGAACCTAATGTCGACGACGGTCTCGGTGCTGACCCGCTTGCTGCCGATGACGGTCTCGGTGCTCTCGACACTGGCATCGAAGATGCTGGTGCTGCCGACGGCCTCGGTGCTGACCTCGGCGTAGAAGGCGAACCGGCTCCTGAAGACGGAGCTGCCGAACTCGATGCTGGTGGCCTCGACGGTCTCGATGACCTTGACAAGGATCTCGGCGATATCGATGCCGAAGAAGACCTTGGTCTTGAAGCCGATGCAGCTCCGGCTGAAGGTGGCGATGCCGCTCCGGCTGACGGTGAAGCCAAGGATGAACCGAAGGCTGACGAACCCAAGGATGAAGGTAAGGACGAATCCAAGGACGAAGGCAAGGACGACAAGAAGGACGACAAGAAGGAAGAGAAGGACGATGATTTCGACTTCGAAGCTGTCGCCAAGAAAGCTCAAGCCTTGACCGAAGGTGAAGCTGGTGCCGCTACTGAAGTGACTGAACCGGCTGCTGCCGCAGAAGAAACCGCCAAGGAGGAAGCAATTCCCGAAGGCGAAGCTACTGTGACCGAAGGTGACGCCTCTGTGACCGACGACGCTGTGACCGAAGAAGCTGGTGCTGACGCTGGCACTGACGTTCAAGTCAACGAAGAATGCGGTGCCTCAAACGGTGCCGCAAAGGCTGACGAACAGATCGTTCAGGAAGGCTTTAATGCCGAAGACGCCGAAGCAAAGGTAGAAGCCATTGCCAAGGAATTCCGTTCTAACCGTATTGCCGAAAAGGTTCAGGCTCAGATCGAAGCTTACGAAGCCAAGGAAAAGAAGGCCAAGACTATCGCTCAGATTGAGTCGGTTATGTCTAACTTCGTGAAGACTGAAAAGTCTCGTGACCAGAAGGCTCAGGTTGAATCTATCGTTGCCAACTTTGCTCAGGCTTCTAAGGCCGCTGCCGAAAAGGCTCAGCTCGAAGCCGAAGCCGCAAAGACTTCTGAACTCAAGGGTAAGCTTGACAGCATCCTCGAATCCGTAGAGGTCAAGGAAAAGGCCGAACCTGTCGTGGAATCGGTGACCGCCGCTCCGGAAAAGAAGTCTGATGCCGTTGGCGAAACCATCGCTATGGTGGAAGCCGCTATGGCTCAGATGAATGCCGACGAAGACGCTGCCAAGGCCAAGCTGGAATCCATCGTTTCCGACGCTACCAAGCGTTCCGAAGGCGACAACCTCCAGAAGGAACTTGACGCTATCGTCGAATCCGTACGTAACGCCTAATACTTTCGTAGTATCCTCAAAGGCCGCTCCGCAAGGGGCGGCTTTTTTGTGTAAATGGACTAATTTCAAAGGAAATGGCTAAAAGTATATAAACTGCAAAATATGAACTCGATGCCTAATGGACATTTTTCTGGTAAGACCAAGGGAATGATCGATAATGCTACCGAGAAGGCTAAAGGCACTTCCGGCAAGTTTTATGAGATTATGACCAAGCACGGTTTTTTCGATATAGCGGACGAATCTAACAATTTGACCGCTTGGCAGCGTGCTGGCGTTCCCGAATATAACCAGCATCGAATTTCGGATTTGTGTGACGCCATTGCGGAAATGCTGCAAGACTATTTGAGTAACGAAGAGTACGGCGTTCTCTGTCCGGGTGTAGAAGGAATCGTCAACAAGCTCGACCAACGTGGTGCTATGTCTGCCGCAGAACTTGACGGTATTGGTGCCGCCTTGGGTGGACTTACTGGCGGTGCCGCTGAAGCTACCCGACAATCCCTTTCGAACTTGGTTGCGTCTATCCAAGGCGGTTGCAAGTTCGACCCGGAAGTTGTTCCGCCTATTTGTATCGGATTTAGCGGCTTGCCGATTAGTTTTGCCAATGCCTTCAAGAAAGGTTCCTATCCTCCGGATTGGACGTTCCTTTATGACCACGAGACATTCAAGTCCAACAAGTTTTATGAGGCCGACGACGGTAGCGTGGCTATTGGTGCCGGTATCAAGCTGAATACTGGCGGAATCGCTAGACTGCTCGTTTTGAAGATGATTTTCTCCGTTCCTGACGTAGATGAAGAAGGCCGAACTCAAGGTGACGCTGTCAATGGGATTACGGCGGAACAGTTCAATACTTTGTACGAAGTGTCCGATAAGAGCTATTCCGAACTTACTGACGAGCAGAAGGAGTTTGAGCTTACCGAAGGCCAGCTGCAGCTCGCTTATTTCAAGATGATTCAGCTTTTGTTGTGGGGTGCAATTAAGAATGACAATAACTGGGCGTATTTGCACTGGGGTTGCATTACCCACAACTCTTGCCCAGAAGCGGTAAAGACGGCTGTATGCAGTTATTTGAAGACGAACGGCCTTGCAGTCGATCCAAAGATTTGCCCAGAATCTGGCTTTATTTCGTATTGCGCGAATGTCGGTATGGCTTATCTTATCGGGTCTACCAAGACAATGACGTTGCATATGTTGCCGGATATGACTTACCTTGACGACAACAAGAAGGTAGTAACTGCAACAACGGCTGAATATGGTACCAATGTGGTCGTCGCAAACGGTGTTCCGCAAAACAAGAAGCTTGCGTATCTGCATTTCCAGCTTATCGCCGACTTGCTATCTCATATGACCTACGACTCTAACCCGAACGCATATGAGCTTCGTAAGCGCAGAATCGACGAGGCCAACAAGATTTATAGGGAATGCGGCGTCGATACCATTGAATTTGGAAAGGTTCCGGCGAAACCGGTTCATACGATGCCCCACTTGCTGAAACGTAATTTCGGCTGGCTGGTGAAAGGCACTATCAAGGTGTATGAAAACAAGAACATCAACATTCCGGTCGATCCGAAGAATTTCAAGATTGTGAACTGGGCTGAAAAGGGTTCAAACGAAGTGTCCGATATCACGATGGACACGATTCGCTACATCTTGGCGAAGGCTCAAGTACCGGGCGTAGTAATTACGTCGGTTTATCGTAGCCCTGAAGCGCAGACTCGCGCTATGCTTAATAACCGTCAGAGTCATAACGGACAGATCGCGGTGAACTATGGCGCGAGGGGTCGTGAGGTTGACCAGCAATATACTGACGTGTCCAAGCGTGTCAATAACGGTGTGCTGAAGCGTCTCGAAAAGTCTTCCGACATCGAGGAAGCTCGCAAGAAAATGTTGAAGAAATGCGAGGACTTTTTGGCGGCTGGTACTCCGGTCTCCAACCACGGACAAGACCAGAATGTCGTGCAAGCCGTCGATATGGGTCCGGCGTCTACTAGAAAGGAATTCCATTATAGCGAAGAACAGTTGAAGCGAATCAACAACGCTTGTTACGAGGCTCGACTCGAAGGATATTTGAAGGCTTATTTCGGCCCCGCTGAATATGGCGGTCCGAAGGTCAAGGACCCGGCCTTCCACATTGAGGTCTGGCAAGACAAGAGTAAGCCGCATCCGCCTATGAGTACCGGCCCCGCTCCGCAGCCGACTGTTCCGTGCTTTATGAACAACGACAATATGAAGAACAAGAACGCTTGGGATATGGTGTTCACACACGACCAGACCCTCAAGGCTACAAAGTAGGTATAACAATGGCAAAGGTGTACAAGACAAAGAAAGCAGAGTTCGACGATATGGTGTACGCTTATCTTATGAAGCGTTTGCGCTGTCCTATCGAAAAGAGCGATTCCTACTTCTCTGGTGCTATCGACGATATGGGAAACCCCATAGCGAACGCGACGAACGGTTCTTGGGCTTACACCAATCTGGACAAGTTCATTATGCAGCTCAAGGGTCTGCTCGGCGAAAAGGGTATTGCCGCCTTGTCCGCTGATTATGACGACCTTGACGCGATGTATCTGATGGCTGGCGGTAAGACGGATGGCTACTGGAAGAAGTTCGAACCTGTCATAGCTCTTGTCGAGGAAACCTCCTACCTCCCGCCGGAACAGCGTGGCCGTGGCGAGTATGTGGAAGAGGAGGCCGACGGAATGTCCAAGGAACAGCGTCTCGAACGTGCATTGACCATCGCCAACTTTATTATGGCGGCAATTAGGAATAACAGCGAACTTGTTTCGGACGACTCCTATGCTCGTTATGTTCTGCCGTCCGTCGAGTCGACTTTCAGCGTCCGCTCGCTGGGTTCACGTAACGAAATCGTTGATTATTTGAAGAAGGGTGGGCTGGCCGATTATCGTCAGCTTCTGCCTGAAGGCCACTTGCTGGCCGTTCGTCTCGCGAAGTATTTCATCAAGAACGATCTGTGCTCGAAGAACACGGAAGATGGCGACAACTATGCTCGCTTATGGAGGCAGCTGGCGTCGTATGGCGGATAATTATAACGGAAAGCCTTTGTTTCACGTAGGTGCTGACGATTTCATCTACATATCGAACTGTCTCTTGCTACAGAAGAGACTGCTTTCCAAGAACATTCATTTACAGGAACTCAAGGACTATTATGTGAAGGAACGCATTCCTCAGTTTGTCATTGAGTACAATGGACTAGTTTTGTCCTGGGGATAGACTATGCTATCAAAGAAACTACCAAAGACAGATACCGTTGCTTCTCGCGTGCTATCGCACGTCCGAGATTACGGTGCTGCTAATGAAAAGGGTCAGTTATTTGACCGAATCTTTAACCGTGGCGACGTGGTTAGACAAATCCGTGCGTCACGAAACATCGTAGGCCAAGGCATTAGCCAGATGATGTACCCGAACGGCAACTCGCCTGACGGTTTCAGCAGCTATATGCCAGCTTTGGGTATAGCGACCGACAAGATCGACCCGCAGCGCATCCAGAACGCCATCGCCGAAAACCAAGTCGAGCTTTACTGGCGCAAGAACGTCGAGCGTGCATTGAAGTACGATACGGTCGCTTGCCGTTCGGAAGTGAACGAATCCTTGATCCAGCTCTGTAACGAGGGTATGTACAAGGATGACCTTGACGAAATCTGTTCGCTCAAGATTGACCCGGATGCGGAAATCGGCGATGCCGTGAAAATCAAGCTTGGCAAGATTTTCCGCCAGCAAGTGTTACGACGTATCTTCCAGCTCCATAGCAAGGGTTGGGAGTATATGAAGTACCTACTCACGCGTGGCCGTATCTTCTTCGAAGTTATTTACGATGTCGAGTCGAACAAGATTGTCGGCTTGAATATGCTTCCGGAAGAAAATATGATTGTCGTGGTTCAGGACAACCTTATCATCGGTTTCCGCCAGATGCTCACCGGTCCGGTGTCGCAGCAGACCAACGGCAAGAACTACATTGACTTCTCTCCGCAGCAGATCCTTTACGCTTCCCTCGGTATGGCCGGTCCGGGCGGCATCAATGACCCTCGTTCTATCCTTGAACCGGCTATGAAGCCATATAACCAACTGAATACCATCGAAGACTCGGTGGTGATGTACCGTGTTCTTTGGGGTTCTGAAAAGCTCGTTCTCAAGTGCGACGTTTCTGGTATGACCAAGGCGACCGCCGAAAAGTATATGAAAGACCAGTCCAAGATGTTCTCGCGTAAGCTCGATTACAACCCGATGACTGGCGAAATTACGAACTTTGGTAAAGCGATTGGTTTGACTGAACACTTTGTGATTGGCGTTGGTAACGGTCGTACCGGTTCTGGTATCGAGCGTATGGCTGGCGGCGAGCAGCTTGGCAACATTGACGACTTGAAATTCTTTAAGAGAAACCTTGTGAACGCCTTGATGGTTCCTCCGGGACGTATTACCGCTCTTGCTGGCGACTCCCAGAACTACTCTCAGGGTAAGATTGGTGAAGTTACTCAGGCTGAAGTGTCTTTCGCTCGTTTGGTTGAGCGTTACCAGACTCCGTTTGAGGAAATTCTTATCCGTCTTCTCATTATGGTACTCAATACCGACAATTCCATTGACGACAATATCAAGATTCAGGAACTCTATACGGTTCGTTTCAAGAAGTCCAACGGTTTCAAGAACTTCATTGATTCTGAGGAATGGACGACTAAGCTTGCCGTATTTGACTCTATGATGAAGCACGTTTCGTCAAAGGAAAACCCGAACGGAGCACTTTCCAAGCAGTTTGCTCTCCGTTATGGCTTGCGTCTCACCGACGAAGTCTACTTGCTCAACAAGAAATGGTGCAAGGAAGAGGAGAACGAAGCCTCCGGTGAAGGCGGCGACGAAGGTGGTGAAGGCGGTGGCGCACCTGATATGGGCGGCGGCGCACCTCCTCCAGTACCGGGAATGTAGCGAAAATGGCGGTCATTCGACCGCCTTTTTCGTTTCAATGTAGGTTTTGGCACCTTTTTTGAAGGTGTTTTTTAGGTCTGCTAAACATTATGTCAAGAAGCCTTCGGGAAGCGTGGTGCTACCCAAAAGGCACAACCTAAGTAGGTAACACTATGCAGACACTTCAAAAGAAGAACCTCACTCGTAAGTGGCAGTCTGTGCTTGAGTCCAACCTCGGCCCTGCTATGCACACCCGTGCAGAAGCCAGCGTGATTGCTACCCTTCTGGAAAACCAGAATAAGTTGAACCGTGGCGCATTGATTGAAGCTGCCAACGTCTCCGCTGACGTTGCTCAGTATCAGCAGTACGCTCTTCCGATGATCCGTCGTCAGTTCCCGGAACTCCTCGCTATGAAGACCGTAGCTGTGATTCCGACCACGACTCCGATGGGTATCTACTTCGCTCTCCGTTATCTCTATGATAACGAACCGACGAAGACCACTGCTTTCCGTAACGGCCAGAAGCAAGAAATCGGTTACGACCTCGTTGCCGACCACACTGGCTTCGCTGGTACGTTTAACCCGTGGAGCACTGGTGCTGGCGAAATGCTTTCTAACTATATGGAAGGCACCGCTACTACTGGCGCATCTGCTACTGGTTCTACCTTCGATCCGCGTGAACCGGGTCTCCTCTACAACAACTTCGGTGGCTCCTATGTCGCCGGTGACGACCAGTATGGTGCATACTCCTTCAACATCAAGAAAGCATCTATCAAGGTGATTTCTGGTGCCATCAAGGTTGGTACTCGTGCCATCAAGTCTCACTACACCATCGAACTTCAGCAAGATATGGCCGCCGCTCACGGTCAGGACGTTGAAGCTCTCCTCCTCGAAGGTCTCCAGTTCGAAATTCAACAGAATATCGACCGTGAAATCCTCATGGCTATGGTGATTGTTGCTCAGACTCCGTCTCTCGGTGGTGAAAAGCCGATTGATATGGACCTCGCTGATCCGAACCGCCTCAACGCTGGTATGGGTCGCTGGGCTGCTGAACGTATCGCCGGTGGTATCGTTAACACGATGATTGCTGTCTCTCGTAAGATTGCTCTCACCACTCGTATGGGTTGCGGTAACTTTGCAATCGTGTCTCCGGACATCGCTGCTGCTGTCGCTACCTTGAACAACGGTATCTACACTCCGACCTACCTCCAGACTGATGCCGCTGTGCAGCCGGCTGGTGGTGTGGCTGATGCTGGTAGCCTCTTGAATGGCAACATCAAGCTCTATCAGGACATCTATGCCAACGCCTCTTATGCCTTGATTGGTTATAAGGGACCGCGTCAGGGTGAATCTGGTATCATCATGATGCCTTACATCCCGTATATCTTCTGTAAGACCGCTGGTCAGGAAGATGGTTCTCCGCGTCTCATCGTGAAGTCTCGTTATGCCATTGTGGCTAACCTTCTCGGTGCTGGTCAGTTCTACCGCTTGATCCACTTCAAGAATGTGTCTAGCGTTATCACTGGCATTGACCTTGAGAACAACCCGTGGGAAAGCAACGGTTCTGTTGGCGGTGCTTCTCTGCAGCCGGGTCTCTCTTACGAGACTGTTCCGGGTGCTAAGGACAACCTTGTCAACGTGGCCGGTGGTCTCTCCTTCGAGAACAACAACTGGTAATTGTTGACCTAACTTTGCTCCTTGGTTAGGTGACGGTGGCGAAGCGATTCGCCACCGTTTTTTGTTTGGAATTCAAACATTTTATTGCTAAAATAAGGCATTATGGCCGATATAATTTCTACTACGTTTGACCAGTTGAATCTGGACGACCCGTTTTTTGACAGTTTGAAGTCGATGTACCGCAATTTCAGCACTTGGTTCCGGAACAAGGCTGAGGAACACACGAGCTGCGACGTTGTCTATGACGCCGAAGGCAATTTGAAGGCTATGCTCTATACGAAGATTGAGGGTAAGTTCGAGGATTATAGCCGGATGGAGAAGCCTTTCGCACCTAGCTTTCGCTTGAAAATCGGCACGCTGAAGTCCGAGTTGCGCGGCGAGGGGGTTGGCAAGAAATTCCTCGAAATGGCCGTGGAACGAGCTAGGCAAGATCCAGGAATTTCGGCGGTGTATGCGACGATATTCGCCGACAAGCCCGAACTCTCTGGATTGGTAAAAATGTTCGAGAGTAACTACTTTTCTCGCCGATGTATGCTGTGCAACGGCGAAACTGTGTTCGAATATCCGATAACTTGGTGGAGAATCCCTAAGCAAGAAGATTAAATGGTTATACATATCTAAAAAGGCTGGCATTTGCCAGCCTTTTGTGTTTTTGGAACTTATCAACAGCATATAAACTGCATATAACCAAGCGGGTTTTGACGATGATAGAAAAGGATGGAAAAGCTTTATTGTCGGGTATTTTGAATAATGACACTGATTCCGTAAAGAGAATCATTTCGTCGTATGTCGAGTCGGCAATGAAAAAAGGTATCGACGGTGCGTCGGTCGCCATTATGGAGTCTATCGGACCGAAAAAGTAAATGGTGAGGGGTACAGCTATGCAGCATTTAGTCGGTGATATTTTTCTTGAAGGCGTGAAGGCACAGTTGCTCGACCGTACCGACGAGTTCGGTGTCGGCGTAAAGCGTCTTGTAATCGAGGGTATTGGTATCGTCTGTGACATTCCAGGTATCAATAACCGTTCATATCCTCGTCGAATCATTGAGCGTGAAATGAAGCGTCTTATGGCCGAGATGGTGTCTCGTGGCCGTCTTGCCGCCGAACTCAATCACCCGCGCCTCGATGTCAATGGTGACGCGAAGGATTATCCGATTTTCGAAATGAATTTGGAGAAGGTCTGCGCTCTTATCGAAGACCTTCATATGGAAGGCGACAAGCTTATGGTGCGAATGGTCGTGCTGGAGGAAACCCCTGCCGGTAAGACGCTCGCTGGCTTGATCCGTGGCGGTTATCATCCGGGATTCTCTCTCCGTGGAGCTGGTTCTACTGTACCGGCTGGCGACCACGAAGAGATCGGCGACGACTATACGATGATTACCATCGACGTTGTCGGTAACCCGTCCTTCGGTCAAGATGCCATTTTCAACAGCCGCACCGAAAGCGTTTCAGCCAAGGCCAAGCCGCTTACCGAGTCTGTTTCCAAGGTCGCACCTCGACCGCTGGTCGAGTCTATCGAGAGCGTGATGGGTCGTTATGGCCGCGCTATCGCTCGCGGTTATGGAAACCTAGAAGAGTGCTATGGTGTCTATAACAAGAATGCACTAATTTCAGCATTGCGTCAAGGAGTTTAAAAGATGGAACTCTCGAAGATTTTGACAGAAGCCGAAATGTCGCAGATTTCCCCAGAAATCGTGGGGAAGATTGAATCGGCATACCGTTCTGAACTCGCTTCTGCGATCGAGTCCGACAGTTCGAAACAGCGCAAGCAAGTCGAAAAGATGCTTGAGTGCGTTATGCAGCGTGCCGACAAGATGATCGGCGAAGCCGTTGCTGAAAGTGTCGAGAAGTACAAGTCCAACGCCATCAACGACAAGATGTACAAGGTCTTGAAGGCCGTGTCTTCTTGCTTGGAGAGTGCCGGTATTTCGTTTAGCGAGGAACTGGCCGACGCAAAGCGTGAGCGTAAGGCCGATGAACAGCGTTTGAAGGAAGCCTATCAGGCTCTCAACAAGAGCAAGCAGCGCGAGAACGAATTGGAAAAGAAGAATTTCATCCTTAGCCAAGTGAACGGTATGAAGCCGGACGAGGTTCAGAAGGTTCTTAACCAATTTATGAAGCCGACGGTCGATGTGCGAGACATCACCAAGGAAGCCATCGCGAAGTTCATTTCCGGAGATAGCAACGACGTGTTTATGCTCGATATCGACCCGGATTGTGACGGCGACTTGAATATGAACAATGTCGCCAACGCTCTGAAGGAAATCAACCACGAACTGGATATGGAAACCAAGCCGTCTTCTCCGAATAAGGTCGAAAGCCGTTTCGAGAGTCTTGGCAAGGGTCTCCAGCCGCAGAGAAGCACCTTGCCGACCGGTAATGTAAATCTCGAATCTTTGGAGAGCGGTTGTTCCGACGATAGCGACGTGGCCGAGGCTATGGCCCAGTTGAAGGACTTTGCCGGTATCGGAACTGGAAAATTCGCTTAAAATCTCCACATTTAGAACTTTAGGGGTGTCTCGCGTAGACACCCCTTTTTGAACTAATTTAGGGGGAGAAACCCTGCCCCGTTATAAACTACGGAAAAGAGGATTTATGCAATCAACAGATTTTACATTTGCACCGAGAGGTCAGCAGCCAGTCCAGCAGCCCGTACAACAGCAGCCGGTTTACCAGCAGCCATATCCGAATATGGCTCCGCCGCAGCAACAGCCGTTCTACCAGCAGCCGGTACAGCAAGTACCCAACGGTTACTATCCTCAGATGCAAGTGGCGCAGCCGAATGACGGTTCTCGCGAATTTATGGAGGCGTACAACAAGAACGTGCGCGAATACCAAGCGTTGAACCAGAAAATCAAGTCCGGTCCGACGAAAGCCGATGCCGAGTCGAATCTGGAAAAGATGGAAGCGATGGTTGAGACAATCCAAGAGGATGTCGCAAAGAAGCACGAAGATTCTGTGCATAAGGCGGAATCATTGCCGGAGTTTGTTGATCTATTGACGACTGTCATCAATGCTATGCAGAATCCTGAAGTATGGCTACCGAAGGAACGTCAAAACTTGGCACCGAAGTTCAAGGATTCTAAGCTGACGACATCTCTGGTACCGTATCTGAAGACTTACAGAGACACCGTTCAACGCTTGGGATAAGACAATGGCACTTTCACTTACTTTGAGCAATTATGCGATACCGTTCGCCGAAGAGTCTACACCGATTATCGTAACGCCGTCGAAGGATTTCCTTCTGACGAGCTTTTCGGTTACTGGGTTTGCACGGCGCAGCTGTGTAGTAAATTCGTTTGAAGTATACTGTGAAGAGCCAGCCATCATCGTCCAGATGGACTTGAATGGCATCGGTCTGCAGAACTACTATGCAGACCTTGTTGAAGTCCGTGGCGACTTCTACGACCAAGACACGACATCTCCCGAATGGTTGACCTTTACCAAGAAGGCTGACAAGGTGTACATATTCACGGTACACCAAGGTATTGACATCGAAATGCTCGGCCTTTACGGAAATGGCAATATCCAGAATGTCGTTCTCGATGTCCCTCCGATCCAGTCCAATGGCGACGTGATTCGCCAGATTCCGCTGTCGTTTTATGTTGTCGGGACTGAAAACGGAAACGATGTTGCCGAGACCGGTGTCATCAACATTACAGTTTCGGACGCGGTGAAGGCCACCGACGAACTGTTGCCGCAGATTACCTATATCGAGAACTTGGCTACACGAATCAATACGAGCGCGGAAATCGTTCTGCACGGAAAGAATTTCGTAAAGGGTATGAACGTGTACATCATCCAAGGCGAGACCGTGTACACCATCTTGTCGAAGGATATTACCTTCAATGACGATGGCACTATGGCTTCGTTCCTTCTGACGCCTAAGATGCTGAATGTCGATGGCGACGGTATGGATGCTTGTGGCACCTATGAAATCCACATCGGATTTGACCAAGCCAATTTGGATAGGAATAACTTAGGGTTGATTCGTTACAAGTACGACGAGGAAAACTACGCCGAACAGCAGAACACCCCGGCGCGATACACCGGTGTCGGTATTTGCTTCGTTCCTAGCGATATGTCGCTCGTCTACGATATGACGGACGAGTCCGGCGCGACCGTTTCGAATCCGGCTGCCGGTAAGCTAGGCAAGACGATGTATGTGCGTATCGAAGGCGATTGCACCAAGTATAAGTATGTACAGGTTCGCTTGAAGCTTAACTACAGCCTTGCTCACAAGTATGGCGAAAGCTATATCGACGGAGTGCAGCTCCTTGAAGGCGACGTGGTGTGGCTTACACACCAGATTAACCCGGACGAAAACGGTTTGTGGGTTGTGTCCAAGGGTGAATGGCAAGGTTATGACGACCCGACCGACGAAGAACCGGCTTTGGAAACTTGTCCGAAAGATTGTTATAAGAAACCGCAACCGGCCATTGTTGACGATACCTATGTAATCGATCTTGGTGCGCGTGTTTCTGACAAGGTAGATTATGTTTGCGCTGACGACGTTCCGTACAAGTGTGGTAGCCGTACGGCGTGCTCGTATCGCTTGAAACCGGGTGACGTTATCCTTCTTTCGAACCAGAAGGACGGACAGAACGGCTTGTGGTACGTGACTTGTGGCGACTGGGTATTTATGGGTCCGCCGGACGCGAACGACGGCACCACAATCGACGTATCGCGCTCCATCATAGTGCAGAACGACATCGACTTCTGTAAGTGCGGCGAGACCTACCACATTGACTATTACTATTTGAACGCTTCTTGTTATCTGAACCATCTTCAGAGAGAAGTGAAACTGCTTTGCACTGGTGCGTCCATCGTGCCGAACAATGCCGACCATCAAGTGAGCATTACTGAATACTCGGTAACTGTTGGTGAAGCTGCTGAACTGGTTGGCTATCGTGGCCGTACGCCGGGCGACCCGGTCAAGGAAGACTGTGTCCGTAAGGAACCCGATTTCGAATACAAGGCTGGTATGGGTATTGTCGAAAATCTTCAAGATATGCCTTGCTGCGCTATCGACTGTATCAAGGCTCCGGATTGTGTCCATTGGTGTGACATTCCTAAGTTCTACAACATCCGTATGACGGATGATTACAAGAACAGCAACGACACGAACGGCTTTACCATCAAGTTCTGGCGTCACGAAGAAGATGGCTGGCATCTGTATGCCTATATCGGTTCTGGAACGAATATGACCGGTATGGACTACTATGTCTATCACTTGCACGTAAAGGGTGCCGCAACCGAGCATATGGTTGACGTGAATGAGCATTCTTGGTTTACAGACCGTGGCGGCGTGCTTGCTACTGGTGATATTGACATCATTTCGCCAGATTGTGACGGAGAAGGTAGTTCTGACCGATGCGAGGATATTGAGACTCCGATAAGTGGTAATCGAACTTTTATCAATTCGTTTGCACTGACCGATGATACTTGGCAGCTGCCGTATACCGTGCTTGATCCGTTGACGCTTGACGAAATGACTCTGTATTCGACCGAGTTGGACAGCGACGAAAAACTTTATTCGCTGTGGCAAATCAAGTGTACTACTAATATTCTCGCTCACCGTTTGTACCCGGTGACTGGAACGCTAGACCAGCGTTTGAATTGCGCCGATATGGAAGATGCCGAACGAACGGCTCTTGCGGCTGGAACTCCGGAGATGGAAGGCTATATCGCCGGTATGCGTCACGTCTGGGGCTTTAACTATTACAAGTCGGTTATGTCTAAACAGCAGTTCTGTGACGAGTATAACAAGTACAAGACTGAATGTGTATATAGCGAACTCATAGAAGCGTTGGGAACCGACGAGTATGAAGACGAGGGTGAATTAAAACAAGATATCATCGGAACTGATGATGGGGACGGTTTGAAGACCGACAGGAGTTAACAATGGCTGAACAAGTTATTACTCTAACCAAGATTTATTCCCTTCCTCGCAAGGAAGGAACAGAAGATGACAAAACACGCCTTTGGCTTCCTGTGACTGAGCTTCAGGACACTGGAAAGCGAAAGACAGTTCGTGTGCCGTTCCCGGTAGGCGACTATGAAGTGTCTTGCGACTATTGTCAAGGAACTGGAAAGGTCGATTGCCCGACGTGTGGCGGAACTGGATTGGGTAATGTATGTGACCATTGCGGTGGTACCGGTGTCGAGCCGACTAATGACGACGACAACGACGAAACGCCGACTGATCCGTGTGACCCGGCTGCACCAAATGGCGTTTGTACTAAGTGTCACGCCGATACTCGTTACAAGGACACCGATGGCTTGTACCACCTTCCGTGTGAAACGTGTGGAGGTACCGGCGTAGTTGACTGTCCTCATTGTCACGGCCTCGGCGGCGGTGTTATGACCGTTTCTCCGAACGGTGTTATCCAGCTCCGTTATGATGACAAGGTGTTCGCTGTTAATGCGGACGGTCTCACTATCAAAGTCGATGGCAGAACTATTAAGATTGGTGATAACGGTCTTGAAGTTAATGCCGATGCCATCGTCCCTCCGTCTGGATATCTCAAGGCACGCAGTGACCAGTTGATGCTTGATTCCGATATGGTGATTAAGCCAAAAGCGATTATTCCGTCTATTACTGGAAAAAATTTCTCGATGGACAAGAACGGTTTGGTCACACCGTCGATTGATACGATCGGTGGGTTTGTTGCCAAGCTGACTATAAATATCGACAATCCGAATTACGAAGATGGTACGGACTTGATCAAATACGAGGTAACCGGCGGTGGCTCTTCTTGGAATTTCGTGATGGATACGACTCGTCCGTGTGACTCGTTCGAGGCTGGCGTGGTGGTTACGGAAAACCTCACGGATGGTATATCCTTCACGGTGAAGGTAGAGACTGGCCACTTCCCGACCAACTATCAAGCCTATTATTCTGTAGATGTCCATTCGTTCTAAAAATGACCTAATTTAGGTCAAAAGAGATAGAAGGTTTTTCTCTATGAAGAATCACAACATTAACGGACCCAAGACTCGTCCGGCTGCTCCGGCTGTCTTCGATAAGAATGGCAACCAGACCGAAGCCTCGATGAAGTATGACAAGATTGACTCGGAATACTTGACTAAATTGTTGCTTGAGCACAAGCGTAACGTGCAGCTTTATGGTAATGGTTATCCAGTAAGCAATGAACTCGCTACTGCCATCCGTATCGTTATCTTGAAGACGCAAGGTATGAAGTCTTGGCGCAAGTACACGGACGACTGGAAGGAAGAGATGTTCGCTCGCGCCCAGTTCTGTGCTCTCAAATACTGCAAGTCGTTCGACCCGGTTAAAATGGCCGAGAAGTCCAAGAACAATGACCCTTACTACTACCTTGGCCAGATTGTGTCCCGTGCATTTATGCAAGTGCAGAAGGCGATGTCGATCAAGTCAAAGTATATCAAGTTCACGTCGCTCAACGAGAACATTTATCACGAATGCCTCAACATCGACGAGTACGCTGGCGTTGTTCAGAAGGAGGCCGAACGCGAGAAGGCCGAGATTAGTGGCAACATCAGTCTTGACTTGAATCCGTCGGATATGGACAAGGCTGTCGATACCTTGAACAAGATTGACCCCGATATCGAGGTCAACGAGGATGGTGTCGATGCGGCGACCGTCGTAAGCGACCCGGCTCTCCGAGCGGCGCAGCTGAAGCTGAACAAGAAAAAGAACGCGGCGGAGAAATCCAAGGCGAGCAAATAGCGAGATAGACCGCTACGAAATGGAAACCCGACCGTTCGTAGCGGTTTATTTTTTGACCTTGACGGAAGTCGCCTGAATGTCGATCATTTTGTTGGAATTGTACAAGTAGACGCGGATGTACCGCTTCCCGTTGAAATCGTTAATCCAAGTCCAAGACTTTGCGTCGGCGATAATCTGGAGATAGCAAGTCCTATCGTTGCAAACTTCGAGTACGAGCGGCTTGCTGGCGAACGAGATGGCGGCCAGCGTGAACAGTGCGAAAAGAATCTTTTTCATTTGGAACCTCATAGAATAGCTTATCAGTTGCATTTTTCAACTAAAATAGTACAATTTTGAAGCGAAGCGCGTTTCAAAATCATATAAACTTGGGTATGATAACACCGAGGCTTCACTATGGCTCAGAAAATTAACAGCGGTAATGTACTAGGAATGGTTGGTGACAATTTCGATACCCATCCGGACTGGCGTCACGACATCTTCGTGCAAGCCCAGAGCTTGATACCGGACGTGGGCGACATCAAGAGCGGCAAGGCCGAGAAGTTCGTTAAGCGTGCCTACGAGCAGAATTACTGGCACACCGAAGACCGTCTTGCTGCGGAACAGGAAAAATTCGTCGAAGATGACCCGATTAACAATACTCCGGGGCTTGGAGATCTCAATTATCGCCGTATGGAGTACCCTATCCAGAAGAAACCCAACGGAAAGGGAGCCGAGGAAGACCGCGAAGAGGCCGAAAAGCGCGAGGTTCTGGACAAGGACGAGGTGCTGAACCTCTTGAAGAATCGGTATTCCATCTGCAGCACGGCCAGTGCTTGGGGCAACGAGCCTATCACCCAAGAAGACTATAAAGACCAGATTAAGCTGCGCTAGAACTTCTCATCATGATTCCTCCTCACGGGGCTGCGGGTAAAACCGCAGCCTTTGTGTTTTGGCACGCTTTTTGCTATAGTAACGGCGAAGAAACAAAACCAATTTAACAAAGAGGTAAAAAATGTTTGGTACTACAATTCTTCCTTCCTTCAGTATGCCTTTCGGTCGTGATTTCGCCCAGCTTGTTCGTGAAATCGCCGGTTCTATCGACGCGGAACATAAGCCGCAGATTTCTGACGATGCTTATCAGCCGAGTACGTTCACCTATGAGGACGGCGAAGGCGAAACGGTTATCATTGACCTTCCGGGCTGCCCGAAAGAATCCCTTGACGTTGAACGCAAGGGTCAGTACATCAAGGTCGAGGCCAAGCGCACGATCAACGGCAAGGAGTACAAGTACGCTACTTACTTTGCTACCAAGCTCGACATTGAAAACGCCAAGTACGCGTATGCCGACGGCGTGCTGACCGTGAAGATTCCGAAGGTCAAGAAGCCTGAAGATGAAGTGAAGAAAATTAACATCGAGTAGGAGGTTACATCTGCATAGTAGCAGAAAGGCCGCTGTTTAGCGGCCTTTTTGTTATTCTCTGGAGAGGAACTGTCTGTATTCGTTTAGAGCCTTACGGACTTGTCCGAAGTCGGCTGGCTGGGTTTCTGCGAGAACCGTTGCTGACACAGATTCGAGGAACGCCTTGGGGTCGGTGTCTCCGCGCTGGGCTTCGAGGAAGTTGATCGCGTCGAACTTGCTCACTTCGGCTTCCGTCAAGGTCGTATCGATGTTGTTGATTAGGCCGAACGCCTTGGTAACGCCTTCAATGACGGCGCGGTTTTCGTCGGTTGCGAGTTTTCCGAGACGGAAAATGAAAAGCTTCTGTTCGTCGGTTGCTGGTGTCATAATATAACCTCTCTTTACCGTCAGTTTATATGGTTGGTTATGATAAACTGCGAATGAGGTGTATAGATGACTCCGGTATACTACGTTCGCGAAATTGAGAAAGTAATGATTGCCATTATGGACGTTTTCAACAATTTGAGAGTGAAACGCTATGATGACCAGAACCGCACTGTGGAGAACCGTACGGTAGCTGTGCCGCTGTACTCGCACAATTCTGACGACTTTGCAAACTATGTGTCATCGACGGCCACAGCCCAAGAGCCGATGCCGGTTCCTTGCGCTGGTTTCCGGTATGTGTCTAACCGTCACGACGAGACTCATATGGTACAGCCGACCTACGCTCGCGAAATCCTCGCCGAGGATATCGAGAAGTTCGTCCGTGATATCCAGCCTACGCCGATGACGATTACGTTCGAGCTTACTGTACTTTCGGACAACTTGGCGGACTTCTTTTTCTTGAAGGAACAGATCGAGCCGTACTTCAACACCTATAGAACCGTCCGTATCAAGGAATGGGATTTCGCACCGAAGATCGAGCGTCCGATTCCGTTCAAGATTACGTGGAGCGATAACCTTGACGACGAGAAGGGTGACACCAGCAATGAGTACCAGTTCTACAAGACTACCTACACTATTGAGGCAATCGCTGTCTATCACCGTCCCTATGAACTCCCGGCCATAATCAAGTATGCGCAGATGAATTTCATTGTGAACAACGAGTATCAAGATTCGCTCCAAGTGTTCGTTTATCCGGATGAAATCGCGCAGCAGAAGAAACACCTCTGGGAAACCGTCGAGCCGTCCATCCGTGAAGGCTGGTCTCTCCTGAAAACCTTCACGCGTACGCTTGTTCGTAGGACTGACGAGAACGGCGAGGAATACTGGAAGGATATGACGATGAAGGAACTCGATTTGACAATTCGAGATCCTAACGACATTACTCACCGGAACCAGATTGGAAAGACGATGGGCGGTTACAACCCTATCTACAAGGGAAACCAGAAGAATGCGGCTGGTAAGGAGATAACTGATGCCGACGGCGACCCGATTCCCATTTACTCTTGGGAGGACGTGGTTGTCGGCGATGTTGCGCGTCCGGTAGAGGTTCCGCAGTTTGACTTGATCCATCTTAACTTCGACGAGGACACCGACCTTGAAGTCGATTACAGCGGTATGGGTCGTGACTTCGTTGCGGTGAACGACGAAACTCGTGAATTTGTTCCGGACTTGGCACCGGGTAACGGAAGCTATGCGCCGGGTGGTTATGAGACCGCTACGGACTGGTCGCACATCCTCAACTGGTTTGGCGATAACAAGGAAGGAAAGATTGAGGAGTCCTATACCTTCAAGGCGACGCTGCAGTTCAAGCAGCAGTGCGATACGGTTTTCCAATACCTGTACAATCCAGAAGACGTGACGCTTTCTGACGGTACTGTAATACCGAAGGGTGAGGTGTGGTTCGACTGGGGTGTGAGCGATGGAAAACTCTATTTCGCATATCACACGACTTCGATGTTCAAGCGTTTTGAAAGCGAACCGATACGTTGCGACAACACAACCATCTACTCTTTCTACTTCGTGCTTTACGATGAAGGCAAGAAGGGTGCGTTTGGTGTCAAGACTAATTTCTCTGAGACTATGATTGCACTTAGAACCACGGAAGTGACCTGATGCTAGATATTGATTTTTTGCTGAACAAGAAGCGGCAGCAGACTATTGCCGCAGCGAACCAGACGATGCCCACTCTCCCTATGGGCGGCAAGGAAACTGTCAAGTGCAAGAGCCGTCTCGAAGCCTATATGGAAGACCTTACGTACGAGAAGGAACTGACTGGCGGAGCCGATACACCGGTACTCACCGGCATCAAGATGGGAAAGAAGTTATAAACATAGTGATAACACGGGGTATCTCCCCACAACAATGGACAAACAATGCTCAATTTCAAAGTAACCAGCATCAAGACGATGCCTCGTTCTCCCCAGACTGAAGCTATGGTTCAGCAGCATATGGCCGCCAAGGTGGCCGAGCAGAACCGCGCTTCCAACGCACTCAACGCAAACGCAGTCACTGAAGATATGATTGCGAAGTACCGCGCCGAGTATCAGGATTTCTTGAAGAATCTTGAGAAGATGGACTTCGGTACGATGTTTGTGCAGCCGACCGCTGAAACGAAGTCTGAACCCCTTCCGGAAGCTGTTCAGGAAGAAGCCTATAACGCTTTCGTCAAGGAAGACGAGAAGGCTAACGACCTCGTGAACGGCATTTCCGTCGGCGAGGAAGCTGGTGACGCTGTCGTTATCGCAAAGAAGACCTCTCGCAAGAAGAAGTCTGCTGACGACACGACCGAAACCGCCTAGTTATTGGTGTTTATAAGTGTTTACACGTCCATCGAGTAATCGGTGGACGCTTTTTGGTCGATAAACTATATTTGATAGTAGGGAGGTCCGGCCAATGGATATGAAGGCTATGATGGCGGAGCAAAAAGAAGAAATGCTCCGTGACAAATATATCGAGTCCGAAAAAGCCGGACGAGACTTGGGTGAACCGCGTATGGTTCAGTGGACAAAGGAACACGCGATCGCCTTCCGTCGCGAGTATTACCGGAAACACTTGATGGACATCGGAAATGGCGAAAAACCGCAATATTTCGGTATTTTCCTTGACGAGGTGTCGAAGAAGAAAATCATTGACATATTGTTCGACGGCATTCCGAACGGTTGGACTGTCTACTCGAAGATGGTGGTTGTTTCTCGCGGCGATGTCTACCAGAACCCTGAAATCGTTGACTTCCTTGCTGAAAACTTGGGTAAGACCGTCGAACTTGAAGTGGTGTCGCTTGGTGTTGCTGTGGAGGCAATCGCCGTGGGCGTGTCCGGACTGTTCAAGTCGGTTGACAATCCGCCGTACATTCTCCTAGCGGTCGCGTCGGAGGAAGCGGTTGATCCTTCCCAAGAGTTCAACTTCAAGACGTGGAAACCATTCACGATAAACACGCCGTTACACGGAGTCGTTGACGCGTTTCCGAGTCATTTTGGATGGAAACACTAGATAAAATTGAAATGCCGAGGTCTGTAGCCGAGATTCCTGGCAACGAAGACCTCACTTTGCTCACCGCAATGATGAAAAAGAACGACTTTTTCGGATTTCCGGCGTATGTTGCCAGAATCGACGGCAAGATTGTCGGCATTGCGGTCGTCCAGCTGGGATATTATCCGGCGTTTGCAAAGGTATGGTGCCTAGAGGTGGCAAAGCCTTACCAGAAAATGGGCATCGGACGGCGTATTATGGAAATGGTTATGCAAGAACACCGTGCAATCAAGCTAGTAGCAAAGCGCGACGCGTTCGGGTTCTATGAAAAAATGGGATTCGTTTTCGTAAACGAACCCCATCCTAAATCGAATGTCTGTTATATGGTGCGCGTGGCCAAGGATTAGCCGATCTTCGTGACGGTTCCTCGACCGCGTTCCTCTTTTTCGCGACGCTGCCAGTTGTACGGAGATTCCGGATTCGCATCGATTTCGCGGCGGATAAGCTGGACTTGAATGCCGAACATAATCTTGGAACGCTGTTCCTTCGGCAAAGCCATAAATTCCTTAAACTCTTTCTGTACTCGGCGGAGATTTTCCATCATATGACGGTATTCCGGGTCGTTTTCGTGCTTTTCGATTTCCTTGATGAAGGCTTCGACTTGGCTCTTCTTTGCCTTCTGTTCTGGATTCAGTTCGGTAGTCTGTTCTTCTTGGGTCATATTTACCTCGGATAGTTTTTCAAGAATATAGCAATTCGGTGGTTTCGGTGCAACATATAAACTGCATTGTAAACAATCTGGTGCTTAAAAATGGCGAATTACAAGCTTTTTTGCGAGTCCGTACAGCGTGTCTGCCCCAACAACAGTGCTGCCGTATTGGCTGCCTATGCTCCTCGACTGGAAGCCGGGGATGGTGTTGGCAATAACTACGAAACTTTGAAGGAAATGGCCGTCTGGCTCCTCGTGGAGGCGAACGCACTTAACCAAATCCACTGGAATGTAGACCGAATGGTTAAGCATACCCTCTTGAACGAGGCTTATGACCTTTGCCGCGATGCCGGTGACAAGCTTGCCGAGACCTATATGGCACTGACCAACAAGCCGTGCGACAAGGAATTCCCGGCTGCCTCCAAGTCGACCGATCTGGACGACAAGGCTGTCCTTGAACTCCTCAAGTACATCGACAAGCATATGAACGACGCCGTGAAGAAGAACGACAAGTTCCCCGAAGGAGTCAAGAATATCTTCGCCGATTTCGACGAGGCTATGACCACCATCATTTACAAGTACCAGCAGTTTTCTGCTTAATGAGGTAGCCGATGCAGATTATCACGACCGATGATATGGTTGAAAAAATCAAGGCGATGCTTGGTTATCCTTGCACCGAAATCGAAATGGTGGTTGAGGAACGCAATGGCCTCGGTCACCTCCATATGGCCGTGAACGATACCTTGAACTGGTTCTACCGTATCAACCAAGACGAAGCTTCCTATATGGACGCTATGGTGCTCCGATTGAAGGCTGGGGTTATCCAGTACCGAGTGCCTGACGAGATTATGGAAGTGGTCGACGTATCGCCGTCCTATGGTAACACTTTTTCGCCGATGATGGCTTGGGACGTGGGTCCGGGCGAATCCCTAATGGGTGTCGGCGGTGCCGGTTTGGGCGGACTTGGACAGTTCGACTTGATTACTTATTCCGGTGCCTTGCGCTACTTGCAAGACGTGAAGAAGCTGGTGGGTACACAGTACAACATCAAGCTCCATCCGCAACAGCACATTCTTCGTGTCTACCCGACGCCGAAGTCTGACCGTGTGGCAATCGCTACGGTCTATGTCAAGGCGAAGAAGTACGAAGTGTTTGCCAACCCGCTGTTCCAAGATATGGCTCTCGCCCGTGCGGAAATCCAGCTTGGACGTATCTTGAAGAAGGACGATATGCCTCTTCCGGGTGGCGGCAAGGTGAACGGACAACAGATTTACACTGACGGTTTGGAAGAGTGGAAACGCCTTATGGAAGAACTGAAGGCTCAGTCCGCACAACCGTTTATGATGACCGACCTTAGCTAAAAGAGGAACCTCTTATGGACAAAAAACAACAAATGTATGCGGCCTTTATGGAAGGCGTGTGCGACAAGCTCAACTGCAAGGATGCGCTTCCGCTTCTCCAGAAGGGGTTCGAGGCGTTCTGCGAATCTACTGGTGCAGACTGCAAGTACATTAACCTTTCCGATAGGCCGAACTTCGACGTGACCTTGAGTCACGGTGGTATCGACCCCCATCCGCTTGAAATTACCGTCCAAGCTTCTGACGAATCCGATGCCATTGACACGGTAATCACCAAGCTGGCCGAACACGGTATCGAAGGTTATGCTGAGACAGACACGCCTGAACATCCGGAAGACTACATCGAAGTGTCCAAGGGTTATGTGCCGGTTCAGAACGTGGCAATCAAGAAGACCGATACTTCTCGCGGCGAAATTCGCTGTGCCTATGTTCCGGAAAAATTGCTTTCTGCTTTGGTTAACGGCGATACCAGCGGTCTTGAAGAAAGTGACTTGAAAGAACTCAAGGACTTCGAGGAAGAAATGGCCGCCGACGGCATCGACGCTCACGGCTTGAACCCCGAATACGGACCGGATGGCGAGTTCTGGGATGTCGACGAAGATTTCCGCAACGGAAACTCTGTCTGGTGTTCCGAATTTGTTGAACGTAAGTAAATATCTTTTTACATAACTCGACCCAAATCGGCTTGAGTTTCAAATTTTTCGCAGCTATTATTTTCTCCGTCTAACTCAGGCGGAGATTTTTATGTTAAAAATGCTTATCCAAATTATCGAGGAGCCTAAGCCGAAGAAGTATGACTGGCTCTTCAAGATTCTCGACAAGGCTCAGTACCTTATGTATGTCGGAATCGTAGTCCATATGCTTATGAAGCTCGTTAACACGATGAAGAAGACTTTCGGCACGGCCAAGACCAATAATGACAAGTGCCAAGACGCGTCAATCGGTCGTCTGTCCTCAAGGTCTCGTTAGTAGGAAACTTGTGAAGTCTGTTCTGTACATCGCTTGCTGCGCCCACGTTATTTGGCGAATAGTGCATTGGATCCCCAAGACGTTGGTTCGAGGAATGCGCTTTCACTTCGTGAGGAAGGATGCGGAGTTCGCGATTTCTAAACGGATGGACCGGTATTGGAAATCCGCTCGTTTCAAGAATCAGGTGGCAGCGGCGAATGACATCAAGATTTCGCACCCTTAGTGGTTCGTTTATTGAAAGAAAGGAAACAAGTCAAATGTTAAACCCCGTAAAAAAATTCGTTAACAATTTCGGCATCGGTGCGCCAGAATGGCTTAACCATATGATTGGCGGCAAGTCCGACGACCGAGACTCCATTGATACCTTCAAGGAGTTGACCAAAACCATCGAGGCGATGATTGATGCATTGCCGCAGATCGACATTCCGAGTAGCGTAATCGGCAAGAACAAGATTGACGCGCTCAAGGAAGTGGTCAAGGCATACAAGAACACCAACATTACCAAGGTTGCGCTTCTTGCTTGCTCTATGACGAACCTTATCGCAAAGCACAGCGGTGCCAAGTCCGTTTCCAAGGTGGCTGGCTTTATGCAGAACTGTATGGCTCTCTATGCCATCGGCGACACGGTATGCAACCGCATTAACTTCAAGTGGAATGTGGTCGACCAGCTCTATGTGATGGTTTCTACGGCTGAGCCGTCTTACGTCGACGTGACTCTCGAAGAGTTCCGCGAAATCAGCAAGAAGCACGATAACGACCTTAACACCACCATCACGATCACTCCGTCCTCTAACCTCGCGTTCGTGAAGATTATGAACAGCAAGGAACCGATGAAGTGGTTTTCCGCGCTCGACCAGATTGAACACACGATTACTCCGTTGAGCACGAATATCGTCGAGTGCAAGCGCGTTATGCCGACTCGAACGAAGGATTCCGACGAAGACGACCGCGACGTTCAGCTGCAGTACGTGTTCGACGAGAACTGCGAACAGTACAAGCACATCGACGGCGAAGGCGAAAAGGTCAAGAGCAGCGTATTTAACGCGGTGTTCAAGTTCCAGTTCGATGACAACATTTTCTACGCTATCCAGATTGTCCGTTCTACCGAAAGCGAAGACGGCACTGGTCTTGTCTATGTTCCGTCTAACCAGCTCAAGATGTTCTGGATTCCGAAGAACCGCAACAAGGTTTCTCCGAAGGCTGACACCAATATGCTCAAGCGCAACGTCGAACTCTATGTCGAGATGATGTTTGCAATGAGTATCGACCCGACGACGTATCTCTATTCGTTCGACGAAGATGGCGACCTCAAGGAAATGCTTCGCCCGGTGGCCATTCCGCCCGAATCCGTGAGCGATACCATTCCGAAGATTATCAAGGCCATCAAGATTGCCTTCGACAAGGGTCTGTCACGAAGCTACGCGCTTGTCGGCCAGCCGGGTACTGGTAAGACTATTGGCGCACAGCAGATTTCCAACGCTTATCCAGAAGTTTGCACATTCAAGATCACCGCCGATGTTATCGTCGATAGCGACCAGACTGACGCGATGCTCCGTTATGTCAAGGCCATCAAGAAGTGCATCATCATTCTCGATGATATGGACTCCTACCAGCTTACTGACAAGAACGACAATGTGATTGCATATCTGAGCTTCTTCGACAAGCTTAACCAAGCTGCCAAGAACGACCAAGTTTCCTACATCTTCTTTGCGACGATTAACGACCCGAAGAAGGTGAACCAGAGAATTATGCGCCGCAGTGGCCGTATCGACGAAATGTTCGAGATTGGCTTGCCGAGCATCAACACGATGCGTTACCTCTTCAAGTACAACGATGAGCGCGTGAACAAGGAACATCCGACCGACTTCACCGACCCGAAGTATGACGAGGTTATCAAGTACGCTATCGAGTCCGGTATCACCGCCGCCGACATTACGAACATCTTTACCGATATCGTGATTTACAGCGGTACTGAAGAAACTGAAGATGCTCCTGTGGAACTTGCCGACGTTGAAGCCGAGGTCGAGGCAGAGTCCAAAAAGGCCGAGGCCGAAGACGCGCCGGTATGCACGCCTGAAAAGCTCCGTGCCGCTATCGACCGCGTTAACAAGCGTAACAAGATGTCCGGCAACAGCTACATTGACCGTGACGAAGACTAGTTTCTTTTCCTGAGAGAGCTAGGGGAGTGGGCGACCGCTCCCCTTTTTGCTATAATTCAAGTATGATTTCTGAATATTTCTATATGCCGCGCACCAATAAGAAGGTGTCCGAGGAAGATCGCATCAAGTTTACCCAAGACCGTATCAAGTCTGTTCGGGAGTTCTTGACGAGGGTCGTATTCCAACAAGTTTTTATACCCGAAATTGCTCCGGCTGATCATGACCCATTCTTCGACCAGTTCGACCGTACTCCGCATCCTTGGAATGCTGCGTGGACTACCGACCGTATGGTTATCAATTACAACTGGTGGTACAAGAACGTGGACGAGTTCTGCACGGAACGCCGCGTAAAGATTCCGGATATAGACTTTTTCTACATCCTTATGCAGATGTGCCGAGAGAGAGGCTTGCGTGTGCGGCCCGTTGACGGGACGCTATCGCTTTCGCTGAACAAGCCAAACTATTTATTTCAGTAATTAACTCTACCACTGCCCAAGCAACGATCCGCAAGCGTAGTAAGCCGGGTCGTTCGTGATGTCTTGTACGCACTTGTCGACTTCCGGAGGACGGAATAGAACGTCCTTCTTGAGTTCGTCGATGGTGTCGTTGATGGCGAGCATATTGTTGCCTTGGGTAGCGTTGCTGTTCGGGTCGGTACCGTCCGTAGACGAACCCATAACATTTCGACCGAATAGTTTGTTGATGAAGTTCTCTTGGTCCGGCGAGTTGAGAACTTCGTCGCTGACAGTTTTTCCGTTGTCCATTGCGGTGTCCAGATAGAGTTTCCACCAGTATTTACGCCATTTGTACTCAAATTCCGGGATTTCGTCCACTACGCTGTCTACTTGGTAGAGGATGTTGTTGAATTCGAGCTTGAGCAAGTCTCCTGCCTTGGGGAAAATCTGCGCTGCGGTATAGCCGTAGTAGCGGAAGTCCTCGTAGCCGCGCTGGTACCAGATCGGGTTGTGCTCGTTCGGGTCGCAAGCTGGCTTAACGCCCAGTTCGCGGAGGCTCCTGTAGTTAAGCTCTAGGAACAGTCCCATATGGACGTAAATTTCTTGCTTCGTGGTGTACTGGATTCCGAAACGAGAATAAAGTTCGTTCTGAGGATTGAACCCCATAAGTACCGGTAGGTCGAAGACGCGCTCCACCTCGCGGTTAGAGTCCTCGTGGAACAGTGGGGTATTGTTCACGTTCAGTGAGGTCGTGTAATACTTGTAAAGGGTTCCTTGACGGTTGACAAACGCACGGCTCATTACATTGTAACGCTCTTGGTCACGGAACGCATTGTGTCTACGGTTGTAGAAAACCAGTCCGAGACGGGTGTCGTGCTGGAAGTCCGGGTTGTTGATTTGCATCTTTTCGGAGCGTTCGACATAACCTCCGGTCCGGTCGTTCCACATATGCGGAGAGACCGATGCCAGAACACTGAAATTCGGCACGATAACCGTAGTCGCACGGCAGTTTCCTGAAAGATGTAATACGAATTCTGGCATTTTGTCAACCTCTAACCTAGTTTATACGGTCGGGCGACCCCCCAAAAGTATATAAACTGCGATATGACTAACAGAAGGTTGAAAAATGGCGAGCACATCGATTTCACGTAAGTATACGAATATCTCGTTCGAGTCCGTCCGTGAGCACTTGCTTACGATTATGAAGGCCAAGGGTGGAAACTTGGCAGACTACTCGGAGAGTTCATACGGTCGCTTGATGACCGACTTGTTCGCCGGTACGTCCGACTTGATGGCGTACTACGCCGAATCTTCGTTCAAGAATGCTTTCCTTGAATCGGCAAACTCCTTGCCGTCCATCTATGCCAACGCTCGTATGCTTGGTTATAGCATCCGCCGTCCGGTTCCGGCCAAGGCCGGTATCGGCATTCAGACGACGAAGACCGGCAAGTTCAATACGATCCGCGTCCGCATCCCTCTTGGAACCGAGTTCACTATGGGTAGTACCACGCTGACCGCTATGGACAATATGGAGTTCCGCTATGACCGTAACACCGACACGGAACAGACTGGTTTGATGACTCTCGTTTCTGGAAAGGCCGTGCTCGCGGAAGGCCGTTTCAAGACCGAGTCTCTTATTTCCACCGGTAATCAGAACCAGACCTTCATTATTCACGACCTTACCTTCAGTGACTATTTTGGCGACAATGACCCTAACTTTGACGATGATGGAAATGTGGCTCACCGCTCTTCCGCGTTCACTAGGGTTATGTCTGACGCTACGTTGATGGACAATATCGACCCCAGCGTTGTGGTGGACGATAAGCTGTACTGGCGTATTTCTCGTAGGGGACTGATCGACCCAGCGAAGGAATCTGTTCTGAACGATATTGAACAGTTCGCGTCTGGTCAAGACAACTACACCGATAACTACACGGTGGAGCTGTCTACGGCAAATGACGGCAACGTGCAGCTCCGTTTTGGCGACGGCTTGAAGTCCGCCATTCCTTACGGCGTTATCAACGTGACTTACTTCTCCACGACTGGCGAAGAGGGTAACTTGCTCAACGTGGCCGGTACCACCCTTTCGACCAATAGCAGCCGCATCGTAATCTGTCAGGACGACGGTACCGAAAGCGATATTACGGTTAACGACCTAAACATTGCTATCACTACTGATATCCGTAACGGCCTCGACATTGAAAGTATCGAGTCCATCAAGGCGAACGCTCCGTACTTGTTCAACACGCTGGACCGTCTCGTGAACCGTACGAGCTACAAGATTTTCCTCCGTCGCTATTCTGATGTCAAGTACGCCACGGCCTACGGCGAGGATATCCTTAACACGAAACTGCTGAATGGCGGCATCGACGTTAAGTATATGAACCAAGTGCGTTTCAGCGCGTTGAAGAGCTTGTATCGCCAGAAGGACAATACGTTCTATCCGACGACCGCCGACGAGTATTTCCTCGAAGGCTACAAGGTGAACGGCCTTATGTACACTTGGCAGTATGACTACCGTGAGCTGGAGCGTAACGGGCTTGATGAAGGCCATATTGCCATCTACAAGCGTCTCGGCGATGCGCTGAAGAACGTCCGACTGGAGAATGGCGAAAAGCTCTCTAACGAAGTCCAGCAGCAAATTTTGCAGAGCATCCAGCCGACCTATCCGCTGGATTACCAAGTGTATTCCGCCTTGCTGTCTCCGCTTGACTTCGTCGAAGATGGTTCTGAACTGTACAACTGTATGACCGCTCTTAACCAGCGCGGAATGATTACTGTTGGTGGCGGATATCACAACTATGTCTATCCGTCGGTTCACGATATGGAAGCCCATATGAAGGTTACGTTGTTCCGAGGCAATAACTTTACCGACGTGAAGGAACGTATCAAGAATGCTGTTTACAAGTATCTCTTGGAGAATACCGACTTCGCTACGCCGATTTACCGTTCTCGTATTGAGGCTATCGTCCATACGCTTACGGAAGTGGCCGGTGTCGATGTAACCTTCTCGCCGGTCAATGACCGCTATGTCGAGTTGGATATCAATGACCTTCGCTGGCTCGGCCAGATGACTTATGAATACATCGTTCCGGGTAACATCGCGCTCGATGGGTTTGATTTCTCGCTCGGTTATACCTATGTTGGCGACCACGCGAAGACGACTTTCCAGAATACCTTTACGGTTCAGTCGCTTGCTGCTCTCCAGACTCGTATCGCAGATTACTACAAGTACACGGTGCGTCCGAAACTGGCGTCCAATGCGACCAACAAGCTTTCTGATTTGGATATCGACAAGTTTGTGGCCTACATCTGGGAACAGGCGATGATGGTTATCTACACGACTGTCCACAAGGCGTTGCTTGACGAGCAGTCTGCTGGTCACGCTGATGCGGCTGATGCGTTGTATTTCGTTATCCAAGCCATCAAGGGTTGGGATAAGGGTTACGATTCGCTTACCTTCAAGAATACGGACAAGATAGTGGATATGTCCGAAATCGAAGGTAATTCGCTGCACGACTACATTGAATACGCGCTTGAGTATATCAAGCTCGTTCGTAACGTGCTGAAGTATTATGTAACCAAGAACCTTATCGACGACGCTGGTAACATCACTAACTATTCGAACGACAACGAAATTGTCCAGATCACCATTCCGACCGACCAGATTGAGCTTGCCGTGTCGGTGGAAAGCGTTTTGCTCACGGAGTAATCAATGAATCCGATAGTCTATAACAAGAATGGTCAGTTCCGCTTCAACGACTTCGTTGGCTACTTGCCGGAATTCTTGAAGACGGAACCAGATGTGGTTACGTTGATGCAAGTGATGTCAGACTACATCAACAACGCCTACCGTAATATCGAGACGACCGAGGAATTCGAGTTTGTCCGTGTGTGTACTTCCACTGACCAGAATGCCGTCCGCAACGAAATGGAACGGCTGTGCTCGATGCTGCAGCTCGCTTCGGAACGAGGTGACTCGGTTCGCTATCTGTCGGTGCCTCGAAACAACGTGAAGTCTAACGTGATTGTCGGTAACGAGGGTGCTGAATACGCCAAGGAAGCCGAGATTGACTTACCGGAAGTCGAGGATGTCATTACGTCGGCATCTGGTAGGCACTTGGTCGACAAGACGACCAAGGACGGTACGGTTGTCTATATCAAGTACCGAAACGCCGACCCGGTTCGTACGGTCGCTTACTACTATTCTGCGGCGGACGACACGATGATTAGGGACACCGCCGGGACTTCCCAAGACCCGTTTACCGGTACGGACAACAGTCCATCTACGGCTATCGAGTTTAAGGTGTCCGATGTAGGCCACGTTCTTCGCCGCTATGGCGGTCAGTCCAAGGACAAGAGTGTCAACTATTACGAGATTTTCTTTACAATCAAGGTTACGGACGTAAATCGCGTTTCGGCCATCGATTCTGTCCTTGTAGACGTAGACGGTGTCGACAACAAGACCGACCAAGTGATTGTGGATTACTATAACCAAGCTGCGGTTGCTGATGGCAATTACAATACTTACATCAAGTTTGCCGAAGGAAACGCGTTCAACTGGGTTGGTGAATATCCGTCTGGAATTTTTTATCTGCGCGATACCAGTAGCTCGAAGCTTACCAATGTGTCGTCTAGCACTTATGTTCCTATTCCGGACACCGCACTGAGTCCGAACATCGACCGTTACCGAGTGAGTCGAATCGATGTGGATTCTACTGGTATGCTGAAGATTTACACATCGACTGGTACACCCGGTATTTACAGCGACGCGATGTTTTACTTGATGCACGGTAACGAGCAAGTTGCCTTGCTGAAGATGAACAGCGACATAACCAGCAAGTCTCGCAAGGAAGATGGCGAACTGTATACCTCCGTGTTCCCTGTGTCATTGACGTATGACATTTACGACATTATCGGAATGATTACCGATAAGAAATCGCTTACCTTGGTGTCTATTCCGCTGTCGGAGAGCTACTATACCATCGACGGTACGAATCGTATGCCGCTTCTTCGCTGGAGTGGCGAATATCGCTTCTTGGACGATATGTCGGTTGGCCTTTCCAGCGATATTAAGCTGTCGAAGGCGACTATTAAGGATAACGATGTCGTTGTTCGAATCAAGGGCAGCAAGTGGAAGCAGATTGGCCTCCGCGAGTTTTATTCTCCGGTTGATCTGAACGTCGGCGCGTTCATCTTGTGTCCCGAAGCTTGGGATGGTATAGCGATTGTTACAGCGTCCAAGATTGATAAGACGAATGGATTGTATCGTATCGGTATTCATAAGAATGTAAAGTCGACCTTCCATCCGGAAACATCGGAAGAAATCGAGATTACGATTCCGTCTGTCGGTGTAATTACGAGTATGTCTGCGAGCAACGCTGAAACCGGTGAACACGAATACGCCATTTACAGCGGCTATTACTGGCAGCCGGGTGATGTTGTGCTTCTTGATTGTGAAGTGAACGGAAACTCCGAGCAGCGTCTGTTTAGAATAACCAAGTATGCCGAAGGCTGTATTCACATATTCCACCCAGCTTACAATCCAGAGACTGGAATCGGCGTTAAAATCGCTAAGAATACGCCTATGCGTCTTGTCGAGGAATCGTCGGAATCCTATGTCTCTAAGGTTGACCACGTTCGTAAGCTCGGCGACGACACGGTTGCTGCTATTAGACGTTATACCGGTCCGATTTACACGAACGAGTATATGATTGCTCGATTCAAGAACGTCGAGGATGACCAGTTCTGTGTACTGAAGATGGTTAGCGACGTGGTTATGTATGACGCGGACGTTGATTATCCGGACGGAACCTACGTGTACAAGCCGGATGACCATAATGTCTACCAGATTAAGAAGTCTATCGTTATGAAGGGTGAACAAGTCCTCGAACAGACTGACTTGATCCTTGATACTGTGAAGCATTTCTCGGTCGGCTACAAGAAAATGACCAATTCCTTTATGCCGTATGCCGGTGCCGTGGCAACTCTTGACTACGACGAGAAGATTGACTACACGGTAGATGATATGGAAACCGTTCGTATTCCTCTGTATATCAAGAAGAGTAGCGATACCCATCTACGTTATGGCTGGAAGGAACGTGAATATCTGTACTATGGTAATGATATCGGCGTAGATGATATGGCTCGTGCTGGTTTCGTAGAGTTTTATGGAAAGAATCAGCACAATGTCGTAGACGTGGATATGGCTGACCGAGCCGTGAATGTCATCGACGAAGAAACTAGCGGAACGGTACTGAAGAAGGGTATCGCGCCGGTCTATGTTATTGATATCGACAGTAACCTTATTGCTACCAAGAATGAGTCTGGCAAGTGGATTGTTACGATGACTTCTGCCGGTCACGGCTTGGTTGACGGTATGCGCATTACGGTTTCTGACGTGGTTGTGTCTGACCCGTCGTTGAGTGACGTGTTCAACGTGACGGACGCTGTTATTGACGTGCTTTCACCTGATGTTATCCAGTATACAAGCGATTCTACTGCAGAAGGCGTGTATTGTACTGGCGAGATTAGCGATGAACACGACCCGGAACACAAGAAGGCGACTGCAATTTATCGTCGTCCTATCAATGCGAAGACTGGTGAACCTCTCCAAGAAGGCGAAGTCATTGAAGTTGACCGGAAGGAAAGCGACGCTACTGTCCGTGAGTTCTATAAGGTTGGTGTAGGTAACTGGGTCAAGCTCGACCGCAATACGGTGTTGACTCCGTTTACGCTGTATGCCCAGCAGAATTTGATTGATACGTCTGTTACGAACCCGGCTTATGCGCTGAGCCAAGGCTACAAGGTTAGACGTATCCGTTTCATTGACGAGAATACCGCTCAAGTCAACCTGATTGGACGTGTTCCCGAAACAGATTTGCACAAGGGAACTCGTGTTTTCATCAGGTTTGCAGACCATAGCGCGTACAACGGATGGCATACGGTTACTAGCGACGTGAACGGTGGTGGCATTTTCAACATCAAGATTGCTGGTGAAGCTGGTATGAACGATGGCCAGTCGCTGGTCGGTCGCGAGATGACCTTGTATGTCGGTATGTGGTACAAGTATACGGTCTATGCGTATGACTGGAACAAGGTCAGCAACCAAGCGACGTTCGCTACTTCGAACGAGATTCTTGAGGTCAATGGCAAGACCGTCCGCACGAAGTACAAGCACGGACTATCTGTCGGCGACAATGTAATCATTGATCCGAGTGGCGAAGCGGCGTACAGTTACGAAGGCGGCGAGCCGTCGAACATCTATGAGGCCGTTGTTACTGCGGTTCCTAGTGACGAGAGTGTTGTCGTTGAATGCGACGCGTCTATTGTGGCTGGCGGACGGATTTATAAAGGTTTTGTCGCTCGCGCAAATGTGGGAAATCTTAACGGCGAGTTTACTTGGAAGGGACATCGGTTTACCGACGGTGAAATCGTGTACACGACTAACCAGCTCTGCGAGGATGAAGAAATCGCGTGGCGCGTCTCCAAGAGCAGTGCGTGGGTTCCGATGCGCAAGAAGCGTACTTTCAAGATCGATAACATCGAAGTCGAGATGTACCGTAATCCGGAGTTTGACGAGGCTGACCCGGTAGAGACCGATTCTGAGTACAAGTACCGTGTCTACGGTGACAATTTCGTAGCAGCTGAAGCTGAAAATGGTAATGCATATCTGCAAGCTGCTGGTATGTCTCGTAACTACCACTTCGAGCATCCGCATATGGAAAATCTTGACACTACTCAGGACGTGAAGCTGCAGTATTCGTCCAAGTACGACTATGGTACGGTCGCGCCGCGTGACGATATGGACGCGTCGTTCCGTGGTGTCCCTGATATGGACTATCCGTTGGCCGAGCGCATCGAGCGTCTGGCCTACTTGAAGGATGCCAGCGTGCTTGATTTCGACCTTATCGGATATCTGGCTCGGTTTATGGGCTACGACATTACAGCCGTGTCTGACGACGTTAGCGAGAGCGGTATTTATCGTACCAACGAGGAACGCGAGAACGCCTTGAGGGAAACGATTTCCCACCTTCCGCAGTATTATGCGCTGAACGGCACGAAGGCCGGTATCAATATGCTGATGGCCACGTTCGGTCTGGTCGGCGAGTTGATTACTATGTGGACGAATACCGAGGACCCGTATGGCGAATTGGTTCGCCAGACCGATATCGACGAGCGAATCCAGAAGGATTCCGGGCTTGGCCTCAAGGTCGGCCAGTGGGTTCCGACGCCGCACGTCGTTCTTGATGTCTTGGACGAGCCGAAATTCCCAAGTGTCTCCGTCACTAACGAGGATATCGAGCGAATCAAGGAACAGATCCGCTGTTGCAAGCCGATTAACGTCGTGTTTGACGGCATCCGAGTGGTTATGAAGGCAGTCGCCACGGCTGGAATCAGTATCGTGGCTCACGGAATGGAAGGGTCGTCCGGATTGAGTCCCGTCTTCGACGGTAATAACGACGAAGGCTTGGGGTTGGAATCCTATGAAGAAGATGCTTGCCTAGACGACGATTGCGGCTTCTAGGCGAGCTGTTCCGCCACCGAAGTATATAAACTAGTTTCTTGAAAGAAATTAGGTAAATCTCGGTATGAACAGAAGCGTTATTACCCTCCGTGGTCTCGACATTCTCAATAATTCGATTGCCGGTGGTGATACCACCCAATATTGGATTGGTTATTACGGCCTAGCTTACATTCCCGAAGAGAATCGCCAAGATTTCTCGAAGTCTATGGTGACTCTGGTTCCTAGAGTCAATGACAAGCCTATTGGTGACGAACTGTTCAACATCTTCCAAGGATCTATGGCGGACACGGTCGCCGGGTTCGACGAAGGCGACGTGGATTCTGCAGCTGGAAAGCTTTACAAGCAGTGCCTTTATGCCGAGAACATTGAGTCGTCTTTCCGCTACGCGCTTTCTACGGATAGCAAGGGTAACAAGATTAACACGCTAGTTACCTACGGTCAGGATGCATCTGACCCGTCTCAGTATGCTCTGTTCCGTACCTACCTTGGTGTCGGCGGCGAAATGACTCCGTCGAACGCCGAGTCCAATATCCAAGTCGATGAATATGGTCTCCCGCTTCCGGCTCCTCTCTACTACGCAGCGAAAAACGATACCCCAGTGGCGAATTCCGTTACGCCGGATATGCGTAACTACTCTGAGAAGACCGGTGAACCGGGTTGGAGCGCGTCCAATGAGACTACACGTACCGAAGGTGGTGATTTCGCCGATACGACGAAGGCGATGCCGTCCATTTCGAACTTCAACCGTTATCACGCACCGTCGTCAAGTGAAGGCTATGCGGTCGCTCACGACCCGGCTTGCCGTAATATGGCGAAGGTAACGAAGTATTTCCCGATTGACCATTACGATATGTCTACGATTATCCGTGATGGTGGCCATATCCAGAATCTCGAAGCTGGCAAGAGCAGCACTAACCTTGACAATGCCAAAGTCGGCACTGTAAAGTACAAGATCAGCATCAACATTGCCGACTATATGAAGATGTCTTCCCAGCGTATCAACAACCCTGACGCTCCGAAGATTAGCTTCAAGTTCAACCGTATCGGCCTTTATGCTGTTCCGGTTACGCTTCACGCGTTCAATGTGGTCGCAGCCGATAACGAGAAGTGCGGCGGCAACAAGGTTCAGCTCGAAGTGAACGGTGACGAAGACCCGATTCTTTTCGCGGTTATCGATACCGACACTATTGAAATGAGTGAGACCGGTCTCACCAAGTTCAATATCGATTTCAGCGTCAACTTCCAAGAAGATACCGCTCTTGTGAACGACCCGGTTATCTTCTACAACTTGTACGAGAATGATGCTATCACTTGGTACAAGAACCAGCTCCTTGCAAATGCAAGCACCTCTGAAGCGGTGACTACGTTGGGTGTCGAACTCAACTACCTCCGCAATATGGTAGAGGCTCTGAACTCTCGCGGTGCGGATTGCGGTGTTGGTGACGACGGTGATATGTGGGCTTTCCGTAACCATACTCACCCGTATATGCGTAATATCGTGGATAGTGTCGACGTAAACTTTGGTGCTGTCCGTGGTATCTATACGATGCCTGAGTATGAAAACTACACGGTATATTTGACTCGCGGTAAGGGGTACGCTGATGATACCGATCCGTCTACCGTTACCAAGATGATTGAAGTAAACGGCTATACTGTCGGCGAAAACTCGATGGTTCTCGGTAAGGATAGCTTGGCCGCCGGTAAGTACAGCATCAATATGTCGAATTATGGTTTGATTGACCAAGATTCGTCTCACGTATTGTTGATGGGCGGTAAAGGAAAGTACGATGGCAAGGTATTTAATGATGACCACCTTGCTGTGACGGATTCCCACAACAGCATCATCAACGTAGGTAGTTCGGGCGAACTGCAATATTTGCGCGGCTCTATTTGGATGTCTAGCGACTCTGCGGTGTATGTAAACGGTACCGCACAGAACACGATTGCGCTCGGTCACAATGACGTGCTGAATGATATTGATGGCTCGGCTTATAAAGGCGATTTTAAGAATGGTAGCACTCGCGAATCGGTTTTCATTGGCCGCAATAATGCTATCGCTCAGATTGACGACTCTTTGATTATTGGTGCTGGTACGTGGGGCGGAACCCAAACTATCGGTAGCTACGACATTGCTTCCGATATGGACCCGTACTATATGAATTCCCAAAATTACTCCGAAACTTCTATCTTCCCGTCGGTGACGGGCGGCGTGTTTGGGGTATCTAGCATTGGTTCTTTGAACACGGTGCAACGTAATGCTCGTGGAATTTACGCTGCCGGTACCGATAGTGTAATTCCGTCTAGGTCTGAAAATGTGATTATGATTGGTAACCGGATGAACAAGGCTGCTACGCCGTATTCGTTCGCTAAAGACGGCATTATGACGGTCGAGGAGTTTAATGAACGCTATGGTAATACTGATCGTTGGCCGTACCCCTCCGATGATTTTATCTGGACGACTACCGATACTTCGGGAACAACCCCAGTTTACAAGCGAAACATCGTGGTTGTTGGAAGTGGTGAACTTACGATGTTGAATGGCCAGTCGGGTACCCCTACTACGATTACCAAGACCGTAAGGGGTGTTACGCTGTATATCACCTACGGCAATTACATTTGGAGTGGTGGCCACACTTGTGGAACTGGTGCGGATGATTTCAATACAAATCCGGAATATTTCGCCAACTTGTACAGCAAGCCGGGTAACTACAAGAATATGCTGATGCTCGGTGATGATTTGAACGCTGGCTATGGCAGCTCGAATTCGATTATATTGGGTGACAAGAGTGGTACTCGAAAGATTAAATATACCAACTCTTTCATTAACACATTGGGTGATGATATTGGATATCAGCGTGATAACACGCCGGGTCCGTTCGGTCATTTTGATAATGTTTGGTGGATTGGCCATACCAATACTACCCAAGATACGAGTATATCGGGTTCGAGTACGACGACTGGTCATTTAATCGCTGCGCAGCAGAGTTCTTCCACATTATACAAGGATGCTGTCTTTAAAGATAAGTTCGTGTTTATCGGTGATGATAAAACGGTATACGGTCACGCATATTGGTATGGTGTCGAAAGCAATGAAGTGTCTAACTTAATGACGAGACTTGCTGAGACAAACAATTCCCAAGGCTGGGCATATACGATTAAGGATTTGTATTCACCGTGCAATTCGCCGATGATTTATACTGGCGGTATTGCGTTGGGTGGTTATGGCACTGACGAATGTAACTTTATGCTGATGAAGGTGGGTACATCTCGTTATACGATGACTAATCCGAATGAAAATCATACCCATATAGACAACGGCTTCAATACCAACAACAACATCGCTTATGCGCAAATTAGTAGTAGCAGTACGTTCACAAAGGTTATCCGTGGTACAAACGTGACTGGACCGTGGACGGAAACTGCTGAAAATACGACGTATCTCTGGCGTACCGGAAGCGTGTATGCTGGCGATTTGGAGGCTGGCTCGACGACGTTTACTTACACTTTACCTTATGGCGAAGTGGTTGACGCTACTGCGACAATAACGATGACGTTGTATACTATTAAGCTTGATAATAACGGAAACGAAGTCAACGATACCGAATATGGTACGATGACGGTGTCGTATACTGCTGGCGAATCTACGATGACCGGTACGATTTCCACGGCGGCAAGCGATAGACTTCGTGTATGGGTGGGTTACCGTCGATATGATACGACTGGTGACGCCATATACGACTATTACAACCCGTCTGTCTCTGATGTTCATCACTTGATGGTTGATTCTCCGTTCAAGGGAATGACGCTCGTTGTACAAGACAAGCAAGAACTTGACGGAACTCTACACATTGGCCTTGGTAGAGCGGCTGGCGGCGGTAGTAACTTGATCAATATCGGTAAGGAAGAATATAACTATGACACGCAAACGACTTCATTTACGCTGCCGACTGGCGTGACTATTTCTGACCTTATGAGTCAGATTGATGAAATGCTTCGAAATGGTACGCTTCCGGTCGTGTATTTTGAAACCAACCGTATGCAATCGGAAATGATGGGTCACCGTGGTAATTTCCAAATGGTCTATGCTACTCTTGCTGGTGAAGCGTGCTGTGGTTTCTTGTTCAGAGATCTGGCTGCTGAAACTGAAGATGGAGACCCTTCGCTCTATATCTATATCGGTTCTCAAAGCGGTAGCCCGATGCGTACATCTGGAGACTAATGCTTAACTTTTTCCAGATTTCATTAACCAGTTCTTGTAACTTGTCTTGCTGGCATTGCCCTATGGCAAAGTATCGCAATACCGACAATGACAAGTTCAAGCTAACTAATGCACGGCTAGTTCCGTGGATTCGAAAAAATTTGAGTCCAAGAGATTGGATAATTGAGCTGACTGGCGGAGAGCCGTCTTTGTATGATGGGATCAATCAATTATGCAGTTGGTTGTCGTCTAATAAGTATAGGACGCTGGTAAAGACTAACGGAAAGATACCTATACAAAAGTTCCCCAATGTCGTAAGAGTCGCCGCATTTCACCAGTTGGATAATCCACCGGTTTCATTTGACCAGATTTTGATTGTGGATACGGTTCAGAGTGAAGAAAAGGTAAAATATTGTGAAAAAATGGGCTGGCAATACCGTGTAATCGGGTTTAACGACGATTGTTTGCCCGATGAAGAGCATAGCTTCAAATTATGTGGTTTTATGGATCCACACGGACATCCGGTCGGATGCAAAGCTAGGCCGGTTCAATATACCGAGTGGCCAGACAAGTATGCATTGGAATTTACCACACTAAAGTCCACTATTTGTTGTCCTCATTGCAAGGCCGCCAAAGATGCTTGGATATTTATGCCAAACTCTTGGAAAGAATGAACTAATTTAACTCGAAGGAATAACATACATAAGGGTTCTTATGAAGATTAAACGCGAAAAGCTCCTTTTGCTTAACAGCATTCTCCAGCAAGCCGAACGCATTTTCAAGGCTCCGATCTCTGGAAAGTTCTACTACACGGTCACTCGTAACCGTAACAAGGCCGAAGAAGAACGTAAACTTTGCTACGAAGCCTACCCGGTAGACCAAACTTATCTCGAATACGACCAGAAACGTCTCGGAATCTTTTCCGAAGAAGGCATTCATACCGATGAGCAGCTTCGTGAACTGTCCGTAAAGGAACCGGAAAAGTTCAACGCTATTCAGGAACGCCAGCGTAAGCTCGCTGAAGAGTACAAGGATGCCATCGAAGCCGAAAACAAGATGGCGGAAGCTCGAAATGAGTTCTTCAAGGAAGACCTCGAAATCGAAATTCGCCAGATTTCCAGCTCCGAATTGCCAGAAATCGACCCGAAATCTGGTTTTAAAGCTTGGTACGTGCTTAATGCGCTTGAACCTATGGTGACCTACCCTTCTAAGGTGACTACCAAGACGGTCGAACGTGAAAAGATTCTCAAGATGAACGGTGTTTTGTATCAGGCTGAGATGATTTTCGGAAACAACGTGTCCAGCAAGTTCTATGCTGCGGTCAAGTATAACCGTGAAAAGGCTGAAGAAGAGCGTAAGCTTTGCTACGAAGCCTACCCGGTAGACCCGAAGTTCATCGAATACGACCAGAATCGTCTGGCTATCTTTGGCGAGGAAGGTATCGTGAACGACGACCAGCTCCGCGCCTTGGCTGCCAATGACCCGGAAAAGTTTAACGCTATTCAGGAACGTCAGCGCAAGCTCATCGAAGAGTACAAGGACGCTATCGAGGCCGAACAGAAGATGGGTACCGAGCGTCAGGCTTATTTCAAGGAAAATGTCACCATTGACCTCCAGTTGGTCACTATGGACGACGTTCCGGAATTCGCTGACGGCGAGCACATCAACACTTGGGAAGTCTTCGATGCTCTTGCACCGATGATCGACTTCGCCGAGGATTCCAACAAGGAATAGTTATGGCTGGATTGAGCGGATGCCTAGTAGTCCGCAACGGTAAGGCGAGCGTCGTGCGTTGTCTCGACGCTCTTCTTCCGCTTGTGAACGAGTACGTTATCGTGGACACCGGCTCCACTGACGGTACGGTCGAGCTGGTGAACGACTGGAAGGCTCGCCATCCGGGTTCTCGTGTCGTGCTTGAACAAGTTGGCCGCCTATTCCACGACGAGGACGGCATTTTTGACTTCGGCGGAGCCAAGAACTACGCAATCAAGATTGCCTCTTGTCCCTATGTGCTGTGGGTGGACGTGAATGACATACTGGTCAACGCGCCAAAGGTTAGGGACGCGTTTGACAAGATAGTCAACAAGATACCGCACGCCAGTATAACCCTGTTGACCCGTGTGGACTCGTCTTTTGCTTTCCCAAGGGTTCGTATAGCTCCGAAGGAATATGCCCATTTTGAGGGCAGAATCCACGAGTATATGGTCAATACCTCCAAGGACAGGCAAGTGGTGACCACTCGCTTTATGTTCGACAACTTCAAGAAGTATCGAGACGTGTCCAGAAACGTGAAGACCTTGCTCAAGGATTGGAAGCTGCAGCACACCCAGCGGTCTGCCTTCTATCTGGGCAATTCGGCACGGGATATCAACGATTTCGAGACGGCCAAGGCTTGGTACGAGGTAACCGTAGACGAGTTCCCGTCTATGCTTAACGAGGAACGCGCCAAGTCGATGGAAGCATTGTGCGACATCGCTCTGAGGCAGAATGACTTGATTACGATGGGAAACCGCTCTATGCAGATGATCGAGGAGCTTCCTATGCGTCCGGAGGGGTTCTACTACCGTGCGAAGTACCAGTACGCCGTCGGGAACTTCAAGATGGCCGCGAAGTGCCTAGACCAGCTGCTCAAAATCAACAAGGTCATCAGGCCGTCCCATATGTGGATTAACCCGGAAATCTATGACCGTCACCGCCATATTGAGATGTACAACGACGCTATGAAGAAGGCCGAGTTCTCGAATATGCAGCCGATGATGCCGGAAAGGGTCGAGATGTACCAGAGAGGCCGAGATTACTCGGCGGCCGGCATCGGGTCGCAGATGATGGGCGGTTTTGGCACACCAATGTACGAATATTCCAACTAAATACCCAGCCAGTCCGAAAGACTGGCTTTTCTAGCACCTAGAAACATATAAACTACGAGCAAATGTATTGGAACAACGAATATGTCTACGAATCTACACGAGCTTACTAAGCAGCTGGATGCGCTGACCTATAACTCTCGAAGTGTCCTCAACGCACTTATCCGTTCTGTAATGGCAGCCGGTTCCAGCACTGGCTGGACGGTGGAACGTGCTGGTGTGGAAGTAACGATGACGAGGACTGATATCTTCCTTTTGAGTTCCTTCTATACCGAGTGGGAGTACACTCGTTTCGACAAGGATCAGTTTGATACTATCCGCGAAAAGCTGGACGCGCAGTACGCCGACGGCCAAGGAATGGTTAGCGATACCCCGGTAACCTACGCTATCGTGCAGCACTCGAAGATTATGACGATGACGACGACCGATGTCGGTGTCGCCGACGATTCGTACTGGCTGGACAAGGTCAAGAACCAAGTGAACCCCAAGATGTTCACGAACAGTGCTCCGATTCCCATTAACCTTCGTACGCCGATTTACGACGAGAACTTGTCTACGAAGCATTTCGACCAGTTCGAAACCTATCTGTTCCCTCGTGCCTATTATACGCTCGATACACTGGGTTTCAGCGGTGATAATGCGTCGCACGTCGGTGGAGGCCGAGAATGGTTCTTCGACATTGACGACAAGATGACGATCGGTGCAGACCGTACGATTATCGGCGTTCAGAATCCGGAAGTCGCGAAGGTTCGTGACACCAACTATCAGACGCTTGGAACCCTTAATTCCCTCGCTGGCGGTACTGATTCTTATGCATTCGGTCCGAATACGTTTAGCTACGGCTTGTATAACCAAGTTTACGGTAAGCATAGTGCCGCCGTTGGTGGTGCTTACAATTTTGTGTATAGCGAAGAAAGCGGAATCCTTGGTGGCCACTGGGGAACCGTGCAGAGTATCTATGGCGCAATAGCCGGTGGTCTTGGTAACTTTGTTACTGGCCAGTATGGCTTTGCCGCTAACGAAAATAACAATGTCGGTGGCTATGCGTTCTCGTTCCAGCGTTATGTGAAGGCGGCTAATGCCAATACGGTTACTGACTGCGTAGATACGTTTACGACCGAGGATGGTTGTGTCTACAATCTTCAGCTGACTGGTGCAGCTGGCAACGGTGCGGACGCAAATGGAACTATCGGTCCGAACCAGATTCTCATTACGACTGATACGTTGGCTCAGTCTGGTTTCCATTCTGGACAGAATAGGATTTCCTCTGGCTATGATACGGCTCCTTACGGATATGGCGATATTAAGGTAGGCGACTTTGTCCGTCTGTCTCGTCCTCGCGTATATAACGATAAAGGCATCCCGAATATGGGCAACTATCTTGACCGTACGGTGACGGCACTGGAAATGCGTTCTTACGGTCTTGTGGTTACGTTTGACAACTCGGTGAACCGTTTCCCCGGTGTCAATGGAGAAGTGACTGACGGCTATGTAGCTCGTCGTCATACTTACCAGCTGCCTGTATGTAACGATTTCAACAAGTTCATCCGATTGGAAAATGACGGTCCGTATGCGTCGGCTGCATTTGGTTTCAATACGGTTGCTGGTGGAAGACACCAGTTTGTCGCTGGTCAGTCCAACTCTGAATTGATGCGTCCACTGTTCATTATCGGTAATGGTAGCAGCTATATTGACGGTAATACTTATCGTCATAACGCGTTTGTGGTGGCGAAGAACTACAGCTATATGCGCACGTCTGCTCAGTACATCAACTTTGGTATTTCCGACTATTCGACGGCGACCCAGTACGTTCACGGCGATGCGTCTTATAAGGAAAACCGTAAGTATGACGAAGACTACGTGAACTACGGTATCGAAAAGTATGCCGGTGTTTATGCGTATGACCTTGATGATGAACAGCTTGATGAAACTCGTGCAGTCCTTCGTGTGTCTCACGAGCATACCGCGCTTGGTATCGGTCGAAGCAGCATTATCGCGCATCCGATGTCGACTGAAAAGAATCCGAACAGTAACAAGGTTCTCCTTGAAGCCGAGTGCCACGAAGGTGCTATCGGTATTCACGCCGGTTCTTGGCAGTACGATTCGTCTACGGAAGAAGCCTCCGATGAAAATAACTGGCTCGAATTCTACAACAATCAGGTTCGTAGCGGTGGCAAAGATATGTCCATTACTATGTGGGCATTGGATAACATCGGTATTCACGGTTCTGGCGGTATTAGGCTGCATACGACTAAGTACATCCACGGCGAATATGGTGCCTTGACTCTTCACGGCATCTCTATGGGCGCATTGACCGCCGATACCTCTGATAGTCGCGGCTTGATGGACTTTTATATGGGAAATGCCGACAATAAGCAAGTGTCCGCTTACATTAAATATCCGGGTCACTACTTTATGTGGAAGAACCACGCGATCAACTCGCATCCGTCGGAAGAATCGTATTCGAACTATATCGGCGCATACCACGTAATTTCGAACACGCATTACATCCAGACGAATGACGCTAAGGATGGTAACATATGGTCTACGGCTCAGCTTATCTTGCCGGGTAACGTGTCGTGCGGTCTCCAAGAACACAATAACCACGACTTGCCTCACCCGAAGCTTCAAGTTCAGAATGTCAACTTCCCTGATGACATCCACAAGAAGCCTACTCAAGCGATTGGTTATTTGAGCCAAGAGCTTGCTTACTTGGTTGACGTTACTGACCTTGAGAAGAAATTGACCGACCAGTTTGCTGGTATTCTGAAGCCGCTTGCTGGTGCTGGAACGAATTATATGCACTTGGCAAATGTGTCATTCCCTGACAGGGCTAGTGCCTCCGCTGGTGTAATGCTTGTGCTGACGTTCGTACAGGCTGTTGGGTATAGCGGTTCTGCTATAATGTCGTTTAATATCGATTTTACGAGTAATGTTGGTACTGATAGCAAATGTGTGGTACTAAATTGCAGCAAAACGCTACCGACTTCGGTGACGACCTTGTCTAGTATGTCGATGTATGTCGTAGCGAAGAGTGAAACCAGTGCTGAAATTTGGGTTTCTACTAATCTTCTTGGTAGCATCATTTCGAGTATGAGGCTTATTGGTGGAAATGCATCCGTTGGTTATATCATACCGCAGAACCAAACTTATGTTACTAGCGAACCGACCAACGCGACTGTGGTTCCGTGGAAATATCCAACGTTTCGATCGTAGGTGATATATGGCTACAAATGTACTTGACATCAATCCGTTAGAACATTTGACTGGCGATATCGCCAAGTCTCAGTTCAACTACGAGTCTATCTTGAGAGGACTCGTTAATTGGAACAACAGTAAGGATGACATCATAACCATTCGCTTGGCTACGACATCCGAACCGTGGTTCCGTGACATCAATTTGCACACCCGGTATTACTATTCCAAGAGTGCTGGCGCGACGTTCTCTGAAAAGGCGTTGAATCCTAACAGATTCGCGTATAATAGCCGATACCAGATGGTTGCTGGCGTGGACGAGGAAGTTGTCCTCCGTATCAATGCTAGAAATCTCGGTGGGGTGAATAAGTGGACGCTCTATGAAGATGTCGCTTTGTATAACCAAGTCAACGAGATTCCTGACCCAGATTATGTCGATTATTACCGTATAGATACTCAAAACGAGTTTACTATGAACTTGGTAGAGAATACCTACATTAGGTATTCCAACGGTGGCGACGTGAAGCTGTGCAAGGTTATCCAAGACGTGTCTGCTGGAGACGCCATTGTTCCCGGTACAAACATCAAGGACGCTGTTATTCCGCTTGAAACTAATAACGGCGTGGTTCCGCAGAATCTGGAAAACGAACAGTTTTTGTCTTACGGAAACGTAGTGTATGTCAAGTCGGAAAACGCCGAGAGAGATCCGGCCAAGAGCATTACGAAGCGTGCCAGTGGCTATGAGCCGTATTGTGATATCTATCCGACGCCACCGGCCAATACCGATGATTATGATCCGCCTGTAGCTGACTATGGCAAGTTCGTGTATTATCGGGGAGAGTTCTTTGTGTATATCAGCGAAATGCCGACCACGCTGGCTCCGTTCGATGAAGCGACGGTCGAGCGCGACAGCAGTTCGACTGTAACTATCCGCAAGTACAATACCGATTATTGGAAATCCGTTTTGTTGCTACCGACTACTTATAACGTGAATGGTAGCGGTACGCTTCGTTTCACGGTTCCGACCGATATCAATGGCTTCGTGCTGCTTAATGGTTCGACGGTAAGTTCTGATGAAAATACCGAAATCGGCGTGACCGGTTCTTTGAAGCTGAATGGCGGCAAGACCAAGGAACATTCTGGTGTGGATATCTTTTACACATCCAACTACACCGAATGGCCGAGCAACACGCCTAAATGGGTGGAGGGAACTGCATACTTGACGGACGTTGGCAAGAATGCTTACTCACTGCAGCCGTATTCCGCCGTGATGGTATTCAACCACGCCGACCCTTCCGTCAAGCAGCGCAACATCATCAACTACGATGGACCGGATCTTGACCAAGGCTTGTGCATTATGCTTCCTTGTGAAGTCGAAGTTGAAGAGAACGGTTCTCCGGTAATCAAGAAGCCGAGCGACGGTATGACCTTCGAGTTTATCCTCAATATCTGGCCTAACCACGCTTATGACGGACGCGAATACAACGACTTGATTATCAACAAGTCTCAGGTCTATGTGTACAGCATAAAGAACTGGGATGAGTACAAGACCGATGGTATGGGCGTATCAACAGTTACTCCGGTGGCGAAGTTCAGTATGGCTCGTCTGACGAACTTCTACGTTCACGATGAAAACGTCGGTGTCCCTGATAGGCCGGTCGTCTACAAGGCTACCTTCATTTACTCGGAAACCGAAGACCGTTGGAAGACGTACGACTACTACCAGTTCCCGGACCATATCTTGCTGTCTCCGTTTGGTTTTGTAGATCCGATGTCCAAGGAAGCCTACGAGGTGCAGTCCGCCGGGTTCCCGCTGTTCCAGAATCCGTTTGCTAATTACGACTTGTCTCCGATTCACGTATCGGACACTTATCGTAACCAGCTGCAAGAAGACCCGCGAGATCAGTAACCAGATAGTTTTGTTGTTCCTAGGCCGGTCCGAGCAATCGGGCCGGTTCTTTTGTGGCCTCGAATTATATAAACTGCGAATAGCTACTGGAAACTGTTAAATGTCCGAAATTTCAGAATTCGATAAGATCCACAATTACGTGACTTGGCCCGACCGTGAAAGGGAATTCTTCCCCAATGGCGACGTTACGATAGGTGCATTGGGGTTCCCGGCGGCTAACGAGAGCGGAGTCGCCAACGACGGTACCTGTGACTGTGCCGAAGGCGTGGACGAGTGCGAAATGCCTCGTACGGTCTCCGCAGAGTTTAGCGTTGCGCATCCTAGCACGCCGATTCCGGACGACGCAAGCTTCTTTAAGGCCACGACGCACGTCGATGTGGTCTACAAGAACAGCGAGCTTGCCTTTATTATCCCTGCCAAGAAGATTGACTACGTACGTTCGACTCATACATTGACAGTGAGTCTCTTTGACGACATTACTAATGTCGGCTCATATACTCGTATTTATTTAATCAAGAACGAGAACTCTAAAGACCCACTGACAACCACGAAGCTGATTAACGATGGCGTTACGCTTGATCGTGCTGGTAATGCGTTGACGACAACCAGCATTGATGCCGATAACAGCTTTGACCTTCCTGAAATAACAGAAGACGAGATCGATTCTGATAAGTTTGCTGTCCGTATAGTATTCTTGAACGATGCCGACGTGTACGTGTATCTTACTGACCAGAAATCTGGCTACGAAAACGGCGTATACGAAATCAAGAATGGCACGATGTCCTATGTTGCGGCTTCCATCGGTGACGACGAGATGTCCGAAGCCGACCGCGACGAATTGCTTGCCGACGGCAAGACTATGGACAACGTGGGTACGTGTTGCGGACCGCATTTCCGTAAGACCTACTCGCACGACGAGATTCACGACTATGTCTATAAGAAAGTCGGTGCAGTTACTGGGTTTGGCGTATACTCTGATGTGAGCGGTTGCCAAGGTTCGCTTGTTGACTGGCTGACTTCTAGTGGTCTCGTGGACATTGGAAACCGTCGAGGTTTCCCGGTGTATGTAAATGGATTTGGCCTTGGCTCGTTCTATGTTGGCCAGTCCGCTACTGTATCTAGTGTTACGGTAAATGAGGAATCGGATGACGATGTTGAAACCGTCCATCCGTGGTTGCTGTGGTCATATGGAACTACTAAGAACGAAGAGACCGATACTAACGTGTCGGCACTTCCTCGTGACTGGCCGTTTACTTATGCAAGCGGTTCTTTCAACCGTCTCGACGACGTTAGTAGCGTCACCTTGGTCAAGCACGGCGTGACTATCGATGGATTTAGCGACCCGGATATTGAGAACCCGACCTTTGGAAATCTGTACGACGATATCTACGATGAAGAAGACCCGGATAATCCTCGTCTGGTAGCGCACCGCTTCTACAATAAGCACCATTTCGTGTTGAACCAGAAATACAAGCGCGATGCGGACGGCGGTTACGAAGTGAAGCCGTTCTTCATCCAGCTTCCGGCACCTCTCGATACTGAAGACGGCGATACATACGAAATTACTGTCTCTATCCAGAACCAGCCCGAAGACAATCTTGGTGCGTTCGTGAACGCTAAGGACTTGAGTGCCTATTATGCTGCTATGTCCCAGCCTCGCGTTTACGTTATGGGCGGTCGGCAGCAGTTCAGCAACAAGAAACTGCCCATTACGTCGATTACCTATACAAGCGATGGATTTACCATTGTAACGAATCGCCAAGCGTGTGACGTTCGTGGAGACGCTTTGCCGGTAGATACCCAAGTCCGTGCTAATGTGACGGCAAGCTTGAATGGTTACAATCTACCGAGCTTTAATGCATTTGGCCAGATAACGGCAACCAGTGTCGACGGTACTACTATTGTCTGTGAAGGCAAGATTCCGGCTGACCGTAATTACCACCGTGACGAGACCAAGTTCTTCATATGTGGTATGGCCTACCTTGGAGAAGACGACAACCCAAGTACGACTCGTATGGGTCTCGTGCGTGACTCGTCTCTGTTTAGGGGTGATACCGGTTCAGGAACGGCCGGTGCTTTGGACCAGTACAACAACTTCTACTCTATTGACGAGAAGGAAGGCCACCGTTCGTTGCCTCACGTAGACCGTCGTTACTACTTGGCTTCCGTTTACCAGACCGCTACGAACACGTTCCCTTGGCGTATGAACGGTCGCCGCAAGATGCAGCGACTTGACCGTGTGGGAACCGATATTACAAGGGATAATAGCATTATCAAGATGGTTTATGATGCGAACGTGGGTCTTCTTCACGACGCTCGGTTTGAAACCGCTACTAAGAGACCCGATGGCGAATATGCGTTGGCCGCATCTGAAACTCCGCTGTACTACTCGTTGCCGATTCCACCGACTCATTACGTAACACCGGGTTCGACCAGCTGGAAGAACATCGCGTCGGTTCTTCGTGTTGCTATGGCCGAGAACCTGAAGGATAAAAAGCTAGTAACCGAGCCGTATGGTAACCCGGTTCGTCAAGCTGCGTCGGCAATGAAGAAGCTGACCAACGACTTGTACAATATGCGCTTGCTTATTACTACGGCTGGTTTGCGTTCTGCCGAAGTGACTACGCAGTATCTTAGCATCAAGGATAGGACGAGCTGGCCGACTGCTGGTGAAACTTTGTTCGATTCTTCGGATATCAACTATGGATTGCAAGGCGATGATTCTATTCGTTCGAACATTGCTCATAGTACGCTTCGTTCTTTGCCAGATTATGTGGTGAAAGCCGACTTGTATGAGGATGGCACCTCAATGTGTCCGCTAAATAGCGACGGGGTTCTATTTACCGAGGAGGGTGATTCACAAGGCCACGGTTCGGAATTCTTCAACTATTATCAGACGGTTCCATATACCAAATACTCGTCTCAGTATGCTTCTACTAGGGCGGCTGACGAAAACGACTGCGACCTCGTGGGTGACCCGCTTACCGGACGCATCTACTCCGACAATAGCTTGGTCAACGCTGTCATCGTGTCGAGTGGAAACTTGAAGAGCAAGCATCGCGCATATAATGATATGCGCCGTTATGCTGATGTTGGCCTTCGCCTCGAAATTTCTGATAGCGAAGTCGAATTGACTAATGAGAATCTGGCCGATTGGCTGAATCCGTTTACGAATTTGTCATACAAGGACGGTGCTCCCGCTCTGGCCATTACTACGGTGCCTACCGTATCTGATGAACAGCAGCAGTGGTTTGCCTTTGACGCCGTACAGATGTATCGCTTTATGATGGATGACGACGCCAACGACCCGGTTGAAAGTATTTCGACTTGTATGCCGTATCTCTCTGGTGCCGAGAAGACAAAGTCTAAGGCACTCGCGAAATTTATCGAGAAGTACGTCGTAAGCCACGGTGCTGGAATGCCTATCCATTTCTACAACGGTCGCCGTATCGAGTTGCAGAATGGTGTCGTTCCGGAAAGCAATACGTTGGTTTACATTAACAATATTTATCGAATGAAGAAGCGGTTGGAAGCGGAAGGCTGCTCTACGACTGCCTTGGATGATTTCCTTACGCATTACATTGACGACAACTTTGCTTCGGTGACGAGCGCGACGAGAAACCCGAACGCGGATTCTGTGGACTTGGATCTCCACAAGTTTGCGCTGGCTGCTACGGTTCCGCCTTATAAGACGGCTCCTGAGTATACGCAAGGTAATACCTACACTCGTGTCAGAATGCAGTTTACCTTCTCGCAGCGAGCTGGTCGCTGGTACACTACCGAATATAGGCAATATCCGTGTTGCTACTTGACACCGCTATACGGAAACGATGCTCTTGTACAGCGTTGCCCGTCGTTGGTCGATGACGATGGCGTCTTCGCCGATATCGATTATAAGACTGGCCAAAACGCGGCCACGACTTATTTGTGGCGCAACTCGGCTTGTACTGGTTTCAACAACTATCGTAACGCGATGTATGCCCCATACAGCTCTTATCCTCCGATGGATATCACGTTGGGTTGTGTTCCTTACTTGTTTGAACAGTGGCCGTATCGCGAAGACGGTACTTTGAACACTGCTATGTCCAATATCAAGGAAATGCCCACTACGGCTAAGCCGGTTATGACGAAGCTGGAAGAGCCGTGGCTTCTATATGAGGATGGCGGCATCGGTTTGTACCCGCCAGCAAATGTCAAGGGTGAGCATAAGATTGAAACCGACTCTGGCGTACACGCTAACTTTTGGTCTGTTCGAAAGTTTGTCCGTCCGGCGACAAGTATGCTGGATGGTTGTGACATACCAAGATACGAAGACCCTGACACCTATGACGAGACAGTTGATTACCGTTCTGGCGGTCTTGACGCTGATCCGACTTTGTACAGAATGTTTGATTTTCCGAAGGCCGGAAAAGTGGAATACCATTTGCCGAGCCAAATCGACCCGTCTATTGATATGGCGTTTAACTACCTCTACTACCGTTCTACACCGGCTGAAATCGGTAGCGGAATGCCAAAGCAAGGTGTTATTAAGTCTGATAATAAGCAAAACATTTGGCTTGGTTACGGCGTGTCTGACGCTGACCAGCTGATTACCGATGATTAGGAGGCTACTATGTCTGTGAATCAAGCACCACGCCGAATTACGGCTCTTGCAAACATCAATACGCTGAATACCGAGGTAAGTGAAGACTTGCTGAACGCGTTGCAGCTTCCAGCATCGGCAAACTCGCCGACTACCGAGGCCGACCGAAAGCATTCTCCGGGTAAGTGGTATATCGCCGCTGACTACAAGCAGACTACGGAAGCTGCCAAAGGCGACTTGTGGGATGACGAAGGCGAATCCGACTATGGCTCCGTCAGCATTCCCATTAGCCGTATCGCTATGCGTGATTCCAGCGGTATCATTCCGGAATCTATGCTCCCGGCGTATATTGATGAAATTATGTTTGGTACGCTGGACACTTCGTCAACGTCCGTGACCACATTTACCGTGGAAGAAATGGGTGGAACTGAAAAGGTGTTCGCCTCGCCTACGCAGACTGGTTCCCAGCTGGTTCCGCCGTCTAACGCGATTTTCTACGATAATGCAACGAAGGTTCAGTATCGTTGGGTTGAATCGGCAAAAAATACTCGTGATGGAGAGGTGTTCCACGGATTCACCCCGATTCCGAACTCCAAGACGATTACGACCAATTATGGTATTGAGGTTACTCGTAACGCTACAAATACGGTGATTGACGCTAAGAAGGCCGATTTCTTCACGATGTATGCTTCGGCTGGTCCGCAAGAGGTTGGTAATTCGTTTACGAAGTTCCCGTTTGATAGTGGGGCTAGTAAATCTGAGAACTCCAATCTTACTGTGGCGGCTTCTAGCGATAAGGTGACGGTTTCCAACTTGATTGAAGGTGTCCGCTATATGGTGAACCTCCAGTTGTCCGCTACGCCCAAAACGCTGTCGTCGAATATCATCGACGTGTCGTTCAACTGCAGCACCGTTCCGACACAGGTGCAGCAGATGGATATGTCCGGACCGAGCGGCGCGGCGACAAAACTGAATTTCGTGTGTTCGTTCCGTCTGAACAGTGGAACGACCGCCGATTTGCAGATCAAGGCAGAAGAGGCCATCAACGTGACGACCACGAGATTTACGATATTCGAGCTATTGTAAGATAAATTTTACAGCTGCGGATATAAAGATGCCGAGTATGAGAATGCTCGGCATTCCTATTACGGTGTACCAGAAGGCGCGACGGATATTCCACTTGTGCTCATTTATGTCATACAGCTTTACAGTAGACATAGCGATGTGGAATTCCGTCAACAAGAATAGGTACACCACTTCGATGATGTTTAAATACGGCTCGTCAAGCTTGGTTGTGTCGATAGTTCTAATCATACACAGTAAATTAGTATTATCTGAGCCAAAGTGTCACCGGGACTTCGTTACTATCGATGTCCATATTGGCGACCGGCTGGAACCCATACTTGCTCAAAAGTTCGGTTGCGGATTCGTCGTCAGCGTCGGTTACGGTAAACACCTTCGTATCGGTAGCATCGATCTGGGCGAGCAGTTCATCGGCTATACCCTTGTTTAAATATTCATCCGGAACGGCGAAGAATTCAAGCAAGACACGACCGTCTAGGTTCACGCCAGAGTGGAGCGAATAAAGGTCTAGCGGTTTGAACCCCATATAGTTCTTCTGCGTAGGGTCTACGAGAGAAGCTACACCAACCGGAACGCCTTCTTCCTCGATGTACACCACCGTGACGGAGTTCAATAACCGGTCGACAACGTCGGGCGTGGTCGGAAGTCCGGGCTTCTGGGCTTCGGCGCGGACGTTCATACGACCCGAAATGATGTCGGCGAGCTGGTAGAGGACATCCTCGGTTATGTCACCGGGGTTCTTGACGAACGCCGAATACTTGGTCGGGTCGAGCGGCTGTGCTTCGGTCGGCTGGGTAGGATCAACCGAGTCGAAATTTTCCTTCAAGTCTTCGATGAATTCCATTAGTTGACCTCCTCGGTCGGCTGGGCAGCCGGTTCGGCTGCGGCGGTATGGAACATATTTTCAGATCCAGGGAGCTTCTGCTTTGCGCGTAGTTCTTGGTCGAGGCCGCGAGCGAATGCTGTTGCTGCTTTTTGAGCGGCGGCCTTCTGTGCGTCATCATCGCCTTCGACATTCACCTTCATAGTGCCGTTCATAAGGGCGGCATAGATTTCTTGGGCTTCCTGACCGGACGGGGTCTTGGTCACGTCGTAGTCTTGGACATTGTTGGCCTCCTCGCGAATCTTCTGCGAGAATGCTTGCACCATTTCCGGAATGGTGTCCGTATTCAGGATGGCCGCTTGGTCGAGCGTAGGCTGGTGTCCGCCACCGGCGCAAGCGACAAGGAACGGCGCGATAGACAGTGCGGCGACCGAAGCGAACTTCTTCATCTTCTGCTTGAAACTGTCAATCAAACCTTCCATAATGACCGGGTTGTCCAACGCGCACTTACCGGCGGTAATCGCGTCGTCCATAGAAGTTCCATTGCTAACGACAGCAACGACACCGTATAGGTTCTTGGTGCCTACTGCGGACGCTTCGACGATGATTCCGTCGGAGACCTTGGTGCAACGCACCGAACCGTTTTCGAAGAATATCTCCTTCTGCGAGTCGATAATCTTGCCGCAGCTCTCGAACTGGGCTTTCTGCTCGCTCTTGAAGTAGATGTCCTTGATGCTTTCGATAATTGACGCGTTCTGAAGCGTCTTCATTTTGGTCAAATTGATGTAGAATTCGGCGTTCATAGGAACCTCTCTTTACCATTCTGCAGTTTATACGATTTGGGGTTGTTGCAAGATAAACTTCAATGTGCTATATTTCTATACAATAGGATATATCCAAAATATGCCAAAAAGACTTACTTTTGATGACTTCAGGGACGGCCCGGTCTCGGTTCCCGACTTTGCTCCCGGCTGCTACGGTATGGATTTGACCATCCGTGGTGCTATGGACGACAGGGAATGGAAACGCTGGGTATCGATTACCAACGTCCCGGAACTTCGCGGTATGATGGGTAAGTACCGCAAGCAGAACGGTGTCGTGGGACTGCGCGACGCCATTATTGCCTTTTTAACCGAAAACAATATCGAGGTGTTCGATGCTTAACTTCAACAAGATTATTGATACGGATGACCTTTTCACCGTGTTCCGTCTCTGCATTATGTCCAAGTTTGTGCAGGGTAACGCTCGTTACCGTGAGTGCGCGGACAATACCGAATTCAGGTACGAATCCGACGACCCGACGATCAATGCGTACGCCAACAAGGAAGGCAACCGTTACACGGTTACGCTTCTCCGTGGCATCCTTATGTGGAACGGGCTTTTCGGACTTATCTGGGTGCTTGCCGATAATGGCCAGAAGTTCAGCGACACGCTGAAGATGGTACACTGGGCTTCGAACTATCTCCAGAACGATTTCGACGGAGAGATTCCGGAAACTATCTACGAGGATATGATTAACGGTTGCGGTGTCAGTAACCCGAAGAAGGTCATCGACTCCTTCAACCAAGGCAAGTTGGAGCAGTGGCGTTCCAGCACGCTTGAAATCGCACGTTCCGTGCTCGCCCACGAGCTTGGTCACGTCTGCCTTGGTCACGTCGATGACAGCGGCTACGACGGTACGATTATGTCCGCAAACCGCAATATCGAGCGTCAAGCCGACCTGTTCGCTTGTTCAGTCCTCCAGTCTGGGTCTAACGTGCAGTCCGCCGCTGTCGCCACGGTATTGAGCGAGCTTTCGCTCCTCTGTTTCGGTAACGGCGATGGTCAGCATACGCATCCGGCCTCCAAGGAACGTATAACCTATATGATGAAGAGTTTCGAAGGTCTGTTCGGCAGCCAGACAATGGGCGAGAAGCAGCTTATCGCCATTATGGAAGAAATTCTCAAGGTTAAGGTTAAGAAATGAAATTGACACTTTCGTTGGGCATCCAGTTTATGATGAAGGATCGCGTGATGGATATGCCCAAGATGCTCCCGCAGCAGAAGCACGAATACCCGTTCGAAGTTTCCATACCTATGGAACTCGAACCGTTCGTGACCGATTACGCCATCGCCGCGCAGACCGGTGCCGCTGCAAAATATGAGTCTCCGAAGATTGCCGCCCAGATGTGGCGACCGAAGGTTCGTACAAAGTATCCTGAAATGTTCAAGACGATTGACCAAGAAGGCAAGACGGTCAAGTTCAACGTGAGCGACGACAACATCATCGACGCGGCAATCTGTATGAATGTCGAGGATGTCATCGACAAGTTCATCGATGAAAACAAGGACAAGATTATCGACGACTTGAAGCTTGAGCGTCCGCACGAGACCGAGACTCATTATTTCGCCGACACCTTCATTCACCTTCTTGAATGGCACCTTATTTTCGAGGAAGCAAATGCCGAAGAAAAAGCCTAGTGATACCCTTTACCTCGCCTTGAACAAGCCTTGGTTCGATATGATCAAGTCTGGAGTTAAGACCGAGGAGTACCGCGAAATCAAGCCGACCTACATCTCTCGTTTCCTCAAGATGGACGAGATGATGAAGTCCTTCCGCAACCACGGCGGCCCCGATGACCGTGATTTGGCTTTCCAGAACGCGGTCGACCTTGGCTGCTGGATTGCATTCAAGAAGGAGTTCAAGAAGCTCGAATTGACTTGCGGCTATCCTAGCAAGGCTGAATCGTCTCGCCGCTTGGTGTTTAATAACCCGAAGATTCGAATCGATGAAGGCAAGCCGGAATGGGGTGCCGAACCCGGTAAGAAATACTTCGTGATTACTTGGGACGTTGAATAATCGGCCAAGTTTTAGCTTGAAACAGTCCTCCAGATGGAGGACTGTTCTTATAAACTGATAGGAAACTAAGATGGGTTTCCTATGACCGAGAATCAGAAACAGTTTTCCGCGTTTATTGAAAGTGTTTGCCAGAAGTGTGGCTGTACCGAAGCTACGGAGGCTCTGCAGAAAGGATTTGCAGCCTTCTGCGAGTCCTACGACCCCTATGAAGATGCCGCTCGTAGCCGTGTGATTAACCAGCTCCGTGGCAACATCACCGTAAAATCGCCGGACGGAACCGTCCGAGCTGCCAAGGCTCCTACCGTATTGGCACCCGAACGTCGCACCAAGGTAATCGGTCAGAAGACCCGTGACCAGATCGCCCAAGAAGTCGATGCCGAACATCCTGAGTTCCGTGATGCGAAAGGCAATATGGCCGGTTTCGACGCGGTCAAGAACCGTGATGAAATGATTGCCCAGCGTATGACCGAACAGTTCGAGAAGAACAACGAGACGATGGCCAAACGCAACGCGGCTGCGATTGCCAGACTTCCGTATGAACAGGTCAAGGAAATGTTCCCGAATGCCTATATCAAGGTTCAAGGCGAGGTGTGGCACCGTAAGTACCTGAGAAGGGAAAAGGACAAGGCTACCGGTGAGGTCAAGGTTACTGGCGCGTCCGGCGAATGGCTGCCCGAATTCGATTCTGGCAAATATACCGACCAGCAGACCGCTCTTACGGCGGCAAAGCGCAAGTTCTCGCCGGGTCACTGGAAGCTGTTCACGGTTATTCCGGAACTGCAGCAAGAGATTCCGAACGTGATTCCTTCCGACGCATAAGAAAAAGTCCGCCATACGGCGGACTTCTTTAATGGTATTAGGGAACCGGACTAGGCAACAGCGAGATGGTGAATCGTGTTGATCTTGTCGGAACCGCTGTACACGACCTTCTGGAACTTCTTGGGACGGAGGAAGGCGCGAGCGATTGCGGACTTCACGGCCAAGTGGCGACGCTTGGAGCGGTCAGAAAGGTACGGGTCGAAAATCTCGATACCGGACTTGCTGATGTAGGAAGTGATGAGGGTTCCGTTGATGCCGATAAGGCGACCGTAGTTGCTCACCTTGTAGCTTTCGTAGCCCGGAATGGCCTTCCACTTTTCGCCGATGTTCTTGTTGATGATGGCGTCCACGGTCTCCACGTTGATGTGGAGCATATTGTGGATGCGGCTAATTCGTGCGCTGTAGCCGCGTTCGCCGGGGACTGCCTTTAGTTCGGCAGCCATATTTTCGGCCATCGTAATGGTCCGGTTGGTCAGTTTTGCGTATTCGATCATAGTTTCCTCTCTGGTTGAATTTAGAACTAGAATGATGTAATTTTAGAAATAAGGAATTTTAATTGCAACTATGCACAATTTGGCTCAAAAACTCGATGTTTTCAACGTAATCCGCTTTAACCCGGAATATCACAGCTATACCTTTGACGGCCATCGTACCGTTTCGGTGACCCGTGTCACCGGCTCCGTCAACCCTCCATTCGACGAAATCGCTCGTTCGGAGGCCACTGCCAAGCGAATGCAGTCCGAAGGTCAAGACATAACCCCAGAACAGCTACGACGCCAGTGGAAGCTGGGAAATGTGGTCTCTACCGCTAAGGGAACCGCCGTCCATAACTATATCGAGCACGCCATCGCCCAGAAATTCCTCAAGTACCCCCTATACGACGTGATGCTGGAAATGTCCAGCCGTATGAGCCGTGAGGAAATGTTCCAAGATTTGTTCAAGGACACCCAGTTTGTCGCTGGCGTGGATCCGCAGATTTTCGACAAGCTGTTCGATGGCAAGGACCCGGTGTTCCCCAAGTATGTCAAGTGTACCGAGCTGGTTGACAAGTTCATTGCCGACATCCGTGGAAAGATGATTCCAATAAAGTCCGAACTGGTTATCGGTAGCCCGAAGTATATGGTATGCGGAATGGTAGACCAGCTATTTTGGAACGTGAAGTCCGGACAGTTCGAGATTTGGGACTGGAAAACCAATACCAAGTTCGATACCGAGTCCAAGTACCACCTAGAAGACCCTTGCAGCCACTTGATGCAGTGCAAGCTTGACGAATATTCCCTCCAGCTGTCTTGCTACAAGCATATGTTCCAAGAGATGACTGGCATTCCTATCGGTAATTGCTATCTTTGCTGGTTTAGCGAAGAACAACCGGCGTACAAGGTTTTCAAGTGCAAGGACCTTCAGACCGAGGCCGTTCAGCTCTTGAACAAGTTTGGTGGCAATAATGCGTAAGAAAGACAATGAATCTACAGCCGACCGTATCGGCTGCTTTGGCGAATTCCTCGAATTGATTGCGGAGATTCTTGCCGCGATCTTTATCTTTGGAGACTAAGATGAACCAACCCAAACCGGAAGACATTATCCGCTCGCTCACGGCTGAGCAGAAGAAACTCTACGACACTATGATGGCCGACGAGAAGAAACTGTTCGCCGACTGGAACGGTTGCAAAGAAATGCACGCCAACGCTATGAAGGTGCTGAACGACAAGAACATCGGACCGCAAGTCCGACTGTTCCTTATGGCTATCGCCAAGTATTGGTCTGGCCGCAAGCGTCTTATGGAAGATATGGTTCGTTCGCTTGGCAAGAAAAACCTAATCGACAAGTGGGTGTCCGATGGCGGAGAAGAAAAGAAGTGAGCCGACAATCGTCGATGCCGTGGTGATGATTCTGGACAAGCCGACAAAGGTCGACGAGTCCACCAAGTCCGGCGGTAATATCTATCCGCAGTCTCTTGCGGAGGAGATTCTGCTTGAGATTATGACCGGGAAGGCCAAGTACGACATCGAGGAAGTGTCTCCGGTGGAACGCCGACTGAAAAAGAAGATGCCGTTCGAGGCGTGGACGGAACACGCTATGGCCGAATCGGTAGGCGCACGAATAGAGGACGGAAAGTTCATCATTTCGTTCAAGCTCAAGGCGAACAAGTACGGCAAGCTTCTACAAGATACTATCAATACCCACGGTCTGGACAAGATCGAGTTCTACCCGGTTGGTGTCGGTACTCCGGACGAGAACCACATCGTACGCAAGTACAAACTATCCTACGTTACGTTTGAGGTTAAGAAATGAATATCAATGTGCTTATGACCATCAACGCCGACGGACATCTTATCCGTAGGAATATGTTCGCGCTTCCGACCAAGGTGTTCGAGTGCGAAGGTCTTCACAAGGTATTCGACCATCGTCTAGTGATGATACCGCAGACGATTCTGCCGAAAATGTACGGCGGTATGCCTCCGATGCAGTTCGGCCTGTTTACATCACGAGTCCTAGTTGCAACGTCCGAGCGAGGCGCGGCACGATTGACTGTCGGCTTCCAGCAGAAAAGCGAAGAGTACAATGTAGGTGACATTACCATTATCGGGTCCCCCACGGTTACTGAAACCTTGGAGAGTATGGGAATCGATTATAACCTGACCATCATTGCTCCACTCAACACGCATATTCCGGAGGAATTCTACGACGGGTTCGCACGCGACGGTTCCGACGGTGACGACCTGTACACGGTTCACTATTTCAAGCCAAGCATCGCCGAGTCGAGCGACTTGAAGATATCGACAATCATCGACGGAATCGAGAGCGGTACGGAACTGACCGAGGAGGAACAGTCTATAGTAGACCGTTTCGCTGGTGATTTCGCTAAAGCCTACGACGATGAAATGTCTGGCGAGGAGCCTAGTTTCGACCGTGTCGATTCGTATGACGACGGCAACGACGAACCCACTATGGACGACGAGGTGGGCAAGGAAATCGGTAAGCTATGGCGAGCGGTTGAAATGACTGCATCCCAAGTCCGTACTTGCATCCAGAATACTAGGGAAGTAGCGGATGCGTATAACCAGTTTAAGTCGGACTACGATAACGAGAAAGCCGCCGAGAAGTATACGACTCCGGTTTACAAGGATATGATCCCAGTAAGAGTCACTACCCTAGAAGGCGAATATAACGGAGTGGTAAACCAGTTCACTGCCTTGAAAAGGGAAACTGACGAAACCGTGGAATCTTTAAAAGCCGAGCTACGAAAGATGCGTTTGTGCTTTGCTGGTTTGGGACTATTTGTCCTTGTATTTGCAATAGCAATTCTGGCGATTAGATAAACTAGGATATAGCTGAATATCCGGTTTATCAATGACAAATAAAGAAAAATTTTTCGAGTCCGTTGACCGTATTTGCGCAGTCAAGAACCTTCCTAATGTCGCTATCGCGGTGAAGTCGCTTTATGAGGCGACTGTCGACCCCAATGACGCTACGCTGAACCAAGTCGACCTATCCAAGCTTTCCGAGGAACAGGTAGCCGAACTACAAGGCGACGTGACCAAGGTGGCCGAGGCCAAGAAGGCTGCCGATACCGCCGACGAAACCCTAAAGGCAGTCAATGCCGAGACCGCAGCCAAGGCTAATGCCGCTGCAGCCCAAGCTGAACAGGAAGAAGAACAGAATAAGCAGCAAGAAGGTGTGTAATGTCTAACCAGTTCGTACAGCTTCTTGAAAGCCTAAAGGACAGCCCAGTCGCCAAGTCCGCTTTCGACTTATACAAGTCGCTGTGCGAGGCCGACTATTCCAAACACCTGACCGTCCCGGCTGCCCAGAATGCAGTCACGCCGTTCCCGAACTACAAGAACATTATGAAGCTGCAGCCGACCGCAAGCTCTACGTCTCAAGCCGACGTGCAGAAGCCTTACGAGTACCAGCCGTGCGGCGGTCGATGCTCACGTGATCCTCTCGAAGATACTAACGAGGCGTTCAAGAACGACAATACTCCCAAGACGGTTAAGCTTAACTCCACTTCCAAGGTCAAGAACCTTATCAAGCAAGCGCAGGACCACCTACCCAAGCCCGTGGAGATGTCGGTTGCGTCTCTCCGAAGCGAGCCGGTTTCCGGATTCAGCACCAAGGCTACATTTGCTGGTCCCGGAGCGGCTACCATCAATGGCGTTGACGCCGGATATGGTGGCGGTAACGGCGGTTCCGCAGCCGCTGCGCCAGCGCAGTAGCCCCAATAAAATGCGAAACTATATAAACTTGTGGGAAACAACACCTACAGGTTTTTTATTATGAAGGCATCCGAATATCTCACCCGACCGGAACTCGGTCTTACTAAAGCTCAGGTCGAATGCGTGACCAAGCTTGCCAGCATCTGTGGCATCGACTCTATGTTCGAAGGCATCAAGCTTGGCGGTGTGTCCAAGGCCATCGAACAGCCTAAGACGGCCACCAGCACTACGGATAAATCCATTTTCGGTGAAGAAAGCGAAGATGATGGCGTGGAAGATCTCGATACTATATTGAGTAAATCGAATTATAGCGGCGTGAGCCAGTCCGAAGATGACATTACCTCCAGCATCGACGACCCCTCTACCGCGATCCCCGACCAAGATGCGTTCGCTAACCAAGCCGGTGAAGATGCCGAAGCTGCTGAAAACGCAGAGCAAACTGACCGACTCATTGAAGAGCTTGTTGGCACTATTGCGAATATTTACGGACACGACCAGACGATGGATGTGTCTGAATATCTCGGAAATGCGGATAAGGCTAACCAGTATGTAGACAGCTACATCGAGAATATGTCTAACAACCTTCGTTCGACTACTGGTGACGATATCGCAAAACGTCTGACTGGTTCAGATGACACCACCGCCTCCGAAGTCAATATTCAGAAGCTGAAGCGACTTCTGGAGATTTACAAGGAACGCAAGTTCAAGAATGACGACTCTAGCGTATCTCGTGCAATCGATGATCTTGTCAGTGCTATCGACTCCGGCGTTGAAGCATTTGACGCGAACGCTATGAAGGGTTATGGTCAGGGTGACGCCAATGAACAGGCTATGAAGAGTTTGCTCGGTGCTCCGGCCGGAAAAACCGTTGGCAAGTCATCAGACCTTCTGAGCCGCCTCAAGCGTGACGCTCTCCGCAAGGCTATGGAAAAGCGTCGCGCCGCGACCGTCTAGCGGTTCCATACCATTTATAGGCCGCCGACACCAGTCGGCGGTCTTTTTTATATGGCCAAATCATATAAACTGCAAAGTGTAGAAATATAGAGGCTTACCGATGACAAAACGTAATACTGGCGTACTGTGGAGCGTTACACAGAGTTTGAATGCCGACGAAAAGAAGATAGCCCAAGACAATATGGGTCTTGATACCTTGTATTCCAGTGCGAATTCCGAAGATGCCGGAAAGTATGTCAAGCGAGTGTACCGGGATTCGAATGGTAAGATTGTCACTGTACAGAGCGACACCATTTCGACTTTCACTTACAGTGATCCAAGTTCGGCACCTATTAACGGTGTCGGCGTTAAGGCGGCTATCGACTCAATTACCGTCAAGGTAGACGATGATACGGTTGCTCTTAACCGATTGATGGTTACTTCTAAAAACAACGATACAGTTTTGGGTGAAAGTTTCTACAGCGGCTTGAAGAAGGTCTCTCCGTCTGGCCATTCGGAATATTCCTATGTGTCGGTGAACTGCGGTGAAGGTCTCTATATTAGTAGTTCTAGTGACGTAGGCACACGCGGTGAACTTCGCTTGAGCGAAGCCACATCCTCGACTTATGGTGGTATTAAGATTGGTTACAGTTCCTTTGGTGACTATTATGCTGTCGAGCTTGATCCAGTGTCAAAACAAGCATATGTCAATGTTCCTACTAGTACATTGGTTGACGAAGTGACTTGCTCGCACGACAGTGTAGGCGATCTTCGTACTGACCCTGACCGTACCATCACTTATTTGCATCAAGCCACCAATGGACAGTTGTCAGCTACTTTCTCTGATATTTCGATTACCTTTGCCAAAGTTCATCCTGAAACGTCGTCTAGCTACGTAGATGGTGAATTAGTAAATCTGTCAACTGCCGTTGGCGGCAAGTTGGTTCCAGCTAGTATTGTAGCAGCCAGTAAAAACTCTAGTGCTCCAAGCCGTACAAGCGGACCGGTTACCGGTGACAAAATTATGTTCTGTTACGGCACCAGTCCCGAATATTGGTATTCCTCAACGTCGACTCTATCGATTGATCAGTCGAAGACGACGGAATTTTTAGGACACGATGGTACTTGGCGTTCTATCCCAACGGCAAGTTCAAGCACGATTGGCGGCATTAGGATTGGCTATACTCAATCTGGTAAGAATTATCCAGTGCAGTTATCGAATAATCAAGCATATGTAAACGTTCCGTGGACTGATGACGACACTAAGAATACAGTTGGTGTCAAGTCTACAACTATAAATACAAATTCGTCGGCTGTATTTCCATTTGTGACAACTGTATCTGGTGATAATCAAGAAAGCTATGCGCAAGTTAGCGGTTCTAATTTACTTGCGGCTAAGAAGGTGTCTAACGGTTACCAATTTACGCTTGGTGGTAAGACCATTCCATTTATGGGTTCTAGTATCACCGCTAATGCGTTGCTAAAATACGATTCGTCTACGACTTCTGTTGTTGCGTCTGGCGGGGCTGGCAATAGCACTACGCCTATATACTTGAATAGCAATGGTGTTCCGACACAATGCTCATTACCGGCTGCTTTTACATTAACGGAAGGAGTATATTCTGCTAAACCCGAAGCTTCAACTATGTCGTTAACTTGTTCATCTACGGATGTGGGTGCGTCGATTCATTTGTTCTCGGCTAGTGGCGCATACCGATATTGGCCATCCAATCCGTCTAGCACGAATCCAATTGGTTATTTGGCACCGACGTTTGCATCGACCGATGCTGGAAAGGTGCTTGGTATTGATGATAACGGAGCTGTCAAGTGGGTTGAATTACAAAGCGCATTAAAAGTGACTTTTGGCGTGACTACGTATAATGAGGTACAAGCGGCATATAACGCTGGTAAGATTGTATATTTGGATCGCGCGGAAACAAATGCGTCAACTCGATATTTTTTAAAGGGTTATAATTCCGCAACTTTAGTATTTAGACCGCTTGCTTCTAATAGTTATAATGAGATTGAGTTAACTGTTTATGGGTGGTCGACTGGTCCTACACATCGTTTGTATGACATCGATATCAGTGGAACTTATGGAAACAATGTTAGCACAATTTATCTGCTTTAAGGATAATCTATGATTCATCTTGCAACACGAAACGATAGGACTGCTAGAACGCAGCATAATTCTAAGCTTAAAACGGTAATGGTTAATACAATCAACTGCAATTATTTGGCGTCTCCTACTATATCGGCGTTCGGTGAGGAATCTGCCATTGACCAGTGTATCGCGTTGAATCGACCCTTGTCGGATAATTTCTCGCAAGCTATTGCGGTTTATACACCTAATTCGATATCGTATAGCGATCGCTCCACGATTGAAATTAAGCCTATTGATCACGAGTACAAACGAGAATTTGATGTTGTTGGCCACAATAAGATGATATATGGTAACTATGGTGGTATAATGTACAGTGAGGGTTATGGCGGACTTGTTACAATTGGTCCGGCTGGCCAAGGGAGCCGTGTATCAAAAATTAACTTCCCCGCATCGCCATCATCGTTTGCAACTGGTTCTAATGGCAGTAGCGGACCACAATCTACCAGTTCACTTTATTGGTACTTACATACAGACCGTGTTTATGCGTCTGTCGGTAACACATATTCTAATGATGCCGCTGGGCGGTCGTCATACCCGAATATTGATATGTACGCGAGTATTGATTATCTAATTGATTTTAAGATAAATAATGGTATTGTCAGTGGTGACGAATTGGTTAGAGTAGAGACTGATCAAGGTTGGTATTCGATGGGAGCTATTTTACCATCAGGTAGTGATCCGAATTTAAATGATTTGCGCGATGATATTGACGCAAATCCGAAAATATGTAAAATGAACCTAATTTCGGGTGGGTCTGCACTTGACCAAAAATTTCATTCTGATGGCGCGGCGAAGGCATTGGTTAGAACCGATTTGTATAAGGCTCAAGCTAATTGCAGTTATGTAAATGTATACTGTCCGACTGTTGGCATTAGCGTAATCAATTTTGCGTACAATTCAAGCTATCCAAATATGACAATGACGATCGGCTTGCAATATAATATGGTTATATATGGTGTGGCGAATGACCCGTCGAAGAGCTATTACGGTATGCTTGCCGATAACGATGGCTATGGAAGACGAACGTCAAAAAATACCGTGTGGGTGTCTGGTAGTGGTAGTAGCAGCCCGTATACCACAATCATTAGTAGTACCGATTTTGTTATTGAATCTTGTGTCCGTAGTATGAATGCGGCTAGTGTTACCATTTGTTCGAGAAATAGTAACATCACTGCTTCGGAGATCGTTATTACTAGTGATGCTGTGTATGGAAGCGGTGGGCAAAACGCATCATCCTTTATCGGAAAGAAAACATATACGAACGTTACGATTGGAACCGATACTCATTACCAGTTGACGTATTATGCGGCTTACGAGTTGGCTAACGGAACTAGGTGTTGTTCCGATGTCCAGATAAAGTACGGTGCAAAGTTATTGCGATTCACTATTATCAAGGAACCGAATATGAATATATCGGGAAAACTTGGGTTGACCGTTAGAGTGTATAGCCAAACGTGATGAAAATCACACTATTCTGACAAAAATCAACTTTTTTAAGAAAAATGCCCCAAAACCCTTTACAACCGTAAAAATATTTGCTAAACTTTATAGCGAAAAACGAAATCCCACATTCAGTGGGGTTTCTAAACCAAGAAAAGAATTATGCAACACTCAATGCTGAAAATTAACCTCGAACGCAATAGTAAGTTGGCACCCGCTGCTGACCGTCCGTTTGCATATACGGGTTGCTGGGATGCGAGAGAGTTGCACCGATGATTTCCTTGAAGGTTGATGTTTGATGGAAACCCCGGTTGCAGCAAAAAGCAACCGGGGTTTTTTAGTACATCAACGAATTTTTCGGGCCATTAGCTCAGTTGGTAGAGCATCTGATTTGCATTCAGAGGGTCGTCGGTTCGAATCCGACATCGGTCCACTAAACAAGATAAGCTCGTGAAGCTTGTCGGCAGATTGACATTTCGGATAACCCTTTTGCTTGCACCTCGCAAGGGGTGTAGGCGCAAACAAAAACAACTTCGGGCATTAGCTCAGTCGGAAGAGCGTTCACACTATGTGAAAGGTCACGCAATCGAAATGCGTATGTCCATTATATGGGTCTGTGGCAGAATGGAATTGCACCTCCATGGCATGGAGCGTTCTTACGGGTTCGAATCCCGTCAGTATCCACTACTTTTTATGGGCTGCTAGAAGCACGGGCACTGCCTAGACAGATAGGAATGGGTTGCTGTTTCCAGATACCAACGACGTTGTTGCCGACGCCGAGTATCAATGACGGAACCGTGAAACTTCCGGGACTGGGGTCTAGGCGAGGCTGGTTCGAGTCCAGTTCGGTCCACGAAATTTATGGGGGCGTAGCTCAACTGGTAGAGCACTTCGTTCGCACCGAAGAGGTTATGGATTCGAATTCCATCGCGTTCCACTATGGTCACTTAGCTCAGTCGGATTTAAGAGCGTCGCGCTACGAACGCGAAGGTCGGGAGTTCGAGCCTCTCAGTGACTACTAAAATATGGTCCCGTCGGCCAGCGGTTTAAGCCATCGCACTTTCTATGCGAGGACCCCGGTTCGAATCCGGGCGGGACTACTAATTTTCCTCATCTATATCAATTGGTTAGATAGTCGCTCTGATAAGGCGGAGGTTCTTGGTTCGAGTCCAAGGGTGAGGACTAATTATGCCGCTGTAGCTCAGTTGGTAGAGCGGTAGATTGAAGATCTACGCGTCGGAGGTTCGATACCTCCCGGCGGCACTAACAAACTTATGGGTACTCTGCCGTTGAAATGGGAGTAGGATAAAGTCAATAGAACGCGGAACGATGACGGCCACCAACCGTTATATCTGAACGCTATTATGGAGACCTAACGAAATCTTAATTGGAGAGACGGGCGGGAGCTGGTAACTCTCGTTTCCTGGTTATCTAAAACCGTGGAATAGCTCAGGTTCGAATCCTGGAGGACCCACTATGCTTCTATATGTCAATGGCTAGACGAGCAGACTCTTAATCTGTGGATCTTGGTTCGAGTCCAAGTGGGAGCACTAACAAATTATTGCGGTGTAGCTCAGTGGTAGAGCGGTTCCTTCATACGGAAATGGTCGTAGGTTCAAGTCCTACCTCCGCAACTACAGAAATTTTGGGGACGTGGCGAAGTGGCTTAACGCACCGGTCTGTCTAACCGGCATTCGCGGGTTCGAATCCCGCCGTCCTCGCTAGTATCGGCCAAGAAGGATATGGCAAACCATATTAAACCTTGTCCGAAAGTGTTTCACTCGATTCGCCTAGTCGGTCTATGGCGTCTGCCCTACAAGCAGAAATAACCTTGGTTCGAATCCAAGATCGAGTATTATTTTTTTATTCCACGGTACGCTAATTGGTAAGCGGCTTGCCTGTTAAGCAAGTGTATTGGGGTAAAACCCTATGGTGGTTCGAGTCCATCCCGTGGAGCTAACTTATAGGGAATTAGCTCAGCTGGTAGAGCCGTGGTCTCCAAAACCAAAGGTCGGGTGTTCGAACCACTCATTCCCTGCGAACATACTATCGAGTATAAAATGAAGTAATTTATGGTTTGTCGGGGGACAGATGACCGGCATCATTTGATTGATGTGCGGAAACACATCAATCTCACCCCGACAATTTATAAACTGAAGATAGAACATTGCCGGATGTTTAACGTGAATTACAATAGAATATACGCAAGTATAGTTTTACGTGCTCAAGCTGAGTATGTGGAACGTAAAGCTGGTAAGAGGTTTGGAAAATACTATGAATCGCATCATATTATACCGAAATCTCTTGGTGGTGTAGATACCTTAGAGAATCGAGCATTATTAACGGCTCGCGAACATTTTCTGTGCCATTGGTTGCTAGTTAAGATATATCCAGTTGGTTCTGACGCACATAATAAGATGCTTATAGCGTTTTGGCGAATGCAGTCTGTAAGTGAGAATCACGAACGGTATGTATTTTCACGAGCTTATGAAAAATTAAGAATGGAGTTTGCTGGATATATTGGTTCTATAACCAAAATAGCACAGAGTGGTGAAAAGAATTCACATTATGGATCTAAATGGTATACTAGCTACGAGACCGGTGAATGTAAAGTATTTAAAGGCGATGCTCCGGGTAAACCTTGGGTCGCTGGCCGGTATTTATTTAATGGTCAATCAACTTCAATCCAGAAATTTCTAGCAAAAAAGAATAAACCATTGAGTAAAAAACATAAACCGAGCATTAGAATACCAAGTGCCGAAAGTATTGCACGGCACGAGAAATCGTTAAATTATGCACGTAGTTTGTGGAATAGATATCATTATGGAAATTATTATCAGTTGGAAGATTTTTCAAAAGTGTTAAAAATTTCGAAAGCGGCTTTATATCAATGGTTTAAAAAGTATATACCAATATTTACGACTGATAAAACGAAAATCAAACGTAAAAATTTTTCGTCCAATCCAGATTTAGTAGGAATTTATTATTGATCCACCTTAGCTCAGTTGGGAGAGTCGCGGACTGTTAATCCGTTGGTCCTTGGTTCGAGTCCAAGAGGTGGAGCTAACTATGCCAGTGCGGTGACGTTGGAGAGTCACGCCGGTCTGTAAAACCGGAGCCGTCGGCTTTGAAGTTTCGAATACTTCCACTGGCACTAAAACTTTTTGGAAGCGTCCCACAACTGGTGGTGGAGTTGCCTTGAAAGCATCCGGTCGAAAGATTTGGGGGTTCGAGTCCCTCCGCTTCCGCTAAATAACGGCGTGTAGCTCAGTCTGGTAGAGCACTTGCTTTGGGCGCAAGGGGTCGCTGATTCGAATTCAGCTACGCCGACTACAACAAAATTTCAGCGTGTAGCTCAGCTGGTAGAGCGCACCGTTCGGGGCGGTGAGGTCGGTGGATCGTTCCCACTTACGCTGACTATTTGGAAGTGTCCCACAACTGGTGGTGGAGTTGCCTCGAAAGCAACCGGCCGTAAGGTTTGGGGGTTCGAGTCCCTCCGCTTCCGCTATGGGTCGAAGAGGAGCGTGCTTCCAAGGGAGCCAGATGTCTGATTCTGACCCTATCCTTTAACGGCAAGTCTCGACGGATTGTGAGCGTACGTAAGTGCAATCTGCTTGGTTTGCCAAAACCATTTGCCCAGTTAGCTCAGTTGGCAGAGCGATTGTTTCGTAATCAATAGGTCGGCAGTTCGATCCTGTCACTGGGCGCGAAGATTTTTGCCTATTTAGCTCAGTTGGCAGAGCGGCTGTTTAGTAATCAGCGGGTCGGCAGTTCAAGTCTGTCAGTAGGCGTTATGGAGGGTTGGCAGAGTCCGGCTGATTGCATCTCGGTGCTAACGAGACAGGGGTAACTCCCTCACAGGTTCAAATCCTGTACCCTCTTCTAATATGTGGATGGTAGCTCAATTGGTAGAGTTCTGGCTTGTGACGCCAGAGGTTGCCGGGTCGGGGCCGGTCTATCCACCTACTGCCCGTTCGCCAAGTCTGTTCTAAGGCAGACGCCTCTGAAGCGTCCATTCGGTGGTTAAAATCCATCACGGGCAACTAACATTTTATGCACCTATGATGTAGTGGTAGCACTTCTCATTGCCTGTGAGAAAGCTCCGGTTCGAATCCGGATAGGTGCTCTAACTTTTATCTCGATGTGGGGGAATTGGTAGACCCGCCAGCTTGAGGGGCTGGTTCGTAACAGAGTGCTTGGTTCAAGTCCAGCCATCGAGACTAAACAACTTGCTCCCAGTGGTGGAATAGGTAGACACTGGGGACTTAAAATCCCTTGCTAGTAATAGCGTGCCGGTTCAAGTCCGACTTGGGAGACTATAGGAGAAATCGACAATGAAGAAACTTAAATTGAAACGATTATAAAGGTGACAGCTGCCTATCAGCTGCGAATTATGCGGGTATAACTCAGCTGGTAGTGCGTTCTACGCCAAGAGTACGCGACTTTTAATCGCGGAGTCGGAATTTGGGTTCGAATCCCCCTACCCGCACTATGCATCATTGGGGTAATGGTCGCCTCGCAGATTTCCACTCTGCTGGTTCGAGTTCGAGTCTCGAATGATGCTCTAATTTATCCGCCGATAACCGAACTGGCATAGGTACACGATTCAGAGTCGTGGTTTTGAAGGTTCGATTCCTTCTCGGTGGACTATAACCCCAGATAGCCGAATTGGCATAGGCGAGTGATTCAAAACCACTAATTTGAAGGTTCGACTCCTTCTCCGGGGACTAATTGAAATTAAAATTAAATTGAACTAATTTAGGACATATAAACTGGTATATAAGAGCGTTAGGTGGCACTCACGGTCTTGTAGAAACCAATAAAGTTTTCGATGTCCTCGGTATATGCAGAGTGCCACAATATTGCTATACCGAGGACATTCTTTATTGAGGTTTTATGCAGTTACAAAAGAAATGGATATGTCCGAAATGTGGGTTTCCTTGCCGTACACGAGACGAATTGCGTAAACATCATCATATTGAGCACGCGGATATTATCAAAAATAGACCTAAACCATATTCGTGGGAATGCCCGATATGCCATAACTTTTTTAAAACGAGCCGAGATCGTGATAGGCACAGGATAGATGAACACGGTAAATATTGTTCGGATAAGTATAGACATAAAGGGTCTACTGAATCTAGCCGGGGTTGGGTCTGTAAATATTGTTTGGGTGTTTGTGAAAGCAAGCGTAAGTTAGCTAAACATTATTTGGAATGTGATGCGAAACGTCAGTTACCGGTTGATTCTTTGGGTAGAACGTATGACCCAGATATTCATCGTAAAACTTTGTTGAATGTTAGACAACGGATTCTTGATGGAACATTGAAAAGGAAACCTTGTTCAGAAGAAACGCGTCATAAATTGAGCGAATCTCGGAAGAAACAAATTGCAGACGGTCGTGGTAGTTCTACGTGGGTTAATCCGCATATTCATCGTAGTTATGCTGAACAGTATTTTTATGATATATTAGTAAAGGAATTGAATTCTACCGTTGTGTGGCGGAATAACTATCGTGCGTGTGGATATTTATTGGATTTTGCTAATTTAACAAATAAAGTATACTTTGAAGTTGATGGCGAATCTCATTACACACCAGATGGGTTGGAGTATGACGCAAACCGGACTGCCGAATTAGCTAAGAATGGGTGGTTTCTAATCGGACGAATTCGTTGGAAATTGTATAAGAAACTGTCGGATGATGATCGTAAACAAATCGTTGCATCCTACATTAAGGCATTTATTTCGAATACTACGAATACTCTGCCTCAGATTTATGTTCCAGTTAATCAAGGTGCTATACTTAAAAAACATAAAACTACACCTAGAAATTCAGAAAAGCGTAAGGTTGAAATCGAAGAATATGCGAGTAAGCGGAAACTTTCTGAACAAAATGGTTTAATACGTGTAGATGGGCATATCGATGGAAAGGGGGTGCCTAACTTAGAATGGAATCACCGAAAAGAGTTAATACTGAATAGCGGTGTCGATTTAATGAAATTTGGTTGGGTAGGAAAAGTCGAACAAGTAACTCATTTGACCAAAAGAGTTATTGAAGCGACTTTAAACCGGTTTCCAGATGAATTTAAAGGGAAGTATTTCCGACGTAAATTGAACCAGTTTGACATTAAACCTGAATAGTAATATATTTATTCTGAGCTATGGTGTAACGGTAACACATCGGATTTTGATTCCGGTATTCTAGGTTCGAATCCTGGTAGCTCAATTCCCGTTACTGGGGGAACAGGTAGACCCGCCAGATTTAGGATCTGGTGCCGCGAGGCGTGAAAGTTCAAGTCTTTCGTGACGGATATGGATAAACAAATCGAGAATCGCTTGTCACCACGAGCGAAAGCACAAATAGCGGAAGTCCAGAGGAGATATCCTCCGGAAAAGTTCGAGTATAAGTTCACTTTTACAGAACCCTGTTATCTAGCACTCGATTTGACGCCGAAGAATCTGCCGCCACAGCCTAAACTGGTTGGTATAAAGCTGGTGGCAACGATGGAACCGCCGAAGGAAGAAGACTATGGGTGACAAGATTTGGGCGAAAGAACGCGGAACCGACGATGTCAACCACGAGCACGACACCAGTACGCCGAAGCACAACAAGGGACGCAAGCGGCTCAGACGGTCCGCGAAGCGGAAGCTTGAGGACTTTGCGGAGCGGTTCTTGAACGACCAGAAGGATTTGGATCCGGAAGATATGCAGCTTCTGCAAGACAACTTTTGGGATTTAGTATAGTCCGAAGTTGAGGGGTTATCCGAAGTGTCACTCTGTAGGAATTAAGCAAGGAATAACTATGGCAACATTGGAACAGATTAAGGAACTCCGTGACCAGACGCAAGTCAGCGTAGCTCTGTGCAAGGAAGCACTGGAGGCTACCGGGTGCGATATGGAAAAGGCGAAGCTGTATCTTCGCCAGAAGGGTTCCGACGTTGCCGGGGAAGGCAACTCGTTCGGTTATTCTGTATTTGAATCCGGCACGGAAAAGGTGGAAGGCATTGCCGACGGCAACGGTTTCCAGTATTCCGACGGTATTGTCACGATTGACATCCGTGGTTTTGACGGTAATGCTCCCAAGACTTTATGGGGAAGCGACCGATGTATGTTCGTGTGTAGACCGGTAAGGCGTTAGTCTTTTGCCGGCGTCGCATAATTGGATAGTGCAGACGACTTCTAATCGTCCGGGACATCAAGTCCCATCCCAGTTCGAGTCTGGGCGTCGGTATTATGTGGCGATAGCATAGTTGGATATGTGCGCTTCTCCTAAAAGCGTTTACCCCAGTTCGAGTCTGGGTCGCCATATTTAAGCACTCGTAGCCAAGTTGGTTTTTAAAGGCAATGCGCCGCAACCGCATGATCGACAGTTCGAGCCTGTCCGAGTGCTCTAATTGAATTTCAAATATCAAATAGCTAACTTGGCTATATGCGATACGATAAAGTAGTCAAGCTATACAAGAATTATTCGTTGTCGACCGGAACTAAGCGTTATCTGGTCGGCTATTTCCGTAGCGACGGTTCGGCTTCAGCCGAGGAGTCGTACCTTCGCCGGGCAGAGAAGGAGCCGGTTCCGGTTTCGTACACGACTGAAGTCGAGCCAGCCACGCTATATCCGGATATCGTGAAGCGTTGGGAGGACGAGGACGCGGAAGCCGAGCGTCAACGAGCGGAACGAGAGCGGCTTTTAACGACGCCGATACCTTTACCTTTGGTGCGGAAGCGTTGGCCGTCGTTTCGTCCGCTGACTGTCGAAGAATGTTTCGATCAATGGAACGAGAAGCAGAAAACGGTAATGGACTTCGTACGGACGCTCGATTTTAAGCGGAAGAAGTACCGATAAGTCTTGACAACGGTGCTGCAGATACCTATATTTCTACAAAAATGAGGTAAATATGCAGTACAAGGTTTTCCAGTCGTCGGACACCAATGTAAAGAAATACGTTTTCGAATGGTCCAAGGAAGAAGATGCGGGCATCCATAGCAAGGCGGCTATCGCCGAGGCTGTTCTGTACCGTTACGGATCCTACAAGGAACGCACGGTCATCTGTTGTTCCGTTATGAGCGGTTGCCCGGTCGGCTGTACCTTCTGCGGTACGGGTAAGTTCTTCGTCCGCAACTTGACTGCGTCCGAGATTGTCCAGCAAGTCGAGACTGCGATCGCCGACTCCGTACTCAAGGACACGCATACCGAGGAAATCAAGAAGTTCCAGATTATGTTTATGTCGATGGGCGAGCCGTTTATGAACTACATCAATCTGGAATGTGCCATCAAGCGTCTCAACCAGAAATATCCGAACGCCGCGTTGCTGGTGTCGACATCGGCACCGACTTGGGACTCGCTCCACAATATGCCGTCGTTCATCGAATTGTCCAAGCAAATCGACAAGGTTGGACTGCAGTTCTCCGTCCACGAGAGCACCGACGAGAACCGTTCGAAGCTCATTCCGACCAAGACCAGCACGTTGCGTCAGATCGCTTCTCTTGGCGAGATGTGGGCGTCCTATGTGGGTAGAAAGCCGTTTTACAACTACTGTGTCCACGAAGGCAACAACGCCGTCGAGGATGCCGAACGCTTGGTAGACCTGTTCGACCCGAAGGTATGGGAGACGACCTTGAGCGTCATCTGCTCGAAGGACGAGACGGTGGCCGCCAGTATCGACCGTCAGCTTGAGGTTATCAATAACTTCAAGGATGCCTTGCTTTCCCGTGGCGTGTCGCTCCGTGTGTTCAACCCGGCGGGTCAGGACGACATCGGAGGCGGTTGTGGACAGCTCTGGTATTTCCAAGAATGGTTGAAGACTAATAACAAGACGGAGAAGTAATGCGCCGTTTATTTATCATCCGAAAGGACTTGAATTTGTCTGCCGGTAAGCTTGCCGCGATGGTGGCTCACTGTGCCGAGGGTTACTGGACCCGCCTTATTTCCACGAATTCGATGGAGGACGACGGTGTATACCAAGTGACGTTCGAACTCGATACAAAGACGATGGAAGAGTATATCCAAGGTCTGTTCGTCAAGACCATCTGCGAGGCGAAGAATCTTAACCACTTGATGAAGGTGGAGGATGTCGCCAAGGAAATGGGTCTGGTCAAGGGAACCGACTATGACTTTATCGACGACGCTTGCTTGACGGAGCTGACTCCGGAGGCCGTAGACGAGAAAGGCAACAAGTATTGCCGCGTCGGAATCTGGTTCAAGCCGTTGCCCGACGAGACTAGTCGTACTTTGAGCAAAAAGTATCAGCTCTATAAGGGGTAATTATGGCCAAGAACACCGAACTCGACAAGCTGAAAGAACAAGCTAAGGAAATCAATGCCCAGATTGAGCGGTTGCAAGGGAAGCAGGGCTTGAAGGAATTGGTTAAGGCGGTGAAAGGCAAGTGTCTTTTGCTTGAGAACGATTTGTTTACGGAAGTAAGCACGACCACTGACTCCAACACTGTATGGTTTGAAGGAAATGTTCTTCGCGTAAGCCAATGCTCGTATCCACAGTTTAAACACGAAGAAACCGTCGGCTACACTATCCAATGCATTAACGACCTGAAAGCCAAAGGTAAGTTCGAAATCTTTACCGACCCAGAAAAGTTCGACAAGCTCGTGCATAAGCGTATGCTTGAGTTCGAGAACCATATGGACTTGGTCGAAAGCGTAGTAACGATGGATAAAAATCGCCGTTATGCTACATTTGACGGCGAAACCATCAAGAAGATGGATTCTAGGTCATTGGTTACTGTAATCCGAGACGAGTTCGATGGGTTGTTGTTTGAATGTATAAGTGCATACGGCAATACGAGCTATCTGAAGTTCAATGTGGTTCCGTTTGACAACTTTACGTTTGCCGTAAAGATGACCAAGATCGAGTTCTATTCGTACCTTCCGGTAGAGACCGGTCTTCCGCGCATCTCCGAGTCTCAAGTCTTTGGCGTACGCCTCTACCCGAACGACCCTAAGACGGTGTCGAAGATGATTACGGCGGTAAAGTCATACTTGTGCGACGAATCGTCGAAGACGATTACTTGGAATGCTCTGTCCGACCGGATCGAGGGTGCGAAGAAGGCGTACTTCGGTGGGAACCGTCAGCAGTTCTTGAGGGAAGTCGAGGAATACAAGAGGAAGATGAAAAATGCTTAATGTGCTCAAGGACGAGATACTGTCGGTCACTTTCATTGTGCTGTCCTTAGTCGGTCTGCTATGCAAGAGCGACATTCCGTACAATATGGTCACGTCGGCCTTTATGCACGGCGACTTTAACCATTGGCTTAACAACAGTATGCTGTTTGCCGTTTTGAGTCCGATGGTGGAGCGCAGCTATGGCAAGGTTAGCTATCTGCTGGCCTTCTTGTTCACTTGCTGGGTGGATTCGCTGTATCAGGGACTGGTGAACCAGTACGGCATCGGTATGTCGGCGTTCGTGTTCGCACTGTTTATGCTGAACTTGATGGCCGATTCCAAGCATATGTTCTCTTTATGCGGATTGTTTGTCGTGGTGACGTATGGCGGTCAGGAGCTTATGGCGACCGGAAAGGCGGATGGGATCGGCCATATGAACCATTTTATCGGAATGGCGTCTGGCGCAGTTTTCGCGATTGCGACCAATTATATAAACGGTAAGCTGGGCGGAAAGAAAAACGATAAAAATTCACCAAAACCCCTTGACAACCTCAAAATCTAAATCTATATTTGGTTCGTAATGATTCAGCGAGACTGAATCTGATGTTTGACAAAAAGAGTTTAAAGGTGCTTACAGCAACACAACCTATACCTCTGAACTAGGCTCAGATAAGTAAAGCGAATAGCACCTTGTCTTTTTGGCTCGTTAGACTAGCGGCCTAGGTCACAGCCCTCTCAAGGCTGGCACTGCGGTTCGAATCCGCAACGAGCTACTAAGATTTACTCTAAGGATTTGCGATAGAATCGGTAAAGATGCCAGCAGCAACAAAACCATCCATATCAAGGCGTGTGTCGTAGGTTCGAGTCCTGCTGCCGCTATAAATTGGAAGCGTTTATCGCTGACGATGCGGCATAGCTCAGTTGGTTAGAGCGGCGTAACAATAAAGTATCTTGGGTTCTATCGCACCGGGACTTAACGGTGCATACAGCAACTAATCAATTCCGCGCATTGGAAGCACAAACGCACCGTGTCCCACGGATTTCGGCGGTCTTACGGAGCTTCGAACCTCCGTGGGGTAACGATACACGCAGCAACACAACTTATGCAATTTCCTTTTAAGAAATCAATGCAAAAAGGTATCGTGTGCCGCCCACCATTTAACCAAACAAAAAGTACGCGACGTGGTCTCATCAATACAAGTCGCGCCCATAGGCAGCAACTATGGATAAGGCTGAAGAAGCGGTCTCTTCGGAGGCCGCTTTTTTGTTTTATTTCGATATTTTAGTGTTGACAAGATCGGTGCAAATTGCTATATTCAAGTCAGAGGAAATGGCCTATGCCTATAAAGAAAGTTAAAGTTACAGACCCTTACCAGAAGTCGCTTCTCGACCTCCCGCAAGAGAAGCTCCAGCAGATGCGCGACGAACATTTCGCCGAGATTCAACGTCTCGAACAAGAGCTGCATTCGATTGACGAAATCAAGGACAGCAACAAGATTCGAGACTTGCTGGAGCCGGTTGTCGGCCACTGGATTAAGATTCCGGGACACTCTTGGTACGAGGAAGATGAACAGAACCGTTCGCCGAAGTCCGTCGAATACCGTATCGCTCACGTAGTCGGTGCTGAACGCTGGCTTGGCGGCGACGAATTCGAACTGGTTCTCGACCGTCTGATCTCGGTTTGGAAAAACCCAGACTACTCGGCGTTGAACGTGGATTTCGGTACCGGAGAAGAACTCAAGCGTCACAAGGTCAAGCACTTGTCGAGTGCCACCGTCATCCCCGAAGATAAAATCGAGCTTACAATCAACAAGATTGAACTTGAGGTTATCAACAAGTTCACTTGGGTCATCAGGAAGGCTCAGAAGACGGCGAAAGCTGCCGAGAAAAAGGCAAAGAAGAAAAAGGAGAAGAAATGATCGATACAGTATGTGGTCGACTTGGAACGAATCTGCGCGACTGTTTCGACCTGAACAAGCTCACCGCAGATGAAATCAAAGCGATGAATACGATTATCCAGAGTAAAGACCGTCGCAAGATGATTGTCGAACACCTCCTCAACGAGATGTGCGACATTTCTCCGGAAAACACGTTGTTCATCTCTGGACTTCTGCCCGATATTGTGTCCAAGTTTTCGGCACAGACCAACGAACAAATCCACAAGATGCGGCACGCTCTCGAAATGACTGGACCGTTGATGTGCGATATCGTCAAGCGCAAGGAAGTCATATCGCCGTACGACTTGCTGCTCTATATCCGTACGACGTGGGACTGGAAGAAAATGTACGAGGATTCCATCAATCGTAACGACCGTCGTATGGTTAAGACCAGCGAAATCGTGCGAGGAATCGAGTTTGCTGGCCAAATTGTAGACCAATTCCGCAAGTTGCTCGACCGCATCGACCTCAATAAGCCGCTGATACATTATAGCGTGAACGATTGTGTAAAAGACCAGTTGCCGATCGGCATCGTTGACCTTTTCCCCGACACTCACGAGTTCCTTAGCTGGTGCAAGAAGAACCGCAAGCTCTGGGACGACCTACCGAAGAACTGGACCCCTAACGAAGACATTAAACCTAAAAAGAAGGCTAAGAAGAAATGAATAACGGATTCGGATTTTACAGATTTGCTGCAGTATGCCCCAAGCTCAAGGTGGCAGATACTGAATACAACGTGGCTGAAATCAAGAAAGCGACCAAGGAAGCCGTAAAGAACGGCGCAACGGTTGTCGTATTCCCGGAACTGAGTATCACCGGTTATACTTGTAACGACCTCTTCCATCAAGAGACGCTTCTTCAGAAGACAATCGACGGTATTACTGACATTTGCCGGATGACCCAAATGAACAGTGATACGTTTAAAAACGTCATCATTGCTGTGGGTGCGCCGCTTCGGATTTTCGGTCGTTTGTACAACTGCGCCGTGCTTATCCAAAATGGATCGGTTGTCGCGGTAACGCCTAAGATTCACTTGCCTAACCAGCGCGAATTTTACGAAAAACGTCATTTTTCTAGCGGCTATGAATTGCTCAAGGGTGACGAGTTCGGTCACGCTCTTACGTGCCGGGTCGGTGCCTATGAACCGGTAATTACCAACTTGCTTGGGTTTGCCAACAATACAGAATTACGCCTCGGCGTAGAATTGTGTGAAGACTTGTGGACTCCGGCTCCGCCGAGTGGTGAACTTGCTCTTGCCGGTGCGAACGTGATTCTGAACTTGTCTGCCAGTGACGCATTGGTAGGCAAGGCCAACTATCGTCGCGACCTTGTGACGAATCAGTCCGCCCGTTGTATGGCTGGTTACGTGTACGCCTCCGCTGGTGTTCACGAATCGACAACTGATATGGTTTGCAGCGGCCACCTGATGATTGCCGAGAACGGCAGCCTTATGGCCGAGTGCAATAAGTTCTCTCGCGATACCGAGATTATCTATGCAGATATTGACGCGGCTCGCTTGAATATGCAGCGTATCAGCGAAGGTTCGTTCCAAGATTTCGGACATAGCGATGTTGTTAACCGTTTTCGTGTTTATCACCCCATTAAATTCCGCGATATTGACCCAGTTCCGACAAATAAGGAGCTGAAATACCGCTATGTTTCTTCGACTCCGTTTGTGCCGAGTGCTGCCAATGTTCGCAATGACTGTTGCCGTGAAATCTTCAATATCCAGTGTGCTGGCCTTGCCAAGCGTCTTGAAACCGGAGTGAAGCGTTCCGTAATCGGGTTGTCTGGCGGTCTTGACTCTACGTTGGCCTTGCTGGTCGTATACGAGACGTACAAGCTCTTGGGCAGACCGGTTTCCGACATCCTTGCGGTGACAATGCCTGGGTTTGGTACAACCAAGCGTACCAAGAATAATGCCGTAGAAATGGCTGAGGCTCTTGGTGTGGAACTCCGTACGATTAACATTTCCAAGGCTTGTATGCAGCACTTCGACGATATCGGACACGATCCGAAGGTTACCGACGTGACATACGAGAATACGCAAGCTCGTGAACGTACCCAGATTCTTATGGACTTGGCCAACAAGGAACAAGGTATGGTTATCGGAACCGGAGACTTGTCCGAAATCGCTCTTGGCTGGTGTACCTATAACGCCGACCATATGTCGATGTACTCGGTGAACTGCGACATTCCGAAGACGCTTGTTCGTTATATCGTGAACTGGTATGCCGACAAGGCCGACAACGAATACAAGTACAGCATTGTCGACCGTATGATTGGCGAAGGCGATGACAGCAAGAAGAATCTGGCCGATGTTCTCAGAGACATCTTGGACACGCCGGTATCTCCTGAGCTGCTTCCGGCTGACGCAAACGGCAATATTGCGCAGAAGACGGAGAGCATCCTCGGATCCTACGATATTCACGACTTCTACTTGTACCACTTCGTGAAGTACGGTGCCACGCCGTCGAAGATGCTGTATCTGGCCGAATATGCGTTCGGCAGGGACAAGCACGACGAGCTGAAGAAGGCTCTTGAACTCTTCTTGCGCCGTTTCTTCACCCAGCAGTTCAAGCGCAGTTGCATCCCTGACGGACCGAAGGTCGGTACGTTGTCGCTGTCTCCTCGTGCCGACTGGCGTATGCCCAGTGACGCGAGCTACAACGACTGGGTAGCTTCTCTGGAATAGGGGTGACTATGTCCAAGTATTCTGGCAAGAGCGACTTGTACGATTTGCTCAATATGCACTACAAGGTCATCGGCGACGACAAGTCAGTTGACCTTGTAAAGTTGAGCCATTGGGAAATCGACGCCGGTGGGATACGAGTAACCGGGAAGGAATATCGCGACTTGTTGCCGTACTTCGGCAATGTCGCGGCTTCCGCTGCACACCAGCACGGCGAGGCCGAGCACCACGTCGTACACTTGCAACCGATTCCCTACTTCGCCGAGCGGGCGTTGGAACGCGCCAACTATGCGAAGGAATTGTGGCAGAAGGCTCGCTACGGTTGCAGCGACTTGGTAAAGGTCAAGTCGACGGTAGTAAAGCGGCTGGACATCAACCCGGACGATTCTTTCTGGCGGAACATATTCGCTTCGCTGGAAATGTCCGTACGTGGCAAGACCACGTTCAGTCCTTACATACTGATGAAGTCATCCCCCTATGACGTACATTTCAACGAATGGTATAATGAAATGCTGGCCGAGGGTTATACCGAACACGAAATCCACGGCTACTTGGACGCTAACGTATGATAACACTAGTTCTTCATCTTATGGGCTTGGCGATTTTGGCTTCGCTAGGTTCAGTATTGCTTGCCAACTTCGCTATCCGTTACTGCGTGAAGCATATGGGTCAATGCCTTACCATCTTGGGCATACTCGTATTTAGCGCGGTTATGGGTTACGGGCTGTACAAGCACAAGCCGAAAGTCCATTTCTTCGATAGGGTTTCTACCGAGGTCGCCGGTGAGCTGGAGCAGCTGCCGGGTGGTATCGATCTGCATAGGCTGATTATGAGCCAGACAAGGCAGAAGTCTACCGTGAAGATGGACATTACGCCGCGTATGGACACGGCGGTATTCAAGGTGGTTTCGGTATACCGGAAGATGATGAACGATCCGCAGTTCAAGCCGTTGATAACCAGTGCCAACGACTTTGGCGGCCACGCCAAGAACTCGGCTCATTACCGTGGCGAGGCCGTGGATTTCCGGATCAAGGATGTCGACTTCGTGACTAAGCGTCAGATAGTCGACGCGGTTAAGGAAATCCTTGGCGGCGGATATTTCGTTCTTCACGAGGACGCTGGATATGCGAATGAGCATCTTCACGTCCAAGTGAGGCGACGGAGTATGGTCGATTTTTTCTTGCTGTAGGCTTGACAATTTAAAAAATTTTAGCTATATATAAACTTACAGTACATCGCGGGATAGAGCAGTTGGTAGCTCACGAGTTTCATATGCTCGGCGTCGTCGGTTCGAGTCCGTCTCCCGCTACTAAGAGGCCAGCTTATTGCTGGTCATTTTTGTCTACACAGCAGCACTGAACCTTGATTTTGCAGTCTTGGTCGGTGCATTTGGAATCGATGTCGCACTTGGCGTCTAGGCACGATACCGGATGGTAGAGTTCGATGTGGTTGGTTATGCTAGTCCCGGTTCCGCAACCGGCTAGTAGAATGGTAACTGATAGAAGCAATGTCTTTTTCATACCACCAATATAAAAAAGGCCAATTATTCGTTCAACCGTTGACATCCGTAGTCCGGATTGCTATAATTTCGTCATCTGAGAGGAATTTATGGAAACTATTGAACAAAAAGAACTTGTGCATCCGGTCGCTGTCCAGATGTCGTTGACCCGTGCTTTTAAGGCTCGCAAGGACCTTAACAATATGATTCAGCGTATGGGACAGACCTTGCGCCGCATTCGTCCGTTTGTACACGAGACCGAGCTTCCCGCCGAACTCACGAACCTTACGACCGATTCCGTCGAAAACGACATTATCGAGGTCGAGAAGTTGCTCCATACCAAGATGACGCTCGACATCGCCATCGAGCAGAGCAACGCGGAAGGCCAGATTAAGCTCGCCCAGATTGACAAGTGCAATAAGACTATTTCCTTGCTTTCTGATATGCAGACCTACGCTCGCGGCGCGAAGAACACCGACCGATTCTTCAACAACGTGACCGGCAAGTACGAAGTCGAAGTGTTGGCACAGGTTATGCCTACCGTCGATTTCTTCGACGCGCCGATTATGAAGGCGACCAACCTCAAGCGCGATCTGGAAGAAGAGTTGCAAGCGTTCAACAACACCACGAAGATTACGGTCCCGATGGACGTAGAACTTGCTGGCAAGCTCGGCTTCACCGTCGAGTAAGCCTCTTGTTGCAACGGAACAATATCCAGTCGAGGATTCCGGAGACATAATAAATCGTCACGACGATTTCCGTACGACTTGAAAACAGGACTTATGCTGGTGGCTCTAGCTAGTAATCTGTGCAGTACACGGCTCCGTTAAACGCTTATAAGTTGTGCGTGTCTAAATCCTCAAACTACAACCCCGAAAGGGAAAGTTCGTAAAAGTTACTTTTGACGACACTAAATTGGTGGGATATGTTCCAAATGCGTGTACTTGCACCGAACGATTCCGGTAGCCGAGACGCGAGTACGCGAAGCAGCAATTTCGGACCGATCGCCAAATTGGTTAAGGCACCGGACTCATAACCCGGCACACGTACAGTAAAATGTACTTCTCAGTTCGAGTCTGAGTCGGTCCATAGGATGCCACGGTTGCACGACGACCGTGGCATTGCTATATTTTGTACAAAGAGGTCTTATATGGAATTTGAACTTTTTGTACCGCCACATCCAAGATTCACCGCTGAATACGTCATCAACCAGTGGCTGCATACTATGCGTTTTAGAAAGTCTGGAGATTGGCCAGTCATTCCGGAAAAGTATGTGCAGTTTGGGTTTGCTGACCATCGAACGGAAATTGATATGGGTAAGGTTGCTGGCGAAATCAATGGCAATCCGAAGAAGGTCGAGGACAAGTATGTTATCGACGTAACTATGTACGACAGCAAGCCAGCTGAAGAAGTCAAGCGACTTGCTCCGTATATGGAAAAGTCTGCTGCGCCTATGGTGGTTATCATTAACGCGGTGACTGATGGTAATCAGCTATTCGGACCATACACGTTACACTTTGGGGCAAAGCCGAAGTCATTCGGTGCCGATCTTCATATTTAGTTTCAAGCACTCGTAGCTCAGTTGGAAGAGTGTGTCTCTCCGAAAGGCAAGGTCGCGAGTTCGACTCTCGCCGGGTGTATTAGGGTTTATATGTTCACGTTTTTAGACTTGTTTGCTGGTATAGGTGGGTTCCACATTGCCGCCAAGAACAACGGCGGTCAGTGCGTCGGCTTCTCCGAAGTCGCCAAGGACGCCATCGAGTATTACTGTATCAACCATAAGATGTCCAAGGACAAGAACTTGGGCGATATCACGAAGATAGTGGACCCTCCGTCCGTGGATTTCATAACCGCCGGTGTGCCTTGTCAGTCGTGGTCTGTTGCTGGAAAGCGTCTCGGATTTGATGACGACCGTGGCCAGCTGTGGAACGATACCATCTACCTCTTGACGAAGAGCCAGCCGAAGGCTTTCTTGTTCGAGAATGTTAAGGGGTTGACCGACAAGCACAACATCGAGGCGTTCCAGTACATCTTGTCCAGAATCGAGGAAGCCGGGTACCACGCGGCGTGGAAGGTTCTGAACTCGTTCGACTACGGTTCTCCGCAGATGCGAGAGCGTGTGTACATTGTTGGGTTCCGCGATCCGGCTATGCTTGAGAAGTTCAAGTTTCCAGAACCGACTCCGAACAAGCTCACGATGCACGAGATTCTTACCGGCGAATATGTCGATATGAGCAAGGTCAAGTCGGCGTCACGCAGCTTGTCCAAGAACGCGACCGGCGAGAACGACTACTACGTTTTCAACGACGCTAGGGACGGCGCGACCACGATTCACTCTTGGGAAATCACCAATACGTCGGACAACCAGCGACGGATTTGTGAGGCCATAATGAGGAACCGCCGCAAGTCGAAGTACGGTCCGCAAGACGGCAATCCGATGTCGTTCGACCATATCGGCGACTTGCTTCCGGATATCAACAAGGCCGACTTGTTTAGGTCGTTGACAGCTCTGGTAAGGATGAACATCATACGCCGAGTCGACTACCGCTATGCCTACAATGGTGGTGTCGGAAAATGCGGGGACTTGAACCTTCCAATATGCAGTGTCATCAAGGCTTGTGAAGAGGGTCGCTGTCTGCCGGAGATTTTCAAGCAACCGGCACTGAAGAAGTTCAGCCGGTCAGTGGTTATCGAAACCATCAAGAAACTGGTTGAGGAAGGTGTGTTGAGCGTTGCGGAAGTCCGTTACGACTTGAAGAATTCCAAGGTCAGCACTGGCATCAACGGTGTCTACCGGGTGTTCCTCAGATCGTGCAACATCTTCCCGACTATGGTAGCGAGCGATACGAACGATTACGTCGCTATGGTCGACTTGCCCCATAACAGCAAGGCGGAATTCTTGAAGCATATCGCTTTGGATAAGAATTACCGTAAGATCACGAACAAGGAAGCTTGCCGCATCCAAGGCTTCCCGGAGGATTTCGAGCTTCCTCCTACTAGACAGAGATGGATGAAGCTTATCGGTAACAGCGTGACCGTGCCGGTAATCGACAAACTTACAAAGGCGATAGTCGCCACTGGAGTATTCGATGGAAACAATGCGTAATGGGGTTTTCGAAACCAATTCGTCTTCGGAACATAGTTTTTCAATCGGTGATAGAAACCTTCGTGACCCGATTGAATTTCCGAAACCTGATGAAGAAGGTTTGGTTCATATTCCTTGGTGTACCTACGACAGCTTGGACAAGATCGAAACTTTTACCGAGCTTGCGCAACTGTTGATATTGTTTGTGGTGGAAGGACTTAATGGAAGGCTTACCGACTTGTTCAGCTGCAAGTCAGGAGTGCGTGAACAGCTTGTTCAGAGCATACTGATTGCTTATAAGATGGCCGGTATTGATGGTGCTAAAGGCTTAGTAATCGATTTTCCTGAGCCAGCAACTGGTGTTGAAATTAGTGGGGGTGGCTACGCGTTTTTGTCAGATGTTGCGATTAGCAGCAACCTCGAATTGATGGCGTGCTCTATGGATGGCGGTATCAAGGATATGGGTGCCGTCCGTGCGCTGAAGTACAACAATACGGCATTGTCGCTCGTGACGGCTATGAAGCAGTTTTCTCAAGATGAAGACGTACTCTATACGGCGGCTCTGTTGGCGATGGACGTGAAGGCTACGATATCTGAATGCTAGATCAAGCGGTATTGGCACTTATTTGGTTTACGGTAACCTTTCTGGTTGCGTTGAAGTGTACTATTAGGCGCACAGCGTTGTGGACTTCGATGCTTCTGGTCTTGATAGCAGTCCCGGCGATGGACAAGAATATGTTTACTGACCCGGTAGACCCGATGAAAGAGTATATGCGAATGACCAAGGACTTGCCATACCAATTAGGCGATTGGCGTATTGACATTTATCCTCCGTGTTGCTATATTTACCCCAATTACAGAGGTTAGAATTATGATTGAAATCGTAGGAAAGTTTAACACGGCGAAGGTGTATACTGACATCTTGGAAGATGCCGCCTACAAGCAGATTTTGAACTTGATGAACCAGAAGTTTGCTGAAGGTTCTCATTTCGCCATTATGCCGGACTGCCACGCCGGTACTGGCTGTGTTATTGGGTTGACGATGAAGATTGTCGACCGTGTCGTGCCGAACTTGGTCGGCGTCGACATCGGGTGTGGTATGCTCGTGATGAAGGTCTCGAAGGACTGCATCCTCGACTTGCCGAAGTTCGACAAGGTGTGGCATAACGAAATTCCGTCTGGGATGAACCACCGTACGAAGAAGCACCGCTTTACTGAACGTGTTGCTTTGGACGAATTGATTGCTCCAGTCAATGCCGAAAAACTGATGTTATCGATTGGGACTCTTGGTTCGGGAAATCATTTCGGCGAAATTGATGTGGATTCCGATGGTAATAAATACATCGTAATTCATTCCGGCTCGCGCCACTTGGGTATTGAGGTGTGTAATTTCTACCAGAAGGAAGCAATCAAGTACCACAAGAACCAGCGTCAGACGAAGCAAGAGGTTATCGAGCGGTTGAAGGCTCAGGGCCGCCAGTCCGAGATTGAGACGGTCTTGAAGGCGAACCAAGCGGCAAAGTGTCCGATTCCGGACGAGCTGGCCTACTTGGAAGGCGAATTGCTGCAGAACTACTTGCACGATATGAAGATTGCTCAGGATTTCGCTTGGTGGAACCGTGAGGCGATGATGGATGTCATCATCGACTGTATGGGCATCAAGAAGCATCACATCTTGGACAAGTTCTGTACCGTGCATAACTACATCGACTTGGACAATATGATTCTGCGCAAGGGATCCATTTCCTTGCAGAAGGACGAGGTCGCCTTGATTCCGATGAATATGAGGGACGGCTCGCTCTTGGTTCGCGGTAAGGGCAACGAAGAGTGGAACTTCTCCGGACCGCACGGTGCCGGACGTTTGATGTCTCGTTCCAAGGCGAAGGAGACCTTGACGATGGAGGCGTTCAAGTCTTCGATGGAAGGTATCTACACGACATGTGTTGGTTCTGGCACTATCGACGAGTCGCCGATGGCCTACAAGCCGATGGGCGAGATCGTCCGTAACATCCAAGAGACGGCTGATATCATAACGACCATCAAGCCGATTTACAATTTCAAGGCTTCCGAAGAGAAAGCCAAGGGGAAATAATGTACGCGATTAACACTTCTTATCCAGTTCCTAACCGTACTTATACTATCGTGGCCGACCACGAGTATAATCGTTACGTAGCCTATGTGGCCACGTTGGACTTCGGTTCAAAGGTTTCCGTCGGCGGCAAGGAATACTCCGCCGAAGACTTACGACAGATGCTTTTGCAAGCTGACAAGGTTAACCAGAACCAATCTACGCTTATCGCACGATATGGCTGCGTGAACTTGAACATCTTCTTGGACATCGTCCCTGCGGATTTCGACGTGAAGAAAGGCCGTGCCAAGTCCGCATCTACTCCTCCGGCTGGGAAAATCATCTTCCAGACTGACTTGAACCGACTGGACGAGAACCAGATGAATGAAGGTGACATCTTGTGGAACGTCTACGTATTGTGTGACAATCCGTTTACGGTTGAACACAACCGTGAATGGGTGCAGTCATTCAAGTCGACGGTACACGTAGACGATTTCGGCCATCGCTATGTGTTCATTAACGATGACCAGACGCGTGACCGTTGCTATTCTTGGGCTACTCACAAGAAGAATCCTTGCGTGATCAATAAGGCCGATGCGGTTGACCTTGTGAAGAAGACGCTTAATGGGGAAAAGAAGCTTTTTGTCAATCCTAACGACGGTTATGTGATACCGTCTTATAAGGGTGCCGATATGGGTTAACGATGGGGTAACGTATGGAAACAATGAGGGTGGGAACATTCGAGACCAATTCCAGCAGCTGTCACGCGTTCGTGCTGATGGCGGCCAAGTTGTATGGCGACGGAAAAGGCTGGCCTAAATACTTCGTCGTCAAGTGGACTCGTCACGGATCCGAGTACGATGCTGGCCTAGGTGCAGTGCTCTGTGGCGAGGAAGCTGTGGAAGAAGTCTGGTCGAGCTTTAAACAGCACGCGTCTGCTTTGACGAGAGCGCACTTGGCGGCTATCATTCCACAGCTTGCCGAGGGTAAGAATATTTCCGAACTGGCCGAGGCATATCCTAGTGTCGAACAAGCCGAGTGGGACGCATTGGACGAAGCGTTCTACGAGAACTCGATGCCGACCGAAGATCTCGTCGGCGGTTCCTTCGTCCAGTACGGCGATACGGTCGGTATCGCATTCGAAAAGGAGTGTTAGTGTATGGAAACTTATCGTAACGGAACTTTCGAGACCAATTCTAGCAGCAGCCACGTCTTGACTCTCGGCAACAAGCTTCGTCCCATCGAGGAGTTCCCCGTTCCTGACGCGGATGGCGTAATCCATCTTGATGTTCCTCGTGACGAGAACGGATATATCGACTTTTCTCCGTGTCCGGAGAAATTCATCGATTTCATCGTGCTCTGCCTTGGTATGACGGCTGACGGCGAAGACCCAAGAGTAGCGATTCCGTCTCATAGCGAGCAGAAACGCATTATAAAGTGGCTGAACATCATCTATAAGATGGTCGGCCTTCCCGAAGTGAAGTCCATCAAGATGACGTGGACGGCGAGTGTGGAAATCAGTCAAGATGGCGAAGGCGACGTTAGTGACCGCTGGATAGAGACAACCAGTTCATTCCAGAACAACGGACTGGAATCGTTCTTCCGTTCCCTTGTGTACGACGTGCGACCGGATAATGAACAACCGTGGATGACCAAGGTCTTGGAACCGATTCCGGAAGCGGAATACCAGTCGGATGTCCTACTGTACAACGCCGCGCTCGCTATGGTGGCTAATTCGACCGGTTCTATCGAGGGGAACTGATAAACTGGCTATTAGCTATGGAAATATCGTCGTTTGCCATCTGGAAATTTCGCTACGTTGAAGGTTTCCTCCAAGGGTTCCACGCCTTTGATCTGGAGACATCGAAATATGTAGACCCGTTCACGTTCGCCACGACTTGGATTAGATATAATTTCAAGGCGGAGACGGCGGAAATCGAGCGGCCAGACGGTACGAAGATAGAAGTCAGTTTCACTGGGCTTGTCCAGAAGTTGAAGGACTTGGGGATGTATGTCGAACGGGCAGAACACGAGCGGCACCATCTGGCGGGTCCGCAGAAGGAAGGATGATGGGATTTGAGGTTTAAGAGGTGGCGTTTCTAGGACGCATCGTATGACCCCGCATTGGTAGAAGCGACACCGGGTTAAAATCCGTGAGCGGCGTGCAAACTGTACGCCCCAACAAAGAGCGGCGCAATCCGAAAGGAGCTGGGGTGACCCAGTCGTAGCTGTGCGACAAGTTTCCGGTCTTGGGGAATTTCAAAGCCGTAAGGTAAAACCGGATCCGCTGGTGTAATTCAATTGGTAGAATGCTTGTTTTGTACACAAGACGTTGTGGGTTCGAGTCCTATCACCAGCTTAGTTTTTAGAGGCAAGTAAAATATGAAGAATAAGAAACACATATTTCAGTCGGATGAAACGCCGGAGCAAAAGGAAGCCCGTTGGGCAAAGCAGCTGAAGGCTGCAAAGTCGTTCGCAAAGGTCGTCGGGGTCGACAAGAAGGCCATCCAGCGCGAACAGCGTATCAACAAGTTCCTCAAGGATTCGACTTACTGGTACGACGACTGACCGCGTTTACCTTAATTCCGGGCGGTTCCGACTTGCGGTCGGGGCCGCCTTTTGCTATATTTTGGGTATGGAAACTATTGATTTGCAGATGAAGCCGGAGCTTGACGAGCGCGGCAATCCGGTACACTATGTTGCGCGTGTCTCGCCCGGTCTCCACCTTGGCGAGTATGTCGAGGTGTGGATGCGGTATGACTATACCAAGAAGACCATTGACGCCCACTGCACCGCTATGCGGTTTCAAGACGGCCATAAGACGGTGTTCGAAAACTAATTGCATTTTTGGTTTCAGATTGCTATATTTGCCATATGGCAAAAAACTTACGACGAAAAGCGTCTCGCGTGCTGACTCGCGATGACGTGCTGAATTACAAGATTGATTGGCGCGAATGGCACGACATCGTCCACGAGTCGCTGGTTGCGTTCGATTTTGACGCGGTGGCCTTCTCTGCTGGACGGCTTGGGTTTGTTAACAGCGGCTATGACGATTCAGACAAGTCTCCAGTTCGCGGAGCCGAGCTGGCTCAGGAAGTGGAGCACGTCTGCTCGGTTCTTATTGCGTTGTACGAGCTTGGCTACGAGATGGATTCCGACACGCCGGAATTTGTGATTTACGACGACTACTGCAAGGCGTTCAAATCGGTTATGTCTACCGAAGGAATCTACCACGCAGTTCTCAAGTTCAGTGATAACAACGATCCTGAAGATAAGTCGGTTCCGATATTTATTAACAGTCCTTGTATCGAGGTGAAGCTGGCATTGGATAACCAGAACAAGCCTTGGTTCGAGATCAACTTCAACGTAGTTACGCAGAGTTTTTAATTATGGCACATTATTATGGAAAAATTTCGGCACCGTTCGGTCGTAAGTGTCCCGACGACCGTCTGGTAGATAAAACGATTTACGCAAAGCCGTGGATGCCAATCTTCTATGAAGAGAATGTATTGATGTATGCGTCCGAGAAGATTGACGGCACCAACGTCGGCATTAAGTGGGATGGCGACCGTGTCAGCTTCGTCGGGCATACCGACAAGTCGACATTCTGTCCACGCTATCTGGCTTACTTGAACGAGCGGTTCGGAACTCCGCAATTTGAGTCCGTTCTCGAAGAAGTGTTCGGCGAACAGCCGGCGTTTATCTTCGGCGAAGGCGTTTCCAAGGACTACAACCATCATTACGGATATCCGGACGGCGAGTTCATTATGTACGATATCTGTTGTGACGGCAAGTTCTGGAACCGTGATCCGGTCCATAACGTGTCCAAAAAGTTCGGTATGATGTGTCCGCACGAGGAGCTGATGCCGTTCTTGGACGCTATCGAGTTTGTCCAGAGCCGTCCTTATTCTTGGCTCGACCCGACCCACCGAATGGAAGGATTGGTATTGCGTCCTCGCGTCGAGCTGTTTACGAATAATGGAGACCGTGTTATCTGCAAGGTGAAGGTTCGCGACTTTGTAGATGTGAAGGATTATAGGCAGTAATTATGACCCCAGCAGCAAGTGTAGATAGATGGATCAAGTCGTTCGATGTCAAGAACTTTCTCGGACAGTACAATTACCACGTCGAGTTCCTTGAGAAGCCTTACATAACCGGACCGACTGGTAGCGGCAAGAGCTTGCTTCTGACCTTGTTGCGGCTCGCTGCTGACATTGTACAGCACGGCAATATTGGGGTGTTGAGCGAGTGTCCGTTCTATTTTGGGCATAACCTAAAGCCGTTTGACGAATTTACGCTGGAGACCTTCAATAACTCGATTAAGGTGATTTATTTAGACCAGTACCATTATTGGGTCTCTGCTATCGATAACTCGAACGGCTCGATTATTTTCGAGAGCCGTTGTGAGGATTCTAGCAAGGAGTATCACCACGATGAACTGATGGTTGCCGATTTGAACGTATGTATGTTGCCGTCGTACCGTTTTGGCAGACCGGAATTGGCTCTTGGCGGCGACCGTACATTGCAAGAGAAGTATTCATACCCGTCTATCCTCGAAGAGCTTATCGATACGCGTAGGCCAAATTGGGAATTGGTGAACCTTATCGCAAATGTTCCCTATATGTACGGCGAGAAGTCGAATATGTGGGATTACACTTGGGAGGACGGCAAGGAACCCAATGTCGACGCCAAATACTTCCAGCGGTTCTATCGCGACCCCTATATTTCCGAGACGGTCGACTACCGCATTCAGGACGTGTTTATCCGCGATGAAGAAGGCAAGCGTATTGTCCACAAGCCGTCTGCTGGCGATTTCGCTATGCTGATGCTGGCTATATGCATTGCCGGTAGGCCGGGCGTGATTATTGTCGACGACATCGACTTGCATATGCACTGTGTGACACAGTCGCAGATGCCTCAGCTGATAAGGCTGGCCGCGACTCGTGGAATCCAGATTATCGCGTCGACGAACAGCTTCCACATCTTTGCGAACGAGGACTTCGCACAGTCTACCGACTTACTCGGTCTGCAGATGAACCCGGATTCGGCGTACAACGTGCTGGAAGTGTATAACATCGTTCCGACGGTCACCAACAAGCGTATTGTCGCGACACAGATCTTGTCCGCTAAGCCGGGTGAGAAGATTCACGCGTTCGGTATCTGCGTAGGCGAGCGAAAGACTGACGCGGTTTACGGTTCGTTTGCCAAGGCCGAGTTTAAGTCCAACGAGGTCGAACAGATGACGAACTACATCTTCGACTTTGTGAATGACCCCGAACACCTTATAGCTGTACCGAAGAACGTATGATTTATACAAGCAACTACGATACCGTCTTGAAATATCCGGAACTTGCCGACCGTCTGGTTTCCATCGCGCAGCACACGCACCCGGCGTTCGTCGGTCCGCGTGAAATTCGTCTGGCTCCTCCGATGTGTCTGGTAGAGTGTTACAAGCGTGGAATTATCGACCGGATAAAGTTCGAGAAGGACTTCCGCAAGGATGTTCTCGACCATATGGACGCCCGTGAGCTTGCCAAGGAGCTTGACAACAAGATTCTCCTTTGCTACGAGCCTAAAGGCGAGTTCTGCCATCGTCAGATTGTTGCCCAGTGGTTCAAGGAGCACGGCGTGATGTGCTCTGAATGGGAAGTCGGCTGCGAAGAAGACCAGTGCGAGAATTTGTAGAGGGTTGTATGATTCCAGAACGCGATTATCCGCTTACTTCGGTTTGCTATGTCAGTTACTTCGGCAACAAGAAATTCGATGTTTATTACCAGCTTGTAATTGACCGTCTTATGGTAACCGATTCTGGTTACTCGATTTTCCGCGCCACGCTCTTCCGTGACAATTTGGGGAAGCAGACCAACGACAAGTTCCTTAACGACTTGCAGTCGTCTATTTTCTATGTGGCAAAGACACTCCCGGTGGTAAAGAACGTGGACAACTGTTACATCACGTCTCAAGAATTGGTTCCGTTCTTCTTGAGTCGTTCTAGTAACGAGCTGCTTCACCGTTTCTTTTTAGGACTGGTCAACGGATGTAATAAGCCGGACGACTTTCTCAATAACCGGTTCACCAAGAGAGTCCACATCCGCTTGGACGGTTCGGACACTAGCAATGGAAGTGACAAGCAGATCGACTTGCTCTCACTCGGTGCTATCAAGCGCAAGCTTAACAAAAGTCGATTCAACGATGAAGCCGACTCGGTTAAAGCCGTCGCCGAAATCCTAGACCGGTGTCTCAAGTCGGAGGCACGAGCCAAGAAGAAGTTGGAAAACCAGATCAAGGTAGCCGATGAAATCAAGATTGTGGTCGAGCGGCAGATACGCACCTACAACCACCAAGCTGAGTTCAGCAAGCAGATCGACCTTGGAAATAGTACCAGCTGGGTAGTGTACAGAGAACCGACTGCAACGCTCAGGTTTTTCGATAAGCGGTTTAATCTAACATTCAATATTATGCCGTGTTTGGCACCGGACAGCCAAGTCAGTATCAATTATCCGGAATTCTCGTGCGATTTCCATTGCAATCCGGATTCTGAATACAAGATCGTTAATTTTTTGAAGGCGGTCGCCCATCTTGACGCCGCCTTGCACGACGCTTAACTAAACAAGGAGATAACTATGAAAAAGTTACTATCTATTCTTATGCTCGCGATGTTCTTCGTGGGTTGCTCTGTCATCGACGAAACCGAACGTGGTGTCGTCCTTTCTTGGGGTAAATACTCCGAAACTCTCGGACCGGGTATGCACGCAATCAACCCTGTCACGGACGAGGTCGTAAAGTTCCCAATCCGTACCGAACTCAAGACAGTGACTCTTGATGCTGGTTCTAATGACCTTCAGACGGTTACGGTAACCGCACAGGTGAACTATCACGTCGATCCGATGAAGGTGGATGCCGTGTACAAGAACTACGGCATCGAGTATGTTGCCAATATCCTTGTACCGAAGATCAATGAGACTATTACTGGCGTTACTCCACAGTATAAGGCCGAAGATATGCTCCAGAAGCGCGAGGAAATCCGCGACCGTATGCGAACTACATTGAAAACAAAGCTGGACTCCGCCAACGCATTTATCGTCATTGACGGCCTTGCTGTCACGTCATTCGAGTTTTCCAAGGAGTTCAAGGCTTCAGTTGAAGAGAAGCAAGTTCAGGAGCAGAAGGCACAGAAGGAGACCTACATCACCCAGCAGATGGAAGAACAGAACAAGCAGAAGGTAGCTCGCGCCCGTGCCGACTCCACGGTTATTGCACTCCAGATGAGCGCACTCAAGCAGCAGAGCGGAAGCGAATACCTTATGCTCAAGTTCATCGAGAAGTGGGACGGCCAACTGCCTGAAGTGGTTACCGGGAATGACAAGCTGATGCAGATGCTCGACATTTCTGGTAAAGCCAAGACAAAATGAAGGCATTTAGATTATGTACGTACTTCTACACAAGACGAACGGATTGTACTACAACAAGGACCAGTACGACCTTCCGGTCCCATTCGGCTCGACCAAAGACAAGGCTACCCAGTTTGTAGACAAGGACCTTGCCGAGTTGATGATCCAGACGGCGGAACAGTTCTTCCGTGGAATGTGTCCTCAGTCTATGGATTTAATTAACAAGAATGCGTTCATAAAAGAGTGTATTGTTGTTCCTTTTGAGGAATAATGAAAAAACTTGACTTTGTGCTGTAGTTTTGCTATATTTTTGACTGGCGATTGTAAAGGTGCATACAGCAAAACAACCGATATCGTCTGAAACACGAAGGGTTGCCGGTTCGAATCCGGTCGCGTCGACGCCGGGCGCGTAGCTCAATTGGTAGAGTATATCACCAAACGTACCTTGTCCTTTTAAGGCTTTTAGATAAACTGGTAGAAAATGCTTGAGCGTGTTACTATGCCGGGGAATCTGGAAGCCTTTTTTGAATCTATCGATAACTGCGGAGCCTCTGACGAGCTGAAGGCCGCTATGAAGGACTCGTTCAATGTTCTCCACGAGTCCGCTCTTGAGGAAGGGTTGGGCGACGCGCTGGCCTCCGGTGCTCGCAAGTTCGGAAAGCTTGCCGCCGTGGGAGCACTCGCCTTTGGTGCGACCAATGCCGATGCGGCTAAGGTGAAGTCGTCGGTGCCTACCGGAGGGAAGGCCAAGACCACGGTTACCAGTCAGACTTACCGTAACCTATGGCAGAACCAGAAATTCCAAGATCGAGTGGACGAGATAACCAACCAGATGGTCGCCGCGAAGGAAGCCGCCAACAAGCCGTACAGCTACGATATTCTGAAAAGCAAGGCTTGGGATATGGCACTTGCCGAGCTGAATCAAGGAAAACTCAAGTAAGATTTTCGTGCTTGTGATAAACTATGGGTTAAAGAATTCTTTATAAGGTTAACCTATGAATGCACAGAATCTTTTCCACGAAACCGTAGACAAGCTTACCGCTGTTTACAAGGACCATCCGGCTATGCTGGAATCTTTCGCCGCCGACGTGAACTCGGCTTTCGACACCTTGCTTGAGTTCGGCGACTTCGGTGGCATCAACAAGTCTATGGCCGCCACGGCTCCTCGTTCGTTCTCCGGCAATGCGTTCAGCAAGCCTTCTACCAAGACTGCTGAGCCGACCGTTGGCGTGAACAAGTCCGAGGAACCGGGTCAGACCGTGACGTTCCAAGAAATTCAGGACGCTGGCAAGGCTTTTATCGAGTACGCTCGTAAGAACCCGGTTGCCGCCCAGAAGTATCTTGAACGCAACATCATCCCGGAAATCGAGAAGGCCGCCGAGAAGCAGTTCTCCGCTGGTGCCGACCTTGCTGGCACTGATTGGAAGTCTGCCTTCAAGGATGCCGTTTCTGGCAAGGCTGCTGCAGATATCCAGAACATCAAGGATGATATGGCTGCCAAGGAAGCCAAGGCCAATGCCGCCGCCGAAAAGGATGCCCAGAAGGAAGGCGCAAAGGCTGCCAAGGAACAGGAGAAGAACTTCTGGAAAGACCAGAAGAAGATGGGATTCCGCGACGAATACAACAAGATGAAGGCCGAAGATGACGCCAATGCCGCCGAAGCTGAGAAGCTGATGGCTAACGGCTATGACCCGTCCATCTATGGCGACTTGAAGTCCAAGCCGGGTTTCCTCCGCCGTCTCAAGGAAAAGTACCTCAAGTGGCGTTCCGAAGCCGTCGATGCCATCAAGTGTGGCGACAAGGTGCGTCTTGAATCCGCCTATACGGAAATCAAGGACATTGTTGCCATCGTCGAGGCTATGGGTCTTGAAGCCAATGCGGTGCTCGGCTAATTGCCGAAATTCGCGAAATTTCGAAAGTCCGGAAGAAATTCCGGACTTTTTCAATTATTTTCATAAAAAGTATTGACAAGTGGACTTATATTTGTTATATTTAGGACAGAACAATAAAACAAGGAGCCGTTATGTTTAATCTTTTCAGCAAAAAGCAGTGGGCTGACACCGCTACCGTCGCCTACCTTATGGGGATCAGTCCCCTCTTCACCATCAAGTACAGCATTCTCGGCCAGAACGGTCAGAAGGTGGCTTTCCCCTTCCGCAACGAGAAGGGTGAGATGGTGGCCGACCTCTACGACAAGCGCGTCGTTGAAGTGTCGATCCATTACCAAGAAACCGGAATGCTCGAATTTGTCAAAGTGTTCAAGGGTTCGGTCACCGAGGAACACGGACTCAACCACCTCAAACAGACCTTCAACGCCTTCATCGAACAGTGTCCCAAGACCAAGAGCAAGGCCAGCGTGAAAGACCTCCAGACGATGCAGAAGGACTTGCACGACCAGATTGAAAAGATCGTGAACGTGTACGGCTGGGACAAGGGTCCCGAAAGCAAGTCCAACAACATCAAGGTCTACCTCAATTCCATCAAGCCGGAATACCGCGCCCGTCTCGTGGATTTCCTCGTGCGTCTCGACAAGTGCAGTGTTCCGGTTACCATCAACCTGAGCATCGACGGGCTTACTGACGAAATGATCGGTTCGACCCTCAATGAACTGGCCTTGTTCGAGATGGAAGACGCCGAAAAGTCCGCCGAAGAGGAAAACGACGGCTTCTAGTTGCAAGTTTTGTGACAGTTTGCTATATTTGTGTTATCAACAAAGGATAACCATATGGCAAACAACATCAAAATTTCCATCGAGAAGGTTATGGATATCTTGACGAAGGTCAAGGACAAGCTTTCCGTACCAGATGTGAACCCCGCATCCGTCATCGGTTACATTGACGGCCAGATCGACGCGCTCGACGCATTGAAGGTCGAAGATGATAATCTTACAGCAACAAGCCAAGGCTCACGAAGCGAGCTGGACACGGTTCCGACCGTTCCAGCTGAATCCAACAAGGGAGTTGTTCAGCTCGACAACGAACAGCTTCAGAAGATTATCGACGGTATGCGTGACAACAAGACCGTGTATGTCCCGCAAGTGGAGCGCATCTACGACCGTCCTTACACATATCCTTGGTGGCAGACAACATATTGCCAGAACGGAGCCGCGTCCAACACGACGGCGACCGTAGGCAACACAGACAAGATTACAATGGGAGACCTCCCGCAGTCTAAGCCGCGCATTCCTTCCTATCAGGGAGCCGACTGCCGTGCTTAGAAAAGTTCTTAAACGGCTCAAAACACAGGGTAAGGCTGCAAAGCAGCCTTGCCCTTCTGTGCTTGACGACCCAAATCTGTCCTTCAACGACCTGAAGGCAATCTGGCAAGCGTCAATCGAGCGAGAACGGATTGCGAGGACCCAGCGTAATGAAGATTGACTTTTATGCACCTTGCAGCGTTTCACGATGGGTTGGTGACAATATCGAACCGTTCAGCGGTTCCGTGTCCACGGCTCTTGAAGCCATCGAGAAACAGCTCTATATAGATTTTTGCGAAGACGGTGCCGAGTACATTGACGACGAATCGATCGCGACGCTCGGCTACGAGATTTACTCGGCCTGTTACAATATGACCGAGCGTGACGGAAAGCTCTACGTTAGGGTTTCCGTGTTTATGAAGTTCCCGGTTCTCCACAAGGAGATAAAGCTGGCGAATGGCCAGACGATGGACATTCCTTACGACGATGTCAGGGACTTCAAGAAATTCATTGATATTTGCATCCGCAACATTAACGGACAAATGAGTGACGGCTGGGGTGAATGCTTCGAGCAGCATCCGTTCACTATTGGCCAGAAGACTTATTACGCCTCGGCTGGCAGTATCGAGTTTGCCAGCTGGTACGGCATTGCCGTCGGTAACGACGGCAAGATGATGCGTCCGGTTGTCTATGACCAGAATAGCAAGCTGTTCGACCACGGATGGGTCGGCGGACATATTATGGATCTTGACTTTGTTATGTCAAGTATGATTTCACACGCCGTTAGTTACGACGTAATCACAAGGAATTTTTACCGGTTCAGTATGAAGGAGTTCGAGAAGGAGCTGGACGAATGTACGACCGGATTCCTTAACGAATACCACATCGACCGCGTGTTTGTCCGCAAGATGATTGACTGGTTCATCGATTTCAAGAAGGGGTCGATTACCGGCTTAGACGCTAAGACCGAGCGCAGATTGGGGAATTATCAGAAACTGTTCAAGTAGAGAGGGAAGCAATGGTAGATAAAATTGCCTTTTTCGGGATGTCGCTGTTTGACTTGCGGCGACGGATTTCAACCAAAGCAAATTGTCCTTCGATGGACGCGGTGGCAGCAGCGAATCGATTACGAAGAATGGTCGAGACGATGCCGGGAAGAGTAGACCAGAAGCTTGCCAAGATTTACAAGGACACTGGACTTTCCGAAAACGTCTCGACCGACGAACTTATCGATGGGCTTATAGATGCGTGGTGGGGTGAACTCCGCCAGTATATCGGACCGTACAAACGATCCGAGCACGAGACGCATCCTCGCTCCATTCCTATACGCCGCACCATCAAGAAGGCCGACGTTTACTACGCACGTTACCAGATGTCGTCGAAGAAGGATTTCGACGAGGTCGTGACGAGGTACAGCAAGAAAGGCTCGTTCCCCGACATCACGATTACCATCCAGCATTATCCGTATCTCACAATCACGGCCAAGACTCCGTTCGAGATTACTTTGGCCAACCGCAGCATAAACGCTTATCCGGTGGCTTCCAACGTGTTGGAAATCATCTAGGAGAACTGTATGAAGAACTATTCTTTCCGCGTTCTGGTTCCCTTCAACGAGGAAACCAAGACACTCAACCCGCCCACCAACCTTCGGAACTCCATTTTCCTCGCCGGACCGTGTCCTCGATTCGACTACGATGATGACTGGCGATACACGGCGTTCGACATCCTCGAAGAGCTGGGTTTCCGTGGAACCGTCATTACGCCGACCAACGACAAGTACAGCGATATGGAACGTCACCAGCCGGACAGCCTGTGGGCGCAGACCGAGTGGGAACGCTCGATGATGCACATCTGTTCCGCTCTCGTATTCTGGGTCCCTCGATGCGAGAAATGGCCAGCCTTCACGACGAATATCGAGTTCGGCGAATGGTACAAGAAGCCGGGCGTGTACTTCGGATTCCCCGAAGACGCTACCAAGATGAAGTACCTCACGCTCAAGTTTACGGAGCAGAAGAAAAGCTGGTACAACGACTTGAAGAAGATGCTGTCTGACGTGGTCAATGACCTCCAGAAGTCTCCGGAGCGTAAGTGGTTCACCTCCGACACGCATTTCGGCCAGCAGCGCACCTTGGAACTCTCTTGCCGTCCGTTCGCAGACTTGGTTGAAATGGATCTGACGATGATGTCCAACTGGAACAAGGTTGTCCGCCCCGACGACGTTGTGTACCACGCTGGCGACTTCGGCGAAGTCTCTAACCAGCAGTACGTCATCGACTTACTATCCAACCTCAACTTCAAGAAGCTGTATTGGACGCTCGGAAACTACGACCGCAAGGCGTTCGACCAGATTAAGACTATCGTGGATGCGTTTAACCAAGTGAACGAGGGTAAGCGTTCCATCGAACTGTTCGACCATACCCAGACCGTCCAGCCGGTTCCGGGCGGTCTGTGCGAGGTGGAGCTGACAAATGCGAAGGGTGAGACATTCAAGTTTGCCATCATCCACGAACCGGTCGATTTCCCGGCTCCGTCACGAGACGGCGTGACCTATCTGTACGGCCACATCCACGGTCGTTCCTTTGCTAAGCGCAACGGTTTCGACTTGGCTACCGATTACCACCGCTACACTCCGCTGTCCGAAGAACAGGTTCTCTGGTTCAAGAACGCTATGCAGTATTGGGACGAGAACGTGTATACCGACACGGTCAAGGTGGCTGAATGAAGATAGCTGGTATCGACCCGTCGATCAAGTCCAGCGGCATTGTCGTTATGGACTTGGACGACGACCTTGAAGTGAAGGACATCCAGTTCTACGGTTATACTACGACCAAGATGTATGCCGTGGACGAGGGAAATGTCCATATCGTGTACTTGTGCGCTCCGGACAAGTATTCGGCTCTCTGTATGCCCGAACGCCAGCGGCTGACCTACGACATCATATCGAAGCGTCTGGACGGGGTTAAGTTCTTGGGTATGGAAGACTACGCTACTTCCAAGGCTCACACCGGAAGCGGCAGCATCTTGCAGATAGCGGAGTTCTGTGGGGGAATCCGTTATCTTGCCTATACGAAGGGTCTGGGAATCATCAACTTCGGTATCGGCCAGATCAAGCGGTTCGCCACAGGTGACGGGGATGCCGACAAGATTTCGATGTGCGTGTCGTTCAAGTCGGAATACCCTAGCCTTTACCCGACCGAAATCTTCGAGAAGCTTAAACAGTTCGAGTCGCCTCACAACGACCTTTGTGACGCATTCTGGATGTGCGAAATACTTCGCGAGCTGATGGTTCTGGAAAAGTTCGGCGTGGAGAAGCTTGACCCGTCAAAGTTCGCCTTGTTGACCACAACCAAGACGCTGGGAGCCATATCGCTGGCTGAATCTCCTATGATGAAGCTGGGTATGGAGTACGAGAGCGTCAAGAAGAAAAAGAAGGCCAAGAAGGAGGAAGTCCGCCGTATCAAGGAGGAGCTTGCCAAGGAGCGAGAAGCCCGGAAGGCGGCCAAGAAGTCCTCTAGGAAACGGCGTTGCGAAAGTTAGGGGAGTTTGCTATATTTCCTCTGTATCGATGGAGTGTATGAAATGGATAACAACGAAGAACAGATGACCCCAGAAATTCTTAAAGGTATGGACGAGATGACGAACATCCAGAACGTCGTCAAGACCATCAACTATGATATGATTAACGCTACCAAGGTATGTCTCGACGCGTCGAAGCAGCTCGGCGGTCGGATTTGCCATCCGGTTTCTTTGGACAAGATCGAACCTCACCTTGGCGACCAAGTGATGGGCGAACTCGGCGGAGAAAAGCTGGTATTGAAGGAAGACGGTTCTCTCACGACGGTACCTAACTTTGCTCATACCGAGTTCATTCAGGAAATGAAGCCGGTCTTGGAGAACGACGGCACGGTCAGCATCGTCCCGAAGAAGGTCGCCGACCAGTTCTACATCAACCAGCCTAGTCCGGAAAGCAAGACGGCCCCGCTCGTCGTGAACCTTTTCGCCGGTCCGGGTGCTGGCAAGTCTACTGGTGCCGCGTTCCTCTTTGCGTTCTTGAAGCTGTTCAAGGTGAATGTGGAACTCGTGACCGAGTTCGCCAAGGAACTCGCTTGGGAAGGCGACAAGGAATTTATGTCTCGCAACCAGTTGTACATTACCGGACAGCAAGTTCGCCGTATGAATCGACTGGTCGGAAAGGTGGACGTGATTATCACGGACTCGCCTATCGAGATGGCCGCCTTCTATACCGAGGAGCCGACGTTGAAGCAGCTTTGCAAGGAGGAAGGTGCGAAGTTCAGCAACCGTTTGGACTTCTTCATCGAGCGAACCAAGGAGTACAATCCTAGCGGACGCAACCAGACATTCGAGGAGGCGAAGGAAATCGACCGCCGCATCCGCGAACTCAACCCGAATATGCAGAGCATCACCGGCGATGTGGATGGCTACACTGTCGCTCTGAACAAGATTCTTGACACTGTTCGTCCCAATGTGGCGTCTCCTTCTATGGGCGTGGTTAACCCTTGGGGAATCAAGATCCAAATCATTCATAACAAGTAATCAAAGGAATAACATATGTTGTTAGCAGAAGAAATCGCCAAGCAGACCGACAAGGCTCGCGGCGAATCCAGCGTGGACCGTCGTTTCAACGACATCGTGGAATCCCTCAAGCAGCGTGCTAATATGATGCAGGGTACGATGGTCATCAAGAAGCTCACCAAGTACGGTCTCGGCCACCCGGCTGAAGTGCAGTGGCTCCTCCAGTACGGTACTCCGATGCCGGAAGAGGCCAAGGCACAGTTCTCCAAGCAAGAACTCGAACAGTCGCTTGTCGACAGTCTCTATGCCGACCAGCAAGCCGTGAACGACCGCTTGATCAGCGAAGGCTTCCATCTCACCGAGAAGCAGCTCGACTTGCCGTCCGTTCTCGACCCGAACTTGACCCAAGAGGCTCGCGACCACATCGAAGCTCTCAAGAAGCTCGTCGAGTGCGAAGTGGAAATCTCGTGGGAACACCTTGCCGTCGTGAAGAAGGAAGGCTAGTAGTCATTCTAGGATTGGGGTGGTGAGCCGGTCGCTCGGCTCACCTTTTGTTTATGCGGAGATGGGTAGCACTTGCGTTGTACTGTTCGACTTTCGTCTTGATGCTGAGACGAGTATTCCGTAGTGTAGCCGCTGGATTCTTCACGCAGCTTATGCGAGAGCCGACTTGCATTATTCTGGTTGTGAAATACCGACCGGACCGATTCTACTTCGTCACCGACTGCGCCGCCGACAAGATTTATCTGTACAAGATGCGTCTGTTTGCAAGTAGGGTGGCGAATACGGAGTTTGTCTATAACGTAAACCACGACCACGGACCGTACATTTCTTCGCTCATTTCCATATACAATCCGAAACGCAAAAAAGAACGCGGTGCCAAGTACGAGTATGGAAAACTGAAGGACATTCCGCTTGAAGACAAGAGATGCGGAGACTTGTTCAAGAAGAATGTCCGTAAGCATTTCGACTTGATTATAAAGCACCCTGCGGTAATAGTATGAAGAGGCATTTACTATCCATCATATACGCGTTCGTCTTGGTACTCGCGGTGCGTCACGCCTACAAGCGTTTCCGCTATGCGAAGTTCCATCCGTTCAATATGTATGGGATAAAGCAGACGTGTCTCGGTATTCAGTACAAAGGCAAGCATTACGTCGTCAAGGACGCTTGCGTTTTTGAGTGCTATTCACACGAGATGGCCGATCTGGTCGATTATCTTACGAGCAAGATGACGTACATTTTCAGCCTTCCCGACTTGAACTTGTATCGGATTGATTATTGCCGTGTCGTATGGTATTTGTTTCTGAATTTTGGTTACTATGAACCGTGTACGCTTGATACGCTGCCGTTTTCTGGCGATACTAACAACGAAATTCGGACTGCGGTACAATCGTTCTTGAAGCACCGTAAAGAAGGTTTATGGGTGGCCAAATGAGGAAGCTTGGTCTGTTCATATATTTAGGGTGCCTTCTGTTCACCGTGGCAAAGACGCTGATAAGCTTGGTGCGTGCGGGGAAAGCCGTCCCTAGCATCGGTGGCCGAAACGGCTGGTACTATCTGATTTTTAGAGACGAATGCGGCAGATATTATTTTGTAACGGACTTTTCTGGTCAAGGCGACCGTGGAGCGAAACCGTTGCTTGAGCTTGTGAAAGAGATACGTTATCGAATCTTCTTTTACAAGAGTGGGAGGGTTCTCGACAACTCCGACGTGATGGTCAGCCAGTATTTCAGTTGGTTTAGTAGCAACTGTAATTTCGTACTGTTCGAAGAATTGCCGCTAGAAGACTTCAGCAAGAAGCTGATTAGAGAATTATACCACGATGTGTTGGAGAATATTTAATGTTAGCTCGGATAGCATCTATAGTATACTGGATGACCTTCGCCTATACTTTACGATACATCGTCAAGTATTTCGGCCGGTATAGGCAAACCAGATCATTCTCTCTTGGGCTTGTTCCGGGAAGGACGTACTTCATATTGGCCTATCCAGACCATATCGAACTGTTCTACGACGTGTGGTTTAACGACAAGTTTTCTTTTACGGCGATGATGGACCGGACATCGGCGTTCAGAGAAGTGTACTTCGGTTTGGCCGGTAAACAATACGGCGACCCGATGCCTAACTTTATACAGTGGCGAGAATATCTTTCTGGAATGGTGACGCGAGTGGAAATCAAGAAACTGTCCGAGTGTAAGAGGCGGTTTCTGTGGACGACACCGACCGCGATTAAGAAGCTGGTAGCCCGGATGTTCGACCCGGCCAACAATCCGGAACGCGTGAAGGAGCGTTATTGGTGGTGTTACAGCGACCCAATTCCCGCAGAAAATTACGAAAGTGGCGACGGAGAACTTGACAACCGGCATCATTGATGCTATATTTAAGACAGTGCCGAGAAATCGGCATATCGGGCTGGCGGTGACTCGTAAGCTGATTGCAAGCGGCTGTAGGGAAATCTCCTTTGACGACTGGTACCACAGTGGTGAGCGTCTGGCTTCGCCTTGCGGTGTACCGATTGGAATGCGGCTGTGGTTTCAGCAATGGGATTACGGCCCTGGTTGGGAAGCTGCTCTAACGGCGATTGCTCTGGCAATGTGGCGCGAACCACGGACTAACGCGTGTCTTCATACGGCTTGAGGCCGGTGATCGCGGTCTCGGTCGAGTTCGATGTGCCGATTCCTCGGCATTTTTGTTTTGACAAATTCGCCTACATTTGCTATATTTAGGGTATGGCTAATGTAGAGACTAATGGTAGCGAAGGCGACGCATACAGATACACCAAGAAGGTGCTGCAGTCCCTTCCGAACGCAGCGTTTATCGAAAGTATTTATAAAGAGGTGGCGGAGAACCGCAAGCTGTCCTCGTGGACGAGAGCGGCCTATATGGACTTGCGCTCCACGTTTTTCCGTGACGGCCAGTGCAAGATTAGGTTCGCGCCCGGTGCGGCTAGAATCGCCTTCGGCGAGCTTGATCTGGGTACTGGGGACGAGGAGCTGACGAAGATTTCCTCGTTTCGCGATATGCTCAGGATAATCAGCATCGCTCACTGCAAGGACTACAACAGACATCTTGTCTCCACCCAAGGAGAACAGCTCACTTACGAGAAGATGCTCGCCATCTACGGCACGAAGGCCACGGCCAACTGGTCTGCTATGAAGCGCAAGCTCAAGCGTATGAAGTACGGGCCTCGCAAGTACAAGATTATCGAGCTGGACTCGTTCGAGACCGCCAATCAGTATGCCGAGTACACCAAGCCGCACACTTGGTGCCACCTCCAATATCCGGACACTTTCAGACACTACCAGATGGTCAAGTCCAGCTCGCTTGATAAGGACAGCGACGGAGCCGCTACGAACCGTATCAGGCTGTATCTGGCCGTCCTACCGGGATTCGAGAACATCACGGTCGACGACGAGCTTTACGGCGAGTCTATGCTCGGTATCGACATCGGGCCGGGCGGTCGCCTTATCCACGTAAACAACCGCTGGAACCACGCGCACGACAACATCGACGAGCGCAAGGGTGACAACAAGTATTCCGAGATCGAGCTGTCTATGCTGCTCGGCGGCCCGTTCTTCGAGGTATGTCCTCCGTACACGCCCAAGGACGAGCGCAAGATCCTCAAGGATATGGTCAAGGACATTGTCGCCAATAACGAAAGCTTGCTCAAGCGTCGCCTGAAGATCGCCAAGCTTGCCGACAAGGAGTTCGGCAAGGTCGGACTCCGTACGAAGAAGTTCGTGGACAAGCGTGACCAGTCCACTTACCATCTGCGTAAGTTCGGCAAGTCGTTATGGACAACCGAACCTCTGAAGTACGTCCCCGAAGGCTACGAAGTGGTCAAGCTGCCAGCCAACGTGCTCGATATGCTGCCGAAGGAAGAGTTTGACGTTCCGGTCAAGATTATCTCCATCGTCCATACGGCGGACGGCGCGAAGATGGTCTGGAAACGGTGCGACGACCCCGCGCTGGAATGTTACCGTAACGAGGCCGTCCGGTACGACATCCTCCGCCAGAGGGACGAATTCATCAAGCATTTCGAGGTCAGCCATACCAAGGCTATGATGCTTCCGTACAGTTATAACCGTATGATTGTCCGCAACAAGGTTCTCGACTTTGCGGAGACTGCGTTCCACAGTCCCAAGGACATCAAGTCGAACTACTCGCTCGACGCTCTGAAGCTGGTCTACAACGTGTACGTCCCCTTGGTAGAAGTGAACGGCAAGGTTATCTCATTGCATCCGGGCTACAACTTCGTCGTGGAAAAAATGGCGAACGGTGTGCCGTTTCCGGACCCCCCAGAAGACGGCGATATGGCGAATTGCGGCAAAACGGAAATCCTCGGCGTAGACGAGGTGTCCGACGGTCTGGATATCGATAGAGAATCGTCGACCAATACCGGTTATTACAACATCGTGATCAACTCGTTCACCAGAGGCCAGCAAGCGACCGAGTATTGGCGTCGTATGATTGTCCGCGAGAGGTTCGTGAACGATGCCATTTTCGGTACCGTTTCGACGGAGATGGCTCTTGCGAACTTTACAGCCGACGACATATCGAACGTGCTCGCTAAATTGGGCAAGTTCATTCAGCGAACGAGCAATAAGCTTATCAACAGTAACGAATCCAATTCGTGGGTCATCGAAGACAACCATCGGTCATACATAGACAACGACGATGAAGAAAGACCGGTTGCGATCAACGAGACTTACAACTTGAACATCAACGATACGGTCATTCAGGACTTGACGGCGACACACGGAGCCGATGTCCGTGACGTGTTCTATACGGCTATGCTGTCGGCTGGCGAAACCGAGTTCCGCCGTGCCAAGCAGATCGGCCAATTCTTGTACCGTGGATATACCGAGAACTCTCGCAATATGAAACCGGAGTTCGGTCTGCTTTACCTCGATATCAACGCGTTGTCAGACATCATCTCCAATGACCTCGATCTGCCTTACAATATGCAGTCTGGGTTCATTTCGGCGGTGGATATATGTAACAGCGTCCCGGTAGGCGTTCCGGGCATTTCAGGCTATGTCTACGTGCCGTCGTTCGAGAGTTCGAAGACCCCGGTTACTGAGGAAGAGGCTACCTTGTTTAACCTTGGGTGCGGCGACGAGCTGGAAGAAGGCAAGCACAGACCGATAATCCAGTTCGACAACGGTGTTATGTTCTACCCGCGTGACGCGATGCCTCTGTTGGAGACGGATGAACTCCGTATGCCTCGCGTGGAAGACTTGTTCTCGTATATGGCGGCCAACGGCTATGTGGTTAACGACAACCTTGAAGACCTCAAGAAGAAAACGCTGATGACAAACGAGGAATGCGGTACGCTCAGGGCGTTCGCTGAGCGGTATCGCAACCATCTGACCGAGCGAGTAACCACGGCAGATGATGAGGCTCCCGTAGAGAAGCCGAAGAAAAAGCGTGTCGGCGGCGCAGTCAAGATTCCGGTAAAGCTGAGTCCCAATTATGGGGTTCCCTCCATCGTCAAGTCGATCCACAAGGACGAGAAATACGGCGAGTTGTTCGTGCTTGGGTCTTGTATGGGGTTCGACAAGTATGATAAGTTAATGGATCATACTGTCGATTTCGGTATGGCCGGTTTGATTTCCCGTCTTGGTTTCAAGAAGACGGAATGTTTCTCCACCACCGAATCCGTCCAACTGAAAATGAACGTCGGAAACGTCAAAGACGGAGACGATGAAAATGGTCAAAGTGATCGTCTGTTGCTTTCGACGCAAGCTTCGTTCTATTCCGACCGCGACTACTTTATAAACCTAGATACGGGCAAGGTCAGTTATATGATACCGTTTATGGTGAAGAATGAAGATAAGAAAGCTGTTGGAAATAGTTAAGTGGGTCCTGTGGACTTGTGCTCTTGTAGGGGCAGTACGAAAGGTACTGTCCTTTTCTCGCGTCTATATGCGAAACAACATTGGTCACGAGCATATGTACCCCGACCGTAACTATCTATGTCTCTGGTTCTGGCCGGGCGAATACATATTCATAACCGATGTGTACAGCAAGACATACAAGGATATGTATTCTATATGTACTATGCTGAACTCTAGGCAGGATATGATTAACCAAGAGTGGAGCTTTACCGCTCGTCTGTGGGGTGACAAGCACGGTAGGGATCCTCGGTTCAAGACTTGCAAATTCAATGACATTCCGGAAGAAATAATGCCTTCGTTGATGCGCTGGGGAGTGTGGCGTATCTTGATTTCCCACAAGGCGTTGGGTGTGATAGAATGTCCGGACACGGTAGTGTATAATTTAAGTCCAGCTGCAGCTAAACTGCTTATGAAACACTGGGCTGGTTGATGCGACCGTTATTTACTCTGATTTACATTTTATTTGGGCTATTTGGGCTAGTCAGGATTCCGAGGCTGTTGTTCCGGAAGAAGATGCGCAAGTCCAAGGCCATAGCCGAGTTCGACACTAGGATGTTCTATCTGGTTATAAGGGACATCCATACTGGCGATATGTACGTGATAAGGGATATCTATGCCGACTGGGACTCATTTTTCGACCTTACGCACACCGTGAACGAAGAAAAAAGCAAGCTGTATCTAGCTTGCTGTCCTACGGCTCGCGTGATGGTGTCCAAGATATCGGACGACCTGATATTGGAGTCGAATTTCCACATAGTCAAGATGGTTGACGTGCCTTACAAGGTGATGCGCTTGGCTACCCTCGAATGGCTAACTAGCGCGATATGCGTTAACGCCGACTTGTTCGGTTATGAATATCACAGAACGTCTGACGAAGACCGTGCCGAGATTACCCGGCGACGGAGAAGCTATGTGAAAAAAGGCTAGATGACTGGTACGGCATTGTCGATACGGGTGTCTTGGAACGAGTTCATATCGAAGCGGTACTGGAAGACGGCCTCTTGGTCTACCGGGATGTGCAGTGCGACCTCGGTAGCCGAAACCAGCCCCAAGGGTGCCTCCAATCTGACCTTCACGAAGTTCTCTAGGCTTGCACCGGCTGGCATCCAAGCCACGATTCCTCTAGTCACACCGCTGGACATATATGCGCCGAGGTTGCTGAGTTTGTTTCCCTTCTCGACAAGCATATAGCGGATGAAACCAGATATGAATACGGCCTTGATGATAGAGCCGCAAGCCGGTTTTATCTCGGACATTTTGAACCATAGCGGTTTCTTGGTAAAGCAAGAGATGCACTGCAAGAACGGATCCAGCTTGAAGTCGTAGAAATCCGGATATTTCTGCTTGAAGTCTTCAAGGTACATCATCCTTGGCCTTCCTTGATGTATTCGGTGAGCCAAGTGTTGACTTGTTCGAGCGACTTCTTGAAGAACGGCATCGGGTCGTCGACGATGACGCGGTTTGTCGAGTCGTAGATCTTGACGAAGGTACGTTCGCAAGCGGCCAGTTCAAGGTTGTCGTGGCCTTCTTGATTTTCTAACGACGAGAACATAAAGGAATGGTCTGCGGAGATGATGATTGCTCCGGGACCGTCTCCGACGTAAGGCTTAATCGACTTTACGTGGTAGATGGAGATGTCGGTTGTACATTCGAGGATGACCCACTTGCCCAAGTATTCCTTTTCTAGGTTTTCCTGAACCGGGGTTACGACCAGAGTCTTTTTTTCTTCTTCGAGCTTCGCCAGTTCGGCTTTCGTCTGTTCGATCTTGTTGACGACGGCGTCGAGCTTGGCGCGACGGATTTTCTCGCTGAGGTTATTGTTCGGGTCCTTGAGGAATTTCTCGAAGAAGGACAGTACGCGGTCGACATATTCGTCAGTTATGACAGCCCATTCATAGACAGCATCGTTGTCTTTGTACGGCCACCAATACAAACCGTTGGCGTCGGCAATCTTAATCGCCGGGACTTCCGCGTCCCAAAACAAAGATTCGGTCGAGTTGCCAGTAACCGCGTTCCAGTCTTCGTAGATGGTATCGTGGAACAAGTGCCTATTCCATTCCGAGTTCGCGTCGTCGAGCCAACAGTGGAACTCGGAGAGGAACCTCATAAAGTTCCAGTTTTCCTTGGCATCTGGGTGGAGGAAAAGCTCCTTTACAGTCTTAAACTCTCTGGTTGCCATAACTATCCTTGGTCTGGTGTATAAATGAGGAAATTGTCCATCTGGCTGTTCATATTCTTACGTGCCTCCTCAAGGGTCTCTTGGGCTTTCTTGAAGTTCACGACCTTTACTTCGCGGTCGTAGAAGGAAATCGAGAGCTTGGGGTCGATTGCCACGGAGTTGTGGACGATTCCGTGATTGTCGGTCATCGTCTTGAAGACCTTGATTACGGATGCGTCGACTCTAAGACCCCTCATAATGTCGTAGGAGATGTTGTAGACTTTGTCGATACGGATAACACGCGTCGAACTGGTAATGTTACAGCCATCCTCCTTCTTCTCTTCGACAATCCACTGGCCGTCAAACTTGGCGGCGATATCTTTGAGTTCCTTCTGGTTCGCTTGGGCGCACTTTTCATCGCGCAAGTCCTTCAACTTGTCGATAGCCTTGTCGATTTCTCTGACGGTGGCGTGCTTTGTGTCGATTTTGATGTTCTTGCTCATAGATCTACCTAGATGGGGTTGTCGATGTCGATGAACTTGGCGGAAACGCCTTTGAAGTTCTCGTTGATGTAGTTGGCGAGGTTGGACACGCAGAACACCTCGGAGCGGTGATGACCGGCGGCAATGACGGCCATATTATGCTCTTGGGCGAAGATGGGAGTGGATTCGCGGATTTCTCCGGTAATGAACATATTATAGCCGCGCTTGTAGGATTCTTCGAGTTCGGACGCGCCGCTGCCGGTGCAGATGGCGACCTTGTACTTCTTCCCGGATTCGAAGTTGAAGCTCTGGTAACCCTTTGGGAACACCTCGGAGAGGAGTTCGTCTGTAATGACGCCTTCGCCACCGACTCCGATATTGTCTTGCATAAAGCGGTCGTAACCCTTACGGGTGATAAGCAAGTTTTCGCAATACTCGGTGTTCGGTTTGAGTCGGAGCTTCTGTGCAACGGTGATGTTGTTGCCCAGACTGTTATGGCCGTCCAGCGGCAAGTGGTAGCCGTACAAGGAAATCTGCGCAGAAATGAGTTCCCTTGTGTAGTTGGCGAAGTTCGAGTCGATGATGGTCTTGTCCTTCTCGGAGAACCAGAATCCGTTCGGGTGGTGGACGATGATTGCGTCGGCCTGTTCCTTGACGGCGGCCATAATCAGGTCCATACGGAGGCTGACCCCGGTAATCACCTTATGAATTTCTCTGGGGAGATGGTTTGAGGTCGTATTGACGATAAGTCCAGCCGGACAGAAGTCGTGGTAGAGTTCTGGCGTGAGGAGTTTGTTGAGTCTTTCGGTAAATTCTTGAATGAGCATAGTGTCCCCTATTGAAGGTTGAAAAGGCAACCCTTGATGATGAAAAGAACCAGCAATCCAAAACCTAGGAATCCCAGTTCTGCGAGGTTTTTCTTGTCTCTGCGGCGCATTAAACCCTCCCGCGCATTATAATACTTTAGGAGTTAATATAACAATTTGCAGACGAGATGTCAATACGTCATTTAGAGAGTTTTGTAATTTTCTCGTTATATTCGTTCGCCTTTTTCACCATTTCGGCGAGAAGGCCGTATTCTACGGTTTCAGTGCCGCCATACGGACCGATTCCGTATTTGGTCGTCTCCACCAAGTCATTGATATCCATTTCCATAATATCGACTTCTTCGAACCGGTGCGAAACGTAGCCGTCATCGACGGTCACGCCGGAAACATCGCTGGTGGTGTGGCGAACGATAATCTTGCCTTCTTGGGCGAGCTTAATGAGTCTGAGCAGTTCGGCTACTTTCATTTTCCTTCTCCAGTTTCTCCAGTTCGGCGAGTTCGCGTTCCTCGGCTCGCTTGGTGATTTTGATGACGAGGTCGATATACTCGGAAATGTCATCCTTGGTAATGAGACCGCAGCCGTGCTGTTTGATGAACGAGAGCGCGTTCTTCTTGACCTGAGCCTCGCGCTCCGGGTCATCTATGGGAATACCCCAGCGGTGCTTGGTCTTTGCTAACGTGGCTGCGAACAAAACTCGCGACTGTAGGTAGTTCAACAACTGTCCGTCGCACTTGTCGATGTCTTCGCGGTTTGACTTAACTGCGTTGGCGTAGAACGGGTCTGCGAGTTTAGCCATCGGCCTTCTCCTTGTAGTGGCGGTCGACGAGGAACTGCTCGTGGTCGGCCTTGATGTTCATAAGGACGTGCTCGAAGCGTTTCAGCTCTTCGGCATCGATGCACTGGTCGTCGTGCCAGTATTCGTTGAAGCAGACGCTAGAGTAATTGTTCTTGCCGCGAGGAACCTTGCATCCTTGGATATAGCAAGCTCCGCCGTAATCTGTGTTGCTACCGGCGGCGATGGCTTCCTCCCAGCTTGTGAAAGCACCTTTGTCGGTGTAGTAGCAGAGCGGAATATACATTCTGATGGAGTCCGGATAAAAAGATTCGCCGTCTCCGCACCACGACCAGCTTTTACACTCTTTGTCTTTGACGTAGATTTCGCCGGTAACCGAGACGTTGCGCTGCTTGAAGCTTTCACCGTAGTTAATCGGTTCGTCAAGGACGATCGGAACCTCGAACTCGATGTGGTGCTCGTTGCCGAACTGGCTAGGGTATGGTGCGACGCGTCCGTGTTCCTTGATATAGTTGTAGAGGTTGGCGAACTTGGACGTAGTGAAGAAGTGGTCATATTCGTCCATACGATTTTCAGCGAGCTTCGCCAAGTGCTCGGTGATTCGATCTTGGTCTTTTTTAGGAAGCTTATCGAAATCGTACGGGCGTGCGCACTTGTCGCTGTAGTGAGTATGGAAGTCGATTCCTCTCCAAGTGAGTCCGCCGTTATCTGCAGCAAGCTTGTCGATACGGTCTTCGTTGAACTTCAAGAGCTTCTTCACTTCCTCGACGAACTTGTCCGGTTCCACAGCGTGGTCGGGGTCAAATATGTGGACCGGACAGTTGAACTGTTTTTCCATAATATCCGCCACGCTTGAACACAACCAGACGGTCGGCTCCTTTCCTTTCATCTTGATACGGACATCTCCGTTGATATTCTGGTCATTGTCGGAAACACGGAAGTGTCCGATGTCGTCGCTGTACACGAGAGGAACAATCTTGTCGTGCGCCTTCTTACCCAATTTCAGTGGAGAGGAATAACCATACTTGCTATCCACTTGAGAAACGAAGCCGATTTCTGTCATCTGTGAAATGAACTTCTTGCCGGATTCGGTCTCGTACCAGAGTTCGGACGCGGCGTTCTGCCCCGGTTCCAACGGAAGGTTCTTCTTGTAGGGAATGACGTTCTTGACCCAATCCATAAAGTGCGGAAACCCGATGTAGAGACAGTATTCGATATCCGTGATACTCTTCGTGTAGTCGCCGACGTAAGCCGTCACGGTAATCTGCCAACGGCCTCGATGGAAGTCGTGGAAAAAGGCTTCCAGCCTTGCTTGGGTATTGCACACGACGCCCGTAAAGGTGAGTGTCGCGAACTTGGATGCGACTTCGGCCCTGCGGAGGGTGAAAATCTTGTTGATCTGCTTGAGGACGTTTTCGGATTCTCGTTGCGGACGGTCGCCTTCGAGCGTCCGGATGTAGGAAGCCGCCTCGAACAGTTCGTTTTCTTCGTAAACCTTGATTCTTGGTCCTCTGGGCATAATCACTCCTTGAATCCCTTGTACTCGGCGAACTGCTTCAATTCGTCGAGGTGTTGCTTGATGTACCTGAAGCCGGAGGAGCCAATATCCGTGTGGGTGGCTCTGCCGGAGTTCTTGATAATCATCATCTTTTCAGTATCGTGCTTCTTGGCTTCGTAGAACCAGTCGTAAACGCCGCACATACAAGCGAACTTGAACGGGATTCTGTACGAAATGGTGAAACGGTCGAATGACTTGTCATAGGTGATGGTAATCTCTATGACCTTGTCTTGCCAAGCGATTTTGGAACCCTTGATGTTTGGGAACTTGTACGGAATAGTGGCGTAAGCCTCGTAGTAATACTGGTTTCCGTGGAGGATGCTCTCCTCTCTCCATTTGGGTACCTTGTCGAGATACTGTGCGCCCGGAAAGGTATCTTCCAGTGATGCGTCGCAGCGACGGCTGACTTGAGCCTTGATGACGCGCAAGTTCTGCTCGATAAGCTTTGCGCGAGCGTCATCGCGCTTCTTGGTAATACTTTCGCCAGCGGAGGAACCTTCCGGATATACCGGGCCGTCAGTAGTCCACCCGGTAGCCTCCTTCCAAGTTTCTGGAATTCCGTGACGCTTGGCTTCTTCGTCGTAAATAGCCCAGAGACGGTCTTTGGCCTCCTTGACGAGTTTCAGCGCGGTTTCGTAGTCCGTATGGTAGATATACTCGCCGTTATCTGGCGTATGGTTCTTCACCGCAACCAGCTTGGTCTCAGGGTACATCTTGCGCTTCAAATCGTTTCCACGAGGGTCGAAATCGTAGCACTTAATTGTTATGAAGCCTGACTGTCTGCTAGTGATGCCGATATCAATAAAAAGTTCCGGATGTTGCGGGTCTCGGACAAAGTCGTTGATTTGTGCGCTGTAGACAAGTTGCGGAAAAGCCCCGATCGATATACCAAAGTTATATTGGTCGTCCGGCATATGTACTAGGTTTGCCAAGTTATTCAGTTGATAGTCGCATTTGGTGAGCGGCAGCAAATCATTGCGCACTCGTTCACAGAACGCCTTGTTCTTGGGTATGGAATACCAAAGGTCGTGAGGCAACGACATAGAGCCGTCCAAGGCTTCCGTGGTATTGAGCTTAGTTACGCAGTCGATCCATTTGAAAAAATCTGACCGTTCGCTGGAATAGTACGTCCTTTCGAACTCGTATTTATGGGAACGGGACCCGCATTTTGCCTTGGCACCGATTTCACCCTTGCTGCTCTTGACAAGGATGTCAGCATAGACGGTCTGGCCGTCTTGTTCGGCCTTGTAGTGGAAAGTAGCCGTGCTGTCTTCGACGGTCACTGTTTCGACGGCGAACCCCTTTGCTTCGAGCTGGCCGAGGAATTCCTGCGCCGACTGGCGATACTTCGCCACCTTTATAAGTTCGTTTCCAGAATATGTCTTCATAAAACACCTAGTTGAGGGGTTCGAGTTCAGGCAGAACGAATCTGCCGTCCTTCTGTACGAGCACGTCGTCGAACCAGACTTCGCCGCCGCCGTATTCCTTTGCCATAATCAGGACGAGGTCCCAGTGGATGGCGGATGTGTTGCCGTTCCAAGCGTCTTGGTAGGCGTTACCCGGCGTGAAGTGGATGGAACCGGCAATCTTCTCGTCGAAGAGGATGTCGCACATCGGCTTTGTCACCTTGTGGTTGAGACCCATAGCGAACTCGCCGACGAACCTTGCGCCTTCGTCGGAGTTGAATATCGCGTCGAGCGCGGACTGGCTGCCGGACGTACACTTGGCGTCCACGATCTTGCCGTTCTCGAATTCGAGCACGATGCCGTAAAACGGTTGGCCTGAATAGACCGTCGGCGTGTTGTAGGAGATACGACCGTTCACGCTGTCCTTTACCGGTGCCGTGTAGACTTCACCGTCCGGAATGTTCTTCTCGCCGCAGCAAGGAATCGCCGGAAGTCCTTCGATGCTGAAGGACAGGTCCGTACCCGGAGCGACGATGCGCACCTTCTTTGTCTTGTTCATAAGGTCGACCAGCGGCTGGGCGTCTTTGGCCATCTGCTTATAGTCTACGAGGCAAGCGTCGAAGTAGAAATCCACGAAGCTCTCGGTGGACATCTTGGCTTCCTGAGCCATCGCGGCGTTCGGCCATCTGGTGATGCACCACTTCGTGTGGTCCACTCGGTAGCGCAGAACCGGCTTCATAATTTGCTTGTAATCGGTCACGGTCTGTCCGTCGATGCTGGACATCTCGAACACGTTGTTTGCACCACGGACGGCGATGTAGGCGTGCATATCTCGCATAACGGCCAGCTCGTGCCTTGCGCGGTTCTCCTTCGCTGCCTTGGATGCGGTGGCGATGAACTCCTTTTCAACGACGCTGTCGTACGTCCGCACGATGGGGTTCGCTCCACGGGATGCCGCGATTGCGGTAAGTGCTGCGGAAATGCTCGACGGTGTGTCGGTGCATTCGATAAGGATGTTCTCGCCGGACTGGAGGTTAACCGCGTCGATAAGGCGGCTGGCGAGTCTAACGATACGTTCATCAATCATATTTTACTCCTTGTCGAGAACGGGAAGCTTCTTAACGTCGATCTTCGGATTGTCGGCGTTGAACTCGTCCTCGGTAATCTCTTGGAGTACGTGGTCGTACTCCGGCGTGTTGTAGGTGTAGTAATGGTAGAAACGGTTGCACTTAACCGATACGCCGTCTGGCGTCACGAGTCCTACGACCTTGACGAAGCAGTTGTCGCTGCTCAGAGTGCCGTGGTCCTTGACGACGAACGTGACGTGGTAGCGGAATATGTTGTCGCGGAAGTGCGGAAACTTGATGGGGAACAGCTCGTCCACGATACTGCACGCGAGTGGATTGAGCATATACTTGTGGTCGCGGTTCTTTTTGAGGATGTCGACGGATTTGCCGTCGTCCTTGACCAAGTGGGCTTCTACTCGGTTGAAGTCGGTGTAGGCGATTTCGCCTTTCTGGTTCACGAGCTTGTAAAAATCGCGGATGCCCATATAGTAGAAGCACTTCAGACCGTAGTAGCAGCTGAACCTCGGCAGTGGGTGGACCTCGCTCGGTTCGTATTCCTTGTCGATACTGTCCAGCTCCTTCTTGGTAATTGGCACGAGACGGTCGTTGTAGATGGCCTTGGCGAGGAAGTTTGCGGTGACACTCCACGACGCTCCTGAGTGGTTGTCAGCATCCATAGATGCCTTGGCCTTGACGAACGCCTTCCTTGCCGAATCGATGCAGCCGAGATCGTAGCCGAGCCAGCTGTCATTCTTCATCATTTCGCGGGTCATATCCGCGTACTTGTCGAAATCTTGTGTTTCTACCATAAAGTGTTCCTTTTTGCTGAAATATAGCAATATAACTGATAAACTGCCATTAGAGCAATCGATATTTTCGACCTATGAACCAGTTCAAAGAGTATCTGTCCAACTTGCCGAAGTCTCCGCTGGTGGAAGCCGCCTCAGCCGCCTACGAGTCGCTGAGCGAGCCTACGATGTATCTCCGCAAGGCGTACAGGAAGCCGAAGTCGATCGAGAAGGACGGATCCCCCTATACTGATAAGTTCAACGCTGTCTGGCACGAGAAGCACCCCTACGAGAGCGCACTGGACGCGCTTGACACGCTCTTCGAGAATCCGAGCTTGGTCGTCGAGATTGTCACCGACATCGCGGCGTTCGACCCGGACGGAATCGCCAGCACGTATAAGGATTACGACGCGTACGACTTCGTCGCCGAGGACATCTACACGATTGTCAATTCATATCCGCAGACCGCTTGCAAGGTCATCTACAGTTCGGACGAGTATACCAACCAAGACAGGACCACTCTGGACTTCAACCACACCGTCGTGAACGGCTGGCTTGTCCACAATTCCAACTATGCTTGGGACATCTGGAGGGAAGGGTTCCAGTACGGCGACGAGATCGGCAGCCTTGCCTATTCTAACGCCGGTTCTACCGCCGGAAAGGAATATGGCGACTATCTGTTCGCGTTCCCCATAGACGAGGCTCCTAGGCCGCATTTTGGCCGCCTGAAGTACGGTTCGGGCAGCATCGTGTTCATAGGCACCGGAAACGAGTTCTACCATTACGGCGACGAGGAGAATCAGGTTATATTTGACCGCAGACAGCCGAAGAGCTGCTTCATCGTTGACCAAGAGAGCGAGTCGTCTGAATACAACGTGTACGGCGAGAACGAGTATAGGCCGCTTTACCACGGCGATTACGAGGATTGCCTCAAGTGGATCCAGAAGAACGGTAACGACTACCGTGGGCAGATGCGCTCGTGGGGCAAGAATGTCGACCCGAAGCGTTCGGTAGCCGTCAACAAGCAGTGGAAGTAGCTATTTAATCTTTTTCTTTTGGGCAGACTTCCACTCTTTATAGCAATATTGGACTAAAGTTGCTATATTTCGAGTATGAATTACCTACAAGCATTTGCAAAAGACGAAAAACATATCCGGCAGCTTATCCGGGTGATGAGCAACGACGATTGTAACGAGTGTCCGGCTCGTAGCTATTGCGAAAAACACAAAATGAAGGACGACTGTTCCGAGGCGTTCACCCATTGGGCGATGCGCGAGAAGCCGGTACGCAAGAAACCTTTGGACGACAGACCAAAAAATGCGAGGGGAAAATGATGAAATACTTGTTGATTATGTTGGCCGCGCTGGCTATTGCCGGATGCGAAGACCACGCACAGAACTTGCACGACAACGGTCGCATCTACAAGATGGTGGATATCGATGCTCGTGGCGACTTCTCCATCTTCTGCGACAAGTCGACCAATATCGCATATCTGCGCTACTGGCAGTCCGAATCCAAGAATGGCATTACGGTGTACTACAACAGCAAGGGTGAACCGGCTCGCTGTAGCGAAATCCAGAGGTAACTATGGCTATGATTGGTATGCCGGGATGTGACGGCTGTGAGCATTTCAAGGAAGTGAAGCTGGATGAAAAGAAGGGTGGCAAGCATCCATACCGCCGTTACTGCGCGTTAGGCAACTTCAACCTCGATACAGCTTGCTACGCGCCTAGGAAGACATCTCACAACAAGCTCGTGTACGAACAGCAATATATGCATCCGGATTTTACCGAATTCGAGCGTCCGGTACGTTGTCCGCTGAAGACAGCGGAAGAGCGCAAGGTCAACACTAAATATTTGAAGGAACGTCGCTGATGGCAAATGGTTACGATATGACAAGAATCGCTGCACTGTCGCAGCACCAGACAGAACTCGAATCCAGCTTGGCTTCGGTTAGCAAGAACCTCCAGCTTGAGGAAACCAAGCGTGAAGCGTACGAAAAGCTCTTGGATCTGGCTCGGAGGTACCCGTTCATCTATATCAACCCGTCGTGCCAAGTCGAGAAGCGCGAATACATCATCAACTGCAACTGTCTCAAGAGCGTCGAGCACGACGATACAAGCAACTTGAAGATTGGCGGATGCGTGTTCTGCGTCTTTACAGGGTTCGACACGTCCAAGCCGAACATTAACTGCATAGTCCACGAAGAGCATAATACCGAAACCGTGTCATTATGGTGCGGCGAAGTCGATTCGCTGATCGAGAAGGGTCTCATTCGCGGTATGGGCGGAGACGAAGTCCGTCAGTTCATCAAGCAGACGTTCGAGGCGCAGATGGCTCAGATAGTATCGTACTACTCAGATGTGGTCGTAAATCCGGAACATCTGTATATCAAGTGTGCCGACGGTTACTTGAATTTTTCTAGGAAGACCTACGAACAGTCCAAGTCGGTACACTTCTATATCGACAACAACAAGACTTGGATGGCGGAACACTCGATGCGCGAAGTCGCGGACGAACTTGAAGGAATATATGAAATACAAAACTATAAATAACTATGCAAAAGAGTATACAGAATAGCACTTTTGAATATAGTTTTTGCTAAAGACGGCATTCTGAACGTAGTCCAGTAGCTGGAACCGATATTTCAGTTTCGATTCTTTGATTTTTCGGAACAGGTCTTTCCAATTTTCCACCGTACCGAGTGTTTGCTTCCATTGCTCATCTCGGAACTGAATATTGAATTTCGGATAGAACCATCCCTTGTCGAATTTCTTGTATGCTCTGCGAGCGATTTCAATAGATGCAGCCACCATATCTGGTGTATTTTCGTCGCCGTAGGCGATGTTTCCTACTTGACTGGAATACGCTGGGTTGACTTCAACCAGATTGAACTTATGCAGATTAGCAAGCATTTTCAGCTTGATCACGAACAAGTTTCGTTCCCACTTGTTGTTACATAGTTTGTTTAAAGTCTTGCCTTTCTTCATGTCGGACGGTTTTATGCTTAAATCTTCTATCGCAACCGTCTTGCACTTCCACACATTAACCAGCTTGTTGATTTTATGGACAATGGCAATAGTCTCGTGTTTCAACTTGTTAGTTAGATACTTGGACTTGCTATCTGTACTCGATTTACTGGACGAAACGGTAAGCTGTCTTAAATCAAAGACTTGCTTGTGCAATACATTGAACTCGTCATTCTTATCGAACTCTATGATAGACAACCCGATATAGTTCGGGTTCATATCTATACCAAGCACCCGCTTAGATCGTAGCTTTATGTATCGTTCATCCTTGATTAAGGTCTCGTCATAGGTAAGCCATACATATTTATCAGAGAGCTTAACGGAAACCGTTATATTGTTCTGTTGTGCAAGTTCTTGTACTTTGGACAGTTCTTCGGCGATATTCTTCCGCATCGGCAAGAACTTGATTTCTACGTGGGTTTCCTTGTTCGGCTTGTATACAATCCGTTGGGTTTCAAAGTCGAACGAGAACAAGCGATTCCCTTTACGCTGTTTCTCGCCTTGGATTCCTATCGGTAACATACGGCGATACTTGAACGATGCCTTGTCTATGATCCCACGCATATATTGGCGTAGGTTGTTCTTGCCACCGAACAAGATATGCTTACTACCATTCAGCTTGTACAGTGCAGCACCTTCCTTGATGGCACACTGGATGAACCAGCTGTTGTGGTTGAACCTTGAATTGCAGTAGGCGCGGACTTCTTTTTCGTCCATTCCATCTTGGAAACGGTTAAACGCGATGCGAACGATACTGCTGAATATTCTCATATCATCCAGCACATCAACTTCGTTGCATATTGTAAGTTTAACCGTCTTCATAAACAAAAATCCTATCCAGAAGAGCGAGTTCTAGATAGGACTAGTCGGCATAGATGCCGCCAAACTTTTCATTTTAGGAATCTCGCTCATTCCTAAAATAAGTTTATACATTTCTATTAAAAATATACTTTAATTATTCATAATTTGCAATAGTTTTCTATAAAAAATAGTTAACCTTGTTCTCCCCATTCGTGAGCGTAGTAGTCGGCTATGAGAGTGTAGCGGAGCTGTTCGTAGTCGTCCTTTTTCGACAAGTCGTACTTGACGCCCCGGTAAGATGCGAAGTATTTTATAAGAAGGCTCAGTTCGGTAAGTTTGCAAACATTCCGCTTCGAGTCGACGAATTCGAGCGCGTCGAGAAGTCCGGAACTGAAGTTGGTGCTGCAGTAGCCTATCCAGCCGAACTTGTGCATCGCGCTCTTACGTGCGTAACCGCTGATAAAGATTTCACAGCCGGGTAACATCAGTCACCTTCTTTGTCGCGGATGTAGTTGAGGACTTCTTCGTCGTCGAGGAAATCGACGGCGTCGGCGACTTCCTTGATGAACTTTACAGTCCATTCCTCGTTCCAGCACTTGCAAGCGGCATAACCGATGCAGCACAAGAGCGAGCGTTCGGCCTCCTTGGTCGTATAGTCCTTGCGGAATCCGCCTTTGGCCAGCATCTGCTTGATCTTGGTGAACGTGTCCACGGTACCGACGCTAAAGGTTTCCTTTACGTCGACAGTGAGCTGGATTTTCTGGATTTGCTCGTTCTTGGTGTACTTGCTGGGCTTGATACCGGCGTGGAATTCCATTGCCTCTTCCACGGTATCGAACCGTTTCGCCTTTTCGGCCTCGTACACGACGGTGTTTTCGTACATATAGTACACTTGTCTCCACTCGTGGTCTACGAGCTGTTCAGCGGTCACTGCGAAAAACGTAATGGTGGTTTTCATAATCCGATCCTTTTTTATCAAATATAGCAATTCAAACTTTTTATTGCTATACTGTCGGAAAACAAGGAGAATTCCTATGAAATGGACGATTAAATGGGACGCACAAGCCGATTCCAACGACGCTGACTACATCTACACCCACGGCACATTGGGCGTATTCGACGACGAGAACAAGGAACAGATGCAGAAACTGTTGTTCAATATGCGTATGGCCGAGTACGCGGAACAAACATTCGACGATGGCTGGTTCCACAACGTTTGCGAACGCGAAGAGCTTATCGACAGTTTGTCCGCCGACGGAAAGCTGCCAAAGGATGTCGTGACCAAGTTTGTCGACAAGGAAATCGGCGACGAGAACGACGATTACTTCGAAGACCACTTGAAAGACTGGCTAAATGAATTCGTGCCGGACGATCCGGAAGACGACAGCCTTGCGCACGACCTCCGCATCTCTTGGACTAAGATTCCGGGCGAGGTGAAAGAATCCAGCTTCGATACTAACTGGGTCGAAGGAAAGGTGTAACATGAAAATATTCGACATTTTTAACCCGTGCGTCTTTAACGATTCGCTAAACAAAGCTAATGCTGAATTGACCGAGAAAGACCTGACTCGTATTATGGCTTATCTCGACCAAGCGAAGCAGTATGCCCAGTCGACCCTCAACGAGATGAAGGCGGCCCGAATCTGCCCCGAAGACGAGACACGCAAGGCGGCAATCGACTTCATACTCCACAAGGCCACCAAGTTGTGCATATACGCGCCGTTCAATCAAGAGTTCCAGACGAACGTCTCGATCAGGGAAGTCACACGGAACACGGACGAGTATATCACTATATGTGGTACGTACGAGACAGAACCAGATCGCGAGAAAATCGGTGAATACGGTAGTACCATAACCAAGAGCGGAAATTTCAACGTCAATCTGGTTATCCAGCTGGCCGACCTCAATGTCCTTAGTCGCAAATGCGAGCCGCCGTTCACGATCGGTATACAAGGCTGGCGCGACGAAATATCAGTGAGGTAGATATGATTACACCGGAAATGCTCAAACCTCTTATCGACAAGTGGGAGGGTATCCTTGAAATTGCGCTCGACAAGTCGTACGAGCCGGAGCGCAACGTCATCCGCGATACGCGGACTGGGACGAAGTTCTCGATGGAGCTGCTTTCTAAGCTCTACACTCCGCAGAACGTGCTATACGAGCTTGACAAGTTGTTCGGATCCGAACACTTGTTCGATTCCGACTTGCCGGACGCCGTGATTCAAGACTTCAACCGTATGGACAGCGGTATCATCTATTTCTCGGTGAACAACTGGATGTACGGACAAGACTATCCTCCGACAGAGAACTTCCGCAAGTGGCTCGGAAACGACCTAGACCAGACGTTCCAAAACGAGGAATGGGTAAAGGAAAACAAGCTCTGTGTCCGATGTGGTTTCGTCGATATGAGCCAGAACTATCTGGTATCGGCTCCTCGCGAATGGGTCGAGAAGAATTGTCCGGAACTGCTCACGAATTTCGAATACACCTACACTTCCATCATCAACGGCAAAGAGGTGGAACACAAGGGTAAGTATTCCAAGTTCGTGTACTCACCCGACTGCGGACCGGACTGCGACGAGTTCCGCTGCGAAGACCGTTTCGGCTGGCCGTTCCTCGAATACAAGGAAGAGAATATCGGAGTCCACTGGTACGAGGAAGAACCGGAAGAGGAAGATGAAGCGGAAGAAGACGAGAATTCCAACGAAGACTGACCTACGAGAAATATAGGTATAACGGTTTCTCGTGGTTTACTATATTTCCAATATGAAACTGAATATGTTGCGACTGTTCCAAATAATCAAGTATGCGTTCAAGTATAGAAGACGGATAAAGGCTCACATCGAGCGAGTCCAATATTTCTATACGAAAATCGTCTATGCCGATATGATACCTACGGTGAAGGATATCGATATGGACCGGGTAATGAACCACGACAAGGACAAGCTGAAACTCAAGAATCTGGTTCGCCAAGCGTTCAGGTACATTCCGGGACCGCTATCCGACAAGGAGAAGCTGGCTATCCATAACGTGGTTATGGAACACATCAAGTCGAACAAGCACCACTGTGAATACTGGAGCGACGGCGACTACGCGTCCGAGGGTAACGACTGCACCAAGATGGAACAGACGTACTTATATGAGATGTGCGCCGACTGGGCTGCCACTTCGGAGGAAAACGGCAGCGGCCTTATGGAATGGTACGAAAAAGTCGTGAACAAGAAGTTCCTGTTCACGACCGAGCAACTGGATATCATCAAGCCGGTGTGCGAGTATCTGTCACAGTGCATCGACCCCAATAGGAAGCGCAAGGACGATATGACACCAGTCAAGCTGTCTACCTTGGGGATTTCAAGGCACTAGCCGTTTCTTCTACTGGGAGGATTCCGAACTGTCTCGACCCATCCAGAGAGGCGTAGACGAGGTTCGCTCCCTTTTCGAGCGAGTGGATTCGGGTGAAGGAGAAGTTGGATCCCATCACGAACGCGGAGACCAGCTTGTAGCATTCGGTGAACTTCAGGAATTCGTAAACCTTCGCTACGGATCCGCTCCCGGTGGTCGCCAGCTTGATGCCGTCCACGTTGTATTCCGCTCCCTTCCCCATAAGCTTGATCGCTGTCTGGGTCGGGTATCGTTGCGACCAGTCGTGAGCCGACAGAAGCACCTTGACCTCGCGTTCCCTGAACAGGTGGATGTGGGGGGTGTCGATGAAGTTCAGCTCGATGTCCACCCAGTCCGGAGTTGTTTCCGCGTCGAGTAGGGTCTTCCAGAGCGATAGGCGCATATCTGGCTTGCACTGCTGGAACTCGCCGCCGTCGCTCCTAGTGCGGATGGTTCCTATGACCTTCTTGTCGGGCATAGTCTCCTTGAGCATACCGGCCAACGATGCCCACGGACGACCCTTGAAGAGGTCGTAGCGGAGTTCTAGGAAGTCGCACATCGAAGCGGCCTTGAGCGAACCGGAGGTGATGTCGTCGAAGACTTGTGGTGTTACAATACCGGCTATCATAGGAGTTAGATACCGGTTTCTTTAGAAGGTGGAACGGTTACGAAGAACGTGTCGCCGAAACCGAGGTTGATGTAGCTCAGTTCCTTGTCGTCTTCAGCCAACTTGATCTTGAGTACACGCTTGTTTCTATCTGAATAGTAATAATACGGCGACTCGACGTTGCAGTAGTGGGTATGCTCTAGGCAAACATATACGTCCTTGCTGAAGATTGTCTGGCCGCTCTGGACGATCTTGAGGTGGCGTTTAGTGTATTTGTTGAAGTTGTTATCCATATAGTAAATATAGCAATTATAATCGACTATGAGAAATATAATTTTTATTTACGATATTGTCAATACCGAAAATATTTGTTATATTTGCCTATATGAGTACGAAAGACGAACAGAAAACCATCACCGAACCGGCAAAGGACTTCCGCAAGGCATACGCCTCGTCGCTCGTTGCCGACCTAGAGGCATACGCCAAGAAGCACGACCTTTTCCTCGGCAAGAAGCCGTGGGTGCAGCGTCACGAATGGACAGCCTACCACAACAACTACCAGCAAGATTACCTTTTACTCGACGCCATCCTGTTCACCGGAATCAAGTGCGACGTGAACAATTTGGAATGCGTTGTCGTGTACGACAGCCTCTACGAGGGTGGACGCTTCGAGTTCGGTATGGTCAGCCCGGACTTCCGCGAGACCTACGCGAACGACCCTAAATGGGGAATCTCGCTTCATCAGGCCGGGAAGGACAAGGACGGTAACGACAAATACGACCTTATGTTCGGCAAAGAGTTCCGCTGCTTCATAAAGGCACGCGACAAGATCGGCGACCAGTACCCCGATTTCAAGAATCTGGCCGACTACTACCATTTCTGGGTGACCCACGTCCCGGAAGAGGCTCTGGACTTGGTTATGGAAGCCTTCCGCGAGATAAACGCGAAACACGCCAGAAGGCTGAAGAACCAAGACAGTCTGGAAAAGAAGAAGGCCCGTATCAAGGAGTCCGAGGACAGGCTGACACCTCTTGCCGACATTCTGGCACCGCTTGTCGGCGAGAAGTACAAGATCACGACTAGGCGGACGACCATCGTTCCGAGCGAGAGCGAACCCATATCGGTGGAGCTTATGGTGGATTCCGGAGTGAGGAACATCTGCATCGACTGCCATATCACCTATACGCCGAAGAGAGACAAGTTCAGGGCTTGCTTGAGACACCCGACAGAGGACAAGCTGGGGTCGGAACCGTTTTGCTGGTACGCCGAGGGTGGCATACCGCGTCTGGTCGCTGCTATCGGCTACGCGATGGCGTTCTGCCAGCTGTATGACGAAACTTGCACCAAGCTGAAGAACCTGAAGGAACTCTACTCGGTCGGAGAAGACATCGTCGTCAAGGACGATGAAGAGGAATGAACCGAGTTGGTGCGCATAGCACTCATTGTACGTGAATAAACATTCCTATCTCGGTTTAGTTCATTCATAAATAATTTATAGAATGTAGTGCGCTTCAAATTCAATATCGACAATGCTTCTCTAACAGTCATTTCGTTCGCGTTGACTTTCTCTATAATCGGCTTCCAGATAGACTCTGCTGGTCGTTGTTTCGGTGGAGGTCCCATCTTGCCACCGTTAGCGACGTATCTACGTATCCCTTCTTTCTGTGCGTCCTTCCAGTAGCCCAGCATCGCGATTACCGGCTGTTTAAGCTTCGACTTGAGATTATAGTTACAGCAAGCGACAGCGCACGAATGAAGGAACAGGTGCTCCTCTTGGGTAACGTAAATCAGGTTGTTCTGCGAATTGTCGCACTTCAGGTTCTTGTATTCGTAGAAACAACGCGGAATGATATGGTGCTGCGTCATCTTTTCGGTATTGGACACTCGCTGACGTAGCTCGTTGATAACCTGGATCATATGTTTCCGGGCTATGTTGTCAATAGGGAAGCACTCTTGAAACAGTGTGTCCCAGTCATACTTGTCTTCTGAACCGCAATATATGTACGAATTGATCATATACGGAAATATAGCAAAAACGCTCAATCTACGCAACCGGCCACGGCTGCGACGGCTCGGACTTGTTGCGTAAACTTATAAACTTGGTGGTATGAGTTTAACCACCAATCCGTCTCTTGATGTAATTTATTGAATAAGAAATCGGTTCCACCATATAAACTTATTGATAGTTCAGATGGAATGGAACCTGTCTGGATAGAGATTTTTCGGGCCGGATGATGCTGTGTTCCATTTTTAGGCGTCATCTGGCCTTTTTATATTATGGAACACGATTTTAGTAAGGTATTTGATACCGAAAATCCGCTGTGGCAAGAAGTAATTGCCATATTCAACGCAAACGAAAGCTTTCCTAAAAAGAAGGGATGCAACGACGGTCGAGCGTTACATCATAAATTCCCCAAATGCTTTAGCAAACTGTTAGGGGAAGACATCGACAACGACTTAGACAATCTTATCAGCCTAGCTGTTAGAGACCACTTTATGGTGCATTATTACTATTATGTACTAGCAAAGCCAGTTTTTAAATCGCCAATGGCATTAACCTTTAGGCTAATGGTTGATGATAAAGCACGATATATTACGGAGATGTCGGAAGACCAAGCCAAATCCATTGCAACCGCGTATGAAACCGCATTTCTGGAATCCGTCGAATACAATTCAATAACGAGTAAAGGAAGACCAATATCCGAAGAACAGCGCAAGAAGATATCACAAACGCTTACTGGTCGTAAACGTGACCCAGAAATAGCACGGAAAGCTGTTAAAACACGAAATGAAAGGACTGGCGGTCACTGGACTGAAGAACAAAAGGCTCATTTATCGGAAGTTCGTCGAGGTCGACCGCACCCTTTATCAGAAGAAGGTCGTCGCCGAATTGTAGAGGCTAACAAAGCCAATAGAACTGGAAAGAAAGCTACACCAGAACAACGAGCTGCTCGCAGTATACGAATGAAGCAAATGTGGGCGGAGCGTAAGGATGAAATCGTCAAAAAACGAAACGCAACTATAGCAGCCAGCAATAAACCACGCAAACCAATTAGCGAAGAGACACGGCGAAAAATGTCACTAGCTCACCTTGGCCAAAAACGCGGTCCAATGAGCGATCATATATTCTAATAATCGATATCCGGCATATCCTTGGTAATTTCCCTCAGTAGGCGGTTGGTATCGTCCTCGCTGAGGGTTCCCGATATGGCGGATGATACGACGTTCACCGTTGGAAGGTTGCACATCGAGAACTCGTAGTAGAAACGGTTCGTGTCGAAGTGGAATGTCTTCTGGATTTCCTTGGCTGCCGCTGGGTTGATAATCATTCCGTTCCACCAAGTCTGCTTTTCGGACCCAGCAATAGGACAGATGACCGTGGGTACGTCTGTACACGCTCTCTGGTATGTCTTAACCACTTTCTCGGTTCCGAACTCGTAAGCCCAGAGTTTTTTAACTGGCGTTTGGTACCACATATGGTGAGGGTCGGCGGCACCCTTGGTATGGATATATAGCGTCGGCTTGTTTAGGTCGACGGCCATCTTCAATGCGAACATAATGCCGGGATATTCGAACAGCTTTCCGGGAGGATCTTGCTCGACGTAGAATATCTTGAACCTCGGTTCGAGATATTGGCTGATTCGCTGCTTGATTTTCAGTCCGGCTTCCGTCCGGAGTACGCCCATTGTACAAGGATATTTCATATTACCCCATAAAATGTTTTGTTATGTCCAAATTATATTTTTTAACCATAGTAATTGGTAAATAGGTCGCTGGCGAATCTAAATCGGGTTCGTAAAACAATTTTATATTTGGTGTCAAACCGTTAATGGATTTGGATGATATAATACACATTTTCAAGTCAGTATTTAAGGTTGATAATTGTTTAAACGTATCATCATTCCACCCATGTCGTTTATAGGTTATAATTAAAAAACACGGCGGTTCAGTAAGCTTACACATTTTAGCTGTTCGACTTATGTATTTTTGAAATGCATATTTATAGTTTTGACGATGATATGTATTACTTCCGCGTATCGTCGGCTGCTCACAGTAAGCATCATATAAGTAATGGGTATAATATATCTCAGCAAGTCCATCAATTATAAACCCCGGTATAAATTGCTGGAACTCAATGTAATTATTACTAATTGCGGTGGATTCTGTCATAAAAGTTGGTGTGATGTTAGACCAATTTATATGATAAAATTGTTGAATTATTCGTAATATATCTGCCGCAAAGCAACACGACCACATAAATGGATTATTAAATTCTGTATTGTGCAAGTTATAATAATCCGCGCCGCCGCAATTATTTGCAATAACAAACATACACACCTCTATACTGTTATACTAGGACACCATTTCGTTTTATACCCCATATAATCTAGCCAAAAGCCAAAGACGAACTCGGCTAAATAGCCAATGATACGAGGTGACCGAATCATATCGTCAAACGGAATTTTTGATGCGTATTTTAACAACCATCGGCAATACGTATCAATAATTGATCGCTTGCCTATAAACATATTGCATTGTGCGAATCGACGACTATTGCTTAGTCTATCCATAAAGAAATTCTTTTCGTCAAGATTAAATGAATCGACGAATCGTAATAAGAATGGCAGCCGCTCGGCGGAAAAATGAGCTAGTGCATTAGGACGGTCTTCGGGAAATACATATTCTCTAACCAACATATCAGTATTAGTTAACATATTTAAAATTTCAGCCGACGACAACAACATATTATCACTATTTACAAAATACCGACGATAGTGCTCCAGTCCTATGATGTCGTCGGTACAATGCTGCCACATATAATATAGCCCAGTTAACTCGCAATACCACGGATTGAGAAAGTCGATGTTTGAACCGTCGTGCGGAACATCGACTAAAAACTTAGTACGAATGTCATTTAACGGTAAGAAGGTATTTTTACTGCTACCAACGACAAAAATTTTCATATTAGTCCTTTTATACTATATCCAGTTTATATAAAACGCCTCGCGGTCTCGCGAGGCGACTTTCTGTAGTCTTGAATCAGTCAATCTGTTTTATATAATATTATGCCAATCTGGCATACACATATCTACACAAGCTTTTGCTTCTACCAAAATCGGATTAGTTTTCGCGATAATGGCTTCTACAACTGATTTTGTAATGGCTCCGTCATTATCGTCAATAAAATCATCGATTGCTCTAATGGCTGGTTTCAAACGAGTTGCCAATGATACGAATACTTGCTTATCAATATGGTTTAAATCAGTATGTTTTTGAATACCATTAAGAAGTGTATGCAAATATTGGCTCAAGCTAGTGATAATTGATGGATCTAACGCAATGCATTCAGATTGCTTATTAACTAAAGGAAGTGTACGATGCATAAATTCCACAATACACGCCATCGCTGCATTTATTGGGTTTGTTACATCAGTATATATTTGATAGCTTAAATCTTCGAGACGTTGTTTTCTGGATCTTCGATCTTCCAAATAAATACTTCCCCAAAAGCCAAGTACGCCTACGATGACCGACACTAAACTACCAATAAAAGTACCAATAATAGTTGATTTGTCCATTTTATCTCCTTTGTAAAATTGGCCGACGGCACCACGCCGTCGACAATCATAATATAACATTTTTAATTAAACTTGTCAATACTATTTTGTAAATTTCCTTATATTCCCAGCACCGTCGGCAACAGCCAACACCGTTCGCGGCGAGTCCGCACCGCTGCATTCCGAACAGTACAAGAAACATTGACAGTCTTTGCACCGATTATTATATTAAACTTATGCCAACTACCATATCCAGTCTGCTACCGATTATACTCATAATAGGCGTATTCGTCGTATACAAGCTGGTGTCCAAATTGACATCATCCGATGATGCCGACAGCTATTCCGACTCATACCAAGAAGAGGGAACAGTCCAACGGTCGTGGACTTATGCCGACTTGCTTCAGACGCAAGAATGGGAAAACTTCCGACAATACATATTCAGTGTACGTGGAACCATATGTGAATGGTGCAGAAACCCGAATGCCAGACCGTTGCAAGTGCATCATAAGTATTATTTAAAGTACCGTGGTCAACGGTATCTACCGTGGCAGTATTCATCCAACGACGTGATGGTAGTTTGCAAACAATGCCACCAAGCTATCCACCGCAAATATACGATAAAGACTTACGCTAGGCGACCGTACTAATGATTCTCGCCGTCCCATCGTTACGCAAAAAGACGACCATCATCGGTCGTCTTCTTATCAAACGATAGCGGTATTTTTATATAACCTCTTTCTGGCGGTCGCACTCGTCCTTGAGCCATGGATAGGCGGTCGCAATTTTATCAAGAATTTCACCCTTGATAACCGTGTATATATCACGCGTACCGACTAATCTGCGAATTTGGTCAAGCAGTTTTTCATATCTGGTCAGCTCGTGGCGAATATAATTGACTTCCCAGCGATGTAACACGTTAGCCGGTAGATGTTCGATGTCAATTCCGTCATCGGCTTCACACCGCAGTTCAGACTGATAAGAGTACCAGCGTTGCTTGGACTTGATCGTGCGTGATTTCAGTTCATCTTCCGTCAATGCTGGTATCTTTACGGAATCCACTCGTGCGGAGAACTTGGCGATGTTGTCTGACCGCTTCGCGTCAGCTACTGCTTTCATAGCAACTTGCCTACCAGCTGCTTTCAGTTTCAACTCAGTGAACAGCTCACTCTGTTCCAACTTTTCGATATATTCCTTCGGATAACACTTCTGCGGCTGTTTGGCGTACATACCCTTGAACTCGGTTGGCGGTATATCGACGATTTTCTTAACCATCGAAGGTGTCCATCCACGTTCTTTCAGTTGGGTCAAGTTGTAATAGTCTTTTCTACTCATACAATCCAATATAGCAAATCCAGCCTTAGTTGTCACATACGGACGCATTTGCTATATTATCCATATATTGGTAACTACAAGGCGTTCAAGTAATTTGCACTTCAAACCGGCATTTCCTATCTTTCCGGATATGAAAAGAGACCCACGTTTTATACCGCCTGAAAGGAAGACCCGCCGAGACAAGCTGAACCGGTACTGGCCGAACGTATCGTATCTGGGAGCCGGAGTCGTCGGTCTGGCCGAATGTACGGCGCAAGTCAACAAGGATTCGGCACGCAAGAAGCGTATAATCGACGCCTTGAGGGATCTACGGGTCAGGATAACCAAGGACAAGGTGTTCTTGAAGGTTCCGAACGTACAGTTCTACGATTTCTACCTCAATCTCAGATATACCGACGATCTGAACGATTCCAGCAAATGGTACGGAAACGAGGCCAATGTAGGCGTCAGGTGCATCTTCTACATCGGGAAATACCATTGGCGAGACGTGGACACGCAATGCATTCTGGATCGGTATAACCGTGACTACAGCTACTACAGCGGACTCGGTCTGACCGTTCACCGCAGGGACGACGGTACGTACTACGCCACCGTGTTCCTTTTCAAGGTTCATTACGAATGGAACGACAAGAGTTCATACGGCTACCCCATAGGCCACGAGTTCGAGGCCGACCTCGTCGGTTCGGCAAGCCGTGGTATGCGGCTGAAGCTGACTCCTACAAGTAATGGCAAGCGATGAAGAATATGGTCGATACGGCCACGCTGATTATCACGAATATCTGGTAGTTCCTGAACGTCTTCGGTGTCGGGGTTACGCCGTCGTCGGCTGTCTCGAAGACGATCGAGAACATCTCGAAGAAGCAGAATATCGACAGTTCGACTATGCACAGAACCAGCCACCAAGTGCCTTCTTCGCCCAGATGTTCGACAATAAATGAGTACATACCGAAAATATAGCAACAAGTTGGCAAATTTTAGCAACTAGTTGGCAAAATAGCTCAGACTTTGCTATATTTTCGGTACAGGCTCCATTGGTGGTTCTCTGGAAGCCGTCGAGCAAAGAGTCTGGTAGGATGTCAAAAGCGGTTGACATCTGTCCGGAATTAAGACGAGGCCGAAACAGCTCGTTAAAGGTAGTCGGCCCGTCACCGTGAATGTTATGCACGGAGGTTAGCCAATTACCAAATTATTGGCCGACATCCCGCTCTCCTTATTACCAAGGATGTGTATGTCATGGGAGCATCCAGTGTCGACGCTGGATGCCCCTATTGTTTTAATTGAATGGCAAGAAGCCGATATAGTTGCTAATCCTCTCTAGTGTTGTCTGAACTATTCAGCCGTTCTAAATATTCCGGATGGTTTGCCAAGACTTCTGTCTCGTGCTTTTCCTTTTCTTCTTTGGACAAGAACGCGTCGTACGGGTCGCACGCTGCCCAGTATTGTTCGTAACTAGAACTCATATTAACCTCTGGCTTCTGGCTTCGTCAGCTGTCATATTCAAAATATAGCAATTGGCTATTGCGCTGTCCATATCGGATTGCTATAATTGTGGTATGACTATTGAAAATATGCGAGATACTGAGAAAATCCAGAGGAAACCCGGCCCGTTGAATCACGGAGGAATGCTAAAAGTCAAGGCAACTCAAGTGACCTTTCCTATCACGGCTGAAATCACTTGGGAGTGTCCGCACTGCAACGCACGAGGTACCCACGCATATCCATTGCGTGATATGTTCGATAACCATTCCAAGATTGTAGCGAAGTGCTGGAATTGCGAAAAATCCGTTGTCGTGCGTCTGACCGGAATTTCTACGGAACTCAAGAAGGAAAAGCGCGGTTAAGCGCGAAATTTATATGATGAAGACTCTACTGATTCTCGTTTGTCTACTGGCTGGCTACGGCCTTGCCGAATCCGGTACCTGTCACCAGTTCACGGTATGGAACCCGGCTACCAAGGACACTCTGGTACACTACTTCTCCGCAGGGGAGACGAACGGTTACTGCTGGTTCGGTACCAGCATCTTCGGAAAGACCATCCGTTGGGAATGCCGCAAGATGGCCAAGCGTACCGAGAAAGGCCGCGAGGTCGTCACTGAGAACGGACAGTTGAGCTATAAGAACTTGGCGTATTATTGCGCATCTAGGTGGTGAGTATGAAGAAGCTGATAGCTATTTCGATTTTGGGCTTCTTGTTCGTGGGCTGCACGGAACCTACTATTGAGAACGGTTGCCGTGGCGACATCATTGAAGACAACAACAAGTGCCTACGCGTCGTTAACGACCGACAGAGGCACCAGATCGACAGCCTGAACTACGAATTGAAGCTTCTGCAGCAGAAGTTCCACTACGAATGCACCGACCGCAAGTGAGTCCTATAGCTTGACGTTGGTTTCCAGCCAAGACGATATCGACTCCCTGTAGTTGCTGATGCAACGGTAGTTGCAGATTTCCTCGTACGAGGTTTCCGGGACATCGGCCTTCTCGTAGGTTAATCCTAACCGTTCCACAACTATCAGCTTTATCGTGCTGGTCATCGGCTTGTGGTCGGATTCCTTGTAGTCCAGCGATGCGGCCTCGACCATAGAAGGCAGTGCTAGGCACTTGTACCTCACCTTTCCGGCCGACTTGCCGTACTTCCAGTCGAAATACTCGATGTCGACGTTGACCAGTCCGCCCAAGTCCATTCCGCTAACCGGGTGTCCCTCGTACTCGGAGACTCCAAGTATCACGCCGGGGTAGATGTTGCCGTTGAACTCGACTTGGCTGTTGGTGAAAGATGTCACTGCCATATTGTCCTGGATCCACTTCCAGTCGGCCTTCTGGCTATGGAAAGTGGCCTTCCAGTGGTTCTTCTTCACGAGGTCCGGAAGGCTGTCTATTTTCTCCGCCCAGAACAGCTTCTTCTTTTCGGGGTCTTTCTTTATGCCGACGTATTCGGCCTCGAAAGCCTTGTCGCCCATATACTTCCTCATATTCTGCTCGAACTCCTCTTCCTCCTTGGTTGTGGCACACCAAGTGTTGACGGAGGCGTAGAACGGTATGTCGCCGTTCTTCCAGAACAGGGTGTTGGCCTCTGAATGTGCGCTGAATATCTGGGAGTTGGCAAGGATGAGGTGGCGACGTGCGCTGTGCTTTATACACACGAACTCCGACTGGGTGAGTTCCAGCATCTTCTTGTCGGTCAGCCATCCGAACTCGTCGATGAAAAGGTAGTCGGACGCGAACCCGGATATGCTTTTCTGGTCTGCTGGACGCGCTAGGATGGAGCTTCCGTTCTTGAAGGTGACTGTGTGTTCCGTCCAAGTCTTGACGCCGGGCTGGATGGCGTAGGGGAGCCTGATGATGGCCTGTCGGATGTGCATCTCGAACTCGGCGTACGCCTGAGCCTTCTTGGGTGCGCAGTAGGTCAGTACCAGATTGGGCGTGAACATCGCCTTCCAGAGGAAATAGGAGAGCACGATGGTCGTGTAGCCGGACTGTCTGTACCAGTCCGACTTGATGAACCGCTGGTTCTGCAGAACTTCCAGCTCGGCTCGCTGTCTGGGGCTGGGCTTCAATATGTGGGTGCCGTCCTTGGAAGTCGTTTGCACGAATGAAGTGATGAACAGGTAGGGGTCGTTTTGGCAGAGCTTGAGCGTGTTCCGCTGCTCTTGGGTGAGTTCGACTACTTCGTCGGCGGATTTCAGGTTTTCTATTCCTCTATATGACATAGTTTCCTCGGTTGTTTCGTAATCGAAGTTTATATCTCCGTCGGATTTTTGAAAATCGCGGTCATTTTTCGAAAACCGAGGTTGATTTTCGGAATTCGTTGCTATATTTAAAACAAATCAACAAAAGAGGACTATATGAACGTAGAAGAACTGAAAAAGGCAATCAAGGACAAGATTCCGAACGTAGCAATCGAAGGCATTACCAAGGTCGTCGTCGCGAAGAAAAAGAAGCGCGGCGGCTACAGCATCTATCCGTGCGTGCTCGAAGCCAATCTGGTCAATATCCCGCTTCTCGGCGGAGACTGTATGGCCATCGTGTTCGAAGACTAGCCTATGCGTAAACAGAGCAAACTCGAATTCTACCGTACCGTGACCGCAGTCTCGGTTCCGGTGTACAAGTACAGGTTTCCGAAGTCTGTGCTGAAGTATAAGTCGAAGGAATATCACAGCCAATGGATCTGGAATTGGGTGAGTGACCTTCCGAAGAAGTCAGTGGACGACCTCGTGTCCAAGATCGCCGCCACGCTGACACAGACTACCTACGGCGTAGTGTTCGTCACTCGTGAAGGAAACGAGACCAGTTTCAAGATCCCATACAAGGTCGTGTTCAAGGACAACCTTGTCAGGATTTACACGACACGGTACCAGTTCATCAAGTCGCAGACCGGCAAGACTATCCTCACGACGCGCAAGGTGTATTTCTCGCCCACGCCGCAGTTCGAGTGGGACTTCATTACATTGCGCGATTTCAAGCAAGTCTTGTACTACTACGCATCGGACTGTGGATGCAAGAAGGCCAAGAAGCTTAGAGACAAGCTTTCTGGTAATGTTTAACCTACTTACTTTCAGGAGACAAAATGAGAGACTATATGGTACCCCCATCGAAGGCCGAAGACCGTCGCGACAATCTATTGTGGATATCGGTTTTCTGGCCTATGCTTGCCGCGTACGTAGGAATGTTCTATCTGTTCTGGGCGGATAAGTTTAACCGGTCGGTCGACCTGTTGTCGATTATGGGAAGTCTCGGCGTCGCCATCCTAGGTATGGTGCCGGTCGTATTCTTTTGGTTTATTTTTATCGTATATCCAGAGGTTAAAGACTGCCACTCGGAATACAATGACTGGCATTTCTACTGGTCGCACATATTCGGTATCAACTTCTTTCCGTTAGCCGGTCTGTGCTGTTTTATCGGTTACAAGATATTCTGCTAGGTTTTTTATAACATAGCGACGAGAAAACTCACCCATCTTTAGTGGGTGAGATGAAAGCCGCTTGACGATTTTCGGAAAATTTGCTACATATATAAACTGATATACGAAGGCAACTCGCACTTGTCGTCGTGGGAAAGTTTAAGATGTACTTAGGTACATTGTGTCCTACCGGAAGTGCGAGTTCCGGTAGGATTTTTCGTATGATAGTCAAGAAAGGCATAGAAATCAAGCTATATCCGAACAAGGCGCAGAAGGTATTCTTTGCGAAGACCTTCGGTTGCTGTCGTTTCGTGTATAACCAGTGCCTTAAAATCAAGTCATATATCTACGAAGAGACCAAGATGTCCTTCCAGCCGAAATTGAAGTCGTTTAAGGAAGAATGGGAATGGCTGAAAGAAGTTGACTCACAAGGACTGGCTAATGCCTATATGGATATGAATCAAGCTTACCAGAACTTCTTTACCGGCAAATCCAAGTATCCGAGATACAAGTCCAAGAAGGACAAGCAGAGCTACCGGAATGCCATGTGCCATAAGGATATTAAGCAACTAATTGTTGGCAATTCCATTGTACTACCGAAGGTTGGTATGGTCAAGTGCCGTTTCGGCAAGACATTCGAGCACGAAAACATCAAGAAAATCTACAATGTGACAATCAAGAAGAGCAAAAAAGGCAACTACTATTGCTCAATCTGCTGTGATGTTGATGTACCAGAGATGGAACATACTGGCGAATGCGTAGGAATCGACCTCGGTGTCAAATCAACCATTGTTCTATCTAACGGAGAAAATATTAAGAATCCGCATTTCGAGAAGAAGTCGGAGCGAAAGATTAGGCATTTGCAGAGGAAACTAGCAAAGGCGAAGAAAGGTGGCAGTCGATACGAGAAAGTTCGTATTCAACTGGCCGCAGCCTATGTAAAACTGGGTAACAGAAGGAAAAACTTCCTTCATCAAGTATCGCACAGGTTAGTCCGTGACT